ATTAATATTTTGATTATTATTTAATTGATTAATATTTTGATTATTATTTAATTGATTAATATTTTGATTATTATTTAATTGATTAATATTTTGATTATTATTTAATTGATTAATATTTTGATTATTATATATTTGATTATTATTAATATTTTGATTATTATAATTATTATTATTTGTTTGTAAATTATTATTATTATTTTGATTATTATTTACTTCAATAGTTGATAATGGGCTAAATGGATCTGAATTTTTATAAATAATTTCATTTTGATTATTATTAATATTATTATTAATATTATTATTTTGATTATCAAATAATTTATTAAACCAATTATTAAAATCATTAATAAAATTACTGTTTAAAATAATATTATTAAAGAAATTATTTATAGGAGTTGGTTTTAATAATATTTCTAAAGAATTATTATCAATACACAAAGAAACAAAATTTGTATAATCATTATTATCTAATATATTATTTATATTTGGTATTCTTTTATTTAAAATATTAATAATATAAAAATAAATTTGATAAAATAATAATTTTTTATTATTATTATTTTGATTAATATTAATTTCATTATTATTAGATTGATTATTTATGGGCACATTATTAATATTTATATTATTATTTTGTTGTTGTTGATTTTGTTGATTAATATTATTTTGATTATTAATATATGTGCCCTTTTTTAAAAATTTTCCAAATGACTTAAATCGTTCATACTTCTTTTTGGATCTTGCATTGCTTTATCCATTAATGCTTTATTTTGGTTATAATCATCTAATCCAGGAATAAAATTAGTTTTACCTGCTATTTCATTACTAATTTGTGCATGAGAACCTTGACCTTGTATCATTTGTTCTAAATTTGGGTCATTAGCTAATAATCCAACCATTTGCATATTTTGTGGTATAGGAACGGTTGGATTATATTTATATTCACCAATTTTAATAGGATTTTGTTGATTTAACTGTAATGTATTAATTGGTTGTAATTGTTGAGGTAATTGTTGTTGTTGATTTTGTGATTGATTATATTGTTGAGGTTGTTGATATTGATTAAATTGTTGTTGTGGTTGTTGATTATATTGTTGAGGTTGTTGATATTGTTGTTTATATTGATTATATTGTTGATTTGGTTGTTGATATTGTTGATTTGGTTGTTGATATTGTTGAGTTTGTTGTTGATATTGTTGAGATTGATTAACTTGCTGTTGTAATTGTTGTAATTGTCTATTATTAGAATTATTATTATTTAAATAACCTTTTTTAACATAATCTTCTTGTGGTCCCATATGTTTTAATTGGTTCATTACTTCAACTTCATTAGGTTTAACTCCACCGGTATATTGATTATAAATTTCACTATAAGATTGTGGTTGAATATTATTAGTTGGTGGTTGTAATTGTCCAACTCTTGGAGGTAATAATGAATTAAAATTATTTTGATGTTGAATATTAGGTGTTGGATTATAAGGATTATTTAATAATTTAATTTTATTATAAATTAATTGAACTGAATCTAATACTGCTTTATGACTTAATTTAGTAATAAAATCTTTTTCACTTATATTATTTGGTTTTCTATGATAATATAAATTAAATAATTCAATATCTTTTTTCTTTAATTCTTGATAACATAAACTCATATATTCCTCAGTAGTTGGTTGTTTAATTATAGATAATAATTTTTTACATTGAGGAATAATATGATTTTTACTAATAAAGTATTGATATGTATTATTCATAATATAAAATCTTTTATTTTTATCTAAAAATATTATTTTATATTATTTTATTAATAAATTAATTTATTAATATAATCATAAATAAATAATATAATATAAAAATATATAATAAAATATGTTAGATTATAATAAGTTAAGTTTATTATTAATTCAATTACAAAAATATAATAATAATAATAGATATATTAATAAAATTAATGAAATACAAAAAATATTATCAAATTTGAATATAAAAACAAATAAAGATAAAATGATTTTATTAAATTTATTAATTAAATATAAAATTAATAGTATATATTTTAATTTTTATATTAATTTATTTAATATTTATAATATTAAATTACCATATTATGGAAAACCATATAATGATTGTATACATAATTATTTATATTATAAAATTTATTTAAATTATAATATAATATTTAATAAAATAGACAATATACAAGAATATTTAATAAAGTATCAAAATGAAAAACAAATAAGTAATAATATTATAAATGAAACATTACAAATAGATAATTTTATTGATAAATATAATTTTTTAGAAATAATAAACAATGAAAATATATTATATTTTGATAAATTAAATGAATATATTGATAAAGATTATAAACAAAAAATTATAATTTCTAATAAAATTAATTATCCATTAACATTAACACAATATTATGATAATGATATATTAAATACTTATCAGTGTTGGTTTAAAAGTGCTATTAATTTTTTTATTAATAATGGAAAGTTTTTAAATAAATTTGTAGTCAATTTAATAAATAAAGAAAAAAAATATTCATATAATGATATAATAAATAAATTATATGATTCAACTATAAATGATATAAATATTAATTCAGATATAATTGAAAGTGAAAAAATATATGGAGGTAATAATACTGAAATATATGAATTATTTGTTAAAATGTTTCAAAATAATGATAATGATATAAATAATTATTATATAGAATTAAAACGATTATTAAATGAAAAATTAAATAATAAATATTATTTAGGAATTCCAGGATATAAAATGTATCCATTTTATGTAATACAAGATATTTTAATATTATTAAATGATTCTTTTACTAATGATTGTATTATAGAATATTATAATAATTATATGTTAAAAGATAATATTAAATCATATATTTATGATTGTAATACTAATTATATTTTAAATGATTTATTATTATTATATGATGACCAATATAATAATGATATATTAGACATATCTGAATTAGATTATAATAACTTAAAATTATATAAAAAAAATAAATGTATTGATGAAGAATATAATAATTCATTATGTAATAATAAATTATCAACTATTCCATTTAATAAATTAAATAATAAATATTATTTTGAAGATAATATTATAAATTATATTAAATTTATAAAAAATAATCCTATTAATTTATTAATTGCTTGTCCTATTCATGATATAATAAGTATATATTTATTAAATAATAAGATTAAATTTCCTAAATATGATTATAATATTATACATAATTATATGGATGAATTATATAATATGTATGATATTAAAATTATATATCCATTTAATATTATAATAAATGATAAAAAATATTATTTACATTCATTTATAATATGTGTAAATAATTATTCAATATATGATGAATTAAAAATAAAATATAAAAATGTTAAAAAAATAGATTCACATTTTATATATTATAAAATTGATTATTCAAATAAAGAACAAATTGATTTATTAAGATATGATACATTTAAAAGTAGATTAAATAAAAATATTATTAATGAAATATCAAATAATTTATATTTTATCAAAGAAGAATTTAATAATTTATATAATGATAATTATATTAAAGATAATTTAAATTATAAAGTTATTTTTTGTTATTATAGAAGAATTAATTAAATTATTTTATTTTAAATTAATTTTAAAAGGTTTAATAAAATTATAAACATTTTTATTAGTTAATTTTATAAATATATTTTTATATAAATCATAATGACAATATGATTTATTTTTTTTATTATTAATTTTTTTTAATATTATATTTACTTTATTAAAATTATCTTTATGATATTTAAATATTAATTCTAATATTTTTAATTTATTTTTATGTAAATAATTTATTATATTATCTAATTGATTATATTTTATATAACAAATTAAATTTAAAAATAACCAAAATAAATTAGTTATTATATTATATTGTTTATTTAATAATATTCTTTTATTTATAACTTTTAAACAATAAAAATCATAATTATCTTCATAAAATTCTATAACTTGATTTATTATATTTTTATTATATATTGATGAAAAACCAAAATCTATAATATAAGGTCTATATTGATAAATTTTTAATTTATAATAATTATTATTCATTTTAATAATTCTATATTTTATTTTATTTTTTTCATATTCATCATCTTTAACTAATAATATATTATTATAATGTAAATCATTATGTTCAAATGAATATTTTTTATTTATTAAATATAAATAATAAATTATATAAAAATAATATGTATGTAATTCTTTTAAATCTTTCATAATTAAATTATTTTTATTATCAAATATTATATTATTTAATTGAATATTAGGTAAATAATCCATAACATAATAATTAATTTCATTACATATATTAATAAAATAAATAAATTCATCAATTGAACTTTTATTTTTATTTTTTTTAATATATTTATTATAAATAATATTTTTTATGTTATCAATAATTTTTTTATTTGTTATTTTTCCATTATTATAAATTTTTATTGTAAAAGGTAATTTTTTATTATTAATATCATATCCATTTATTGTATTTAATATTTTTTGTATTTTAATTTCTGCTTCATGATATTTATAAAAATATTTTTTAGGTATTGTATTTATATTTTTTAAATTTTTATTATATATATTTAAAAAATTAATTTCTTGTTGTCTAAAATTAAATTTAATACAATAATATTTATTATTCATTTTAAATTTATAAATACATCCATACATTCCACAATTAATTAATTCTCCATTTTTTAATATATTTATAATATTCATTTTAGTATTTATATAATAAATTAATAAATTAATATATATATATTATTAAAATATTATAATTTATTATTTAAATAATTAATTATAATAAAATATTTTATTATTAATAATAAAATAAATAAATTATTTATAAAAATTCACAATATTTTTTAATATAACAAACTAAACAAATTTTATAATAATTATTTTCATTAAAATAATCAGAAATATAATTTTGATTAAAATTAATTTTAATATTATTATTATCATCTTTATCATTTAATAATTTATAATTATTATTAATAAATTCATTATTAATAAATATATTCATTTCATCAATCATAAATTTAGGATTATTAAATTTATCATAATATAAATTATTATTTTCATTATTATAAAAAAATCTTATCTTATTTCCGTCATATCTTATAATATTTGTAATATTATATTCAACATCATATTCAACTTTAAAATAAACACAATGAAAAGTTAATTTATTTTTAATATTTTCAATTACAATAAAAGATTGTAAATAATAATCATCAATAAAAAAATTGTATTGATATTTTAAATTCATATTTTTTATAATTTTAATATTATTATCAACTTCATTATTAATTTCAAATAAATTTAATTCATTATTTAATATTATATTAAATGTATTTAAATATAATGGATCATTTAATGTACAAGATAATAAAAATGTATTATTATTTAATTCATTATTTTTAATTAATCTATTAATTTTATTCATACAATAATTATTATCTTTCATTTTATTAATTAATTGATTAGATAAATGTTCATTAAACATATTTTGAGAAATATCAATAAAATACATATAATCAGATTTAATATTTTTTTTATTCATTCTAATTTTAAATAAATCAGAAAAATCATTATTCAAATAAAATAATAATTGTTGTAAAATAATTTGTGGATAATATTTTATTCCTGGTAATCCAATTATATATTCATTATAAGTTAATTTATTAAATAATTCTAATATTGATATCATATTTTTATTTTTTGATTTTAATAAATTTAATAATTCATTTCCTCCATATTGTATAATATCTTTAATTGAATAATAACCACCATATTGTATTTGTGATAATTTTAATGAATCTGTATCTATATTAACTTTATTTTTAAATAATGGATGATGTAATATAATATTTACAGCAGATTTAAAATAACAAATATATGACATAATAATATTTTCATTATTATAAAATCTTTTTTGTTTTAATTTATATTTTCTAAATTGTGTATTAGGATATTTTTTAATACTTTCTATATTTTTTCTATTATATAATGAAATTGGAGGTAATAATGTTATATTTAAATTAGTTAAATAATAATATTGATTTCTTAAAATATAATAATTATTTATTTTTTCATTATTTGGATTAGATAATATTAAATATTCATCAAATGTTTTTAAATCTTCATTTAATATTTTATCACTCATTATATTTTTCATTAAATTTTCATAAATATTATAGTTAGTAATTTGTTTAGTTAATAATTCATATATATCATCAAATATATTATAAGGTTCATTATTAAATAATATATTTTTATTATTTTTTATTTCTTCAAATAAATTATCATTATATTTTATTTTATTAAAATAATCTAATAAAATATCTAATATATCATTAATATTTAATTCTTTTGTTTTTTTATAAATAGTATTTAAATCTTTTTCTATTTTATCCATTTAATTATATATAATTATAATATATTAATTTTATTAATTTCAAAAAAATGAATTACTATTTACAATATATCAAATTACATTAATATTTTTGGATTAAAATATAATAAAAAACCAATTAATATTAATAAATTGCAATATTTAGATTTAAATAAAAATATTAAATATAAAAAATAAAGAATATTATAAACTCATATATTCCTCTGTTGTTTAATAATTGATAATAATTTTTTACATTGATGAATAATATTATTTTATATTATTTTATTAATAAATTAATTTATTAAAATATAATAATCATATTTTATTATATATAATAATGGATATCATAACTAATACAAATTATAATAATTTATTTAATCAAATTAATTATTCTAAAATATCTAATAATATAATATCGATAGCATTATATAAAATAGATTTTATTACAATAAATAGATTTAATAAATTATATTTAAATATATTAAAATATTGTAAAAAAATATCAGAAAAATTTAATTTATCAATATTATTATTTATTCATAATTCAATATATGAAAATAAAAAATATATGAATGAAATAAATAAAATATTAAATAATAATATTTTAATAATTAAATACAAATTTAATAAAAATACAAAATCATTAATTAATTTATTACCTTTATTTAATTTTAAAAATAATAAATTTAATAATGTTTTTATTTTTGATATTTTATATTATTTTGATTATGGAGTTAAAATTAATATGAATGATTTTAAATTATGGATTTATTCTTATAATTATTATATTAAAAATAAATTAGATGTAATATTTTCTGTTTATCCCTTTACAAAATGCCATTATAATTTTCATAATTATAATCCAAAAGATATTAATAAAGATAATTTAATATTATCAAGTAATTTTTTTATTACTAATCATAAATTTAATAATATAATTTTTGATAAAATTATTAAATTAAATAAAGAAATTGAAAATAATAAATTTTTTACTTTTTATTTATATCAATATATTATTAAGTTAAAATATGGATATATTGAATATTTTAATTTAAAACATTTTATTTATAAATTACAATATAATTTAATTGATATTGAAATAAATAAAAATAAAACTATTATTACAAATTATAAAAATGAATTAATAAAATTATATCAATATTTATTTAACATAAATATTAATACAAATAAAATAAATTTTAAACAATTATATAAAAAATTATATAATACTTTCGATAATAATATAATAAAAAAATTTTATGAATATTTAAAAATATTAAATAAATCAAAAAATTATAAATTATTTGATAAAAAAACTTTAAATTATTTATTATTATTTGATAATATTTTAATATCTTATGTATTAAATTTAAAAAATAAGAAAATATTTTTTAAGATTTAATAAATTTTATTTTATTTATTTATTTTAATAAATAAATAATATAATAAAAATAAAGATATTAATAAAATATATAAAATGGATTTTGAATATATTAGAAATCAAATTAAAAAATTAAATAGATATTATAATAAATATATAATTGATATTCATAAAGAAGATATTAAAAAAATACAAAATGAATTATTAAATTTAAATTTAACTAATTCAAATGATAAATATAAATTATTTAATTTATTATTAGAATATAAAAAAAATAAAAAAGGATATATTGATTTATTTAATCAAATAATAAGTAAAAATAATATTAGTTTTATATTTGAAAATAAATTATATGATAAATATTTACATCAATATTTATATTATAAAATAAATATATTAAATGAAGATCAAATAAATAAACAAATTTTAAGTTTTAAAAATAATATTATAGAAGATAATAATAAATTAATAACTAAAAATAGATTTTATAAACCAATTAATCCAGATGAATTAATAAATAAAATATTAGAAATTAATAATATATTTAATAAATATAATTTATTTAGATTAATTAATACATCATTTATAATATATATTAATAAAGAAAATCAAATATTAATTTATAATGATTATAATAATTTAGAATTATTTGAAGAATTTAAAATATATAATAATGATTTTCAAATTATAAAAAATAAAGAAAAAGAATTAATTGATAAGAAAGATTTATTAAATAAAATAGATTACCAATTTAGATTAACAAAATATTATAATACAACAAATGAAATAGAAATATTAAATATATATCAATGTTGGATAAAAAGTGCATTTAATTTTTTTATTAATAATGGAAATTTTACAAGACAATTTTTAAATATTAAAATAAAAAAAGAAAATAAATTATTATTTAATATGATTGAAAATAATGATAATTTAACATCTGATATAATAGAAAGTGAAAAAATTAAAGGTGGAAATAAAAATGAATTTTATAAATTATTTCAAAATATAACTGAAGAGAATAATGATAATTTATTTATACAATTAAAACAATTATTAAATGAAAAATTAAATAATAAATATTTATTAGGAATACCAGGTTATAAAATGTATCCTTTTTATGTTATTCAAGATTTATTATTATTATTAGATGATGAATTTACTAATGATTGTATTATTGAATATTATTTTAAAAATAAAATATTAGATGAAAAAAATAAAAATTTAAAATCATTTATTTATTATTGTAATAAAAATTATATTTTTAATGATGTTAAAATTATTCATGATACTTATGATAAAGATTATGGAATAAATCAATTAGATTATAAAAAATTAAAATTATATAAAGAATATGAATGTATTGATGAACAATATAATACTCCTTTATGTAATAATAAATTACATAAACTTAATTTTAAAGAAATTAATAATAAATATTATTTCAATGATAATATTAAAAATAATATTAAATATTATCTTAAAAATATTATTAATACACCAAAAAATTTATTAATTGCTTGTCCTATTCATGATATATTAAGTTTATATATGTTAAATAATAAATTAAGATTATCAAGATATAGTTATGAACAAATATATTCATATATTTATGAATTATATAATATGTATGATATTAGAATTAAATATCCATATTATATTCCATTAAATGGAAAACAATATTATTTACATTCCTTTATTATAGTAATAAATAATTTATCATTATTAGATAATTTTCCTGAACATATTAATAAAAAACCAATTGATTCTCATTTTGTTTATTATAAAATAGATTATATTAATAGAGAAAATAATATAATTGATTTATTAAGATTTGATACTTTTAAAAGTAGATTAAATAAACAAATAATAAAATCATTATCTGATAATTTTTATTTTATTAAAGATGAATTTAATAATTTATATAATGATGATTGTATTATTGATAATTTAAATTATAAAGTTATTTTTTGTTATTATAGAAGAATTGACTAAATTTATTATTAATTTTTATTATTAATTTAAATAAAAATTTAATAAAATATTATAACTTCTTCATTATTAACATAAAATTTATAATTATTAATTTCAATATATTCATATTTTTCTTTATTAATATCTTTTTCATTATGTTTTATTATAACTTTTTTATTATTTATTATATCTTCAATATTATATTTTTCAGTGTATAAATTAAAATCATTTGAAATTAATGAATAATTTTTAATCTTATTATTAATTTTAAAATTATTAATTTTATTATAATCATAATTATTATCATAAATAATTATTTTATTAATATTATTATTATTTAAATTTAAATTATCTAAATGACAATCTTTTATATTTAATGTATCAATTTGTGAATATTTAATATTAAATGATTTTTCAATAATATTTATTGTTTTATATTTTTGTAAATAATTATCAATATAATTATCAATATTAAAATTATCAATTGTTGAATATTCAATATTTATTATATTTGATAAATTTTTATTTTCCATTGTTAAACCTAGTTTATTTAATATATCTTTTGTTAATAATATTTGTTGATAATTTTTATCATAACATATTAAAATACAATTTAAATGTAAATTTTTTATTTGTGAATTTATTATATTAAAATTTTTTAATTTATGTATATTAATAAAATAAAAATCAATATTAAAATTATCTATTGTTGAATTTTCAATATAAATATTATACATTTTTTTATATTTAAAATGAATAAAATTTGGTATATAAGTATAACAATATTCATATGTATTTCTACCTTCTCCATTTATAATTTCAATATTTTTTATATTACAATTTATTATTTGAACATTTTTAATTTTATGAGGATTTGATATTACTAATTTATTAATTGTTAAATTTTTTAATATAATATCTGAAAATGTATAATCAATAATTAATTCATTAATATTATTTGATTTTGTTATTTGACATTGATTTACTTTTACATAATCAAAATAACAATTTTTATTTTCACATATTACAGTATCACAAATAATTTTATTTATATGCATATTATCATTTAATAATATTATAGTTGAACAAATACAATCGATATTATATATATTTTTATTATTTTCAATATAAATTGTATAATTTGTTTCATCACTATAACTTTTATCATTAATAGATGATATATTTTTTAAATTAATAAAATTATTTGGAATTACAAAAGAATTATTATTTTCATTATTATTTTGTATTAAATCTTGAAATACATTACTTATATTTAATTCTTCTATATTATGATTATAATTATTGAATAAATATTTTGATAATGGTTTAATACTCATTTCATAAAATAAATAATTTCTGTTATGTTCATCTTTATAATCATAATCAATATTATCATTTATATATTTCTTTTGATATCTTTTAATAAAATTAATTGCTTTCATAATATTTATAAATAAATAAAATATATTAAAAAATCATTTTTTTAAATCAATAAATTTATATTTATTAAATTTTAAATTATTTTATTTAAATAAAATAATTTTATTTCTTTTAATTTAATATATGATTATCTGTATATAATGTATAACCATATTTATTTAATATTTCTTCTATTTTATGTAATTCATTTTTATGAATATTTTGAAAATTTGAACTAAATATTCTTTTAAATAATTCATTTATATCAATTTTATTATTTTTTAAATTTAAATATTTAATATTATATATATTTTTTATATTTCTACTAGTAGGTAATTGATTATTACTTAAATAATCATCGATTATAATTAAATATTCTTTAAATCTATTTAATTTTTTATCTATTTTTTGATATGGTAATATATTATAAATATTATTTTTAAATTGTTCTTCTGCATCTTTAGTTAAATCATAATTTGGATTTGCTTGAATATTATATTTAGTTGTAATATTACTTATTTCTTTTAATTCTTTAATTTCATTATCACTTTTTCTTTCATTATTTATTTTTTTTCGAATTGTAACATACATTGAAGATATTGAATATTCATTATTTCTAAATTCTTTTTTTATTTCATTTGAAATATTATAATTATTTATATTAATTTTATTTTTATTTTTAGGTAATTTATGTTCCTTTTTAATAAATTCTTCAAATATTATTTTTTTTGCATTAAATGAAATTATAGATTTATTTTTATTAATATTTTTATTAAAAATTATACCATTATTTATTAATTCTTTTTTTAAATTAATATCTGAATTATCATAATTTAAATTTTTATATTTTAAATGTAAATTTACTTTAAAATTTTTATATTTATATTCTTTATATTCTGTTGTAGGTTTTTTAAAAATACCTTTACAATCAACATCTTTATAATTCATAAAAATTTCTTTCCATTCTTCACTTGTTGGATTATTATTTTTTTTATGAACAAAATTATAACCTGCTTTTTCTAATGGTTCTTTTAATTTTTTATAACATCCTCTTTTAATAGATTTATAAATATTTGTTATATTGATATTATTATAAATATCTGGAGGATTTTTTTTAGGTTTATCTTTATTATTTCTTTTCTTTTTATTATATTCTGGTATAATAATTTTATTCATAAATTCAATCATTGTATTTAATATTTTTTCATATTTAATATTTCTTATATTATATATACATATTCTTGTATGTTTTATTTTACAATTAAATATATTTTCTATATTTTGTTTTAATATATTATTTTTATTTTTTAAACAATCTATAAAACGTCCTATTTTCCAATAATTATATTCTTCATATAATTTTGGTAATCTTTTAAATTCATTATAAAATTCTTGACATAATTTAATTTTCATTTCATCATTAGGAATAAATTTATTAATAATATTTTCTTTAATATTTGTTTCAATTTCTTCATCATTAAAATCTTCATTATAATTTTCTTCTTCTTCATTATAATTATCATTAATATAATGAATATATTTAAAAACTTCTTCATTATAACATTTAATATTCATTAATCTATTAGAATATTTATTTATTTTATTTAATATTTTAAATATATATTTATTATTATCATTTATATTATCATTTATATCATCTGTAAAAAATAATAAATGTGATATTAATTTATCTTCTGATTTTCTCATAATTCTACCTAAACATTGCATTATTTGTATTAATGATTCTTTATTATTATAAAAATAACAAGTATCAACATTTGGTACATCTATACCTTCACATATAGTATTAACACTAAATACAACTCTAAGTAATCCATTTTTTAAATCTTTTAATATATCTAATCGTTCTTCTTTTTTCATTCCAGCATATAAATATTTAGAACGAATACCATTTTTATTAAATAATTCTGTTAATCGTTGTATTATTTTAACTTCAGAACAATAAATTAATATTCTTTTATATTCTGGATGTAATTTTAAACTTTTAATAATATTTAAATCATTAATTTCTTGAACTTGGTGAATATCAATAATAAAATCATTTATTATATTATCTTTAATAGCGTCATCAATGGAATAATTATAATCAAATTCTTTATTAATATCTAATGTTGCAGAAAAATAATATTTTATACATTCTTTATTATTAATATAATTATATATTTCTTGATTTGTTATATTATTATTTTTATTATCTCCATTCTCATCTATAAATTTATTATCATCTTCAATATTATATTCATCTTCATTTTCTTCATTATTGATATCTTCATTTTCATCATCATTATTAATTTCATTAACTTTATTTAAATTTAAACATTTTAAAATATGATGTGCCTCATCAACAATAATATAATCAAAATTAATATCTTTTAAATATTCATAACTATCATAAACACAAACATATATTTTATTATCTTCATCAAAATCTTTATTTGTATCTGTCCAACATTCATTAATATCAATACCAAAATCATTATTAAAAATATTTTTATATTGTTCTGCTAATAATATATTTGGGACTAAAATTAATACTCTTTTATCACATTCAACACTAAATTTTTGTATAATATATGATTTACCTGTTCCACATGCTAATTGATAATAATTATCTTTTTTAGTTGTATTATTCATAATATCTAATAATTCTGTTTGATGTTTATAAAGTACTTTAATTTTAATTTTATCTTTTTTAGGTAAATTATTTAAAATATTTTGTTTAATATTATAATAATTTTCCATATCATAATATTCATTAACTAATATACAACCAAATAATTTATTAATTTCATCATATAAATCATTTAATAATGTTTTATTTTTTAAATCTTTAAAATAATAATCATATGATTTATGAATTATATTTAATATTTCATCATCTTTAATTTCTTTATATGTTAAATCTTTTATTTGATGTTTACTAAGTTTAATATCTTGTGAATGAACTAAACAAGATTTAAAACCTTTATCTAATAAATTATGTAAATATGCAAAAAAAGAACCTAAATTATTATTAGATAATATTTTATTTTTAGAATAAAATTTAACTTGATAAATTTTTTTATTAATCATATCAATTAAATCAATTCCATCATCTCTTCTTGACATATAATATTTTGGTTTATAATCAAAATCAATAAAATCAACAAAAGAATACATTACACATTTTAATATTATACATGCAACTAATTCTAATAATGTTCCTTTATTTCGATATATAATATGATTATTTGAATTATACATATTTTCCAATGTTGAAATAATCATATTATAATATATTATTTTTAATTCATCTTGTTTTCGTTTATAATATTCTATATTCATTTAAAAAATATATTATAAATATAATATTATAAATATAATATATTCATTTTTTTTCAATTAATAATATATAATATATTTTAATGTATTCACCTACAAGTTCCTCAAATCCATCTAATATTAATTTTACTTATAATAATCCAAATGAACAATTTAAATATCCATCTCATATACAATTACAAAATATAGAAAATAAAAATTTTCCTGAAAGTTTTAAACCTAATCAACCTTTAATTAATCATTTACAAACTCAAAAACAACCTACTTTACATGATAATTTAAAAGATGATATTTTTAATGAATATATTAAAGAATATCATATTACAGTTGATAGTTTAGATAGAAATATTATTAATTATCCTGATCCATTTAAATTTAAATTAACTTTATCTAATTCTTTTAATAAAAATAATGAATTAAGTCCATTTATTCAAAAGAATTTTAAAAATGTTAAATATATTAAAATTGATAGTATTATTTGTCCTATTTATCATAAATTAAATGATAAAACAAATATTAATGATCCAAATTATGATGAACAATATGCAACAACTTATAATAATATTCAAAAATATTTAAAATTATTTACAATGAATAATAATTCATATTATGATGATAAATTAGATAAATTAAGTAATAATTATGATTATGAATATGAAAATAATTTTATTCATAATCATAAATTAGATGAATATATATTAAAAACAATGTTTAATAATCCAAATTATATTCCAGAATATGATAATAAAAGTAATAAATTTGATAAAAAAGAATATGATGATTTTATTAAATATTATGAAAATATTTCAACAATATTTAATAAAATACTTATTAAAAATAAATTATATGTAAAAGAATTAGATGAAAATAATAAATATTATAATAAATTATATTATAATTATATGAAAAAACAATTTAAAGATGAAACAGAATTTAATAATTTTATTACAGAAAGAACCGATAAAAATAATGATGAATATGATGAAACATATGATAGAAATAGTAAGAATTTTAATAAAGAACAATTTGATAATTTAAAAACGGGAACAGAATTTAATATTGATGAAAGATATGAATTAGATAATAATGAAAAATTAAATAATTCAAGATTTATTTTATTAAAAATGAATAATTTAACAAGTAATATTTCATTAGGAACAAATCAAAATATTAATAATTCTAATATTTTATTTTATCCTAGAAAAGTTTATAACGATAATTTTATGTTATTAAAACCATTTACAAAAGACCATAATGTATTTTATGTAAATGATAGTAATTTAATTAATATTGATAATATTGAATTTGAATTATTAGATGGAAAATATAATAAAATAGAATTAATAAATAAAGATAGTAATGAATTAGATAATAATAAAATTCAATCACCTTTAAATATTAATTATCAAATAATATTTAATATTAGATTAGGAATATATGAAAATTATTTAGATACAGATAAAAATTATCATTAAATTAATTATTTTATTTAAATAAAATAATAATAATATATAATAATGAGTGAAGAATATATAATCATTGGTGATATACATGGTGATATATCAATATTATTTAATATAATAAATAATGTATTTGGAATTGATATAACTAATATTAATAATGAAAATTCTGATAAATTATTAAAATGTATAATTGATTCTAATAAAATAATAATATTATTAGGTGATATATTTGATCAATTTCATGAGAATTTAGATATTACATATTATGAATATAATAAATATAATAATATTTATTATGAAAAAGAATTATTTGATGAATATAAAAAAGATGAATTTATAAATTGTTATAATATAATAAAAATATTAAAAGAAAAATTAAATGATAAATTAATATTAATTCTAGGTAATCATGATATTAGATATTATAAAGATATTGATTTAACAGAAATAGATAATTTAACAGAAGAAATTTATAATTATTTAAAATTTATTAATAATAATTTTGTATTATATTATAATATTTATAATAAAATATATTGTAATCATTATTATAAATTTAATTATAGGCATAAAATAAAAATATTTGATGAAAATGATAATATTAATAATTTAAATGAAATAAATAATTTAATAAAAATAAAAAAATATTTATTAAATTTAAGTAATAAAATTCAAGATATAAAAATAAAAAATATTAAAAAAGATAAAATTATTAATAAAAATAATGATAGATTTAAATATATTTATATAAAAGGTCATGAAACTAATATTGATTATATATTACTTAAAAAAATAATATATTTAGATAATAGAATGAGTAAATTTAAATATAATTTATCAAAATGTTTATTAAATAATTGTTATAATTTATATTTACATATATTTAAACAAGATAATAATATAATAATAAATAAAATAAATAATTATAAAATAATTTATGAATTAATAATTAATAAAGATGATAATTATAAAATTAATTTTTTAAATAATTATTATTTAAAAAATATTTCTAATAATAAAAAAGAAAATTTAAATAATAAAATTAAACAAATTTTATTAAATGATAAAAATAATTTAAATAATGAAATTGAAAAACTAAATATTAATAAATATAAATTTATAAATCAAGATATTTTAAATAAAATTTGTATTATGAATGAAAAATTGAATTTTATTTATAATATCAATAATTATAATAATATTAAATTATATATGGATCAAGATAATTATACATATATTTATAATGAAAATTTAGATATAATTGGAAATATATATTTAAAAGAAAATTATATTAATATGATAGAAGGAGGAAAAATATTAATTAATGATATTAAAAATAATTATAAAATATTATATGATAATGAAAAAAATAAAATTATAAAAGGAAGTTATGATTATAAATTATATATTCCTCAATGTATTAAAAATTATAATTATATTACTTCATTTTTAAAAATATATAATAATTTAAAAGATAAAAATCATTTATTATTAATTAAACAATTATTTATTATGTTTTATAATTATAATTTAACAGATAAAATATTTTATGATAATTTTGATAAATGTTTTAAAAATTATAATAATTTAAAAAGTCCTGAAGATAATTTATATATTCAAATTTATAATATTGAATATGCTATTGAGATATTAGAATCTGATAAAATAGGATTTAAAGATTTATTAGATATAATAATATATATATCATCTGAATTATGTGAAATAAATGATATGGTTAATTATAAATTAATTGAATTATGTTATAAAATAATAAATATAAAAGATTTTAAAAAGAAATTAAATTTAATTATTAAATTAACAAATAAATTAAAATATTTTAATAATCAAAAAGAAAAACCTATTTTTCTTATTAATAATATGACAGAAAATTATGAAGATAAATTTAATGATGATAACTTTGAATTAAAATATATTACACAATTAAATATTTATGCTTTATATTATATTTATAATTTAAATTTATATGATGAATTAAATAAAGAAATTAAATTTTTATTAAATCTTAATAATTAAAATTATAATATTAAATTTGAATTATTAGATGGGCAATATAATAAAACAGAATTAATAAATAAAGATAATAATGAATTAGATAATAATAAAATTCAATTATCTTTTAGATTAGGAATATATGAAAATTATATGCAAGTAGATATAAATTATAATTAATTATTTTATTTAAATAAAATAATAAAAAATTGATTGATATATATTATTAATATTATTATGAATTAAAAATTAAACGATGTCTTTACATATTTTTAATAATCATTCTGGTATTGTTGATATTTTTACAAATCAATTACAATATCGTATTAGTTTAGAAGGCAATATTTCTAAATTAACTAAAAATGATTTGTTAATAATACAACAAACTATTTTAAATTATGATTTAAATCATAATTTTACAGAACTTAATAAATTAATTAAAAAATATAATTGTATTAAAGAAATTTATAATACCTTTATTGATATATATCCAAAATAAATTTTTTTAATATATTATTTTATTTAAATAAAATAATATTAATTATAATCAATATTATATAATTTATTAATAACTTTAATTAAATCATCAATATTATTATTAGAATATTTAGAAACTTTATAAATATTTTTACCTAATTTTTCTAATAATAACATTTTTTTATCAATTTCAATATTATAATTATAAATCATATTAAATATATTTAATAATATTTCATTACAAGAAAATTTATTATCATATAACAAATTACAATTATTAATTATATTATCATAATTTTCTTTATTAATAATATTTTTAATTATATTATTAATAACTGTTGAACTTGGTAAATTAAATACTGTTTCAAATAAATCTAATGTAATATTTTTATTACATAAATATAATGCTGTTAATTGATTTAATGTATTTCTTATATCACCATTTGTTATAACAAATAATTTTTCAATTATATCATTATTTATTTTAATATTTTCTTTATTACAAATAGATTTAACATATTTATTATAATGGTCATAATCTAATGTATTAAATAACATATTAATAGTATGATTTTGAACAGATTTGTCAATATTAATAATATTATTACTTTCAATAAAAAATATTAATGAATTATCAGTAATATTATTTAAAAATACATTTATATTTAATTGAACTCTTGTTTTTGTTTCTATTAAATCTAAATTTTCTAATAATATTAATACATTATAACCTTTACTTTTCCATTCATTGTATTCATCATTAATTAAACTTGCCATTATTTTTTTATATTTATCTAATAATAAATTTATTTTTATAATCTTAGTTTTCTTAAATTGATTACTTTTTAATATAATATCTATTACTGTTGATTTACCTGTGCCAACATCACCATAAAATATCATATTCCTAAAACTTTCTTTTTCTATCATTCTATTCAATTTCTTCTTATTTTCATTACTGATATAACATTCATTAATTGTTTTTGGACGATATTTTATATTTAAATTCATTTTTATTATAATATATTATATTAATATAATATATTCATTTTTTTTATTTTTAATAATTCATTTTTTTAAATATATTTTATTATTATTATATATAAAAAAAATGTTAAATTTAAATGAAATTAAAATACCTTATTGGTATTCAATTTTAATTATTGTTTTAGTAATTATTATTGTAATTTATATTTATAAAATTTATATTGAAGGATTTGTTAAAATTAAAACTAATCAATGTGATGATTGTAAATTAGTTGGTAATGAAAAAAACAGTTATTTAAATATTTATAAAGAATCATTAAAAAATTCTTTTAAAGATATTTTTTAAATATTTTTAATTATAAATTTTTAATATTATTATTTTAATATATAAAAATCATTTATTATATAAATTTTAAATGTGGTTTGAAGTTTTATTAGCTGTTTTAATTTTATTGTACATTTACAATAAAGGTCTTAGAAATCTTTCTGTTAGATCATTATTGAAAATGTTGATCGTTGTTGTTGTTTGTTTGATGATTTATAATTATCTTAAATAAAGATTTTTAAATATTTTATTTATTTAAATAAATAAAATAATTAATAACCTAGCATTTTCATTAATTTTTTACCTAACAAACCAGATACAAAAGTTCCATAATAGTTCTTAAAACCATATAAATCATTTTTCAATTGTTGATATGATTTAGTAAAAGTTTCATTTATATCTTGGCATCTTTTGAATTCAACAAATGCATCAAGTGTTCTTGCAGCATATCGATCTGGCTCTTTCCAAAAATTTTTATGTTTAGGATTATTATACCTTTTTATAAAAGCTTCTTTAAAGTTATCTAATCTTTGACCAGATAAACCAGCAGCTTTAGCAATATTAATGTGTGCGTCAAAAGAAATCTTATGAATCATGATAATTAAATTAATATATTTAAACGTTATAATAAATACAATTAATCAATTTTTTTTAAATATAATTATTTTATTATCTTCTTCTTTTTCATTACATTCTTCATTATTTGTATTATTAATAATATTATCATTATTTAATAATTCTATATTAAATTTATTTTTATTATCTTTTATATCTTTATGAATGAAGGACTTGTAAATATAATTATTTTTTTTGTATAACTTTTCTTTTATTCTTAAATAATTTTGAAATGGATTTATTTGATCTATTATATCAATAACTAATGGTATTATATTATGTTTTTTTCTTTGTATTCTTCCTATACATTGTTCTACCTCTTTTTTAGGTGATACCATTATTAAAGTATTTAATCTTGGTATATCTAAACCTTCTGATGCAATTTGATAACTACCAAATAATACATGTATATTATCATTATTTTCTGCATTTCTTCGTTCATTAGCTGTTGATGAACCACGATAATATTCAGTTAATATATTTAAATTATTATTTTTAATATAATTATCTATATCAGTTTTTAATAAAGTTAAATGGTCTACTCTTTCACTTAATACCATAATATATCTTTCATTATCTTCTAATAATTTTTTAATAATATTTAATATTAAAATATTTCTATTACTAATTTTTGTTACATTAGTTATCATATCAACTGTATTTATTGTTTCTTTTCCTTTATATTTTCTTGTTAATACTTTAAATTTATTATCATCACTTTCATATTTTATATTATATATTATTGTATTTATTATTTTATCTCTTGTATTTATAAATATTAATTGTGGACCTAAATACCAATGAATTATTCTTGTTAATCCATCTTTTCGTGTTGGTGTTGCTGATAAACCAATTGTATAATCTGCACCTATTTTATATAAACATTTACTAAATACTTTAGATGCTATATGATGACATTCATCAACAATTAATAAACCAATATCATTAAATATTTTATCATAATTATGTTCTGCAATTGATGGTATCATGCCAATAATAATATCTGCATTATTTTCAATTTTATTTTGTTGTATAATACCAATTGATATATTATTATTAATAAATTCTTTAATTCTTTGTATCCATTGTTCTTTTAAACTTTCTTTATGAACTAATATTATTGTTTTTAATTTTAATATTGATATTAAATATAATGCAATTATTGTTTTACCATATCCACAAGGTAAAGATATAATACCACCATGATATTTATAAATTTTAGGTAAAATATCATTCATAATATCAACTTGTTTATCATTTAATTTACCATTAAATTCAAAATTAATTTTTTTAGAATTAAATATTTTTTCATCAAAAATATCACCAAATTTTTCTATTCCATAATATCGAGGAATAAATATATTTTTTTCTGTTGAATGAATTAATTTTAATGGTTCTTCATCTATATTATATGGTGGCATAATTTTAGGAATAATATATAAATCTTCATTTATTTTTTTTAGTTCCTCATCTTTTATTTTTTTCTTACTTATTTGATATCCTCTTCTTGTTATTAACATAATTTATATATTTTATTTATTTATTATAAATTATTCATTTTTTTATTTAAATAATATATAATATTAATTGTGTTAATTTATCATTATGGGATTTTCTATTTGTGATATTGAAATTTATGATGTTTATGATGTTATATCTATTTTATGCGCATTAGTTATTATTTATATTATTATTTGTGTTTTACCAAAATATAATAAAAATCTTAAATTTGAAAAATCATTTTTTAACCATAAAGCAGTTAAAGTATTAATTATTGTATTATTATTATATTGTTATTTAGTTATTGAAACACCATACTTTATGTTAATATTAACATTAATTTTCTTTATTTATTGGATTTTAAATTCTCAAGAACATTTTGAAGAAGTTGAAGAAGTAAAAGAAGAAAAGCAACCTTTAAATATTTTTGAATTTAAAGATTTACAAAATAATAAATTAGAAGAAGAAGTTGATAATCCAGTTAAACCATTTAGTGATACAACTGATTCTATTGTTGATTTAAGAGATGAAGAAATTTTTGACCAAAGAGATTTTATGGTTATTACTCATCAAAAAGATGATTATGTTAATTATAAATCTCCTTTTGAATATATTGCTGGTAGTTTTGATTGTAAAAAACCAAAATCTTTACCTATTTTAGATAAAAATGAAGTTATTAATTAAAAAATATTAAAAATTATTTATTTAAATAAATAATTTTAATACAATAATATTATATAAATATAATTAATGAATGAATAATAATACAGATTCAAATATAGATTCTAATGAATCAAATAATTTTATTGATTCTATTATTAATGAATTTAAAAATATGGATTATAAAGATGTTATTTATTTTATTTGTTTAATAATATTAGCTGGTGTTGTTATTATTTTACCAACTAGAATTAAACATAATGGTTATGATGTTTTAAGAATATTTAGAGCATTAGGCGTTAGAATTTTAATTTTTATAGGTGTTATAACATCTGGATTTTATTATAATTTAGTTGTTACATCAATTATTAGTATTTTATGTTTATTATTAATGTGGATTAGTTATGGTATAGGTAATAATGAAACAACACATAATATAATTAATACAAGTGAAAAATTTAAACAATTAATGGATATTTTAATTGAAAATAATGATAATAATGATATTAATAATGATATTAAAAATAAAAATAATAATAAAAATAATAATTCTAATAATATTAATATTAATAATATTGATATTAATAATAATGATAATAATGATAATGATAATAATAATGATGATAATAAGTCAATTATTGATATATTACCTATTTCTAAAAATAAAAAAAATAAAATAAAATCTATTGGTAATAAAATTAATAGATTATCAACTATTATGTATTCTGATGATGAAGATAATTATTTTAATAAAAAAAGAAATTCATTTATTTTAGATGAAAAACAACCTTTGTTATCTAATGGTTTATTTACTTCTTTTGCTTCTTTATCTAATGATAAAAATAAAAATATTAATGATTATTCACCTAATAATGAAAGTTTTACTTCATCTAATAATTTTAATAATAATATTAATGATGTTGAAGAAATATTAAAAAATAATAATAAATTAAAACGTAAAATATCTAATAACATTGATGAAGATAATGAAAATATTACTTTAAATGTATCTAAAAAAATTAGTGATTATAATAAAATTAATCATAAATGCCAATCTATGCTTATTAATAATGAAAAAAATAGAAAAAAAATATTAAATAAATTAAAAAAATTTGGTATTGATAATAATGATAATAATAATAATATTGATGATTTTTATAATGATAATTCTGATTTTGATAATGAAAAAGAAAATTTATCTACTTTATCTGATAATGATATTTTAACAACTTCTTCATCTGATAATGAAAAAGATAATGATAAAACATTAAATTTACGTAAAAGTGATACATTTGATAATGAACTTAGTCCTGATTTTATGAAATTAATTATTGATGAATGTAATAAAAATAATAATAGTAAATTATTAGATTTTATTGAAAAATATAATAAAAAAAATAAATAATAAAATTCAATAATAATATAAATTTATTATATAATATTAAAATTAATAAAATGTTTGATTTTGAAACTAATGATTGTTATGATTTTATAATAAATATTTTATTTATTGTAACAATCTTATTATTAATGATGTATATTTTAAGATATTATTGTAATTTACATTTTGTTATTAAATTAAATAAAGAAAATTTTGAAGAAAAAGTTAAAGATAAAAAAGAAGAAAGTAAAAAAGAAAAAGATAAAGAAAAAGTTGAAGATAAGAAAGAAGAAGATAAAACAGAAAATATAAAAATGGAAGAAGGTGATATTATTACAGATAATAAGGTTATGAAAAATGATGGTGAAAAAGTAAATAAAAGATATTATTTAAAAGATAATGTATTTTTAAATGATTATACAGCAACTAAAAAAGACGAAATTAAACCTTCTACTTTAATGATTGACCAATTATTAGATAAAAATTTACAAAGATATTATCGTTATGTTTATCCTAGACCTATTAATGATAGTAATTTTATTAAAAAAGGTTATAATACTGATGATTATGAACCACCATTTAATAAATATAGTTTAAATCCTTTAGAATATATTAATGATGATTTAAGTGCTGGATTAGCAAAAGAAGCAGATAAAATTATTTTAGATAAAAAAGAAAACTTTTAATAAAAAAAATATTTTTATTAATAAAAATATAAAACATAATTATATAATATAAAAATGAGTAAAATAAATATTATAACATTTGATAATAAATTTGATGATATTTTTATTTTAGATAAATATTGTAAGAATGATGATGATAAAACATATTATCAAAATTTATTAGATGTATTAAAAGAAAATGAAGTTATGAAAATAGAATATAATAAATTAAAAATATTAAGAGATAATGTTTGTATTATTTATAATATCAATGATAAAGATGAAGAATATAAAGATATTAAAAGATTTAGAAAATTTTATTTAAATAAATTTGAAAAACATAATATCGAATTAATTTTATTAAATAAATATAATAATAAAATTTATTATATTAATAATATTATTGTTTGTCATTCTAAATTAATTAAACAATTATTTAATTTAGAACAATTTAATATTATTTTTGATAATATTATGAAATATATTAAACATAATCATTATGATATTACATTAATTACTAATGAAATTATTAGAAGATTAATAATTAATATTATTATAAATAAAAGATTAAATAATACTTGTTTTAAAAATTTAGATAAAGATATTATTAAATATTTTGTTAAAAAATCTGATCATTTAAATAAATTATCTTCAGTATTTTATTTAGATAAATCTGTTATTATTGAAAATTATAAATATGATAATGATTATAATTATAATAAAAGAAAATTAAAAATTAAACATGAAGATTATTGTATTATTCATATAACAGATAAATATATTAAATTAAAATAAAATTAAATAATATTTTTTAAAATATTATTAATTATTTATATATAAATGTTATGTTATCAATAATATTATATAATGATGAAATATTAATTAGTCATTATTATGCATCATTTATTTATCCAATTGTTAAATCTAAAAATAAATTATTTATTGAAATAATAGAAAATATAATAATGTATTATTATAAAATAATAGAATTTGAATTATATAAAACATTATATGGTATTATATCAAATACAATAATAAAAAATATTATAAATTTATTAACATTAAATAAATCAATATTAATATTAAAGAAATTTATTTTTTATAAAAATTATATTTACGTTGAAAATAATAAAATAATAAATTTAGATTTAATATTAAATAATAATGAATTAAAAATATTATATGATAATAATATTAACATAATAAAATTATTTAATGATTATTATGATTTTTTTAAATTATGTTATAATATTTATGAAAGTAAATTTAAATTATTTAATGATGTTATTAAATATGAATGTAATCATTTTTTAAATCATCGAATTAATAATAATTGGTTAAATTATGATTATTCAATGATTAATTATAAAATTTATACATTAATAAATAAAATTAATAATTGTTGTAATAAACAAAATAATAAACAAAATAATAAATGTAAAAGATATGCAATTTATAATAAATCTCCTTCTTATCAAAATTTATCATTTATTAATGATACAATAAAACATTCTAAGTCTTTTACAAAATTATAAAAAAATAAAAAAAAATAAAATAAAAAAATTAATCTTCATCAAGATAAATGTCATTCAAAATAAACATAGGAATGTAAAAATTACCATGTTTAATTATCATGATAGATATTTCAACAGTATAATTTCCATAATCCTTAACAAAAGATTTACATTTATCTTTAACATAAGTTGAAGGATAAACTGGAAAGTATCTATATCCTTGTTCAGGATAAGGAACTGTTGTGTTGATGACAAGAGTTTTAGATACTGCCTTATGATGATTAACACACCAATCAATGATACGTTTTTTGATATTTTGAAAGAAATGATAAACATCATTTTCATCTACATTTTCTTTATCATTGAAATAACCACAATTACATACCCTAGTATTTGTAAATCCAGAAATAAAACTATTGTGGATATAACAATTCTTAATGATAAAGGAAAAAATTTCTTGTTTTTTATTGGCAAGAAATCGTATAGTATCATACTTAAATAGATTTTCCTTTTCATCTTTTGGTAATTCAATATACTCTTGAATATTTTCAACATTACGTTGGCAAAATTTAATAATTCTACCATCAAACAATTGATTAAAAACAATACCAAAAAATTCCATGCTAAATAATAGACTTAAAAAAGGCTTAAAAACAAAAAAAAAGTTAATTTATTATTTTTATTAACATTAAATATTTAATATTTTCAATTTTTTTATTTTTTATTAATAAATTCTTTTATTTCATTAAATAATTCTTTTGTTATATTAATATTTTGATTTTTATTATGTAATGATATTATTATATTTGTATTAATTGGATAATAATCTTCTTTATTATCTTTAAAAATATTATATTTATTTATAATATTGTAAATTAATTCTTTATTAATATCAAAACAATCATTATAATTAATAAAATTAATTTCTTCATCAAATTTAAAATGTATTCTTAATTCTGTTTCAATATTATTTTTTATTTTATAAGGAGGTGTAATATATAAATTATATTCTTCTTTTTTATAAATTGGATTATTTGTATAATATTCCTTTTTAATTTCATTTGGTGTAATTAAATAATATGAATGTAAATTTGAATATTTAATTAATTTCATAATTTTATCTTCATTAATATCTAATAAATTCTTATTATCTGTTTTAATTATACATCCAATATTATTATGCATATATTTTAATTTATCATCATAATTTTCTATTTCTGAATTATCTGTTAAATAACTTATTATATTATCTTTAATATTATTTTCTTTATATTCATTTTGAAAGGTTAATAAATAATATGTTTTAGATAATTTATAAGTATTTAACATATTAAATTTAGCATTACAATAATTTAACATTGAAACAATAATATCTTGCATAAATTTAGTTGGATCATTTTGTTTAATATCTTTAATAATTAAATCTTTTTTAATATTATCTTTAATTTTATTATATTCTTCTATTGTATTAAATGTATATTGTAAATTATTCAATAAACAAACTTTTACCATTTTTTTATTATAATATTATTTTATATTTTTTATTATTAATTTATTTGTATTTATTTATTTTAATAAATAAATTATTCTAAATTAAAATAATTTATTAAATTATTTCTATTAATTGTTAAATATGATATATTATTATTGTTATTATTAATAATATAATTATGAAAATTTTTATATTTAGAAAATGATTGTAATATTATTCTTTTATTATCATCTGATAAATCAATTAAATTAATTTTATTAAAAATATATTTAGCATATTCATCTAATATAATAAAACCATTATTATAAAAAGTATATATTTCTCGATAAAAATTATTTTCAAATGTAAAATATTTTTTAAAATTTAATTTACATATTTTATTATTATCATTTATTGAATTAACTAAATTTATATAATTATTTATATTATTTAAATCAATATTATTCATTAATAAAGTTATATATTATTATAAATATATATCATATTTATTCAATTTTTAAAATAAATAAAATTATTTTAATGTTAAATCCTTTGTTAAAAAAATATTGAATATTTTTAACGAAATACATCATTATTATATTCACCTGCCATATATCTTTCATATTCATCATCTTCATAATCTGAATATGAATTTATATCTGAATCATAATTATCATATAATTCAGATAAATTATAAATGCCAAATATTTCTAATTTATCATAAATATCTTCAGAAATATTATTAAATGCAACCATTTTTAATAATAATAAGTAATATTATTATTTTATTTATTCAATAAATAAAATAATTCATTTTTTTTTAAAATTATTGAAAATGAAAAAAATAATCTAAATCTTGATAATGAAATCTTAAATCAGATTCAAATATAAAATCTTCAAATGTATTATAATAACTAAATGCATCTAATATAAATTCCTTACGTTCATCTGACAAATTTAAGGATAATATTGTATTATAGATAAATGTAGCATATTCTTCTAAATTTAATTTAATATGATAATTTTCTTTAAAATCATCAGTATCAATTAAATTTAAAAGTTCATCCCAATTATCAATAATATGATTATTATTACTTACAGTAATAAAATCATGACAATCAAACTCTAAAGTAAGAAATTCAGATAAATCATATAATTCTCTATTATTTATATCATTTTCATTATTATTACTTAAAACTTTATCAATATATGTTTCTAAAGTATAAAATTGGTTATTATTAGCCATATTTATGTTATTTTTATTTTTATTATTAATAAATATTAATAAATAATAATAATTTAATAATTTCAATTTTTTTATAATTAATTAATTATTTTATTAAATTATTATATAAATAATAATGTTAAGTTTTCAAATTACAATTATAATTATTATTATTGTATTCTTAATAATATTATTAAGTTTAATAAATACATATTTAAAAGAAAATAAACATAATAAAACAATATTTAGACCTATTATTAAATATTTTAATTATGATAAACATTATGATCCAGTAGAAAGTTATGATAGAAATAAAATTCATGATGAATTAGAAGCTCCACGTAAAAGATCTTCACGTGAAGAATATGGATTATATAATAAACCACCTAATAAATATAATTTTTTACCATTTAATTATCCGATATCATATCCTACACGCGGGCCGATTGATAACTATCATTTATATGGATATTTAACAAAAATAGATGATAATGAAGATAAAAATAAAGAATTAACATATAATGATTTATATTCATTAAATCCAAATAATATAAATCAAAATAAAACAGAAGAAAAAGAAAATACATATGATCCATTAAAACAAGAAAATCAATGGATTAAACTGTATGGAAGAAGAAAATATCCTAATAGTAATGTTTATCAATATTATACATCAATTAATTTAAGAAATGATAATATTAAAGTAGATATAGATGAAGATAAAAGATTAATGGATAATGATATTGTTAATGTTAAAAATTTAGGTAAATATAAAGTTAATTTATATAAAAATGAAGAAATTGAAAATTTTATGTAAATTTTAATATTATTTATTTAAATAAATAATTAAATAAATTTATTCTTCATTTTGTTCAAGGATTACTGGCACTCCTTCAAGTCTCGACTTTGTCGATAGTTCTTTTTTATCAAATTTATAATTAAATATTTCTTCAACTTGTTTTTTTAAATGTTTATTTTGTCCTCTTTTAATTCCTATAATAAAATTATTAATTTTCCAATTTTTATATTCTTCATTCTTTTTTGGTAATCTTTTAAATTCATTATAAAATTCTTTACATAAATTTATTTTATCTTCATCAGATATTTTAATTCTTTTAATTTCTATTTTTTCATTAAATATTTCTTCTACTTGTTTTTTTAAATGATTATTTGAACTTTTTTTTAAATGACTAATAAAATTACCAATATTAAAATTTTTATATTTTTCTTTATCTTTTGGTAATCTTTTAAATTCATTATAAAATTCTTGACATAATTTTATTTTATCTTCATTAGTTAATAAAATAATTTCTTTTTCTTTTTCTATCTTACAATTAAATATTTCTTCTACTTTATTTTTCAAATATTTATTTAATCCACTTTTTAAACCAGTAATAAAATTACCAATATTAAAATCTTTATATTTTTCTTTACATTTTGGTAATCTTTTAAATTCATTATAAAATTCTTGACATAATTTTATTTTATCTTCATTAGTTAATAAAATAATTTCTTTTTCTTTTTCTATTTTACAATTAAATATTTTTTCTATTTTATTTTTTAAATGAATATTTTGTTTTTGTTGTTTCATATGACTTATAAATGATCCTATTTTCCAATCTTTATAAATTTCTTTTTTTGTTGGTAATCTCTTAAATTCATCATAAAATTCTTGACATAATTTAATTTTCATTTCATCATTAACTTTTAAATGTTTTATAATATTTTCCATAATAATAGTTTTAATATCTTCTTCAATAATATCTTCATCTTCATCTTCATTTAATTCTTCTTCTTTTTCAATATCTTCTTTAATATTAAAATCTTCTTTACAATATTTGATATATTTAAAGACATTAACATCATTAAATTTAATATTCATAAATTTATTACAATAATTATTTATTTTGTTTAAATACTTATCATAATTACAATTATCTAATGAATCAGTAAAAAATATTAAATTAGAATTTGTTTTATCATCTGATTTCCTCATTATTCTTCCTAAACATTGAATAATAGATATTACACTATTTTTATCATCATAAAAATAACAAGTATCAACATTAAGTATATCAATTCCTTCACATATAGTATTAACACTAAATACAACTCTTAATTTTCCATCATATAATTTCTTTAATATATCTTTTCTTTTTCTTTTATCAATATCAGAACTTAGATAATCAGATAATATATTATATTTATTAAATAATTTAGTTAATTTTTGTATTTTATCAATTCTATTACAATAAATTAATATTCTTTTATATTCTGGATGAATTTGTAAAGTTTTTATTATATTTAAATCATTAATTTCTGGAATTTGATGAATAACAATATTAAAATCATTAATTATACCATCTTCAATTGCTTTATCCATTGAATAATAATATGTTATTTCTTTATTAATAAATAATAATGTTGCAGAGAAATAAAACTTAATTGATGATTTATTATTAATATTATCATAGATTTTTTTATTATTAATTATTTTATTTTTATCATCACCATTTTCATCTATTTTATTTTTTTCTTTTTCTTTAATATTAATATCAATATATTTTAATATATGATGTGCTTCATCAATAATAATATAATCAAAATTTATCTGTTTAATATAATCATAACTATCATAAACACAAACATAAATATTATATTCTTCATTAAAAATTTTATCTGTATTAGTCCAACATTCATTTATATTAATTTTATTTGTTTTAAAATTATCTTTATATTGTTCTGCTAATAAAATATTTGGAACTAATATTAAAACTTTTTTATTAATATTAATTGAAAATAATTCAATAATATAAGTTTTACCAGATGCACAAGGTAAATTAAAATAATTATCTTTTTCTTTTGTTGTTTCCATAATATTTAATAATTCTTCTTGATGTTTGTATAATTGTTTAATTTCTATTTCTTTATTTTCTTTAGGGATTTTATCAATTAAATTATTTTTAATCTCTTTTAATTTATTAATATCATAATATTCATTATTAATTATATGATTAAATACATTATCAATTTCATTATGTAATTCAATTAATAATGTTTTATCATTTAATTTATTAAAAAATAAATCATATGCTTTATGAATATAATTATTTATTATATTATCTTTAATTTCTTCATAAATTAAATCATCAAAAATATTATTACTAAATTTAACTTCTTGAGAATGAATAAGATAAAATTTAAAATTAATTTTTTGTTCATATTTAATTTTTTGTAATTTAAGAATATTTTTAAAAAATGTTCCTAAAATATGGTCAGAAATATATTTACCTTTAGAATAAAATTTAACTTGATATATTTTATTATCATTAACATCAATACAATCTATTCCATCATCTGTAAATGATAAATTATATTTTTCTTTATATTCAAATGAAACATCATTATACATTAAACAATCATTTTTAATACAATTTATTAATTCTAATATTGTTCCTTTATTTTTCCAAATAATAAATTTATCATCATAAATATTTTCAAAACAATTAATTAAATATTTATTATATTCAATATTCATTTTAAATAATATAATATTAATATTGTAAATAAATAAATCATTTTTTTAATAATAATTTATTTATAAATTCTTATAAACAAGAAGAAATTAAATATAATCCATTCTTATTTTAAATTATTTATTTAAATAAATAATTAAATATTTTTTTTCTTTATTTTAAATTATTAATAAATTCAAAAAAATGATTTTTATTTATTTATTTATTTTTATATTTAAATTTAATAATATATATTAATGTATCATCATTATAAACGTAAAAGAGAAGAAGAAGATATTATTTTTGGAAAAATTGATACATATTGTGAAAATAATATAAATAATGTTAAAACTTTAAATAATATTAAAAATTTACCTATATCAATTAGTGGTAAATTTAAAGAAAATAAAATAAAAAATAATATAACACCTAGAATAGAAAAAATATTTACTGGTATATATAATCAAAAAAAATGGTTTAAGTCATATGGAAGATTAGAAAAATGTATATATATGAAATTAAAAAATATTGATTCTGATAAACTTAAATTATTAAGAGATAAATTAGTTCAAATATTTAATTATATAATTAAAAAATATAACTTAAATATTGGTGTAAATAAAAAATTAATATTAGATAAATATGTAAAAGATCAAAAATATATGTTATATTTATTTTTTAATTATAAAGAAAATATAAATAATATTGATGAACAAATTATTATTTATACATTAATTAATATCATAAAAATATTTTTAGAACATTATAATATTAAATATGATGAAATAAATAATATTACTAATAATTTAGAAATTGAAAATGATGATATTAATTATAATGATAAAAATGAATATCTTAAGGATGGTTTTGTTGTAAGTGATGAAAATGAAGATGATGATGAAGATATTAATGAAGATTATGATGAAGATGATGATGATGAAGATATTAATGAAGAAGATTATGATGAAGATAATGAATATGATGAAGATGAAGATATTAATAATATTTTCATTAAAAAATATTCAAAAAAAATAATAGAAGAAAATAAAGAATATTTACAAAATATATCAATTAATAAAATAAATAATTTATTAAATGATTTTATAAATGATTTAAAAAATAAAATAAAAAAATTTATAAATTAATATATTTATTTAATTTAAATTAAATAAATTTAAAAATTTTATTTTATTTCATAATTATTTAATTTATTAATAATTTCTTCCTTATTAAGAAACTCATTAATAATTAATTTAGTTTTATTATCTTTCATTATTGAATATCTTTCAATATATTTAGGTAATATATTTGTATTTGATAAATCAATTAAATCAATATTATTATTTCTACACCATAAACAAGATATTTTATTTAAATTTGATGTATCTAATTTATTTAATTTATTATTATCACAAGCTATAATTTTTAAATTAGTTAAATGATTAATATTTAATTCTGATAAATTATTATTTACACATAATAAAAAATATAATTTATCACAATTATTTATTTTTAATTCTATTAATTGATTATCATCACAATTTATTTTTTCTAAATTTATACAATCATTAATATATAATGTTATCAAATAATTATCTTTTATTTCTAATTCTTTTAATTCACTTAATGAAATTCTTAAATGATTAATATGACAATATTTATTATCAAATATTAATTTATTATTAAAATAACTTATTCCATTATATTCATCAATTATTTCATTTATATTATTATCATCTATTATTAAATGATGTATTTTCATTAATGATAATTATTATATATATCTTTTTTAACATAACATAATAAACTAATTTTATAATTTTTATCATTTATAATATTAAAATTATCTTTAATATAATTTTCTTCAAATATATTTAATTCTGAAAAAAATGCAAAGCATTTTTTATTTGATTTGGATAAATCCAAATCATCATCCATAAAATCATTTTGATTAGGTCCATAATTTTTAACAAAATTATCATATCTAACTATTTTTCTAATACAATTAAAATTATTTCCATAATGTAGTTTAATATATATATTATGAAAATCCATTCCATTTATTTCATTTTCTATTAAACAAAAACTTTCTAAATAATAATCTTCAATTAAATAATTATATTTATATTGATAATTATTATATTGTATTAATTTATTTTTAGTCATTTTTTTAATATCATTATAATTATATTTTAAATTATATATATTTGTAAATACATTATATTCCATTGGATCATTAAATTTTGTAGAAATAAATATAATATTATTATTATTTTTTTGTAATTAAATTTTTATTATTGATGATAAATTATTATCTTTTTGATTATTAATAATATCTTTATTTAAATTTAAAATATATTCATTATTATTTAATTTAATATTTTTATTAATAAAAAAATCTTCATATGTATCATTAAATATTTTAAATATTTCATTTAATATTTGATAAGGATAATATTTTATTCCTATTAATCCAATTAAATATTTATTATCTGTATCTTTATTAAATTGTTTAACTAATGATAATATATCATCATTATTACATAATTTATACCATAAAGTTTTATTATCACCTCCATTTTGTAATTTAAAATTAAATATTGGATTATCACAATTATTATATGATGGTTCTTTTAATGATTCTGTAAAAAATGGATTTGTAAATTTAAATATTATATTATGTCTCAAACAATTTATAGCAGTTTTAAAATAACATAAATATGAATATAATATTAAATTTTCATCTAATTTTTTTGTGTCTTTTAATGAATATTCTTGCATTTTTAAATTTTTATTTAATAAATTATCTGAAGGTATATAATTAAAAATTTTTTTTTCACATTTATAATTTTGAAATGTTATTGGAATTAAATTATTTATATTTGATATTGTATAATTAAAATCATTATCTAATAATTTTATTTTATTTGTTAATTTATTTATATCTTTATGTTTAATATAATATTCTAATAATAATTTAATTATTTTTACATAATCATTATAATTATATTTATTATTTTTATTTTTATTATTCAAAAATGAATATATATTTATTGCATCATCAATAATTTCTTCTTGATGAAATCTATTAAATAAAATATCGGATATATTTTTTTTTCTATCATTATTATTATATTCTTTAAAAGATTCAAATATTTTTTTATTAACATTAAAAAAATCAATAATAATATTTATTTTAATATTATCATTAATTGGTTGATAATATAAACTATTTATTGAATTAATTAAATTATCTATTGATAATATATTAATAATTGATTTTTCCATATTTTATTTTATATAATTTATTAATTAAATATATATAATTAATATTTAAATTATATAAAAAAATGAAATATTAATTATAATATTTTTAAATAATAATTATATAATAAAAATGAATTTTATTAAAGATAATAATATTTCAAAATATAATTATGATATTCATTATTATGTTAAATTATCTATTACAAAATTTATAAAACAAGATGAATTTAATATTATTAATAATGAATGTATCCAAGGTAAATTATTTAAATATGATCAAAATATAATAAATAATTTAAATAATTATTGTAAAAAAAATAAATTTATTGAAGAAAAACAACAATATATATTAAATAAAGTATATAATAAATATAAATATACAATTAATGATAATACAAATGAATATTATAAAAAAGAATTATTAAATGGTAAAATAATTGATGATAATTTATTATACACTGAAATATATACACCAATAAATTTTTATGAATTCCCCAATAAGATTTATGATAACAAAATAAAAAATAGAACAATATTTTTTAAAGAATATATTGAAATAGAAAAAGATTTATTAGATAATAAATTAATTGAAAATCCTAAATTAACAATTAATATTAATGAAGATAATTATATTAATATTGATTTAAATATTTTTAATTATAAAAATAATTATATTATAAATGATATTATTTTATATGATTTAATGAATATTTTAAATATATTAAATATTAATATTTCAAAAGACAATATTTTAAATTATATTGATAATGTTAAAAAAGTTTGTTTATAAATTATTTTATTTTAATAAAATAATATTTGAATTATTATTTACATTCTCATAAATAATTCTTCTTTGGTATATGATGGACATATATAATATTCATTTAATCCTTGTTGATTTATTCCATATGGTATAATTAACATATTATTAGTTGTATAATTTATATTTTTTATAGTTTTTATTTTTTTATTATTCACATACCGTAAATTGTCAACAGAATTTGAAGGTAATATTAATGTTTGCCAATATAATAAATTATATGAATAATATAATATTATTTCTTCATTTATTGTTTTAGTATATATAACAACATATGGATATATATATAAACATTTATATAAATCTCCAGATTTTTTTTTATTATTTACATTAAATGTTTCATTTATTTTTATATTAGGATTAAATGACCATAAACTTTTAATTATTAATGTATAATCATAATCTTCATCTTGTTGTTGATATACACCATATAATGTTTCATTCATAACAAAACTATGTTGTAATGTATAATCTGTAAAATCAGTTTCTATAATCTGTGAATCTAGTATATTATCAGATTGGAAATTATATTTATATCTAAAGTCTTCACCAGTATTTACAATTACATTATTTAATTCTGTATTAAATATTTGTTCATCATTCACTTTTTTTTCAATACTATAATATGGATTATATGATATTTCAGCTGTAGATGCACCTAAATTAGTAATATCATTAACAGTAAAACCATTTTTAATATAAACCATTTTTTTATTATATTCTTTAATTAATTTATCATTAATATCTTTTTCTAAATTACTTAAAATATCATAATGTTCAGAAGGCATATTTTTAAATTGATTTGGATAACATGATGCATATTCATTAAATAATGTTGTAATTTTTGTTTTAGTCTCTTCTAAATAATAAGAATTTATTGATGATAAATTAATAATAAATGCATTTGTTTTTTTCTGAGTAATATTAACATGATTAAAATTATTACTAATATTATAAATATTTTGTTTATTTTCTCTTAATATAATTGTTAAATTATTAAATGATGGATTAATTGATAATCCTAATAGATATTGACAATATAAATTGATTGGTATATTAATTGTTAATATATTATTTGATAATAATGTATCCAATCCTGATTCAATTGTATCAGGAATATAAATATATCCATTCTCTTTATATGTTGGTTTATCTGTTTCTGTATTTGTTATATTAATATTATTAACTTTATAATAAGTTGAACCTTTAATAATATATCTAGGTATAATAATTGATTGTTCATTTGTCATATCAATACTTGTTATAGTTGCTGTTTTTGTATTAGTATCAAATTGATATCTTATACCTTTATATGTATTTATTGAATTATCTAATGTAATAATATTAGGTTCATTTATTGAATATTTAGTTGTAATTCCATTTGTATTATTAATTGATACATTTGTAGTTTTAATTATTTCTTCTTCTATTGTATTATAAGATGATATAATTATGCCATTAGTTTCAGTAATATTAACTTGTGGATTTTGTTTTTGTGTTTTATAATCACCAACTAATTCAACATCTCCACCACTAATTGCATTATCAACATATGCTTCAGTTGCTAATGTTTTATCTTTATTAGAATTATTATAATTATCAGAAACTTTTTCAATTGTTTTATTACTTGATGTTACCATTGGTAAATTAATTTGTTTTGTTGTAATTGTTCCATTATTACCATCTAATGTAATATTTTTTGTTGTATTATTATAAATATCAATTTTTCCATAAGTATTATTTTCATCTTTATATATTTTTACTAAATCATTACTTCCATTTGATAATTTAATATTATTAGTTATAATTGTTCCATCATTACCATCTAATGTAATATTTGGTATTGCATTATTATAAATATCAATTTTTCCATAAGTATTATTATTATTATTATCCTTATATATATCTACTACATTGTTATTTCCATTAACTACTTTAATATGTCCCTCTGGATATAAACCTGCATATGCTGTTTTTTGTTCATTATTATTATTATTAGTTATAGTTCCTACTTCTATAGGTTGATTTGAAAATATACCACCAGGTAATACATCAATTTCTTTTATAATAAGTTCTTCTGCTTCTAAATTATTAGTTTTAAATGTATCTTCAAAATTGTCATTATTTTTTTTAGTTGTTAATGTTGTTGAATGTCCAAAATTTATAATATAATTATCATTATCATTTGAAGTATAATTATCTTTAACACTAATATTCATAGAGGTTTCATTTGTTTTTGCATTAATATTATTTACTTTAATTGTATTTGATATTATATCACCACTAGTTATTGTTCCAGTTGTTGTTAAATTACCTGTTTGATTAATTTGTAAAGTATTACTAACAGAAATTGTTCCATTATCTTTATCAATACATACTTGTGGTATATCTCCTGAATCTGTTTTATATGTTCCAATTAATGTACCACCACTACTAATTAAACTATCTGCATATGCTTTACTTGCTAAAATATTATTATCTTCTAATTGAGAAGGATTATCATATGTTTGTATTCCAATAGCATAATTATTAACATTAAATGATAATTTTGATACTTTTATATTATCAGTTGTTAAAGTATCTTTATTATCAGCATTATTAATTATTGTATTTTGTAATAAATTTAATTGTGATTTATCATTATTAATATTAGATATTTTTATATTATCAGTTGTTAAAGTATCTTTATTATCAGAATTATTAATTATTGTATTTTGTAATAATTTTAATTGTGATTTATCATTATTAATATTAGATACTTTTATATTATCAGTTGTTAAAGTATCTATATTTGATGTAGTTGTAATATTAGATTTATTATTATTATTTTTACTTCCAAATTCAATAATATTTGTACTAGACATTAATTGTAAATTATTATTAGTTGTTGAAATACCATTATTAAAATAATTAATATTTGTAAAAGTATTTTGTTTATTTACAAAAGCACAATTTTCTATATTAGATGTAATTAAATCATTAACATTATCAACTGTTGGTATTGATGTATTTTCACCAGTTGATCCTGGTGTAATTTGTGATATTGTTATATCTCCAATTTTAATATTTGATGTAGTAAAACCATTATTAAAAATAACTTTTCCAGTTGAAAATGTATTATTTCCTGAAAATGTATTATCACCAGATTTTGATGCATATGTATTATCATTATAATTTTTAGTTGTCAATGTTTTATCTGTATCATTAAAAGATTTAATATTTTCAATTGTAATTTTTTTAGATGAATCATTAATATTTTTCATAATTAATTTTTTTGCTGTAATTTCATTTGAATTATTTGTTATTTTTACAAGTTTATCATAATTTGATAAATCTATTTGTTTACTATCTACATAATATTTTGTTGCTAATATACTATCTGTTTCATGTGTTGAATCTTCTGCTGTTGTATCTATTATTGCTTTTTTATTATTAATACTAATTGATGATGTAGTTAATGAGCCATTAAATAAACCATTAAATGAATTATTTCCAGTAAATGTATTATTTCCTGTAAATGTATTAGTTGCACTAATTTCATTACTTCCTTCTTTTTTAACATATAAATTACTACTTTCAATCATATTTTGAACTTTAGCAGTTGTTGGAATTGTAATATTTTCTGTTTCAGTATCTAATTTATTAATATCTGTAATTTTTTTATCTTTTAATGTAATACCTGAATTATCAATTATTACATTAGGATTATCTGTATATTTAGATTTATAAGTTCCAATAACATTACCTGCGATAACATCATAATTATTATTACTATTACTATCTCTTAAAAATATATTAGTATTAATATCAATATGATCTTGTGATTTACTTTGAATAGTATTAACTTCAATAGTTTCTAATCCTCCAGTAATTGCTGCATTAATTGCTTCTTCAACATAACCTTGTGTAGTTAATAAATTATCTTTATTAGAAATTGTTGTTGCTTGTTTAATATCATTTACTTTTTTAGTATTAAAATATAATTCACCATCAGAATTTAAACCAATATTTTTATTATTATTAGTATTATTAATTTCAATACCATCTTTATTAATTGTTGTTGTAATAGTTTCTTGTTCATTTTTAAATGTTAATTCATCAATATTTAAACCTTCAACATCTAAATTTTGTGCTTTAATAGTATTTGCTTCAATACCATCTTTATTAATTTTAGTTCCTGTTTCTTGTTCATGTTCATCAACAATAACTATATTTTGAGTTTTTAAATTAGTAGGATTATAATTATTAGTATATAAATTATTAACATAAATAGTATCAGCATTAATACCACTATTATCAATAGTTGTATTATTATCCCCTTCAAATTTTAATTCTTTAGTAATTTTAATATTTGGTGTTTCAATATTACCTTCTAATTCACCAGTTGATGGATTTGTTGATTGAGTAATTTTAACAATAGAATCATCCGATCCTTCTCCTATTGTTAATTCATCTTTTACTATTTGATTATCTGAAATTATATTTTGTGTATAAATTGTTTCTTGACATCTATCAACATATGAATCAACTTTATATAAAACTTTACCTATATTATATCGTGAATTCATATTAATTATTTTATTTATATATTATTATTATTTAAAATATTATTTATTTAAATAAATAATATAATTTTAATTTATTATATTTAACTACTTGTATAATTAATATCAAACATTACATTATTTAATGTTAAAATAAATTAATTTTATTTATTTAAATAAATAAAAATATTATTTTAATTTTATCAAATAAATTTATTAATTAGATTCTTCATTAAAAAACATTTTTATATTATTATCAATTTCATCTTGTATTGTATGATTAATAATTGTTGTATCATCAATATAAGTCTGAAATATTACTGATTCATTTGATTTAAATCCAAAAATTCCAGGAAAAAACATATGTGAATGTATATAATAAAATGGTAATGTAATTAAAAAATCAGATGATATTAAATAATTAAAAATAAAATCATTACTTAATAAGTTATTATTCTTATTATGACTATATTTATAAATTATTTGTTGTAAATTATTAAAATATTCTTTTAATATATTAATATTTATATTATTATTAATATTACCATTTAATATATCTTTATGTATATCATACATTATATTATCAAATTTATTTAAATATTCTAATTTATAAATATTATATTTATAATTAAATGTAATATTATTTATATGTTCTTTATGTAAAGGTAATTCATGTAATATATTTGTAGTTAATTGATAAATTGTTAATAATAATGCAATTCTTGTATTTTTATCAAATAAAGAACAATAATTTAAATAAAGATAAATATAAACAATATATTCGTATTGATAAACATGAGTAAATTTTTTATTAATAATACAAAACATATAAATCATATTCATTAAAAATTCTTTAAACTTTGAATCATCATTATTTAAAGAATTATTTTCAAAACATTTAATTAACTTTGATAACATATAATTACGAATTATAAATAATAAATTTTTTTTATAATCCTTATTAGGATTAATACTTTTTCTAATATTTAATAAATATTTATCTGTATCATTTTGTTCATTTGTATATAAATTATTATATAATATATAATAATTATTATTTTCTTCTTCATTAAAATCTATTATAATATATCCAATAATATTATCAAAAATAAAAGTATCATTTATAGGATGTTGATTCTGACGAATATAATTATTAATACCTATATCAATATTATTTAATAATTTTTTATTATAATCTTCATCTAATATTTCATTTTTTTTATTTTCAATTATTCCTTCATTTGTATAATAATATTTACATTCATCATTATTATCTTTTAAATTTTTAAGACATATTTCACTTAATGAAATTATTTTATAAAAATCTTCTTTTTCTTTAAATGTTATATTACTTGATGAATTATTAAATATTTTTTTTATCATATATATTATAATTGGTTTAACAGCTCTTGATACTTCATCAACACCATATGAATAATATGTTATATTTTTATTATTAACTCTTTCATTACCATATTTTAATAAATATGGTTTTAATTCATTATCATCACTTAATAATAATTTAATACCATGAGAATTTATTATTGGCTTTTTACATCCTACCCATGATGAATAACGTATAATATTATCTTTTAATTCTTCTTTACTTATTACATATTTATTTGCATATACATCTTCATTAAAATTTTTAATAAAAGTAGGATAATATTTTAATGTTTCTTTAAAATATTCATCTTTATATGATTTCATAAATATTAAATCCATAATAGATCCAAATGATGTTCTACAATCTCTACTATGATATGCTTTATAATTTAATTCATCTTTTATAAATAATGGCATTAATCTCATTATTGTTCCAAATGTATCATTATGATTAAATTTACATGTTTTATCATCATTTATTATATATGTACCTGATAATGGTGAAATATAATAATATATTTCCACTAATGGACTATCAAATATATATATTAATAATTCAAATAATAGTTTATTTTTATTATTATATAATAAATAATATAATATACTATGATCAATATATATACGTATAACATATTTATCAATATCTAAAAATTTAATAAAATTAATTATATCATTATTATTTTCTTGTTTTGATAATTCATATAAATTTGTTAAATTTTTTACTGAATTATATAAATGTAATATTATATTTCTATCATCATCATAATTAAAATCATAATATGATATTTTTTTTGTTTCAATCATATCAGTTTCATAATTCACATATTCATATTCACGTATATATAAATTACTTTCTAAATTTTTAATAAATAAAGAACATCCTATTAAATTTATTTCTTTTGATTTTGATAATTTTTTAATTCTTTCATCAACTTGTCTATTTCTTATTGTTGTATAACATATTATACTTTCTTTATCATTTTGAATTTTAGTATCAATTTGTTCTTTATTTTCATTATATAATTTATAATTTTCTTTATTATATTCTGAATCAATTAAACATTTTATATCACTTATAATATATTCATCTTTATATTTTTCTTTAAATTTAGATAATATCGCATTTGTAATATCCATTTATTATATTATATATTAACTAAAAAATATTATATATTAATAAAATATAATAATTATAAAAATAAATATATTATTTAATATTTTAATTTAATATTGGACTATTAGAAATAACAAATGAAAATAAAAATGTTTAAATATATATTTACACTAATTATTTAATTATCATTAGTTGTTATCATCATTAATATAATATAATTTATCAATTTGAACCTTTTTCATATTTGTTTTATATTTATTTACTAATATTAAACATTACATTATTTAATGTTAAAATAAAATTAGATGAATATTGTGCATTTGTATCATCATTTTCATATAATTTATAATATCCATCAGTTGAATTTGCTTGTTTAATTGTTCCTGTTTTTGATGTTTTGCCTATAGTATCTATTAATGTAAATGTTCCATTAATATTAGTATCACTTATTGGTGTAATAGTATAATTAATAATATCATTATTATTATTATTATTATTATATGCATTAAAATATTTTAATACAATTGATTTAATATTTATATCTTCTGAACCGATACCAATATGATTAAAATATATAGTTCCATTTATATTTACTATTCCAGATATTGATGAACTTGTTATAGTTGTTAAAGACATAATACCATTAATATATCCTGATGCTTGTATAATATCTCCATGAGTTCCTCCAGAATAATAATCAAATATGAAATATGTATTATCTGCTTGTAATGGTTTATAAAATGGTATATTATTATTTATCATAACTGAACCAGATGGTATAACAATATTTCCTGTATAATGTACAACAAAAGCTTCTTTTTCTGTGTCTTTTTGTGTTTCATTTGTTTTAACTGTTCCATTACCAACAACAAATAATTTATTTAATACATTTGATTGATCTGGATCTGAATCACTATAAATATTACTCATACCACATACAGTCATATTTTTATATTGTGCTTTTGTACAATTTCCAGATGCATGAGAATATTTACCAACTGCAGTTGTATAAAATCCTTCTGCGTGTGCAGAGTTATTAGTTGCTTTAGAATATGAACCTTCTGTATGAGATGCAGAACCACTTGCTGTTGTATTTGTTCCTTCACTATGTGATGCAGAACCATTTGCTGTTGTATTTGTTCCTTCACTATGTGATGCAGAACCATTTGCTGTTGTATTTGTTCCTTCACTATGTGATGCAGAACCACTTGCTGTTGTGCTTTGTCCTTCACTATGTGATGCAGAACCACTTGCTGTTGTGCTTTGTCCTTCAGAATGTGCGGCTTGTGCGCTTGTTGTTGTGCTTTGTCCTTCTGCATGTGAATATTTAGCTTTTGCTTTTGAATAATATCCTTCTGCATGTGCAGATTCACCACCATTATCAGTTGATGAACCTTCACCTTCTGCATGTGATTTTTGTGCTTCTGCACTAGTTTCAAACCCTTCTGCATGTGCATATGACCATGCTGATTTACCTGTATTAAATAATTCACCAGCATCATGTGTTCTAGTTAGTGGATATGCACCACTAGTTGCATTACCACCATTTTTTAATGTTGTATGATTACTTAATGTAATATTTCCAATACTTATAATTTTCCATATAACCTGATTATTACTAATATTACAAATTAGATAATGATTTGATGATTTAATATGTGCAATTAAATTATGTTCTGGTTTTATTTCAATAAATTTTATTCCAATATATTTATCATTCTCATCTTTTATATAAGATTTAAATTGATATATATAATTTTCTTTGAAAAATGTTGCTGTTGATAATTCTAAATCATATTTATTAATATCAAAGAAAGATATACCTCTATTTTCTTCATTTAATGGTAAGGTTTTCATTGTACTACCATCAATTTGATCATTAACATAAATTCTTATTCTAGGTTTTGGTAAAACAGATTCACTTGGATATGAAGGCCCTACAGGTGTTGGTTCATTTTTTGTATTTGCATCTGCACAAATATATAAACAATTAACTTCTAAATCTGTAATAAATATTTTTTTATCTCCTTGGAATTGGTAAATATCATCAATTTCTAAACATCTATCATTTTGATAAGTTAAACTATATACATCATCTTGGAAAGTTAAATTTTTATGTAATAATAAATCTTTTTTAATTTCTGAATTATTATTTATTATTAAATTATTTGCTTCTATATCTTCATTACATTCTATATTTCCATCTGTAATTAATGATGTTTGATTTGTTAAATATAATGTTTCTGAATTATTTAAAGTTTGTAATTTATTCCAAATTTGTACATTATTATTTATTTCATATAATATATATATATTATTTGTATCTTTTATCAATACTGTTGAACTAATTGGTATATCATAATTAACATAAACATTATTTACTAAATGTTTTAATGTATAAATATCATTTGATAATATAAAAATAATTTCATCAGTAGGTGGTGAAGGTTCTTCTGTTAATATTTCATTAACATAATAATTAAATTTCTTTAATTCAATTTGTTCATTAATTGTATTATCAACATATTTTTTAGTTGTAATATCATTCATATTTTTAGGTTCAGTATTAATACGACATTCATCATTAGTAATAAACATATTATTTTGGAGTTCTGTAAATTCTGGTGTAATAACATTATTATTAAATACTGTTTTAATATCTGATATCATATGTATAAATAATGAACCAACATAAATATTAAAATTATCATTTGAATCAATAACGACCATATTAACATTATTTAACATAATTAAAGGAACTCTTACACCAAAATGTTCAAAATTATCACTTTTTTCTTCTGTTAATTTACCTAATTTATTAACATTTTCTATTTTATCATAATAATTTAAATAATATGCATGAATACAAGGTGTTCCTTTTTGAATATCTTGACTTGTTAAAACAAATATTTTATCAAATTGTACATTAAATAATATTACTTCATTTTGGAATTTTGGAATTTCTTTTAATGTTTTAGATACTGAATTTGTAAAATCATCTAAATAATAAATTTTTCTTGTTTCTTCATTTGTTGTATTAATAATATTAAAATATAAATAATTTTGATCTAATATACAATAATTAAATGATACTACAGAATAATTTTGTTCATTATATCTATATAATAATGCAAATTCATATGTTGTTGTGCTTAAATCATCTACATAAATATGATATTCATTAAATGAATTGAAATAAATAAACATAAACATATTATTAATATAAATTATTTGTTTAACATTTGAATAATTTGTATGTTCTATTGTTGGTGTTGGTAATTCAATTGTAGGAATTGAAGATATTGTTTTTATATATTCAAAACTTAATGAATTATTTTTTAAATTACATTTATAAAAATTTCTTGTTGATGTATTATAAAAATATACTTCATTATTTATTACTATATTTTCATCATAATAATTTTTACTTGCTACATAAGAATTTGTTGTTGGATTTGTTATATTTAATGTATCATTTAATATTAATTCATAATTATTTCCGTCTTTATCTATATCATAAATTTTAAATTTAAATGTTGAATCTTCATATAATAATGCATAAATCATATTATTATAAACAAATGCTGATTGGAAAATTGTATTTTGTTCAGTAATATCATAAATATCAATATTGAAATTATGAAAATCTGGTAATGTATAACATAATAATTTATTATTATCTGCTTCATAAGGTAAATAAAATATTGCTTTTGTTGTTTGATAATAATGATATATTTGATAATTATTTTCTGCTTTTGGATATTCTTGAATTGTCATATCAACATCTTTATTTTTAATAATAATATTATTAGTAACCAATTTCTCATTTATTAATTCTCCAGTTGTAACTACACGATTTGTTGATAATATAATATTATCATTATTAATTCTAAAATTTTTAATATATGCAACATTATCATTAATTTCCATCATTGGAGATATAACTCTACAATATGGATAATTTGGTGCTATATATTTTGGTTCTAATAATACATAATTAGAATATGATTGAATAATAGGAATATTAGAACTATAACTAGTTGATGAATTATATTGATTAAAATTAAAATAATGAATTTCTTTAAATGTAATACTTCCGTTTGTAATTATTTGTAATACATGACAATTATGAATGTAATTTGAATTTTCTAATATTTCAGTCATAATAAAAATAAAACCATTAATTACAGTAAATTTAACAATATTATTATCAATTGTTTCATCATCAAAATTTATTTTAACCAATTTATCAGTTTCTGTTTCATCTAAATAATAAATATTATTATCATTATCAAATTTGAAATATATTTTATTCATATCAACAACAGAATAAGAATAAGTTTTATTATTCCCATTACCATAACTTATTGTTTCAATTGTATTATCACTTATTTTATATTTTAAATATTCTTCATTACATAAAATATATAAATAATCATTAATATAATGAACATTATTAATTGTTTCTCCAGAAGTTAATGATATTGATTTTAAATTTATTAATTTATTAGGAACTTGATTAATAAATAATAATAAATCAATTTTATTATCATAAATTAAATAAATATCATTTAAATTTTCAATATTAACTGAATGAATATAATTTCCATTAGTATTTGTAAATGTAAAACTATTATTATTATATTTTTCAATATCACCATTATATGCAATTATTTTATATTCATATGTTGAAGTATTATAAGTTATTAAATATAATAAATCATTATAAATAAATGCTGTTAAAATATATTCATTATTTGATAATATTGTAATATTTTTAGTTTGTAATGATATATTATGTACATAATAAACACTATAAATATTACTTGTTTTTATAATAAAATATGTATATAAATTAGTTTTATAATAATATAAAATATTTAATTGTGTTGTATTATTAATATATTGTTGTTGTAAATTACCAATTGATAATTCATTTGATTTTAATGAATTTTTAACTTGTATATCTTCTGCTGTAATTATTCCTTCTTTATCTAAAATAATAGTTGGGTTTTCATATTGTTCTTGTTCATTTATTGTTCCTCCAATTTCTACATTACCTACAATTTGGGCACCAACATTTTCATTTGTTAATAACATTGTTTTAGATAAATCATGACCTGCTACTAATTTATTCCAAGTTTGTACATTATTATCAATTTCATATAAAATATAAACTTCTTCAGTTGTTTTTATTAATACTGATGAACTAATAGGAATATTATAAATAACATATTCATCATTTATATTATGGTATAAAGTATATAAATCATTAGATTTAACAAATATAATATCATCAGTAATTTGTTGAGGTAATTCATTTAATATTTCATTAACAATATAATTAAATTTCTTTAATTCAATTTGTTCATTAATTTTATTATCGACATATCTTTTATGTGTAATATCATTAATATTTTTAGGTTCAGTATTAATACGACATTCAGTATTAGTAATATATAAATTATTTTGTAATTCAGTATAATCTGCAGTAATAACATCATTATTAATAACAGTTTTAATATTTGAAAACATATTAGAAAATAATGAACCAACATAAATATCATAATGATTTGATGAATCAAGTAAAATCATACTAACATTATTTAATAATATAATTGGAATATTTAATCCAAATAATGCAAAATCTCTTTTTTCAGTTAATTTTGCTCTTTGATTAACATTATCTGATTTATCATAATAATTTAAGTAATAAGAATAAATACTATCTAATGTTTGACTGTCTTGTTGAATATCTTGAATGGTTAAAACAAATAATTTTCCAAATTCAATATTAAATAAATATGCTTCATTTTTAAACATAGTTGATACTTTTAATGTTCTTGGGTCTTGACTTGATGGAGCACTTAAATCATCTAAATAATAAATATTTCTTGTCATATTATCATTTATATCAACAATATTAAAATATAAAGTTCCTTGGTCCATTATACAATAATTAAAATTTGTAATATTATTTGTAATATTACCATTATTATAATTTAATAATATTTTATAATCATCATCATTTAAAATATTATAAATAAATAAATTATATGAAGTTTCATTATAATATATTAATACTAATAAATTATTATAATATGATATTTGATGAACAGAAATATTATTTGTCAATCTTGTATTACATAAAAATTCAAAATATAATTCTTGTTGTCTTAAATAACATTTATAAATATATTTAGTTGAATTATTATAAATATAAACATAATGATCAATAACAATATTTTCATCATAATAATTTGCATCTATTACATAAGGATTTGTAGTATCATTTATTATATTAATTTTATCAACTAATATTATTTTATATATATCATCTTCTTTTTCTATATCATATACTACAAATTTAAATATATTATCTTTATGATATAATACATATAACATATTATTATAAACAAATAATGATTGTATTATAGTTGAATTATCATTTTCAGGATATAATTCAATACTTAAATGTTCAAATGTTGGAATTGTATAACATAATAAAATACGACTATTAGTTTGATAAGGTAAATAAAATATACCTTTTGTTGTTTGATAATAATGATAAATATTATAATTTTCATTATATTTTGGATAATCTTGAATATATATATCATAATCATCTTTAACAACAATAGATTTTGTAACTAATTTTTCATTTTTAGCATTACCAGTCATAACAACCATATTAGAATTCATAATAATATTTTCATCTGTAATTCTAAAATTTTTAATATAAGATACATTACCAGTAATTTCCATCATTGGAGATATAATACGACAATAAAAATAATTTAATTGTTCTTGATATTGAGGTGGTGCACCATATTTAGGTTCTAATAATACATAATCTGTATTAGATTGTAAAATAGGAATATTAGATTCATAATTAACATTTTTAGTATATTGATTAAGATTAAAATAATGAATTTGTTTAAATGTTATTGTTTCAACATTATCATTATTTGATATAATCATTTGTAATGCATGACAATTATGAATATATGTTAATCCTTCTTGAAATTCTGTCATAACAAAAATAAAATGATTAATTACGGTAAATTTAACAATATGGTCATTTATTAAATCATCTAACATATCTAATTTAATAATTTTATTTTCTTGTAATTCATCTAAATAATAAATATTATTACTTTCTTGATATTTAATATATAATTTACCTGCATCAGTTAATGAATAAGACATTGTATAAGTTGTAATATCTTCTGATAATGTGCTTTGATTATTAATATAATTAATTTCTTGTATTGTATTATCAATAATATTATATTTATAATATTTAGTTTTACATAATATATAAATGCAATTATTCAAATAATTAACATTATAAATTGTTTCATTTGGATCTAATGTATAAGTTGTTAATTCTAAACATTCTGAAGGTAAGCCATTTGAAAATAATAATAAATATATTTTATCATCATAAATTAAATAAATATCATAACTATTATTAATATTTATTGATTTAATAAATTGTTTATTAATTGTATTTGGTAAATTAATATTTCTATATGTTGCTGTTTCAATATCACCATTATATGTTATTATCTTATTATTTAATGGATCAGTAATATTATTGATTATTAAGTAAAATAATTCATTATAAATAAAGGCAGTTAAAATATATTCATCATTTGTTAATAAAATATTTATTTTATTTACTTCTAAAGATTTATTATGAACATAATAAATATTGTTTTCACTTGTAATAAAATATGTATATAAATTAGTTGATGCATAAAAATTTGTTGTAAATATTGATGTATTAGGTTTATATTCTTGTTGAATAGTTCCAACTGATAATTCATTTGATTTTAATGATTGATTATATATACCATTTTCTGCTGTTATTAATCCTTCTTTTGTTAATGTAATAGTTGGATTTTCATATTGTTCTTGTTCATTAATATCACCTCCAATTTGTACATCACCAACATTTTGTAATGCAATATTTTCATTAGTTAATTGTAAAGTTTTAGTTGGATCAAATCCAGAACCTGTTTCTAATTTATTCCAAGTTTGTTCATCATTATTTATTTCATATAATACATAAATTTCTTCATTATTTTTTACTAATATTGTTGAACTAATAGGAACATTATAATTTACATATTGATTATCAACTTTATGTTTTAAAGTATATAATCCATTATTTTTAACAAATATTATATTATCAGTAGGTGGTGAAGGTTCAATATTAATAATATCATTAACAACATAATTAAATTTTTTTAAATCAATTTGTTCATTAATTTTATTATCAACATATTTTTTATGTGTAATATCATTTTTATTTTTAGGTTCAGTATTAATTCTACATTCAGTATTAGATACATAAATATTATTATGTAATTCTGAAAATTCTGGACTAATAACAACATTATTATTTATAATACTTCTTTCACCAGAAAACATATGAGAAAATAATGAGCCCATATAAATTTTATAATTTCTATTATCATTTGAATCAATTAATAATATTTCAATATTATTTAAAATAATTGGAGGAACTACTAAACCAAATTTAGTATAATTTTTCTTTTCTGCAATTTTAGTTGATTGAATAACATTTTCTGATTTATCATAATAATTAATATAATAAGAATATAATGTAGGAGGTGTTGTATTTTGAATATCTTGAGTTGTTAAAATAAAGAATTTACCAACCATAATATTAAATGAATATGCATTATCTTTAAATTGTTCAAATTTAGTTAATATTATTGGATTATCAATATCAGTTAAATCTTCAAAATCATTAATATAATAAATACCTCTTGAATAAATACTATCTTTATTTGTAATATTAAAGTATAAATAATCTTCATCTAATACACAATAATTAAAATATTCTAAATCAACATTACTTTCTTCTTGTGAATTATAATATTGAAGATATATATTATAACCATTACCAGATATAATATTATAAACAAATAATTCATAACAAGGTTTTTCAACATTATTTATTACTTTTTTATATAAATAAGGTATTAATAATAAATTATTATAATGTAATATTTGTTTAATATCAGAATAATTATTATTTTTTTCTGGTTGTGATGGTAATTGTGTAGTTTGTAATTGTAATGTAGTAATTGATATTAATGATAATGTTTCTTCTTGTAAATCACATCTAAATAATTTATTTGATATTGAATTATAAATATATAATGTATCATCTATTACAATATTTTCATCATAATAATATTGATTAATTACATAATCATTTTTATTAATTGGTAATTCATCTGATAATATAATATTATATGATGTTCCTTTTTTCTCAATATCATAAATTCGTAATACTAAATGTTCTGGTTCAGTATTATAATATAATAATACATATATCATATCATTATAAATAAATGATGATAACATATAAGCATCAGGATTTTGAAACATATTAATACCTAAATGATTCATATTAGGTAAAACATAACAACGTAAATTTGATGAATTTGCTTCTGAACTATAATAAAATATTCCTTTAGTAGTTTGATAATAATGACAAATTGCAAAACCTGATTTTTCATATTGTTTAACATAAATATGATCAAAATCTTTAATGACAATATTTTTAGTAACTAATTTCTCATTAATTAAATCTCCTGTAACAACTACATTATTTGATGCTAACACTATATTATTATCGTTAATTCTTAAATTTTTAATATATGATTGATTATTTGTTATTTCCATCATTGGTAATACTATACGACAATTATAATAACTATATTCACTAGGTTCTATTAAATCTAAATCAGTATGTGATTGAATAACTGGAATATTAGATACATATTTAGTTGTTTGACTGTATTGACCAATCATACATTTTTGAATAATATTAAATGTAAATGTTTCTGTATCATGTACAGTATCTTTTGTAATAATCATTTGTATTACATAAAAATAATGTAAATATGTTGGATTTTGTGGAGGTCCAACTTGTATTTCTGTTAATACATAAATATATTTATCTATAATATTAATTTTAACAATATGATTTAATATATTATCAAATGGTATATTTAATTTTAATATATTTATTTCTGTATCATTTTTATCTTTCAAATAATATACATTATTATTTTCTTTAAATTTAATATATATTCTATCAGTATCAAAAAATGAATATGAATAATCAGTAAATATTATACTTGATGTTTCATCAATATATGATTTTTCTATCATTGAGTTTTCATTAATATTATAAACATAACATTTTGTTTCACATAATATATATAAATATTGCCCTACATTATGAATATTATAAATATGTTCTGTAATTGATATAGGATTTGTTAAATCTGCTAAATTTAATAATTCAATTAATTCTGATGGAACACTATTAATAAATAATAGTAAAAATACTTTATTATTATATACCATATAAATATCACTATTATTATTCATATTAATAGATTGTATAAATTCATTATTATTACTTTGTTCAAAATTTATTGTTCTATAAATATGTGTTTCTATTCCTGTATTATAAACAATAATTTTACTTTTTAATGTTACATTATTATTAATTACTAAATAAAATAAATCATTATATATAAATGATGTTAATATATATTCATTTGGTGTATCTAATATAAAATTTATTTTAAACATTACTAAAGATTTATTATGAATATAATAAGGTATATATTCTGTTGAAATAAAATAAGTGTACATATTTGTAGCACCATAATAAAATGTATTAAATTTAAAATTATTATTTGATATCATTATTGTCGTTATATCTCCTACTGATAATTCTTTTGTTTTTACATTATTTGAATTTATTAAACCATTTTCATCTAATGTTATTTTTGGATTTTCATATATATCTTGTTCATTAATATTACCTCCTATTTCTACCTTTCCTAATGTTTGTAATGATGATGTTGTATTTGTTAATAATAATGTTTGTGATGGATCAAATGATGAACCAGTTTCTAATTTATTCCAAGTTTGTACATTACTTGTAAAATCATATAATATATATATTTCTCCATTATCTTTTATTAATACTGATGAACTAATAGGAACATCATATAATTCATATTGATTATTTATTTTATGTTTTAATGTATATATATCATTATTTTTAACAAATATAATATCATCTCCTTCTTCTGGTAATGGCTCTTGTTCTAATATTTCATTAACATAATAATTATATTTATTTAAAGCTATTTTTTCATTTATTCTACCTGTAGTATCTAATTTATTATTATCTGTTGTATATAAATTATTATGTGATACATTAATACCATTTATTTCTTGATAATTTAAACTCATTTTTATATATTATATTATATTTTATAAATACAAAATATAATTTATCTTAATAATTTATATTAATATTATATTAATAAAATATATAAATAATTTATTTAAATGAATAATAATAAAATAAAGTTTAATAAATTTATAAATAATTTATTTGATGAAAATTTAAATGATGATGAAGTTATACAATCAATTATTAATTATAATAAAGAAAATCAAATAAATATTAGATGGTTATACAATAAAAAAAATAAATTTTATAACTCATCAAGACAATTATTATTACATGAAATTAAACAAGTATTACAAAATGAATTATATAATTATTATGATTATGTTAATTATGTTAAAAATATTATATTTTCTGTTATAAATGATGAAGAAATTATATTTAAAAAAAATTTTTTATTAAATAAACAAATTAAATATGTTAAAGATCATATAGCATTTAATATATTACCAATCAAAAGAATTTATAATATTAAAGAATTTGAAAAATTAAATTATGAAGATAAAAAAATAGAATATAGAGATTATAAATCAATGGAAAATAAAATGGGTTATAATTCATTATTAATTTATTATTCTTATATATGTTATTTTAAATCAGCAGTTAATTCTATAATTCATCATCCAATATTTAAAAGTATATTAAATATATCTTCTGATTCACTAAAATTAATAAATGGAGGATATTATAAAATTAATTTATTTTATCAAATTGGTGGAAGTCAATTATGGGATAAATTACAAAATGAAGAAAATATAATAGATATAATTGAATTATATAATATATTAACAAATCATTCATATTTAATTGGAACACCAGGTATAAAATATTATCCTCATCAAATTCTTCAAGAGTTATTATTTTTTATTAATAATGATTTTTCTAAGAATTTTTATTGTAATTATCAATTTATTTATGTTATTGCAAAATTGAGAAATAATATTAATATATTAATTGAAAATAAATTAAAAAGTTGTAATTTACCATCATTATTTATTGCACCTATTACAAATAATCCTTTTGATTGTTATATGATAAATAAAATACAAGAAAAACAATTAAAAATGAATGAATTATTTGATTATTCACAAAATAAAATATCTAAAAATATTAAAGAAAATAAAATTTATCATTATAATTATATTGTTAATGATTATTATTTGCAATCATTTTGTATAGTTGAAAATATACCTAAGAAACATTTAACTTTTCATTGTGTTTATATACAATTACTATACGATGATAATATGAATGTTATTGATAAAATACGTTATGACGGGCATAAGGAACATTATTTAAATAATAAGTTAGATTATATACAATTAGAAAATGAAAAAATATTTAATGATAATGGAATTAATGATTATTATGATGGAGAATATAATTATAAAATTTGTTTATTATGTTATGTTAAAAATAATTAATTTATTTATTTTAAAATAAATAACTATATTAAAATTATATTTAATTTAATATTGGTAAATACATTTTAATCATTTTTATTTCATTATTTTCATTTGGTAAATTTAATTGTCCATTTACTGTTTGAATATTATTAGTTGATTTTGATACAAAATCTTCATTTATTTCATCTATTTTTGATTGTGAATATATTTTATCATCATTTATTTTACTATTTCCTGTTGTAATTATATTATTTATTTCATTATTATTTAATATAAATTGTTGTCCTTTAAATTTATTATTAGAATTTTTAAAATCAAATTCATTATTTAATTCTTGTTTATTTGTTTTTCTTACAAAATCTGTATAATCAATATTATTTATTAAATCATTAATTTTAGCTAATGATGCTAATTTATTATTATTTACATCTGAACTATCATTTGTGGTTTCAATACTAGTAATAGATTTAGAATCTAAAATTAATTCATTACCTTTAAATTTATTATTTATATTATCAAAATAAAATTGATTTGTTAAAGTTTGATTTTCTTTTTTAATATAATCTGTTAATGTTGTAGTAAGAATAGAATTAATTTTAGATAATGAAACTAATTTATTATTATCTAAATCAGATGGATTATCTGTAATTACAATATCTGTAATAGTATTAGAATTTAAAGTTAATTCACTTCCTTTAAATTTATTACTTGAATTTGTAAAATCAAATTCATTACTTAATTCTTGTTTATTTGTTTTTCTTACAAAATCTGTATAATCAATATTATTTATTAATTCTTCAACTTTAGAATATGTTGGTATTGATTTATTATTACTTGTTTCATCATTATTTTTTTTAATAATATTATCAATTTCATTATTGTTTAATATAATCTTTTTTGCTGTTAATTCATTATCAGTATTTGTTATTTTTACTAATCCTGAATAATCTGATAAATCAATACTACCGCTTTCAATTAAATCAATAACTTTTGCTAATGATGCTAATTTATTATCATTTACTGAACTATCATTTGCTTTTTCAATATCATTAATAGATTTATTGTTAATAGTTAAATTATTTGTTGTTAAACTAGAACCAGTAAATTCATTAGAATTATTATTAAAAACAAATTTATTTATTAATGTTTGATCAATATTATTTTTAACACAAGTTGATAAATCTGGTTGATGATCATCAACATATTTTTTAGTTGCTAATATTGTATTATCATTTTCTGATACTTCTAAATTAGTTGCTGTTGTATTTGTAATTAATTTATTATTCAATGTAATTTGTTTTGCTGTTAATTCATTATTTTTATTTGTTATTTTAACTAATTGGTCATAATCTGATAAATCAATTGATGCTGTTGCTATTAAATCATTAACTTTAGATAATGTAGGAATTTTATTATCATTTTCTGTTGAATCATTCATTTTTTCAATATCATTAATTGATTTATTATTTAAAATAAAATTCTTTGTAACATATAAATCATTTCTTATTTCTCCATCATTACTTACAACTAAATCATTTGTTATTATTACATTTTTACTCGATATATCATTATTAACAGATAAATCATTTGATATTATTGCATTATTTGTAACATATAAATCATTTCTAATTTCTCCATCATGATAAACAATTAAATCATTTTTTATTTCTGCATCATTATTTACAACTAAATCATTTGATAATATTGCATTTATTCCTGATATATCTTTAGTAACAGATAAATCATTACCAACTATTACATCTCCTGATGTTGATATATCATGACTTACAACTAAATCATTATCAATAGATGCATCAGTTAATATTTTTAATTTATTAGCTGTTAATTTATCATTTATTATAGCTTCTTTTCCAACTGTTAAATCATTTAAAACTGATATATCATGATTAACAATTAAATCTTTTGTAATTGATAAATCATTACCAACAGCTAAATCATTTGATATAATTGCATCATTAGATATTAATTGATTTGATACAGATAAATTATTTGATATAATTGCATCTTTAGAAGTTAATTTATTAGTTATATTAATATTATCAACTGTTAAACTATCAGTAGTTATATTTGTAGTATTAAAATTATCAGTTGTTAAAGTTGTAATATTAGCATTTGTAGCTGATAATGATGAAGAAGTTAAATTATTAATATTTGCACTATTAGTAATATTTAAATTATTAGATGATAAATTATTTTTAACCGTTGCATTACCATTTATATCAACAATTAATGCATTACTTCGATTATCATTATCTGTTCCATTACCAACAATAAATAAATAATGTTCTAATTCTGATGTTTTATTAAATTTACCAACTACTGTCATATAATTACTATTTGCAATAGTATTATAACCTGATGAATGTGAATAATCACCTATTGCATGTGTATTATAACCTTCAGCATGTGTATAATAACCTTCACCAGTATTATTAATATAATCATTAAAACGTTCTCCACCATGTTCATTTGTTTTTTCACCAACACCAGAACCACCACCTCCTCCGTGATTATCAACATAATATTTAGTAGCTAATACTTTATCATCATCTCCTCCATCTTCATATGTAATATTATTAATTAATTTATCATTAAAATTTAATAATTTAATATTTAATGTATTATCACAATAAACATTACCATTATTATATACAACAAATGCATCATTTCGATTACTATTATTAATACCATTACCAACCACAAATAATTTATTATCATTATTAGTATCTTTATTAAATTTACCAATTGAAAACATATAAGTTTGATCAGCTATTGTATGATATCCACTTGTATGTGAATATTTACCTGATGCTGTAGTATTATAACCTTCTGCATGTGAATAATCACCGTATGCAATATTATTTGTATAATCATTAAAATATTCACCAAATGTTGAATTAGGATAAAATTTACCAACATCACCTGCATGTATAATTTGGTCATCAACATATTTTTTAGTTGCAATAATTTTATTATTATCTGTTTCTGTTATAATTCCAGATGTTGTATCAGTTAATAATTTATTATTTAATTTAATTCCTAATTCATCTAAATTAATAATAACATCATCATTATCATTAATAATTTTAATAGTATGAGTTGTAAAATTATTTAAATTTAATTTATCTGTATATAATCCTTCATCATTAATAATAGTTTTATATTGTCCATCATATTTTAATTCTTTTCCTATATTAATATATGGTGCATATAATATAGCATCTTTAGTTTCCCATGTTTCTTCATCTATATCTTGTTTCATAATAATATTTTTTAAATCACTATCTTTACCTAATGAAAAATATGAATCAACAAATATTGTTTTAGTTGATATATCATCTGTTATTATTGTTTTTTGTGATTGATCAACAAATGCATCAACTTTATATATTATTTTACCTATATTATATCGTGAATTCATTATTATTTATATAATATAAGTTTATTATTTATATAAATAAATTAATATATTTTAATGTTTTAAAAAAATTTTTTGATGCTTTTTTATTCTTATTCTTGTTAATTCTATTTCATTATTAATAATGGAATGTAATATTAACATTTTAGGCATTTTAATATAAATATATGGTTTTCTAGTTATAATTGTTTCATTTTTATAACCAATAACTAATTGATTTCTATATGAATGTTTAATATTTTTAAAAAATTTATTTTGATAATGAAACATTATATAATTAAGAAATAATAATTTATTAATAATATTATTATTAGTTATTCAATTTTTTTATTCATTCAATTTTTTATTTATTCAATTTTTTTATTTATTATATAATTAATTAATTATTTTTATTTGTAATTTTAATTAAATTACCTAAATCATATTTATTATTCATTATTTATAATAAATTATTACATAAATTATATATTAAAATTTAAATTATTACTTTATTTTTTTTATAATTTAAAAAAATGATATTTTAAATTTAATTTTTATTTTATAATAAAAATTTAATGTGGAGTAAAATTGAAGATTCATTATTAATTTATAATTCTAATATTAATTTTATAAATAAATATTATTTTTAATTTCATTATTTTTTTATTTTATTTATTAATAAATAAAATATTTTATTTCTTTTTATTAAAATATTTATTAAAAATATTTAAATTTTCATTAATAAAATTTGGAGTTGTTAATTGTTTAAATCCTATAAATCTATTTAATAACAATAAATTCATTATATAATCATCACCTTTATAATTAATTTTATAAATTGTATTAATATAAGGATTAAATAATTGTAAATTTAATTTTTTAATTTTATACATATTTTTAATTATATTATGACAAACTACACAATTAATTAAATCATTATTAATACATTCTTTATTATAAGTTATAAAAGTTAATGTATCATCTCTATATAATGGGACATTTAAATATAAATGAATTTTTAAATTTGTTTTATTTTCTTCATTAAATATTTTATTTAATTTTTCATCTTTAATATTATCAAATAATGTATTAATATTAAAATCATTAATTATTTCTTGTAATATAAATATTTTATCAATTTCCATATTTATTATTGGTTGACATTTATCTTTATCTTTTAATAATAATCTTCTATCTAATAAATTAACTTTTTCATCAATAAATATTTTATTAATATAATTAAATGCTTTAACAATATCTATTTTAAAATTATAATTATAATTATAATTATCATTTAATAATTCTATAACATCATTATGGATAATATAATAATAAATATGATATAATTTAATAAAATAATAAAAAGATATATTTTTATTACTTTCACATTGTTTAACAAATAAAAATTCTTTACTTTCTTCAAATGCTTTTTTATTAGTAGGAGATAATATTTTTTTTTCTGTTAAAATCATATTAATTAAAAAATTTTGATGATATTTTTTATAATAAAAATAATATATTAAACTATCATTTATTAAATTAGGAATTGATGTTTTAATATTTGGTAAATCATTTTCTTCTTTTTTTAAATCATTATCATTTAATATATTAATTGGATTTTTATTAGTTATTTTAATTGGTTCATAATCAATAAATTCTAAACATTTATTAATAATAATATTTGGTGTATAATCTGTTAATTCATAACTTTTAATATATCTAATATTTGAATTATTTGTTTTTTTATCATTATTCATTCCTATTATATCAACATAATCTTCTAATGTTCTCATATTTAAAAATGGTAAAGGTTGCTTTGTATCCTGTTGAACTAATGTTAATCTTTCAGTTGAACGAGTTAATGCAACATATAATTCATTAGGACATATTGTATTAATAATATTATTATGTAATTCAAAAAAATAATTATCACAACCATATACAATACTAACTTTTCTTTCTAATCCTTTAGATTTATGATAAGTTAAACATATAATTTTATCTTTTGCCATATCTTTATTAACTTCTTTTTCTGCAATATAAGTTTTAATTCCTTCTTTTTTTAATAAATTAATTAATTCTTTAACAGCAGATTTAGATTTAACAGAATTAGCAATAATAAAAATATCTTCTGGTTTATAACCTAAATTTAAATAATATTTAACTTCATCTAATATTCTTAAATCTATTTTATGTTTTTTAAAATCAAATTTATTTTCAATAAATGTATTACAAATTAAATATCTTGGTTTAAATTCACTATGTTTAACAGTATTAATATTTCTATTCATATTAAATTGATTATTTAATAAATTTGCAATAGTATCAGTAATTCTATAAGATGTTGATAATGTTAATTTCAACCAAGGATATTTATTAAAATTAAATAATCTATCAGCATATTTTAAATATCTTTCATCTGCTAATTCATATCCATAAATTGATTGATAAATATCACCAATAATAAAAATTAATGGAGGATTTTTATTAGATGTTATTATTTTACAAACTAATTCATAATATAATGGTTTCATATCTTGAACTTCATCTATTATAATTCTATCAAAATCTAAATTTAATTCTAATTTATCTAATGGATTTTTATTAAAATATGAATATAATGATTCATCATCAATAATAGTTTTATTAATAAAATTATGACAAAATGAATGAAAACTTTCTGCTGTCCCATTTGTTAAATTATATTTATCTAATTTATTTCTTGTATCTAATTTTAATCTTGCATTATAAGTTAATATTAAACATTTATCAGTTGAATATGTTTTTAATATTCCTAATATAGTTGTTGTTTTACCACTACCTGCAACACTATCACACATAATATTATTATCTTTAGATTTATTAATAATATCTAATTGTTCTTCTGACCAGATGATTTTATCATCTGCTAAAAAAGTGCAAGCACTTCTTGGCCATGTAATATTTTCCATTATGTAAATTATATAATATTATTAATAATATTGTAAAATTCAATTATTTAAATTTCATATATGAAACAAAAATAACCTTATAAGTTAAATTATCTAAAATATAATTATCTTTAATAATTTCTTTTTCATCTAAAATGAATTCTTGTTTTGAATTCATCATTTCATGATTATAACTATCCATTAATTTAAAATTACCATCTTTAACTTTAATAAATGAAAAATGACAATCTAAACTACCCTTATTAATAACAATAATAAAACTATCTAAATAATAATTATCAATAATAAAAGGATATTTAATAGAAATATTATTTGAAGATTTAATTGATTTAGATAAAATATATAATTGATTAAATGATAATTTATTTTTTATAAAATTATCAAAAATATAATAATCAGAAATAGAATTAATAGGGCAATGAATTAAAATATTTTTTTTAGTTTTATTTAATGAATTAAATTTATTAATAAAATAATTTTCATCAATATTAATATTAGGTAATTTTTTATAATATTTATTTATTTTTTTAGTATTAATATTTGTTATATTTTTAAATTCATCTAAATTATAATTATAATTATTATATGATAAATCATAAAATTCTGAATTTAATGTTAAATTATCTGATAACATAAATATTATATTATTTATTAAATAACCTGGATAATGTATTATTCCTGGATAAGTCATTTTATATTTAGGAATTAAATTATCTAAAAATAATTTAATTTCTTTAATATGATTTGATTCAATTAATATTTTAAAAAAATTATGACTATCATTACCTCCTTTTTGATAATATTCACCATTATGTATTAAATTATCTATATCATTTAATATTTCTGGCTTTAATGGACTATCAGAAGTAATTATATTATCTTCAATCATATATTGATTTAAAAATATTTTATTAGTTAAAAAGAAATTAATTGTTGCTTTATAATAACATAAATAAGAATAAATATTATCTTCATCTATAATTCTATTAAATAAAGTTGGATTAATTCTTTCTTTAAAACTTATTCTATCAATCATTTTATGATGAATTATATTTTTTGAATAATCAATAAATTTATCTTCTTCAAAATTATAATTATTTATTTTATTTAATATTTTATTTAATCTATCATTAATATTATTATTAATAATAAATTCATTTAATGATTTATTATAAATAAATTTCCATTCAATAAAATTTTTTATAATATTTTCTTCATATCTAATTTGTATTATTGGTTGATAAATTTCATTTAATATATTATATATTTTTTTATCATATTTTATTTCACTTTTATTTATTAGTTCTAATTTATCATTATTATTTATTTTAATATTTAAATAATCAGCATATTCTTCTAAAAAATAATTTAATAAATAACTAAAATTATTATATGATTTGTATTTATAATAAAAATAATTTAATGATTTTATATCCATATTAAAATTATATATTTAAATATTATAATAATATTAATAATATTATAAAAATATTTAAATATCACCAAATTCATAATTAAATAATTTTTCATCTTTAAATTCTAATTTAATATATGTTTTTCTTTTATAATCGTAATTATAATCAGTATAAAATGATTTAGATATTTTATGGTCTGTAAACCATATTATATAATTTTTATTTTTTAATAATTTAATTTCTTCACTAGGTTGATGACCAATAAAATAATATTTATTATCATTTGATAAATCAAAATCTAATTCTTTATCAACATTAGAAATAAAATTATTTGGAATTTTAATATCTTTCTTTTTATAATCTATTCTATAATTCAAACTATCATTTAATAAATTAAAAAATTTATTATTAAATAATATATTAACATCTTTTTTCTTATTAATATATTGAAAAATTGCATCAATAATTTTAATTTTTTGTAAATCATTTAAATTATAATTAAATTTATCTAAATCATCAAAAAAATTATTAAAAAAAGCATGAGATAAAATACAATTATTATTAACAATAATAATAGAATGAAATGTTAAAGAATTATTAGATTTAGTATTTAATTGAAAATGTATAATATTATCAAATATTATTTTTTTATATTGAATTTTCTTTTTTAATATTTTAAATTGTTCATTATGTAATAATTCATCAGCATTTAATATACCTTGAAAAAATTTATATGTTTGATTATCAATAATATATTTATTATTAATATTACCTCCTATTAATTTATTTATATTATTCCCTCCATAATATTTTATTAATATATCTTGATTTAATCTAGATGCATTATAAATATCATCAAATATTTCATTATATATAATAAAATCATGATTACCTAATAATTGAATATAATAAGTATTATTTTTAAATGTAATATTATTAAATTCATATAATAAAAATAATGAAATAAAATAAATACATAAATCATTATTAATAAATGAAGATATTAATTTATCATTATCTATTATTTTATCTTTATTTAAATGACTATCAAAAATATCCCCCATTTGAATTATTAATGTATTTTTATATTGTAATCCTTTTTCATTTAATTTAATATTTAATTTTGTTAATATTATTTTTATTATATTATAAATATTATCATTTAATTTATATTCATGATTATTATAAGTAATATAATTGTTTAATTCTTTATAAATGTCAAAATTATCATTATAATTATAATCAGAATTTATAATATTAATTTTAGATAAAAATGATAAATATTTTGATAAATCACCATGGATATCACTTAATATATAAATTGTTTCAATATTATTATAAAATGATTTATTATTTATATATTGATTAGATATTTCATTAATACAATCATTTTCATTACTATCAACACAATACGATTTTATAGTTTCTTTAATTTCATTGGAATTTATATTTTCTTTAATTTCACCTTTCATATTATATATAAATTAATAATATAAAAATGAATAAAATATTAATAAATATATCAGATAATTATAATAATAATCAATTATGCTTTAATGAATTAAAAAATTTAATACATAATAAAAGTATTCTTATAATATTAGATGATAATGAAATTAATATTTATAAAAATAATATATTAATTGATACATTAAAATTTTCTTTTATTAATTTTATTGATATTATTGATAATTTTAATTATAATGATATTATTGTATATATTTGTAATACTAAAATATCTAATTTAATAAAATTAATAAATTATAATGATAAAAATATTAATATTATATATTTTATTAATGATAATAAAATAAATAATATAAATTATATTAATAATAATAAAGAAAATGTATATTATAAAAATATTTTAAGATTATTATATGGAATATCATATTATATTACAGATTATAAATGTCAAGAAGATTTTATAAATTATTTTGAATTTAAATTATATAAAAAAATTAATGAAATATGGATTTATAATTAAAAAAAAATAAAATATTTTAATATATAAATAATGTCCTCACAAATTGAAAATTCATATTCTTATTCTGATAAATTATTTCTTTATAATACTTTAAATAAAATAACTGATTATAACCAAATGAATAATATTTTAAAAATTATCATTAAAAATGATAAAGAAAATATTATTGAAAAAGATAAAGGAACTTATATTAAATTAACTAATTTAAAGGATGATACATATAAAAAATTAGAAAAATATATTAAACAAATTAATCAATAATTAATATTTAATAATATATAATTTATGTGTTTTTTTATTATTAATAAATTAATTTATTAATATATAAAATATGAAAACTTATTATAATAATAAAAAATTTAATAATATTAAATATAATAATAAAAAATTTAATAATAATTTAATTAAACAAAATCATAAATTAAAAAATGATTTAAATTTAATTAAATATTTACATAATAAAAATATTTATTTAAATAAAAAAAAATATTTTTTAAATAAACAATATAATAATTTGGATGATAAATATTATAATTTAAAAAAAGATTATAATAATTTACTTAAAGATTATAATAAATTAAAAAATGATATTTATGATTTAAAAAAAGAAATTAAAAAAATTAAAGAAGAAAATATTACTTTAAAAGAACATTTAAAAGTTTATACTGATATGTTTGAATAAAAAATTGATTATTTATTAATTTATTAATAAATATTATAATATTAATATTATAATAATGAATAAAAAATTATTAAAAAAAGATTTAATAAATAAAATAAATGAATTAGAAAATAAAAATAATGAATTAGAAAATAAAAATAATGAATTAGAAAATAAAAATAATGAATTAAGAAAAGAAATTATTAATTTTAAAAATAATAATTTTAATAATGATAATTTAAATAGTATTATAGATAAATTAAAAAATAATAATAAAAATATAGTTAATGATAATAATACATTAATAGAAAAAAATAAAAAATTAATAATAGAAAATAAAAAAATAAATGAAAAATATAATTTATTAAATAAAAATTATAAAATTTTAAATAATGATATAAATTCATTAAATGATGAAATTTATGAATTAACTAATAAAAATATTTTATTAAATGAAAATATTAAAAATTTAACAAATAAAAATAATTTAATAAATAATGATTTTAAAAAATTAATTATTGATTATAATAAATTAAATGATAAATATAATTTATTAAATGAAAATTATAAAAAATCAATTAATAATATAACTATATTAAATAATAAAATTGAAGAATTAAAAAATACACATAATAAATTACAATTAGATTATAATAATTTAATTAATAATAAAAAAGAAATAAATAATTATAATAATATATTAATAGAATATAATAATTTAATAGATAAAAAAATTAAATCAATAAATAATAATAATACAATAATATTTAATATATTTTGTATAATAATATATATAGTAATATTATTATTATTAATATTAATATGAATTATTTTATTTAAAAAAAATAATTATTCATCAAATTTATAATTAATATTATTAATAATTTGATTTGTTCTATCATAATCAATATCTTTAACCTTAATTTTTCTTTTATTAATATTAGTTAATATTTCATTATATTGATCATTAGTATAATTTTTTTCATCACAATATTTTTTTAATATTTTTTCTTTTTCATTTTTATTTAATTTACTCCAAGATTTGGATGATACAATTTTTGTAAAACTTTCTTCTTTTTCACTATTTTCATTCATTATTAATTCTATATTATTATGTTTATTTTTATTTACTATTTCTTGTAATTTAGTTAAATATTCCTCATCCATTGGATTAGTTAATTCTTTTTCTAATCTTCTTTCTAATAATATATTTAATATATTATTAATACTAAAATCAAAAGTTATAATTTTATTATCAATTAAAGTTTCCATTATAATATATTTAAATATATTATAATAATAAATTCATTTTTTTAAATTATTTTATTTTTTTTTATTATTAATTACATCTTCTAATAATATATTATTAGTTATTAATTCATTTATATTTTGAAATAACCTTTTTAAATGCTTTAATAATATTATCTTCATAGAATTTTTTAATTTTAGGTATATCTTTATCAGTAATAAATTCTGGATTTGAATTATATTTTCTAATATATTTTGTAATAATTTGATCTGTAAAAGCTGATTCATTAATTAATTTTCTTAAAAATTTAATTTTACCATTATCAGATGTAGAAGATGCTTTATCAAGTTCTTTTAAACTTCTTGCACATCTATATTTATTACCATCCTTAATAATATAATTATAACAATCAAATTTAGGAATCCATTTATATAATTGTTTATCAACTTTATCAACTAATTTTCTAAATTCAACAACATAATCCATACTTGATTCTCTATAAGCTTGTTTTTCAATTTGTTTTCTATCTTTTTTACTTAATTCATCCATAACTTCTTTATTTTCAAAGAAATCATCAACATAATTATCTAATGGATTTTTTGGTGTTGCTAATTTATCATATTTATGTTCTTTTTCTTCTTGCTTTTCTTTTAGATAATCATATTTATCATATGAATCTTGTAAATCTAAACTATCTAATTCATTATTTTCTTTATAATCATACATATCAGATCTATGATCTTTTAATTCATCAATATCATCAAATAAATGATTATTTTTAATAATATTACTAATACTATCTTCGTCACCACCTTCAATAGGAAACATTTTTTATATTATTTTTATTTATATATTATGAAATGATTTATTATTTTTTAAATCTAAAAAATATATATATTAAAAATGAATGATAAAAATAAACCTTTAAGTAAAAAAACAACTGATAAATATAAATCTTTATTAAAATTATATTTAAAAAATGAAAATTTAGAAGATTTTAATAAAACTTATATTAATCTTCATTATAAAATTGCTTTGAAAAATCAACAATTTATTTCTAAAGAAACTAATAGAAGTTGTTTAAGTGCTATTATTTGGTATTTAAAAACTTATTATCATAATAAAGAAAATTTAATTAATGAATATTCTTTATTATTAACTCATATGCGAAAATCTTGTTTATTTGATACTAAAAATAATTTAAATGTTAAACAAAATAATATTATGTTTTGGGATGATATTATTAAAATTAGAGATAAATATAAGAAAGAAGTTAATGAAGTTTTAAAAGGAACTAATATTATTATTGATGGGAAAGCTGTTAATCGTAATTTATCTTTATCTGATAAATCAACTATTCGAAAATATTTGGTTTCTTGTGTTTATACGTATCAACCACCTAGAAGAACATTGGATTATATGTATATGGTTGTTATTCCTAATTATAATGTTTTTAAAAATCTTAAAAAGAAAAATAAAGATTATAATAATCATAATTATTATTGTTATAAAGAAGGTTGGTTTATTTTTTGTTTTTATAAAACAAGGGCTATTTATGGAATTCAGGCTATTAAAGTTGATGAAACATTAAATAATATTATTAAAAGTTATATTAATATTATGGATATTTCAACAACAGGTAGAATTATTTCTTATACTAATAAAGGTGAAATTGTTGAATATAAAAGAAATAATAATAATACATTTAATATTATTAATAAATCTAATCCTAATAAATATGTTGTTGATTATATTAATAAAAATAATATTAAAGTTAATAATAAAATTTTTAAATTCGATTTGTTATTTAAAGATAAAAACTTTTTATTATTAGTAAGAGAAACATTTAAATGTGGTGTTAATGTTTTAAGACATAGTTATATCAATTATATTTATAATAGTTTAAATTTCAAATCTAAAAAAGAGAATATTAGTAATATTTTACAACAATTAAGTAATAAAATGGCTCATAGTTTACCAACTAATTTAGGTTATTTTAAAACTAATGAAGCAGTTATTAATAAAATTAATAATAATAAATTAGTTTATATACCTTCTTCAGAATATATTATTGACCATTATAATAATTATAATATATTCACAGTTAATAATAAACAAAATATAAAAAGATTATCAAGATTATTAACAGATTTAATAACATTTTTAATATTTATAAAATTAGGAATGATAAAATACAAAGAAGAAAATAAAAGAGGTAAGAAAAATGTTATTGATAATGAATTAGATTTAGATTCTGTTATTCCTTCTTTAGTTAATACAACTAAAAATAAAACTTTAACTAAATCTAATAATAGAAATTATAAAACAAAATCTAAAAAAAAAGATAATAAAAAAAAATAAAATATTTATTTTAAAATAAATATTAAATTATAAATCTAATAATAATTTAATTTCATTATTTAATTCATCATACAAATTTAAATTATATATATAATATAATGCATACATATTTAATTGTGTAATATATTTTAATTCAAAATCATCATTATTAAAATTATTATCATCATTATTATCATTATTATTAATCATATTATTAATTAAAAATATTGGTTTTTCTTTTTGATTATTAAAATATTTTAATTTATTTGTTAATTTAATAATTAAATTTAATTTATTTTTAAAATCTTTTTTATCATTTATTTTTAAACATAATTTAACTAATTTATAATTTATTAAAGTATCAAGTTCATTTAATGATGATGATATAATTATAATTATATCTAATATATTATTAAAATCTAATTTTTCTGCATAAAATGTATCAATACCATAATTAATATTATATATTTTTTTAAAAATTTCTTTTTCATTTATTTTATTTTTATATTTATATATTTGTAAATATTCATTAATATCATTATTAGATAAATTATAATTATAAAACATAATAAATAATTGTTTTATTAATAATATATTATTTTCATCTTTTATATTATTATAATTTTCTAAAAAAGATGTTATATAATTGTAATTTTTAATACATTGAGGTATATATGATTTATAATTATAAGTTCCTTTAATATATTTATTTTTATTATTATTAAATAATAATTTATAATTTTTCTTAATATCATCTATTAATATTTTACCACCTTTATTTTCTATCATTTCATTATATTTATTTTTTAAATCTATATTACCAATTATATTTAAATTTTCATCATAAATATATGTATATATTGGATTATCATCGTCCATTTTTATTTTATTATAATTATTAATATTATAAATAAAATTCAATTTTTCATTCATTATACAAATATTATTTAATAAATCTTGATTAATAAAATTATTGTTCATAAAATTTAATTTATTAATTTCATTATTTAAATTATTATTATCATTTAATAAAATTTGTTTTATATTATTATTTAAATATTCTTTTTTATTATCAGTAATATTTTTTAAATAATTATTATTAAAAAAATTAATTTTATAATTATCATTTTTATCAATATTTAATTGATAAATTATTTTGTTATTATTAATTTTATTTATAAATATATTATCATTTAATTTAAATATATGTAAATATAAATTATAACAATTATTTATTAAACATTTTGATAAATTATATTTAAATCTACTCATTCTATTATCTAAATATATTATTTTTTTATCTACAATATAATCTATTTCTTTTGTATGTCCTTTAATAAATAAATTATAATTTACATTTTTATTTTTTTCTTGTATTTTATCACTTAATTTTAATACTTTATCTTTTAATTTATTAATATCATTTAAATTAATATTAATTTGATGTTTTTTATTAAATTCAAAATAATGATGACATATAATTTTATCATAAATATTATATAATAATACAAAATTATTATTTATAAATGTTAAATATTCTTTTATTTCATTTACAATATTATTATTTGTAATAATATTAATTTTTGTTATATCATAATTTTTATAATATCTTATATCATGGTTTCCTAGAATTAATATTAATTTATCTTTTAATTTTTCTTTTAATAATTTAATTATATTATAACAATTTATAAATTCTTCATCTTTATAATTATTAAAAGTATTATTATTATAATTAGTATTGTTATATTTATTATAATCATAATATTTTGTATCATATATTTCATGTCTATTATCAAATATATCACCTAATAAAACAATAATTTTATTAGAATTAATAATATTTATTAATAATTTATTTGAATTTTCATTATTAATTTTTGTTATATCAATATGAAATACATTATTTATTATATTAAATAAAATTGATATATCTCCATGTATATCACCAATTATTATATATTCATTTTCCATTTTATTATATATAAATATAATAAATAAATATTTTTTAATAAATGAAAGAATAATTATTTTTTAATGTATCTAATAATAATCCACATGGTATTTCATCATTATAAAATGTTGAATTTTTATTATATGCTCTTGATTTTAATGTATCTATTATAAATATTCTATTTATTTTATTATTATTATTATATTCTAATATATCTGTTTTATATCCTGCATTATGTCCTATAATCATATTATTTAATGTATATAATTCATAATGATTAATTAAATTTTCAAATTCTTTATTTGGACAATATTTTTTATTCGGATTTTTATTAAATGGTTTATCACATTTATATTTATTTAAATTATAAATATTAACTCCTTTAATTTGTTTATCATAAGTAATATTATATTTTTCTGGTCTTTCATATTCTCGAATTGATAATATTTTTGTTAAATCAATATTATTATTCATATAATTTTTATATAAAATATAATTAAATATAATATTAAATATTTCTATTTTTTCTTTCATTGTCATATTTGATTTAATATATTTGTCAAAATATTTTATCATCTTTTCCTTTATTAATCCTGAATGAACAAATACATATTTATCATTTACATTTACTATTAATTTATAATTACAAATAAAATTATATTTATTATCATATAAATATTTATTATATTTACCTTCTATATGTTTTAATTCATGATTACCAAATAATGATATAAAATGATAATTTTTATTTAATGAATTAATCCTTTTACTTAATTTATTTATAAAATTAATTATATTTTCACTATTATCTACAAAATCATTTTTTGTATCTTTTCTTAAATCCATTACATCCCCAACTTGAATAATTAATAAATTATTATATTTTTTATTTATTTCAACATAATAATCTATTAATGGTTTATTAACATATTCATAATATTTTATATGAATACTTTCATTATTTTTTAAACATTTTTTTATTATATTACATTTAAATAATATATTTAATAATAATGTAAAATCTCCATGTATATCACCAATTGATAATACTTGCTCAATATTATAATAATTATTTGGTATATATGGATTATTATTTTTTGAACATTTATCTTTTATTTTTTTTTCAATTAATTTATAATTCATTTATTATATATATTTAATATTTATTTTATAATTGAAAAATTAAAAAATAAAATATTATAATATATTTTGTATTAATTGATTTATTAAATCAATTAATGCCCAAATGATGATAATGAACTTAACAACAGACATATTATTTTTAAAAATAATATATTATAATTTAATCCAACACCACATTGGTAAAGTATTTTTACCACCAATTATACCAAAATAATTATATTTTTTACATTTTAATCCATTCATTAATTTATGTAAATATTGAACAATATGCATATCTCTATTATCAGAAATATGAATACAAATAACACCACCAACTTTACAAGCATTATAACAGTTCATAATATAAGTTTTAAAAAAATCATTCTTCCATTTATTAAATGTATTATATTTAATATATGATTGTGTTTCATCATCACTATATTCTTCATAATCAAAATAAGGCGGTGATGTAAAAACAATATCATATTTATTTTTATCATTACAAAATTCAAAACCTAAACAATTAACTTTATAATTTTTCTTTTGTTTATCCGTTCCTAATGTTTTTATAATTTCATTATATCCTTTTTGTAAATTAATATTTGGATCATATCCAGTATATGAATTAACTTTTAATCCTAAAAATATTATTAATCTATCTCCCCAACCACTACTTGGATCTAATACATCTATTTTTTTATTATCTAATTTTAAATCTTTAATAATATATTTTATAATTGAATAACCACTTGTTATTTTAAATAATGTGGCTTCTTTACAATTTTTATAAATATATTCTCTCATATTATATATTCTATCCTTTTTATCTGGATATATTTTTTTATTATAAATAGTATTAATAATAGGTTTATTTAATTGATAATATTGATATGGACTAATTGTAGAATTTTTTATTTTAACTTTTATTCTTTCTTCTTCATTAAAATAATCTGTTATAATATTTATATCTTTATAATCATTATCTTTATATGAAATTAATTTATCATAATAATAAGTATTATTATTAAAATCTTTATAATATATTTTATCTTTATTATCTAATATTATTGGTTTATAATTTACTAAATTATTATAATAATATTCAGGAGATTTCATATAATATTTACTATATGGAAAATCCATTTTTAATTTATTTAAATTATATAATATTCATATATATAAATAAATTATGAAAAATATTTTATTCATTTATGATTTCGATGATACATTATTTCCTTCTTATAATTATACTTTAAATAAACAATTTAATGATAAACAATGGAATATGTTAGATAATATTATTTATTCTATATTATATAATTCTTTATTAATTGGTAAAATTATTATATTGTCTGATGCAATGGAAATTTGGATTAATACAATTTTAAATAAATTACCTAAATCTAATAATTTAATTAAAAATAATATTTCTATATTTACAACTGGTAAATATCTTATTAAATATCAATTTAATTTTACTCATTTTTATAAATATCAAATATTAAAAAAATTAATTAATAAATATGATTTTAAATATATTATTAATATTGGTGATGGTTTTAATGAATATGTTGCAACTTTATTATTACATAAAAATTTTAATATTAATATTACTCATATTAAAATGTTAAAAAAACCTTCTTTTTTTCAATTATATAATGAATTAGTTATTTTAAATAATAATATTAATTTAATGAATAATAATGTTAATAAAGAATATTTTTTTAAATTAGATAATTAAAAATATTTATTCTTCCAATATAAAAAAACCGAATTTCTTATAAATATAAAGTCATTTCATTTTTTTTATATTAGACAACTTAATATTAATTTAATAATTAATATTATGTTAATCTATGAGTTCTTTAACATAGATATAGTTTCTCGTCCATAATATCCTAATAATATTTTTTCTTTTTTATTATTTATTATATGTTCTAATAATTTAATAATATTCAAACAAGAATTTAAATCTCTAGTAAATATTTGTGATTTAAATGTTATATTCTGTTCTTTTAAACATTTAACATTTTTATCATAATATTTATAATGATATTGTGTTCTTGTTTTACAATCTTTACATATTAATAATCTAAATTTATCTTTATAATGTTCTAACTTATTTCCACATTTACAACATAATTTACTTGTATTATATTCATCTACTAAATAACTTTCATAATATTTATTTAATTTTTTCTTTATTCCTTTACAAGTTGAAGTTTCTCCTGTTCTATAACCTTGTTCATCATTCCAATCACCAAATACTAAAATCAAATTATTACCAAATTTATTTTTTATATTATTAACTAATTTTTTTTCACTTTGTATTTTCTTTTGATATATTTCTATTTTTAATCTTCTAAATTTATTATTATTATAAAAATTAAATAATTTATCAAAATATTTATATTTGTTTTCTAACCATAATTTAAAATTATTATAATAATTTGTTTTAGAATTAAAGGAAGATAAATAAGTTTCAATTTCAATAATTTCTTTATTTTTATTTTTTATTTTATCAATAAATCGTTTTCGTTTTAATATTCCACTTTCATATTTTCTTTGATGAATTGTATATCTTAATTTATTATATCCATCACTCATATATAATATATTATATTTACCTGGATCAATACCAATAATTTTTTTATCTTTTAAATTATTTAATTCATTTTTTTTAAGATTATTAAGATATTTTAAATCATTATCTTCTTTTTTCTTAGTTATTTTATATTTGGTATTATAAAATTGTAAAGAACAACCAATACCATCAGTTTCAAAATGTCCAGTAAATATTAAATTTTTTCTAATGTTTAATTTATTAAAATTAAATAATTTATTAAACATATTATTAACTAAATTATCATCTTGTTTTTTAGTTTCTTTATTTAATATATTATAATTTATTAATTTTGCTAATGTATAAGGTGAAAAAGGAATATAATTATTAAAATAATTATTTTTAGATGGTAATATATTAAATAATTTTATAATAGAAGAATTTAATTTATATTTTTCTTCTTTATTTTCAGTTTTATTTATTAATTCTTTTATTTTATTATTATAATCTTCAAATTCTTTATTAATTAAATACATACTTTTAAAATAACTTTCAGGTGATATTTTAATATTATAATAAAGTGATTTTTCTTCCTTATATTTATCAAATTTTACATTAAAAATATTTTCATATTTATTATAAAATTGTTGTAATTTATTAGATAAATCATTAAAATTAATTTTATTTTTATTATATTCCATATTTAAAATAAAAGAATAAAATTTTAATTTATTATTTTTATTATTATCATAATTATTAATAAATAATTTAATAAATTTAAGTAAATGATTAATATAATGTTCTTGAATATTAACTTTAATATGAGTAATAATATTATCTAAAACTTCTTTTAAAATTTCAGTAGTTCGATTTCTATTAGGAATATTATTATAAAATTTATTATTATTAATAAAATCATTAATATTAATATTAAATGTATTTTTATTAGTAGTATTTAATAAATGACAATTTAATCTATTAATATATTTACGATTATAAAAATTAATTTCTTGTTCATTATAATTTTCAAAATTATATAAACATCTTAGTTTAATATAATCATATAATAAAGAAGTAATAATATTAATATCTTTAATAGAATTTAATATTAATTTTTTATATTTATTATAATTTTTAGATTTTTTATTAAGAATACTACTAAGATAACATTTAATAGTAATAATTTTATAATTATTCATAAAATATATATTAAATAAAAAAATATTAAAAATATCAATTTTTAATATTATAAAGAAATTTCATTTTTATTCTTCCCAATAAATATTTTTTATATTATCATATTGATCTATTTTTTTATTTGTAATTATATGTAAATGATATAACATTAAATACGCACATTGTTGTTTAGCTTTTTTTACTGTTCTTTCTTGACATTTTTCTATATGTCCATCATACATAATACTCATTTCATAAATAACACCATTATAAGTATTAATCTTTTTATATTTATATGTTGGTTGTGTTTTATGGTTTTTCATACAATATTCACTTAATTGTTTAACATAATTTACTATTAATTGATTATTATTATCTTGTAATATTTTAATATAATCAATAAATATTTGTTTATAGTAATCAAATAATATTAATAATAAATTATCTTTTGGATTATTATTTTTAGTATAATCATATATTATTTGATATAAACAACCAATTAAAGCTTCAAATATATCTTCTTTAATACTTTCATATTCATAAGGATTACTTGTTTGAACATAATTTATATAATCTTCTATTTCTCCAAAATATTGAGTTAATAAATAACTAAATATTTCTGTTCGTTCTAATAACATTCTTAATTCTGAAATATAACTTTCTGATAATTCTTCTTTACATGATTCTATAATTGATTGTATAATAATATGTTTTAATATACCATCACCTAATGTTTCTAATATTTCATAATTATTTTCTGTCATTGATTTATGATTTCTTACTTTATCAAAAAGTTTATAATCTTCTTCTGTTAAAGTTATTTTATCTCCAAAGATTTTTTTGATAATATTATCAATAACTTCTTTATATTCTTCTTCAATTTCAAAATTTTCACTTTCCATATTATATTTTAATATAATATATCTTAATTATAATAATATTATTATATTTTATTTTTCATTTTTTTTAGTTTTTTCTTTTTTATTTTCTTTCTTATTCTTTTTAGTTTTTACTTTAATCTTTCTTTTGGTAATTCTAATACTTGGAATTTCTTCATCTGTATTTCTATTATCATTAATTGAACTTAATAATTCTTTCTTAAATGTTTCAAAATCTTTTTCTATCATTTCTTCGTTTAAACTGTTCTTAATTAATTCTTCATTAATTGGATTTTTCTTCTCCTTATAAACTAATTTTAAAACATAATTATTTGTTTCATCTTCATATGTTTCTAAATGATTATCTACAAATATATTTGTTAATTCATCCATTAATAAGGTTTTATCTTCTCTTAATGGTTTTAATTTTTTGTTAATTTCATTAATTTGTTCATTAAGTTTCATAACTTCTTGAACTTTTTTAATAATTAATGAAGCAATTTTATCATCAGCCATTTTAAATATAGTTAATTATATTTTATTTATATTTTAAATAAATAATAATTTTTATATTTTTATTCATATTTTTTATTATATTAAAAAAATGAAATATTATTTTTATTAATAATATTTTTTATTAAATATTATGTCCTGGTTAGCACTTGCTTCAATTCAAAGCAATAACGCAATTAAATATGATATCATTAATTTAGTTGGTCCCATTTATCAAGATAAAACTTTTACAATGAAATTTATCAAAAAATATCCTTATGGAAAGAAAAAGATATTTTGTATTCAGTGGAATTTTATGATGCCATAATAATCTTATCTTTTCTGCAGATATGAGTAATATTGGAGGTTCGAACGACATTGAAGATTACATTGATTTATTCAATGAATACTTCTATGAAAATATTTATGATATCTTTCTTAATGATGAATTAGATATTGGAGAAAGTATTCACGAATTATTCAATGATAATTATTTTTTTTTAAAATTGAATTATGAATTAATAATATTTATTTATATTATTTTATTTTAAAATAAAATGAGTGATTATATTTTTGAATTAGATTTTAATGATTATTTAAATAAAAAATGTATTGAAATTAAAGATATTAAATTATTAGGAGATAAATACAGAAATTATGCATATGATTTAATGAATAACAAACAAAATATATCATTCATATTAAAAAATATTAAAGGAATAAATAGTTTAAATATTAATGAAAGCGATTTATTTTATAATGATGAATTAGAAAGCGGAATTAAATTAGAATTAAATAAAATGAATATAAAATATAAATATGATAATCAATTTATTATTAAAACTATTAATAATAAAATATTATTAAATATAAATAATATAAATGAATATTTTGATGATTATAATATTATTGATGATAATAAAAAATATAAATTAATAAAAGATATTTGGATAAATTTGATTTTTTATCAATTGTTAATGAAGATGATAATTTAATTGATTATATTGAAATGAAATATAATAATATTTGTACATTATTATTAAATCAAGATTATATATTTGATTTTTATATTGATTTTGTATGTGATTATAATTATGATGATAATTATAATGATTATATTTTAGAATTAAAATTATTATTAAGAAAAATAAAAGTTTATAAAAAGAGTAATGATAAAATGAATGTAATAAAAAATAAAATTATTTCATTTAAAAAAGAAAATAAGGAATTAATTGAAAAAAATAATGAATTAATTAAAGAAAATAAAGAATTAATTAAAAAAAATAGTAAAATAATTAATAAAAAATTAATTGAAATAAATAATGAATTAATTACAGAAAATAAAGAATTAATTAAAGAAAATAATAAATTAAAAAAAGAAATTGATGAATTAAAAAATAAAAAATCTAATAATGAAATTATTGATAATATTATTAATTTATTAAATTAATATTATTATTATTTTATTTAAATAAAATAATTCTCCTAGGTTTGTTATTTATATTTTGGGTGAGATTAATTAACAGCCAGAAAACGGAAATGTTATTTATTATTATTAATAAGTAAGATTTGCTGTACGTTTTCTTATATTAATTAATCTGATTATTATTATTTTATTGTATTCAATATAATTTAATTATCAATTTTTAATAAATTATATATATTAACATTTATTATTTAATATTAAAATAATTAGAATATATTAATAATAATAAAGTTAATATAAATAATATTTAATAAATATTTTATTTAAATAAAATATATTTATTCTCCATTAATTTCTTGTTTTAAATCTTTATATTGTTTTTTTTTATATTTTTTATAAAAAAAATATTTTTGGATATAAAAATTATTTTATCTAAATAATATATAAAAACTTGTTTAATTTGTAAAAAAACACTTAAAAAATGTCTGGTGGATTAATGCAATTGGTTGCATACGGTGCACAAGATGTGTACCTTACTGGCTCACCTCAAATTTCCTTCTTCAAATCAGCTTACAGAAGACACACTAACTTCGCCATGCAAATGTGCAAGGTTACTGCCCAAGGTGCTGTTGGTTTTGATAAAAATATTTTCTTTGAATTCCCAAGAATTGGAGATTTGGTTACTAATACTTATTTGATGGTTACTTTGAGAGCTGTTAAAGATAATCACTTTACTGGTAAATTTGCCTGGGTTAAGAGATTGGGTCATGCTTTGATTGATTATGCTCAATTGAATGTTGGTGGTTCTCAAATCGATAAACATTATGGTATGTGGTTGGATTTGTGGTATGAATTGACTCATACTAAATCTCAAGAAAAGGGATACAGACAAATGATCGGTGATGTTCCTGAATTGACTAGCTTCTCAACTGCTCAACCTGTTACTGGTTTGATCAAGAAGGCTTTCGATATGTACATACCTCTTCAATTCTGGTTCTGCAGAAATCCTGGTTTGGCTCTTCCTTTGATTGCCTTACAATATCACCAAATTCATTTGGAAATTAAGACTGTTCCTAAGGATAGATTGATTGTTTTCAATGGTGATTTCATGAATTCTAAAGCTTTTGCTGAATTGGATGCTGATATGAAATTGTTGGTTAATTATGTCTTCTTGGATACTGAAGAAAGAAGAAAATTCGCTCAAGTTGGTCATGAATATTTGATTGAACAATTGCAATTTACTTCTGCTACTCCTCTCCAAAATGCTCCTACTGCTACTGCTGATACTGAAATTCAACAAGCTGTTCAATTGAACTTCAACCATCCTACTAAGGAATTGGTTTGGGCTGTTAGAAACGGTAATACTATCAATAAACCATTCTTGGCTTATACTGATAAAGAAGATTGGACTGATGCTTTGGATGATGCTGCTAATAGCATTGCTTATGGTATGTTCTTCATTTCAACAGCTGATGAAACCGATCCTGATGTTGAAAAGATTGAATCTGTTAATGGTGAAATTGAAACTAGCCCAGTTCATAAGGTTGAATATACTATTGAAGTTATTACTTCAAATTCTGATTCAGTTACTGAAACTCAAATTAATAATTTGTATGTCCAAAAGAAACCTTTGTCAATCTTGCACTATAACTTAGCTGATAAGATTGATTCTGTTGCTTTGACTTTAACTGCTGCTGAAGATAATACTTTGACTATCACTAAGGTTATTGTTTTGGCTCATAGATTGACCGTTAGAGATATCTCTATTCCTTTGACTAAGATGATGGATAAGAGACGTGCTAAATTTGATGATATCTGGGTTAATATTCCATTCAATTATGGTTTGTTGATCGATGGAACTGGTAATCCAGTCCATAAGGCTATTATTCAATTGAATGGACAAGATAGATTTGAAGAAAGAGAAGGTAAATTCTTTAACTGCTTGGAACCTTATCAACACCATACTAATACTCCTTCTGATGGTGTTTGTGTCTATTCATTCGCTATTAAGCCTGAAGAACACCAACCAAGCGGAACTGCTAACTTGTCAAGAATTGATACTACTTTCTTGAACTTGAAATTCAAAGATTGCACTCAATCAATTATCGAACCTTCTCTCGGTTATTTCTCTGCTGAATCTCAATTGTATGTTTATGCTAAGAATTACAATGTCTTTAGAGTTATGAGCGGAATGGGTGGAATTGCTTATTCTAATTAGAGTGCGCAAAGGGCGAACTATAATAAATATAAAAATAAAAATAAAACAAAAAATAAAACAAAAAATAAACAAAAAAAATATTATTTTTTTAAAAAAATAATAGATTAATTAATCATTATATGCTAGTTTATAATATGCTTATGCTATGGGTGGCATTATATTTGCATATAATATAAAAATTGAAATAAAAAATATAAAATAATTAAATATAAATAAATAATAAAATGTCTTTAAATCCAAACATAACATTAGAAGAAAATGAAGATTGGAAAATAATTAATAATTTTCCAAATATAAAAAATAATTTATATGTAATAACATCATTTGGTAAAGTATTTAATAATAATACTGGAATACTTAAAAAACAAAATATTAGAAATGGTTATTTACATGTTGATTTAGATTATGATAATGAATATATTAAAAAAACAAATACAAAATCTAAATCTAGACGTTGTAGAGTTCATATGTTAGTATATTATTATTTTGCAAATGATAAAAATTATGATTTATCAAATATTGATTATTCAATACATCATAAAGATGATAATATTTATAATAATCATATTGATAATTTAGAATATATATCAAGAGTTGATATTATGAATAAAAAATATAATAAAGAAAAAAATAAAGAAATTATTAAAAAAGAAAATATTAAAGATAAAATTAAAGATGATGAAAAAGATAAAGAAGATGAAGAAAATGAAAAAGATAAAGAAAATAACAAAGATGAAGAAAATAATGAAGATAAAGAAAATAACAAAGATAAAGAAAACAAAGAAAATAAAAAAGATAATATAACTGAAATTATTATTAAAAGTGAAAAATTTATTAATATGGGTTATATTGATGAATTGGATTATAGTAATTATTATATAAATAATAAAGGTAAAATATATAGTTTAAAAAATAAAAAAATATTATCAATACAAATAGATAAAGATGGATATGAAACAGTAAAATTAACTGATAAACAATATAAAATTAAATATGGTAAAAGATTAAGAGTTCATCGTTTAGTTGGTAAATATTTTTTACCTAATGGTGAAAAAAATTATTATTCAAAATCAACAATTGATCATATTGATAAAAATAAATTAAATAATAATTATACTAATTTAAGATGGACAACTTATAAAGAAAATACAACTTATGCAACTGGTATTAATGTTTATAAAGTTAATGATGATGGTAATGTAATTAAAACATTTTTATCTAAAGCAGATGCAACAAAAGATTCAGGCCAAAAATCATTAGATTTATTCAGAACTAAAATAGTTAAAGCTAAAAATGGATTTTATTATACAACATTAGAACCAAAAGATAATAAAATTGATATTAATAATTTATATAAAAATAAAACAAAATGTAAATATATTAAAGCAGATTTAGAAGGTAAAATATTAAAAGTTTATAATGAATTAAGAGATATAGCAAAAGATTTTGGATTAAAAATTTTTTCAATTAATCAATATAATATAAAAGAACAAAAACAAGAATTATTAGATAAAAATATTATTATTAAAAAAGGTTATTTATGGAAAAAAATATCATTAGATGAAAATATTGATGTAAATAAAAATTTAATTGATGATTATTAATTTTTTATTTAAATAAAAAATTATATTTATTAATTTATTTAAATTTTATAAACTTCTGTTTCATTATTAACAGTTCTATCAAATGTTTCATTAATTTGTTTAATATCACTATTAGGATATTTAAAGAAATTACCAATATTTTCTTCAACAACATTATTATCTTTCATTACTTTTATTGTTGGTTTAGATTTATCATAATCAGAAATAACTTGTGCAAATTTGTATTGATTACCTTCTTGATATAAAACAATTTCTCCTGATTTATATTCTAACAATGGTTGTAAATCACCAGCTGGTAAGTTTTTAAATTCATCTGTTGATAATGCTGTTCCTAATCTATTATTTAAATAATCTTTAAAATGATTCATAATAATATCTCTAAACATAAAATTATTAGGATCATCTGTTTCATATGTTTTATTTTCAATATCATTTTTAATTTTATCTAATAAATCAGATTGCATAGAAATGATTTCACTATTATAATTTTTAGTTAAATCTAAAATAATTTGTTTCATATTATTTCTCATTTGTTTTTTAAATTCTAATTTATCATTATTATCAAAATCTGAATTATTATTATAATCACATTGTATATCATTAAATTTATCTTCTTTTCCTGTTATATCATCACCAATAAAATCTTTATTATTATTATATTTACTATCAATAACAACTAAAAATCCCATATTTGGAATATAAAAAGTAATATTATCAATAGAATAAATTAAAGATGATGTCTTAACATAATCAGCTTTAATACCTTTAATAAAAACATTATTTTCTAAATTAAATTTAGGAATATAAATACCCTTCTTTTCCATAACATGAAATGTATATAATAATTGGAATAAAACATTTTTAATTTCTTTATTATTATGTGAACCTGTATAAGTCATTCGTTTTATACCATTAATTAATTTATATTCTCTTGTCATCCATTGTAATAAAGAACAGTAAGGTGCTTCAGTTAACATAATAATAACTTGATTACCATATATAATTTTAATTTCATCAATTGTTAAATTTTGATTATTATTTTTATTTAATCCTTTTAAAATTTTACTTTCAATATTATCTAATTCTTTTTCCTTATCATTATTATAATATTCATTTAACCATTGATTAAATGGTTGTCTAATATAATTATATAATGGCATAATTAATTTTCTTAATAAATAAATACAATCAGCTTTCATTTGTCTTGTTTTTTCTGGAATTGAATAATTTTCTTTTGAACCTGCAGTTTGATAATATTGTTTAATATTTACAATAACTTCATTAGATGATTTTAACATTTTATCTAATTTATCTGCATAATTATTATAATTATTATTATTTAATTCATTAATAATATATTTAAAGAAATTATATATTTTATCATATAAATCCATAATTTTTTTATAATAAATATCAGGCATTGAAGTTAAATTTTTATCTTTAATTTCTATTTCACTTGCTTTACCTTTAATAAGATTATTCATTTGATTAAATTTAATATCTGAATCTTTTAAATCTTCTACTGTTCCACATGTAATAATAAAATTAGGACATACTTTAGGTTTAATAATTTTATCTAATATAAAGTTATAATATTCTAATTCTTTACCTAAATGAGAATTTTTAAATTGTTCTACTTTTTTTTCTATATATGTTGCATAATAATCTAATGCTGGATATTTATATAATCTAACATTTAATTTATGATTTTCATTAGCACAATCAATAGTTCCATTAACTTTTTTAATTGGATAACATGATTGATATAATAAAAAGTTTTGTGGCATATTATTAAATGGTGTATTTTTATTTGATAATTCGGCCATATATGGATTAAATCTAATTGTTTTTAATTTAGCATATAAATCATTAACTTTATGTTCATTAATCTTATTATTTAATTCATTTATCATATCTGACATTACTTCACCCATATACATTCTATCGTGTGAATATCTTGCATAACTATCTAATATATTATCATTAATATATTTACATGTTTGTAATCTATCTGATATTGTTAATATATTATGAGGTAATAATTCTTTTGGTAATATATCTTCATATATCATATGTTGTCTAACCATATTATCATATGGATGATCACTATAAATAATAGCATTTTGTGATACAACTGGAACTTGATATAAGGCACTTTGTATTGGTGATAATGTTGATGTATATAATTCATTCATTTTAGGTCCAAATTGAGAATAATCATTTTTTTTTAATTCAATATTGGGTTTATTAATTTCATTTTGGGTAGGTAATAATGATGTTGGCCCATCTAATTTAATTAAATGTTCTTCTTTTTTATCTTTATTAAAATTATTTGGTTTATTATTAAATTGTTTATTTTTATTAAATTGATTATTATTATTTTGTTTATCCTTATTAAAATTATTATTATTAAATTGTTTATCTTTATTAAAATTATTATTAAATTGTTTATCTTTATTAAATTGTTTATCTTTATTAAAATTATTATTAAATTGTTTATCTTTATTAAAATTATTGTCTTTATTAAAATTATTATTAAATTGTTTATCTTTATTAAAATTATTGTCTTTATTAAAATTATTATTAAATTGTTTATCTTTATTAAAATTATTGTCTTTATTAAAATTATTATTATTAAATTGTTTATCTTTATTAAAATAATTATCTTTATTAAAATTATTATTTTTATTTTCATCTTTTTTATCCAAATCAATTATATCAATTGGTTTAGAATCAATTACTTTTTTTAATTCTTCACTATCATTATTTATACTATTCATATTATTATTTTTATCAAAAAAAGTATTATTATTTATAATATTATTGTTTGTAAAATGTTTATTTTTTTTATGTTTTCCTCCATAAATAATTTTTGAAGGTATTAATTCATTTATTGAATCCATTTATATAATTAATTATATAAATATATTATAAAATTAAAAAATAAAAGAAAAAGTATTTTCTTTTTTAATATTATTATTTTTTATATTATATTTTTTAATATTTCCATTAAAATTATGAAATGAAATATTACAATCATCATTTACTAATAATACATTAATTGATGCATTAAATAAATCAATATTTTTAACATTATAACAAAATAAATAATCAATATTACAATTAATTATTTCACAATAATTAGTATTAATAATATTAATTACTTTTTCATTATTATCATGTAATTTAACATCTTTTTCATTAATATAACTCATGATATTAATTATTTATTATATATAAAAATATATAATAAAAAAATTTAATTTATTTTAATTTTTATCATTACTAAAATCATCATACATTAATTTTTTCATAAAATCATTAAATGATAAGATTTTAATATCATTTTCATTATTATCCATTTTTTGATTTCTTTTTTCAAAAAATTTTTTTCTTTTATTATTATTATTTACATTAGTAAAACATTTTTTTTCTTTTTTATATTCATCAGTATATGGAATTCTAACAATTTTAATTTTTTCATCATTTTTATTTTGTTCAAGGAGTGCAGGCACTCCTTCAAGCCTCGACTTTGTCGAGGGTTCAAGGGGATTTATCCCCTTCAAGCAGGAGGTTTTACCTCCTGGTTCACTCATAATATCATTATATTCTTGTTTTAATTTAATAACTTTATTTTTAACATCAATTAACTCTTCTTGTGTTTTATATTCATTGCATTCAATTTTTCTGCTATATTCTCTAGCTTCTTCTTTAATTTCAGTTAATCTTTTATTATTTAAAAGATTAATTTGAAAATCACAATGATTAATAATACTATCAAAATCAACTTCCATAAGTATAAATATATAAAAAATAAATTATATTTAATTATTAATAATACAAAAATCAATTTTTTAAAAAATAATTAATTAATTCTAAATTCATCAAAATATGGATCATTTTCAATAATTTGTAAAGGTGTTAAATATTCATCATTAACTAATAATCTACCTTTATTATTAACATTTTTATTATTTGGTTTAACTCTATATTGATTAGGAATAACCCTTCTAATAAAATCAACAGTTTCTTGACCAACAATATTAGAATTCATAATAGGAGGAAAAAAACCACAATCAATTAATGTACAAAAAAAGAAATGAATATCATAATATCGATTTTGTCTCATTGTAATATTCATTTTATTAAAAAATTTTTCTTGAATTTTAATATTATCAACAATATTAGGTATACAAGCAAAATCAAAATCCCATAATTTTAAAATATATTTAAAAGGAGGTGTAATATATTTTTTACCATTAATATTATAAGAATATTGATATTCATTACCATTATCATGTATTAGTAAATTATTAGCTTTTAAATCATTATGTCTAAATGCAGGAAATTGATATTGAATAACAGCTAAAACAGATAATAATTGAAAAAAGAATATTTTCCAATAAATAGGTTTAAAAGTTGTATAATGTTCTCTAATAAAATTAAGAAAATCCCCTTGATTAGCTAATTCAGAAATCATAACACTAACAGTATCTTCATATTCATGATTATTATATCTTTCAATAAATTTTTGATATTTTTTTTGTCCATCAATAATTTTATTATATTGCATAATTTTTATAAATTCATAAATTGAACAATAACAAGAATGAACTGGTAATATTAAATGATTAGTTTGACCTGATAAAACAAAATAACTTAATACTTTTAACATTTTTAATTCTGTATTTTCTGGTCTTGATATTTCATATATTGATTTATAATGTGGATTTTTTGCATATGGTGTCATTTTTAATGCAAATTTAGCAATAATATTATTATCATCATTAAATGATGATGTATCAGATTTTAATATTATACCTTTAAAAAAATGACCTGTTGATCCACTACTAATATATTTTAATTTAGCATTAATTTTCATCATAATAGGTAATATTTTTTGAACATCATATTTATGTAATTCATCTCTAATATTTTGATTTTTATTATTTAATTGTAAAAAATTTTTAAATGATATATAATCTAATGATAATAAAGGAACACCAAATATTTTAGTAAAAATATCATATAATATTTTATATGATTTAGTATATTTTGCAGTAAATTTTTGAGAATTATCTTTTTGCATAATTATATTTGTATAATTATATTTTTTAATTATATTTTATTTTAAATAAAATTATTATTTATAATTTATATATTCAAATAATTTTTCTTATATCTTCACTATCATATAATGAAATTATACAATGACAACTCCATAAATTGGTTTTATGTATTGTATCTATATTAATTATTTCTGGTGAAATATAATTAAATTCTTCTAATTTCTTTGATAATTCATTATTTACTTGTTTTAAATTATTATATGGTATAATATATATTAATTGTTCTTCAAATGTTAAAGGTTTATTATTTTTAATATCTTTAATATGAAAATCATTCATAAAATTATTTTCCAAATAATTTGATATATCACTTATAAATGGCATACAATTAAATTTATAATACCAATTCCAATTTAAACATTCTGCTTCTAATATATTTAATGATTTTGTATTAAAATAATAATTTATTGTCCAATCAAATCCATTTAAATAATTTTCTAATAGATTATTTATTAATATTGTATTATTTGAATGTAAATAATGATTATAATAATTAAATTTATAATTAATTAATATATCAATAACATTTATTTTTTTATCTTCAATATAATTATTTTTTTCATCAATATAATTTGATAAATCAAAATTATTAAAATCAATATAATCTTTTTGTTGTTCTCTTAATTCTTCTAATCTTTTAAATTCTTTATTTTTTGATGAATAATTATGATTATGGTTCATTAATGCATTTTCAAAATATGATACTTTAAATAATTCTAATTCTTGTTTACTTAATTTTTTAATAAACATTGATAAATTATAATAATTAATTTTATAATTATTATTTTCTTTATATAATATTGTTTTCATATCATTAAATTTTTTTAATGATTTACCATAACTTGTTATAATATAATTCATTCTATTAGCTGTAATAAATGGTATATTTTGTAAGAAATCATTACCAATAATAAAACATAATACAATAAAATCTAATATTAATTCATTATCAGATAGATTATGAACAATTTTATTATTATTCAAAATATATTTAATATATTTAATCAATAATAATTTTATTTTATAAACATTAAAATATATTGGTTTTCCTTCTTCTAATCTAAATAAGTAAATGTTCTTTGGAGAAGATGGATTAAATTTATATTTTGTTATTAAAGTAATTAATGATAAAAATATTATATCAGTATCTGAACTATAAATAATATTATTTTCATTTAAATAATTTGATTTAATTGCTTGAATTATTTTATGTTCACCTTCACCTTTATGTTCATAAGATGAATAAATATAATGATGTTCTTTACAATATTTTTTTAATTCTATATCTAATTTCTTCATAAAATTAGTTGATGGTGAAATATTTGAATTTGCTTGCCATTGTCTAGTATTAGATTCTAATTTATCCATCATATAACTAGTATATCGTCTTATTCTTTGTTGCGTTATTTTAGCAAATGGTGCAATACCATCTATAGCAATATAAACATCTTTTTTAGGTTTAACCATATTAATTACATTAGTATAATGTTCTAATGTTTTTTTTATAATTAAACTTTCTAAATTATCTATATTTCTATCACCTATTTCTTCATATGCTGAATTATATGCACCATAAATTGCTCCATTACCATCAATAAATAGATTATCATTAAATCTATTTTTTTCATCAATAAAAGATATTTTTGCTTTATCTTGTTGTCTTCTTAACCAGGATGTAAAATATAAAACACCCATAATTTTATAAATTAATATTTAATTATTAATTTTTAAATATTATATAAAATAAAAATATATTTTATTTTTTCATTTTTTTATAATTATATTATATAATATTAATTGATATATAAACATGTCAAAGAAAGAATCATATATTAGTGTTCAATCTGATATTCTTAAGAAATATGATTTAGTTAAAAAATTAGGAATTAAAACTGTTCCAGAAAGAGGAAGATTATTTAAAGTTTTAGCTAAATTAAGAAAAGATAAAAAAATTACTTCTAAAGATACTGCAATTGAACAATTAAAAGATGTTGAAAAATGGGTTGGTAGTCATCTTGATGAACTTAAAAAATTATATGAAAAAGAAAAGTAAATAATATTTTTATTTTATTTAAATAAAATAAAAAATATATTTTTAACCATAATTAATATTCATACCACAATATTCTTTAGGTTCATTTTGAAAATCAATTGGTGTATAAATTCCTACAATTTGTGCATTATCTAATAAATAACTAAAAATTTCTTTAAATAATTGACCATGACCATATTCAGGACACATTAAATGAGCTACTTCATGTATAACAACATACATTAATAAATTCATATTATGAATTTTATGATTAACTTTAGATTTTAAACAAAATACCAATTCTTGTTTATTAATTGAATAACTTGTATAAATATTAGTTGTATTTTCTGATATATCAATATTTTTTATTTTTTTATCTAATTCATCAATATATTCCTTATATTCTTGTTTTGGGTTATTTTTAATTTGTTGAACTAATAAATTAATATTTTTTCTTATTTGTGCTAATGTATCTGCACTTAATTGTTTATCTTCATTATCTTCAACAAAATATTCTTTATTATCAATTTGTGATTTAATATATTTACCTGGTTTATAAATATATTTAATAATTATAATACATATAATAATTAATATTATACTTGATATTATTGTTTCATTCTTCATTTTGTTATATATTAATTTTTTATTATTTTTTATTTAAATAAAAAATATTATTTTATTATAATATTATTATTTTTTCTTTTTATCTTTTTTCTTTTTATCTTTAGGTTTAGATTTAGGTTTTTTATTTAATTCATTTCTTACAGTTTTCTTAATTTCTTTCTTTAAATCATCTAAAGTAATAGTATCAGTATTATCATAATCGATATTGATTTTATCAATATCTCTTGATTTGGATTTATCCAAATCATCAATTTCTTCTAAAAATTCTTTTTTCTTTTTTTCTCTATCAATTAATTCATCTTTAATATATTGGAATAACATATCAGAAGAAGAAACATTTTCATATTCATTATTATTCCAATCAAAACTATATTTATGTTTATATAATTTTGGCATTCTTTCAAAACTAATTAATTCATCTAAATCATCATCTAATGTAATAGTATATTGTTTAAAGAATTGTTTGCTAGTTAATGAAAAAACAATATTATTAATTTTAGAATATTTAACACTATCACTACCATATTCTAATAATGCAATATAAATAGCTTGATAAATACAATTAATAAAATGATAATTAAATAATTCAATATCTTCAATTGCAGTAATATAAGGTTTAGTATATTTTCTTAAACCTTTAAAGTAAATAATAATTTCTTCTTTTAACATATCAGTAATTTCAGATGACATATTAGGAATAATAAAATCATATTGACTTGGTTTATCATAAGATAAAAACATACTATCAGGGTCATATAATTCAAAGTTTTTACTATGAATTTTATAATATTCTTTAATTTTATGAATAATTACCATAACATGAGCACGAATTGCTCCATAACCTAAATAAATACTTCTTTTTAAATATTGATTATTATTACATACTTTTAAAAGTCTTAATAATTGTTTTTGTAAGTAATTATCAATAACTTTAAAACTATCCATTCTAAAATTTTATATTATTATATATTCATAATTAACAAAATTTTATTTATAAAAATAAAATTATTTTATTTTTTCATTTTATATTTTATTTTTTTAATGATTGTAATAAATCAATTATTTCTTTCTTTTTCATTTTTGCAACAATTATATTATATTCTTTACATTTTTTAACTAATTCTTGATATTTATAAGGTCCATTTATTAAATCATCTAATATTTCATTATTATATAATGTTTCATTTTCTTCTTTAATTTCTTCAATTTCTTTAATAATATTATTATCATTATTATTTATTTCATTTTCTTCTTCTTTTTTATTATCTTTATTTTTAATATCTTCTTCATCATTTACTTCTTCAATAATATGTTCAAGGGAATTTATTCCCTTCAAGCAGGAGGTTTCACCTCCTGGTTCATCTTCACAAAGTGAAGATTTAGCAGGAGCTTTAGCTCCTGGTTCTTTATTATTATATTCTTGATTAATAACATTACTAATATTACTTTCAATAATATTTTGTAAAGAAATAATATCATTAATAAATTTATTATTATTTTCTTCTATTATATTATCTTTATCAATATCATCATCAATTTCTTCTTCATTATTCATATTATTTATACTTTCTTCAATTTCATTATGTAATTCTTCTAATTCTTCATCTTCTTTATGTTTTTTATTATAATCATTTTTAATTTTATTTAAATATTGTTGTTCAATTTCTTCAAGAGGTATTTTATTTTCATTTTTAATTTCATTATTATTATCACTTAATAAATCTTGTGGATTAGGATATTCATTTATATCTTCACTATTTAATTTAATATCCTTATCAACATCATTAATAATAGTTTGATTATTAATAATATTATTATTAAAATCTTTATTATTTATATCTTCAATATTATTTTTATTAACTTGAATATCTTGTTGTTTTTTACAAATATTATTTTCATTATATTTAAATGTTTTTTCTAATTGATTTTTTATTAAATCATTATTATATTTAGGTAAATCATCTTTAATTTGTTGTTTTAATTTATTAATCTCCTTAAATATAATTTCATTTTGTTCAGAAAATTTCTTAACAAACATATATAACATAACCATAATTAAGAAGAATAAAATAATTACTAAAATAATTAAAATATCCATTTTATATTTTTTATATTTTTGAATTTATATTTATTAAATAAAAAATAATATTTTATATTAAACATATTATTTTATTTTAATAAAATAATAATTATTCAATTAAATTAGATAAATTTTTAGAACATAAGATTAAACAATCTTTAAAAATAATTGTTCTAGGATAATTTTCATCTAAATAATCTTTTAATTTATCTTCATCTAAAGTATATGTTGTATTATTATGTTTATTATAAATAATATTAAATCTTTTCATTAATCTAATATACATTGTTAAATAATTATTTTTATTTTTAAACCAAATTTCTCTATCAACTGGTTTATAAATATCATTTGTACCAATAACAATTTCATCATTATTTTCATTATTAATTCTATCAGTAAAATAAACATTTTCTTTATTATTATCTGTACAAACTGCAGAACAATATTCTATTCTTTCAATTAATGGAATTAAATTTTCAATATTAGTAAATAATTTTCTATCTGATGTTGTTATTAATCCTGATAATCTTAATAATTTACCTTCATTAGCCCATTTTTCACAATATATATCACAATCTTCAAAAAATTGGATTTCATCAATAAATATTATTTCATAATCTTTTATTATATTATCTATTTCATATAAACTTTTACATTTTATTTCATTATATTTTATTCCTGATAATAATTCTTTACCTTCTTTTCCTTCTTTTATACCAAAATTATTATTATGTGTAATACTATTTTTATATCGATCATCTAATATATATCTTACTAATAAACATTTTTTATTAACTCTTGAAAATCTATCATATTCAGCCATTAATCTTGTTGATTTCCCACTGAACATTGGGCCAGTATATAATATAATATTTCCATTAAATGACATTATTTTATATTTAATAACTTATATATTTATAAATATATAATTTTAAATCAATTTTTATATGATATTTATATATAATATTTTTTATATAAAAATGAGTAATTCAGAATTAAATAAGTTAATTAATAGTGAAGTTATAAATAAATTTAAAGATTTATTTAATTGTTTAAATGAAGATGAACAATTAAATAATTATAGAATACAAGATATACAAAAAATATATTCTATAGGAGATATACATGCTGATATACTTGTATTATTAAAATTATTTGAACATTTTAATTTAATTAAATATGAAATTATTAATAGTGATAATTTACCTACAAATTATAATTATTATGATATTAAAAGTAATAATATACGTAATGAAAAAAATAATGAAATAAATTTAGAAACTATAACAGAAAATAATAATTTTATTTTAGAATTAAGAAATAGATATTATTTAGATAATTTTAATAATAGAATAAGAGATATTAATAAAGTTATTAAAGTTAATATTTTAAAAAATAATTTTAATAATATTGAAAATAATTCAGCTTTTATATTTTTAGGTGATATTTGTGATGCACATTATGAAAGAATGCCAAATAATGATATAAGTTGTTTATCATTATTATTTATATTTAAAAAATTATTTGATAATTTACTAAAAATACGTAATATTCATTTAAAAATAATAATTGGAAATCATGATTTAAATGTAATATTAAATGATAAAAATAATAATTATAAAGATACAGAAGATGAAAATTATACATTATATTCAGATAAATTTGATTTAAGACATAATTTTATAATGAATAATATAGATTTATTTAACTTATTAGTTATAATTAATAATAATGTATTATTATCTCATACTATAATTTTTAAATGGCATATTTCTGAAATAATGCATATATTATTTGATATTCCTTACAAAGAAGTTGATACAAGTAAAAAATCTGATATGCTTGATAGTTCATTTGGTTTTGATCTTGATGATGATGATGATTTTGATGATAATAACAAAATTGATCCTTTTGATAGAGTTGATAAAGTTAATACATATAAAATTATGAATGCACTTAATGTTTCTGAATTAGATATATTAAATTTAATTTGTAAATATATTATACATAAAACTAATACATGTTCTACATATTATGAAAATTTTATTAATAATAATAAAGAAAATAATATACTTGATATTATAAAAAAATTAGTATTTGATAGAGAAAATGAATTTAGTAGAGAACAAGTTGCTCCTGTTTGTAATTCGAATAGTTATTATAATGATGATGAAAAACTTAATTATAATGCATGCAATAATAAATATTATATAATTGGTCATATACCTACACGTATAAATAGTAATAGTAATTTTTCAGATTATAATATTAAGAATAATATGGATAAATCATCATCAACATCATTTAATAATTTTTTTATTTATCATAATGATGTTGCATTGTCAACTAGTTTTTTTACTAATAATATTAAATGTTATTTATTATTTGATAAAATTAATGAAAATAATTATAATAAATCATTAATTAAATTTTCAACACGTAATATTATTGGGGATGAATATAAAAATATTTATGGTGATGAAGTTAATGATTTAATAAATAAAAGTGCAATATATAATTAAATTATAAATAATTAAATTTTATAATATATTTAAATATATTATAATAATTTAATTATTAATTAATTGTTAATAATATAATTAATATTATATAATTTTGAATATTCTTTTATCATTTTATAATTATGTTTTTTAATAATATTAAATAAATCTTCATTTAATTCTTCATTTAATTTATTATTTATTTTATCTATTTTTGTATAAAATATTGTTAAACTTATTATTATTATACAAAATAATATTATTATTAGTATCATTTATTATATTTAAATATAATAATTTTATATTATTTTTTATTTCATATATTTTTGTTTATTTTCTATTATATGATAATCTGAATAATATAAATAATCTTTATCTTTTTAATATTCTTTATTATGTAAATATTTATAAATATTATCAAATAATTTTTGTGTTGTTATATTATGTATCATATTATTTATAATATTATATGATAAACATTTTCATATTTATTTTTTATTATTAAATTTATCATAAAAATCTTTATTAATTTTTTTATTATAATATCCATATTCTATAATATTTTCATAATTAAAATTTATTAATAATCTTTTTAATATTGATATTGTTTTTAATAAATAAACATATTTATTATTATATTCTATTTCACTATCATTTATATAATGTTCAATTTTATAATAATATTTATTTATTATTATTTCATCAACATTATAAATTCCATCTAATGAACTTAATATTATCCCTAAAATATAATCTTTTTCATTTTCTATTTTAACATTTTGAATTTTATTTAATTCATTAATAAACCAAATTAAATTATTATTATTTTTATTAAAATGTTTATTAATTAAATTAATTCCTCTTAAAATAGATTTTATAGAATAATTTGATTTATTATTTATTATATTATTAATTATTAATTTATATATTATATTTTCTATAATATTTTTATCTGTAATCATTATTTATATATTTTTTATTATATATTTTTTATAATATATTTATATATAAATATAATTAAAAATGGAATTTTCATCTAATTTATTTCAAAAGAAAATAAAAATTATTGAACAATGTATAAAAAATAATTATGATGCATTAAATAATATTAATGATATTATCATTTATTTACAATATTTAATATATTATAATGATCAATTATCAAATGATAATTATAGTAATATTTGTAATTATGTTGATACATTATTTTCAAATTTATCATATAAATTAATGGGTATTAATTATAATTCAACAGGTATTGGTACTCATGGTGCATTACAATATCATTTTTTTGTAAATAATAGTAAATTACCAATTGATAAACAAAAATTATATTTAAGAATTAATATATCATATAAATCTAAAGTTAGATCATTTGTTATTGATATTGATAATTTAATACATAAATTATTATATGATACATATTTTCATATTAAAATAAATAAAAATGAAAATATATTTTATAAATTACCACAATTTAAATCAATAATTGGATTAGTATTTTCATGTATGATTTATAATTTAACATCTACAGAATGTATTAAAAAATATTTTAATTTATTATTAAAAATTTATTATAAAATAATATTTATTTATAAAAATAATAAAACTTTTACTTCAAGAAATGAATTTGATAAATATATGTTTAATGATAATGATGTAGATGATGAATTTAATTATAATATTAATAATTTAAATCATATAAAAAGTATATATATATATACAAATTCAAAAATGATTATAATGCCTACATCATTAATAAAAAATCCAATAACAAAATTAACAATGTTAAATTTCTTTTTAAATCTTTGTTATGGTTTTGCATATGAATATTTTTATTATTATATGAATATGTTTCATGATTTAGATATTGATATTTATTCTATTTTTAATAAATATTTTAATTGTTTAGAAATTAATAATACAATAACATTATATGATAATAATTCATTATATTTTGATATTATTACAAATGTATTATTAAATTATCTTAATGATAAATCATATTCAATTAATGAATGTGAAATATCAAAATTTTTTGATGGAATACATACACCAATTAATAATATAATGGAATATAAAAAGCAATGTTTTAATAAATTTTTAAATTCTGAACCTTTAACTAATGAAGAATTAAATGATTTTATTAACATGATTATTATTAATAGAGATATTAATGATATTAAATCTTTATTAACTTCAAAGAATGTATTAATGGAAAATTTAAAAAATAATAATTTAAATCTAATGCAAAAATATAAAATACGATATGTATTACGGGAAATAGAAGAACAAGCACAAAGAATAACTGATTTTAATGTTGTAATTAAAAATATATTAAATAATAAAAAAGATGTTTTATTTCGTGATGTTCAAAATGAATATTTTAATCATGATTTTATGATTTTAAATAATTATAATTATATTACAAATTGTGATGTTTTATCACCTAAAGTATCTTCTAATAAACCATATGTAATAGATCGTGAAATTCATATTGTTAAAAATGATGAGATTTTTACAAATACTATACCAGAATTTGAAGATTATCCAGTTCTAATATCAAAATTTGATTTATATGTATTTAATGTATTAATGAGAAATATTACATTATATGATATAAAATTAAATAAATTTTTACCTTATGTAGGTAATATTTTTAATGACTATATATATGATTTTATACTTGATCAAAATAACAAACAAATATAATAAATACTAATTTATTATATTTAAATATAATAAATATGTTATTTTATTTATTGATTAAATAAGTTTTCATCATTATATAATTTACATTGATAAGTTTTAGGATTAGCTGCCATATTAGTTTTTTCACCATAAATAAAAGCTTGAGGATTATAAAATCTATTTCCAAATTCATTAATAGGTTCTTTAGGTAAATGAGAAACCAATGTATCATATTTTTTAATTTCTTCATTAAAAACTTTAGGATGAACTAAAGTTCTTTTATTTTCAAAAATACATTCATTAGGGAAACAAGAATAATTACTTCTTAAATAATCCCATTCAGTTTTTTCAAGATTTTCAGCATTTTGTTGTAAGAAATATCTATATTCATCATCTCTACGAATATCATTATTAAATCTAATTTGTTCATTTAAAACAGTATTAGGATAATAAGAAGTCATTTCACGAAATCCACCCATTTTAGGAGGACATCCAACAAAATAATTATCAGTCATTTTTTATATTATATATTATTAAACTATTTATATATTTAATATAAATAAAATATTTATAAATAAAAATAAAAAAATGAAAAAAAATTATATTATATTTATTGTATTAAATAATTATATTTTTCATATAAAAATGGATGTATTTTTAAATAACGATAATATTATATTATTAAATAATACTTTTGATAATTATGATTATGATAAACATATTAATAATACTATAATTAGTCATTTAATATTTAATAATGTTAATAAAAATGAAATAATTTGTAAATTAAATGAAATAAAATATAAAAATGAATATATGAATTAAATAATAAATTAATATTATGTATAAATTAACTAAAATAAAATATAAAAATTTATAATATAAATAAAAAAAAGTAAATATATAAAATGGGTTATCCTAAGTTAATTAATTGGTTGAAATATCAACAAAAAAAATATAATATATTTTTTGAAACATTAAAAATACCAAATAATATACAAACAATCTGTATTAATTTAAATAATATAGTTTATAATATTTATGATAATATTAATAATAAACAAGTTGAAAATATAGAAAATTTAATAATTGATAATTCAATTCTTTATTTAAGTAATATTATTAATAAATATAAAACAAAATATTTTTTTATAACATTAGATGGGATACCACCTTATAATAAATTAAATCAACAAAGAATAAAAAGATATAATTTATTTTTTAAAAATAATAAAGATATTGAAACTAAAATAAATAAATGGAATGCATCATATAATATATTACCAGGAACAGAATTTATTAAAAAATTAGATATTAAATTATGTGAATTTATTAATAATAATAAAAATATAAAAATATATTATTCTTCTTATAAAAAATATGGTGAAGGTGTTCATAAAATTATTCAATATATTAAAAGATATATTCATAATAATAATAATGTATTAATTTATGGTTGTGATTCTGATATTACATTATTAGCATTAATAAACTCAATAGTTTATAATAATAATATATATATATTTAATGGATATAATGATAAAGTGAAATATTATAATATTAATGAAATGAAAAAAATATTAATGAATTTATTTAAATCATTAACTAATATGGCTAATTTTATTGTAATATATTTATTTATTAATTTTCATCAAATACCATTTTATGAAAGTATTAATTTAATTGTTAATATGATTAATGATAATAGTAATTTAGATTTATTATATCAAGAAAATAATGTATTTAAAATAAATAATAAAATATTATTACATTTTATTGAAGAATTAAAAAATAAAGAAATAATATTATTTAAAAATTATGATAATTTAATGTCTAAAGAATATTTTGATATATTAAAAACAAATCCTAAATTAAATATTAATATGTTAAATGAAATAGATACTATAAGAGAAAAACAAAATGATTATAATAAATTTGGTATTATTAATTTAAAAGGTAAAAATAATAATGAAATTAAAAATATTTTAAATACTTATAAAAATAAATATTACAATTATTATAATATTAAAATAATTAATGAAATATGTAAAGATTATTTTTATGGTTTTTATTGGTTATTTAATTATTATTTTAATTGTGAATTAAATGAAAAATTATGTGCAACTAATCCAGATAATATTTGGTATTATAAATATTATTGTGCACCATTTATTAATAATTTATTTAATTATTATAAAGAACATAATGAAGAATATGATGAAGTTAATTTTATGCCAGAAGATAATACAATTAATTTTAATGAACAATTAAGTTATGTTATACCTTATACTCATTTAAATGATTTTTTAATTGAAAAAATTAATGGTAATAAAAATTTAATAATAGAAAAAGAATTTTTTATTGATACATTACATAAAATTAATACTTATGATTGTGTTTATGTAATACCTTTAATTGATTATACTATTTTAAAAAATATTATTAAATAAATTTATTTTATTATATCAATAACTGAATCAATAATAAATTTATTAAAATTTTTATTAACATTTTCAAATAGTCTAATATTTTTATTATTATAATAATAATTATATGAAATTTTATAATGTTTATTTTTTTTTTCATTTTTATAATTTTTATTTTCTTTCATAAAATATTCTGATGATAATTTATTTATTATATTATCTATATTTATTAATGATAAATAACATGTTTTATAATGCATTATATTACCTTTAACTATTTTTAAATTTTTTATATTATAACATCTAATATGTTTATAACATAATTTAAGTTTTACATTATCTATATTTTGTATTTCAAAATATTTATGTGATGCATAATAAGTATATAAATTATTCATATCAATAGTCCATATATTTTTTTTATTATTATATTTATATATAATAATATTTGTTGCTGAATTCCAATAAACATATATTTTTTTTATATTAGGTAATTTTAATGGTAAATCATTTAAATTATTTAATAATTTTTTATTTTTATTATATGATGTTAATAATAAATATTCTATTGGTTGAATTGTATTAATCAATAAACTTTTACAACATAATATTTTTAAATTATTATATGTTTTATTTAATATTAAATCTAATTGATAATTTATATATTTATTATCTTTAAAATTATCATAAAAAATATCTTCATTAAATTTATATATTACTTTATCTTTATTAACTATATAATGTTCATTATAATTTATATTTGTTGATTTAAATGTATTCAATATATTATCAATATTTTCCATAATAATAAAATTATAATAAAATATAATAAATAAATTTAATTATTAAAAATTCAATTTTTTTTAAATAAAATGTAAATCATTAAAATTAATAATATAATTATAATAATTACATTATTAATAACTTGATAAATATTTATTGAATTATATTTATTAGTTTTATTAATTGTATTTTCTATATTATTAATTTTTTTATTTGTATTAATATTATTATAAATATTATCTTTCATTATTTTTAATAATTGTAATAATTCATCATTATTATTTTTTTTATTTTTATTAATATTATTTTCAGTATTATTATCATCAATATTATTTTCAATATTATTATTTTCAATATTATTATTTTTAGTATTATTATTTTCAGTATTATTATTTTTAATATTATTATTAATAGAATTAATAATATTATTAATAATATTAATAGCATTATATTGATATTTAAAATTATCCCATTTATTTTTTGGAGTAGAAGAAAATTTATTTTTATTATTATTATTAATTTCTTTCATTAATTTATTAAAATTATTATCAATTTGTTTTAAATATATATTATAATTTATTTTTATTTCATATAAATCAATATTATTTTGAATAATAGTATCTTCTAAATTCCCTTTAATTAATTTATGATAATCATTTAATTTTCTAGGAAAATTTTGTTGTCCTGGACATTTACTTCCTACAATTCTAAATAATCTATTTTTACTATAAACTCTCCAATCAATATAATTTTTATATTTATTATTAGTTTTATAATGAAAATATTTAATAAAATTATAAATATCATTCATTGTAGTTTTTAATGGAAAATATAAATGATATGATTTTCCTTCATGCCTAGAATTAATATTTTGTGTTAATGCATAATTATTATATAATAATTCATTAATTTTTTCTATATCATCATTATTAATAAAATCACATAATAATTCAATTATTTTATTAATAATTTCTTTAATATCAATATCTAAATTTTCAATATCAAAATACATTCTAACAGTTTGACCTTGTAATATTTCTAATATTGATTTATCATGATTATTATGTAATTCAATATTATCATTATTATCACTATCTGCTTGACATTTTGCTAATACCATAAATTGTTCAAAATTTAATTGATAAATATGTCTTTTATCAAAATAATTTGTAATATCAACGTAATTAATCAATTGAGAATTCATTATTAATATATTGTTTAAAAAATATATTTAGAAATATAATTAAATTATATAATAATAAATCAATTTTTTTTAATTTTCAATAATTGTATTATCATCATGATTAGTATTTAATTTTTCTCTAACATATTTAGTATTAATACCATCTGGATTCATTACTTTTCTCGATGAATGCCATTCAATAGAATCAACTGGAAAACCAATAGTTGGAACATCTTGAACTAAACATCTACCATTAGCTGGAACACAAACAGGTAAATTTAATCTTTGATTATTTTTATACCATAATTCAGGAGGAATATAATTTCTTCCATAATCTTCTGGTTTAGTTTTATAATCAGTAGGAATAAATAATTGATGTGCTGACATATAATTAAATCCATTAAATGTATAAATATTTTCATCTGTAATAACATTATCTTTATAAATAAATCCAGTATTTTTATTATCACTAAATGATTGTTTATATTCTTCTGGTTGATTTTCATATCTTTTATTCATTTCTTCATCAATATTCTTAGTTGAATAAGTTAATTTAGATTTAATAATATCATTTTCTTCTTCTGGATTAATTTCTTTTAAATTATCTAATTCTTTTTTATGTTTAACTTCAACTTTTTCTTTTTCTTTATCTTTATTTTCTTCATGTTTAATTAAATCATTAATATCATGTTTAGTTGTATTATAACTAAAATCATTATCATTTTTAGATGATAATTCAATATTAACATCTTGATTTAATTCTGATTTAACTTCTTTTTTAATATTATTGTCTTTATTATTAATTTTAATATTATTTTTAATTTTATCATTTGTTTCATTTTTAACTAAATCTTTAACTTTATTAGAATAATTTACATCAACTTTATCTCCTTTAACAATTAATTTATTAATTTTATCTTCTTCTTTAGGTGCTTTTTCATCTAAATCTGGTAAATTAGATTCTTTATCTAATCCAACTGTTCGACTACTAATACTTTCAACCTCATTAGTAAAGTTTTCAAATTCTAATATTTTACAAAATAAAATAATAATAACAATAATTAAAATAACAATTAATATTTCAGTAATCATATTTATTATTTTATATATTATATATTTTTATAATATAATTTTTGTTTATAAATTAATATTAAAATAATAATAATAATAATTAATAATAAATAATGAAATATAATAAAAGGTTTCATATAATTTAATATAGGAGATAACATATTTAAAATAATATTTTGATTAGATGTAGATAAATTATTTTGAGGTTGTATATTAGCATCATTATTATAAATTTTATTTTCGTCCATAATTATTTATATATATTATTTAAATAATAAATAAAAATTAAAAAAAACAAAAAAATAAAATTTAATATCTAAATCCTCCAGGTAAACGGATGCTTTCACTATCTTCACCACCTAAAAATAAGTTATCATTACCACCTTTTTTAGTTGATTTTTTTGTTGTTGTTTTTTTAGGTTCTTCTTTTTTAGTTGGTTCTCTATATTTATCACCAAATTTTTCTTTAAGGATTTTAACTCTTTGAGCTTGAATCTTTTTAAAATCAATCTTTTTAATTTCAGCAGGTTTCATAGAAGAAACAGTATTATATAACATTTTAGCTCTTTCAACATCAGATAAAGCTTTTAATTTATCTTCACCAATTTCTTTTTTATTTTTGGTGTTAGCAACAAACTTAATAATTTTAATTTTATCCCAATCATCAATCTTAAAATTAGTTTGGATAAATTCATTAGTCTTTTTATTCCATTCAATAGCTTCAGGGTTAAATTTCTTTTTTCCACCTTTCATTTTACATTCTTTATATAATCCATTAATGAAATTACTAAAACCTGGTTTCATAGATTTAGATTTAGCGCCACCTTCTTTCAATTCTTCTTTTTCAATATCATTTTCTGAATCAGATGGTAAATCATCATCATCATTTTCAAAATCTACTAGTTCAAAATCATCTTCATATTCATCTTCATCTTCAGATGGCATATCATCATCTTCACCTCCACAATATTGTTTATTGCAATCACATCCTCCAGTAATTTGATGAATTTTATTCATAATTTCTTCAGTTGAAGAAACATTAACACCACCAGTTTGATAAGGGCTATCAGGTAAATCAAAAGTATTAGATCTCATTCTAGTTTCAATTTCACTATATCTAGGATCATTTTCATCAAGAGTATCAGTTTCAGGTAAAACTTGATATCCAGGACCAGAATAATCATCTTTAAAACCTCCACAATATTGTTTTTTACAATTACATCCACCAACAATTTTATTTAAATTATTATATAAACTCATTGTTGCAGAACCACCAAGATTATCTTGTTTTGATTGTTCAATTAATCTTTGTGAATTAGTTTTACCAGCAGTTTGTTTAGATAAATTTTCAGTCATGAATGGTTCAATAGATGTCAATTTATCAGAACCATTAATAAATTGATTAATACCATTTTTAACAACATCAATAGTTTTATTAATACCTTTTTCAATTAAATTAATACCTTCATTTTTAGCTTGATCAGCTAAATTTTCAGCAGAAGATACTGTATCATTGAATGATTCTTTAATAGATGTTGTAGTATCAACAATATCAAAACCACCATATTGTGATAATCCTAATGTACTTTCTTCAACATTACCACCAATTTCAGAATCATATAAATTATTAGTAAAACGATTCATTATAAAAAATGTTTTATAATTTCAAAATCTTTTTATATATTATATAATGAATATTTTTTATAAAATAAATTAAAATCATTTAATATTATATAAAATAAAAATATTTTGAAAAGTATTATGTTTCAAGAAGGAATATCATATAATACAATTATTATTGCTATTATTATTATAATTATTATTGCATTTGTTGTATATAAATTATGGAATAAAGAAAGTTTTAGCCCTTTCCAAAGAGTAAAAAGAGTATTAAAAGAACATTTTGATTTTATTGATTTGAAAGAAGATAATACAATGGCTGATACATTAAATAAAGTAATTGAAGAAAAAGAAAAAGAAGATAATAATGAAACACCTGATGGTATTACTGAAGATTTAGATATTGAATGGAATGATAAAGCTGATAAATATAAACCATCATCTTATTTAGAAGGTGAAAGAGGGAATGATTATAAAGAATTAGATTTACAAGATGAATATGAAACACAAATGGCTAAATCAATTGATTATTCACAAATGAATAATAATGACCAATTCGTTCCTAATGACCAAGGAAATGGTAATTATGCACAATATACACCAACTAAAGAAGAATATACAGTTAAGGATTTAATGAATTCTGAAAAGTTATTACCACAAGAAGTTAATCAAAACTTTTTTGATGTTGTGGAAGACCCCATCACAGTTAAAAATAGACATTTGATTAATATAAATAAACCAATAGGTATTGATTCAATTGGTTCATCTATGAAAAATCCTTGTTTAGATATTCGTGGAAATATTCCCGCCCCTAAGTATGCTATATCTCCATTCCTTAATTCCGCTATAGAACCGGATGTTGCCACAGTTGGATTTTGCAATTCAAATCCATACCAATAAATTAATAAATAAATATTAAATTATTTTATTTAAATAAAATAATTATTTATTATTTTTTAGATATTTTAAATTGTGTTTCAAATATTTTTTCAATATCTTCTTTTAATGATAAATTACGATTATATTTAAATCCATCAACAAAACTACCAATTTTCCAATTTTTATATATTTCTCTAGTTGTTGGTAATCTATGAAATTCATTATAAAATTCTTGACATAATTTTATTTTTTCATCATTTGAAATTTTAATATTATTTCTATTTTTAATAATATTACATTTAAAAATATCTTCAATTTTATTTTTAATATTTTGATTATGTTCATTTTTTAAACTAGAAATAAATGAATAAATTTTAAATTCTTTATATTCTTCATTTCTTATTGGTAATCTATGAAATTCATTATAAAATTCTTGACATAATTTTATTTTTTCTTCATCTGATAATAAATTTAAAGTTTTTGATTTTTTAATATTTATATTAAATATATCTTCTATTTGTTTTTTAATATTATTATTATGATTATTTTTTAATCCATTAATAAATGAACTAATATTAAATTCTTTATATATCTCATTATATAATGGTAATCTATGATATTCATCATAAAATTCTTGACATAATTTTATTTTTTCTTCATCGGTTATTCTTTCTTTTTTTTCAATTATTATATTAAATATATTATTTATTTGTTCTTTTAAATGTTTATTTTTACCACTTTTTAAATTTTTAATAAATGAACCAATATTAAATTCTTTATATATTTCTCTATTTGTTGGTAATCTATGATATTCATCATAAAATTCTTGACACAATTTTATTTTTTCTTCATCTGATATTAATATTATATTATTATTAATTTTAATATCACAATTAAATATTTTTTCTATTTTATTTTTTAAATGTTTATTTTGACCATTTTTTAAACAATTTATAAAATTTCCAATATGAAAGTCTTTATAAATTTCTTTACTTATTGGTAATCTTTTATGCTCTTTATAAAAATCTTGACATAATTTTATTTTTTCTTCATCTGATATTAATATTATATTATTATTAATTTTAATATCACAATTAAATATTTTTTCTATTTTATTTTTTAAATGTTTATTTTTATTATGCTTTAATCCATCTATAAAATTTCCTATATTCCAATTTTTATATATTGTATCTTTTTTTGGTAATTTATTAAAATCATTATAATATTCTTGACATAATTTTATTTTTTCATCATCATTTTTTTTAATTATTTTTTTATTTTTTTTAATTTCTTTATTAAATATTTTTTCTATTTTATTTTTAATATTATTATTTATATTATCTTGCAAATGATAATAAAATCTTCCTATTTTCCATTCTTTATATATTTCTTGTAAATGTGGTATTCTTTTATTCTCATTATAAAATTCTTCACATAATTTAATTTTCATTTCATCATTAACTTTTAAATTATTAATTACATTTTCCATAATTATAGTTTTAATATCATCTTCATTAATCATTTCTTCATCCATATATTTATCTTCTTCTTCATCATTTTCATTATTAATTATTATTTCTTCTTCAAAATTTAATTTTTCATTATAATAATTAATATATTTAAAAATATTTTCATTATTAAATTTAATATTCATAAATTTATTACAATAATTATTTATTTTATTTAAATACTTATCATAATTACAATCATTAATATCACTTGTAAAGAATATTAAATTAGACTTAATTTTATCATTTGATTTTCTCATTATTCTTCCTAAACATTGAATAATAGATATAATACTATTTTTATCATCATAAAAATAACAAGTATCAACATTTGGAATATCAATTCCTTCACATAATGTATTAATACTAAATATAACTCTTATTTTTCCATTATATAAATCTTTTAATATTATATTTCTTTCTTTAATATTCATATCAGAATATAAATATTTTGATTGAATATTATATTTATTAAATAATTCTGTTAATCTTTTAATAGTTTCAATTCTTGAATAATAAATTAATATTCTTTTATATTCTTGGTGAACTAATAAAGTTTTTATTATATTTATATCATTTAATTCTTTTATTTGATATATATTAATATTAAAATCATTAATAATATTATCTTCAATTGCTTTATCCATTGAATAATAATATGTTATTTCTTTATTAATAAATAATAATGTTGCTGAAAAATAAAATTTAATACTTTCTTTATTATTAATATCATCGTAAATTAATTTATTATTTATTATTTGTTTTATATTATCACCATTTTTATCAATATAATCTTCTTTTTCTTTTTCTAATGCATTTTTATATTTTTTATCTTCTTTCATCCATTTTAATATATGATGTGCTTCATCAACAATAATATAATCAAAATTAATATTTTTTAAATATTCATAACTATCATAAACACAAACATAAATATTATATTCTTCATTAAATTTTTTATTAGTATTAGTCCAACATTCATTAATATTAATATTAATTTTATTTTTATTAAAATTATCTTTATATTGTTCGGCTAATAATATATTTGGAACTAAAATTAATATTTTTTTATCTTTATTATTTATACTAAATAATTCAATAATATATGATTTACCAGATGCACAAGGTAAATTAAAATAATTATCTTTTTCTTTTGTATTATTCATAATATTTAATAAATCTTCTTGATGTTTGTATAATTCTTTAATTTTTATTTCTTTATTTTCTTTAGGGATTTTATCAATTAATTTATTTTTAATTTCTTTTAATTTAGATATATTATAATATTTATTATTAATCATATTATTAAATACAATATCAATTTCATTATGTAATTCATTTAATAATTTTTTATCTAATTTATCAAATAATAAATTATATGCATTATGAATATAATTATTAATTATATTATCATTAATTTCTTCATAAATTACATCATTCATTTTATTTTTACTTAATATAATATCTTGTGAATAAATAATATAATATTTAAAATTATATTTTTGTAAATTATAAACATATACAAAAAATGAATCTAAATCATTATTAAATAATCTTTGATGTTTAGAATAAAATTTAACTTGATAAAAAATATTATCATTAATATTTATACAATCAATACCATCATCAATAAAAGATAAATTATATTTATCTTTATAATCAAAAGGGACATCCTTATACATTAAACAATTATTTTTAATACAATTAACTAATTCTAATATTGTTCCTTTATTTCTTAATATGATAAATTTATTATCATAATATAAATTCTCAAATTTATTTATTAATAAGTTATTATATTCTAACTCCATTAAAAAATATTTTATTAATATATTTAAAAATATTAATAATAAAAAATTCATTTTTTAAAAATTGAATATAAAATAATTAAATTAAATTATAATAAAAATGTCAAAATATAAAAATAATTTTAACCCAAATTTTATTAATAATTATTTTAAACAATTAAATAATTTATTTGATAAAAATGATTTAGAATTAAAAGATAAATTAGATTTAATATATAATAATTATTTAATTAATGAAAATAATAATTTTGATAAATATTTTTAATGGATTATTATATTGTTTAAATTATATTAATTCATTATATATATATGTAGAAGGTTCAAATATTAATCAAATAAACTTTATAAATAAGATAAAATTTACCATGATAAAAGAATATAATAAACATATAATAACAAAAGTAACTATACGATTTATAATTACTGCATATTTAAAAGTTAATGAATTATATAATATTGCATTAAAAGATAATTTATTTAAATAAATAAAAATTTTATTGAATTTGATTTAATTTATAAACAAATTCATCCATATCAAAAAACATATCATAATCACCTTTAAATTCACCATCTAAACAATTTAAATTATAATTTATATCATTAATGATATAATTAATATTAACTGGATTAGAATATTTTATTTTTTTATTTGAATTCATATTATTCATTCTATTATATTTATAATAATTATGGATTTCATGAACTAATTCATCCATATTATAATCATTAAAATAATCATTTAATTTATTAATAATAAAACAATTCATAATAATATTTTTAAATTTATTTATTAAATAATTTTAAATATTTAATAATTCATTTTTTTAATTTATTTTTTTTTAATTTATTTGTTAAATAAAAATAAATCATTATATTTACTAAAAAAGGTATTAATATTATTTATAATAATATCATTATTTTCATTTGATTCAATTATTGATTTATATTTAATTATAATTTCATATATATTATTTAATCTTTCACTCATAATATAATCATTTGATTCAAATAAATTTATAAATCCATTTACAATACTTAAATAATTTGTTATATTAAAATCTTCATTTCTTAAAATTTTTCTTATATCTATTAATTCACTATCATTTTTATTATTATTATATGAATTATAAATATTATTATCTAAAGAATAATATTGATTAATTAAATTATTTAAATTTTCAATATAATTATCACTTAATATAATAAATTTAATTGGTGATAAATAAGATTTATTATTTATATATAATCTCAATATTCTTAAATCATTTTCAAAATTATAATCATCAGTAAATATTGAATTTTCCATATTATATTTTTAAAAATATAAAAATATTTATGATTTATTATAATTATTAATTATTAAATTTTCAATTTTTAATTATTTTTAATAATATAATAATTAAAATACAAAGCAATAAATAATCAACTAATAAATAAAAATTAGGATTTTTCATTATAAAAAATACATTAAGCCATAAAACACATAATATAAAAATAATTAAATATATTAAATAATGTAATACAAAATAATATTATAATTATTGTTCAAACTAATTTAAATATTATAGAATTAAGTGTTAAAAGGAGATTATTTGAAATCAGTTTTATAATCTATATTATTATATATAAATTTTATTAAAATTTAATATAATATAATTTAATTATATAAAAATAATATATAATTCTTAATAATATAGAAATTAAAAATGAATATTGGACATTCTAGTTTATTACCTTATGATGAATGTGCATTTCAAGCACGTATTCAAACATCAGTTGACCCTATGATTTATAGATTAGATACTAATGCAATTTGGAATAAAAATCAATGTTATACAGGTTTTGGTCCTAGACCTGGTTATATGGGTAATGGTGTATCTACTATTGCAGGTCATCCAGTCGCAACAGCAGAAAAATTAGTTGATATTGATTCAGTATTATCTAATAGAAATGTTATTACTTCAAAATGTAAATCTGGACATTTAAATCCTATTAATGTTACAAAATTAAATCAAATTGATTTAGGTCAATGTAATCATTATTTAGACCCTGTAGCATCTCGTTTAACTAATCCAGCATTTAATTATAAAGAAGCACCTATTGATAGATTTTATAATTTAAATCAAAATCCTCAATTACCAATCTTTTGGAATTTTGCTAAAAATACTGATTTAGAAACTAAAGATAATTTTACATTTAAATTTGATGGTTTATTATCTTCTTCTGTTTTAAGTAAAGATAAAGATGATATATTAAAATATACATCTAATAGAAGTAAGCAATCATTGGTCGATTTACCTGCTGTTTATTTTTAATTAAATAATATTATTTTTAAAAATAATATATATAAATAAAAATGATAAAACAATTCACAGATAAATATCTTGTAAATAGTTTTTATAATTGTAAAAATTATAATCAAAAAATTACTCTTAGAAAAGGATTACATTTATATCGTTCAACAATATATAATGTTGATGATTATAAAGATAAAAAATATTTTTATGAAAATAACATACCAAAACCAACATATGATAAATTTGGAACAGAAAAATCTGGTGTTTATTTTGCTGTAATAAATCCAACTTTATCTGATTTTATGACATTAGAATATAATAAAGATATGTTTTTATATACATATGTATTAACAGATAATATTATAGTTGATTGTGGAAAATGGAAATATACAAATAATTTAGAAAATGATAAAACAAATACAAATAATGTATTATTAAATCATTTAGAGATAAATCTTTCAGTATTAAGTTTAAATTATGATGATAATAGATTACCAACATCTTATGAAGTATTTATTACTGAACCAGATTTAAATAAAATTAAATATATTGATAAAAAATTTATAACTGTTGATGATATTAAAAAAAAATATAAATCATATTGTCTTAATAAATCAATGGAAGAAATCATAAATGAAAGATTTAATATAACAATAAATTTTTATAATAAAGAGTTTATTAATGGTAATAATTTATTATATGATAAATATAAAGTTATAAATGTAACAATATATAATATTAAAAAAGATATAGATAATAAAATATCTTATGATATAGTATTAACATTATTTGATGAGACATCTAATGAGACAAATAAATATTCAAATAATTATTCTGTAGATGTTAAACATGAAAGTTTTTATCCACAATAATTTAATTATCTTTATTTTAATTAAATAATATTATTTTTAAAAATAATATATATAAAATAAAAATGAATATTGATAAATTATTAATAATTATTATTTTAATTATTATTATTTTTATTATTATATTTAATCATAAATATGAACATTTAACAGAATCTAATGATAAATCAACTACATTAGATGCATTAAATAATATAACAAATTTAATTAATGATGATAAAATTACATCAAAAGATTTAGAAATTACAAATAATGCTACTATTAATAATAATATTAAATCTAAAACTGGTAATATTGATAATTTAACTTCTAAAGAATTAAATATTGATAAAATTAATGTTAATAATTTAAATGTTAAAGATTTAAATGTTTCTAATAATTTAATAAATAAAAATTTTACTTATTTTTATGATGATAAAGCATCTATTAATTTTATGGAATATATGAATAATAATAAAATTTTAACAATTGATAATGTTGAAATTTTTGGAATTATAAATAATAATAATAAAACTGCAATTATTTCTTCATATTATTTTACAATGACACCTTCAAAAGAAACAGGATTAGGTATTAAAGAAATTATATTAAAATCATATAATGATATAACATTAATACCTGATACATCAAAAAAATTACCTATGGGTAATGTTCATTATTATGAACATCAAGCTGATAATTGGAATGGTATGTTAGATTTTTATGGTGGAACTCATCATTTTGTATTAGTTAATTATAGTAATAATACATATAGAATAACAGAAGAATCTACTACTCAACTACATTTTAGTAGTGGTAAAAAATATATGAAATTAGATTCAGTATTTTTTAAAATAAAATAAATATTATTTTATAACATATTATATTTTAATATAATATTTTAATATAATAATAATTAATTTTTTATGGATAATTATATTAATAATTTAATAAATAAAAGAAATAAATATTTTAATAAAATTTACAATTATAAAATTAATATTATTAAAAATAATAAAAATTCATTGAAATATTTTTTTTACAATAATTTAATAAATATTTATAATAATAAAATTAATGAAATTAATGATAATATTAATTATTTAAAATTATTTCCTTATATTTAATAATTTAATAAAATATTATAAAATTCATTTATTTTATAATTTATTATTTTTATTAATTCAAATAATTTATCATTTGTAAATTCATCCATTAATATTAATTTATTTATTGGTTTATTATATTTATTAAATTTATGAATTATATTATTCATATGATATATTAATATTTTATCTTTAGATGTATTTAATTTGTATAATAAATTATAATTAAACATATTATATAAATAAGTTAATGAATTATGAATGTAATAATAAATTTCTTTATAACATTTATTAATATTATTATAATTATAACTAATATTTAACATTATTTTATTAAATTCATTATTAATATATTTTGGATTATAATTATTTTTAAATTTATAATCCATTTTTAATTATATTTTTAATTATAATATAAATATTATATATTATTAATTTAAATTAATAATAAAATATTTAATATCTTAAATTATGATATCTAATATCATTATATCTTAAACAATGTTCATTATTTTCTTTACATGTTTCAGGTGCTCTATATAACCATTCAGCAAATTCTATTTGATTATTTGGAATTCTAGTATTAGGAGTTGTATAAAATTGTCTTTGAGAATTAAATTTAGAATATGTATCATCTAAATCCATAAATAAACGACTATTATATGAATGTATCATATCATAATTAATTTCATCATCATCAGCATTACATGCTTGTACATTTTGATTATCATCATAATCATGCAAATCAATATTCATAAAAGGATTATTTTGAGTTGGTTTTTTACATTCATACATTAAATTATAAGAATTAGGATAATTATCTTTATGTTCTTTATTTGTTGTTCTATCAATAAATGTTCTATCAAATCTTAATTTATTATTACTATCATAATAACCAATTTCACCATTATCCTCATATTCATTATTTATATCAGTTAATTTATTTTCATTATAATTTTTATTATAATTTTTATTTCTATAAATTATATTATTTTCTTCTTGAATTTGTTTATAAACATCTTTTAATTTATCATTTTTTAAATTAACTGGATAATTATTATCTAATTGGGCATCATTATAAGATTGTTGTTGATAAATATTTTTCATATCTTCAAAATGTTCTATATTATTTTCTACTGGATATTTACTTTTATATATAAATACTAGTAAAATAATAATCATTAATGGAATAAATGATAATTTAAAAAATTTAAATGCAATTAATATTATTAATACTATAAAACATAATAAAGTAATTGAATTTAATAATTCTATTTCATTCATATTTTCATTTGGGATATAATCATCAGATTGTTTTATTAATATTAATGGATCATATAACCAAAATGTTTCATCCATTATTATTTATATTAATATATGATATTTAAAAATATAATAAATAAAATTTAATTTATTTAATTTAATTTATTTAAATTATTTAAATAATTTAAATAAAAAAATTAATAATATTCATCTTCTGAAGATGAATATGGATAATCATTTTTAGAATCAAGATAATCATCATCATCATAATCATATCCATAATCAATTTGTTTATTATCATTTTCATAATGTAATTTGCAATATAAATCTGCATAATCATTTAATAATTCTTCATTTTCTTTTCTCAATTTAGCATTTTCTTGTTCTAATTGATCAATATATTTTAATAATTGATCAATTTTAGATTTTAAACGCTTACAATTATTTTTTAATATGTAATAACTTTTAATAATTTTATTCATATTAAAAATATATTTTTTTAATTAATAATAAATAATTTTTCAATATATTTATTAAATCATTTTTTTAAATAATTAAAAAATTTAATTATTCTTAATAATATAATAATTAAAATATAAAGCAACAAATAACCAAGAAATAAATAAAAATTGTAATTTAGCATAAAATGGGTTAATATCATAAAATTGTTTAATAATAATAATAATAGAAACAATTAAAAATAATAAAATAATAAATGATTTATTAGGATTTTTATTTACAAAAAATGTATTAACCCATAAAACACATAAAATAAAAATAATTAATGAATTAATAAAAATACTAATATTAAATGTATTGAATAAAGCAATACAAAATAATATAATAATTATAGTCCAAACTAATTTAAAAATAATTGGTCTTGGTGTTAATGATGATTGTTTATAATTTGTTTTATAATCCATAATTTTATTATTATATAATATATAATTAAAATGAATAATGAATTATATAAATTAATTAAAAATTCAATAAAATCTATAAATGATTATTATGAAAATTATGATAAATCAGATTATGATAATTTAACTAAAGATATAAAATATAATTTATTAAATTTGGAAAATAAATTTAATCAAAATGATTTAATTATAATATTAAATTTATTATTAGATTATAGAATAAATAAATATGATTATGAATTATTTAAAAATATAACAAAAAAATATAATATATCAATTATAGATAATTTTAATAAATATGAATTATTAATACATAAATATCTATATTTATTAATTTATTTTAATCATACAAATAATAAAAAAATAAAAAATGAATTAATAAATTTTAAAAAAGAAATTACTAATGAAAATATTTTAAATGAATTTAATAAAATAAATAATTATATTAAAAATTATGATTTAATAAAATTATTTGAAAATCCTAAAATTATTTATTTTAATGATATTAATATTGATAATTCTGAAATTATGAATAAAATTACAATTAATGAAAAAATAAAATATCCATTATTAACTACACAATATTATGATTATGATTTATTTATAACTTATCAATGTTTTATTAAATCTACAATAAATTTTTTTATTAACAATAAAAGATTTTATAATCAATTTATGAATAATAATATTAATAATAATTTAATTAATAATTTATTAATATCTAATATTGATAATAATATTAATTCTGAAATAATAAATACAGAAAGTATAAAACAAAATGGAGGAAATAAAGAGCAAAGCTCTTTATTAACCTCGAATAAATTCGAGGGAAACAAGCAAGAAATATATAATTTATTTATTGAAATGATAAAAAATATTGATAATGAAAATTTAATGAAAAATTATTATATTGAATTTAAACGATTATTAAATAATAAATTAAATAATAAATATTTATTAGGAATACCTGGTTTTAAATTATATTCTTTTTATGTTATACAAGATATATTATTTTTATTAAATGATCAATTTTGTAATGATTGTATTATTGAATATGATAATAGAGAAGATAAATCATATATTTATTATTGTAATAAAAATTATTTTCTTGATGATATATTAGAATTACATCAATTACAATTATTAAATAAAAAATATAATATAACATATTTAGATTATAATAATTTAAAAAGAATAAATAATGAATATTATAATAATCCAGAAAAAATATATATGAATAATGAAGTTCAATATAGTAAATTATTAAAATTAGATTTTGATTTTATTAATAATAAATATCATTATGAAAAAGAAATAAATAAATATTTAAATCATATAAAAAATACACCAAATAATTTATTAATTGCTTGTCCAATTCATGATATAACAAGTTTATATATGTTAAATAATAAAATTAAATTATATTCATATAATTATATTAAATTAAAATTAATTAATAAATATATTAAAAATAATTATGATATTAATATTATTTATCCATTTATAATTGAAATTAATAAAGTAAATTATAAATTACATTCTTTTATTATTGTAATAAATAAAAATACATTAGATAATCATTTTGTTTATTATAAATTAGATAGTAATAATAATGATTTATTAAGATTTGATAGTGAAAAAATAAGAATAAATATTAATACATTAAAATATTTAGAAACTAAATATAAATATGTTGTAGATGAATATAAACAAATTTATTATAATAATTATATTAAAGATACATTATATTATAAAGTAATTTTTTGTTATTATCAAAAAATATAAAAAAAATGAATTATTTTATTATAATATTAATATTATAATATATAAAATGATAGAATATTTGATATTATTATTTATAATATTATTTTTTATGTTGTGTTATATATTTTTAATAACAGATAAGGATATGTTTAAATAATAATATTATATTACCCTCAGATTCTCCGAGGCTAAGAAGGGGATTAATCCCCTTACATTAAATTTAAGTATTTTTCTGATAATTGATTAAAATAAGAAATAAATTGAATAATAATTTTTTTATTATCATTATTTAATTTATTCCAAATATTTTTAAAAATAAAAATTTGATCTAAATTAACTTCTTTAAATTCTTGTAAATCTTGTTGAAAATCATGAGTTGAAATAAATAATTCTGGATTTTTATTAAATTCATTTTTATAAATTAATACTTTTTTAATGTAAATATCCATAACAATATTAATTTTTTGTTTAATAAAACTTTCAATCATTGAACTATTATGTGTCAAAATTGTATTTGGTGCTAAAATATACATATTTTGAAGAAATGAGATAAATAAATCTCTAAAATCATTTAATATTTTATCTTTTGACATATTTTATAATTAATATATTTTATATAATATTGTTATTAATAAAAATATTTATATTATTTCATATTATTTATATATAAAAGAATATGTAATATGGAATTTTTAAAAAATATGTTTATTTCATTAAAACTTGTTATTTTATTTAAATAAAATAATTAATTTAAAATAATAAATCAGCTTTACAATAAGAAATTAAACAAATTTTATAATAATATTCATCTATTTTTTTAGTTTTTTCATTATATTTAGTAAAATATAAGTCATTTATTTTATCTTCTTTAAATAAACTTAATTCTTCATTTAAAAATGGAATATCATTTAAATTTTTCTTATCATTATAATTAAGTTTTAAATCATCATATCGTATTTTATTTTTAATATATAATATTCCATTAATATCATAATTATATTCTAATTTAATATAAACACAATGAAAACACATGTTTAATTTACTAATATATTCAATAACAATAAAAGATTGTAAATAATAATCAGTTTTATTAATATTAATTTTATAATAATAATTATAAAAAATATTATTATCTTTAATAAATTTAATATTATTTTTAGTTTTTAATAAAATATCATCAAAAGATAATTTATAATTTACAATATTATTAAATGTATTAAAAACTAATGGATCGTTTTGTATTGTTGATATAATAAATGCACTATTATTAAAATCATTTGTTATATGTGTATTCAAATAATTATCAAAAATATAATCTTTATTAAATGTATTTTGATTATATTTAATATCAGGTGGATTAATAAAAATATTATAATTTGAATTAAATAAATAATAATATTTATTAATTTCTTTAAAATTTTCTATTCCATATGTTTTATTAATAAATTTTTCTGTATCAGTTAAAATATCTTGTGTATATTTAATCATAAATATATTACTAAATCTATTATCTAAAATATTTAATAAATGTTGTAAAATAATATATGGATAATATTTAAATCCAGGTATTCCAATTGTATATCCATAATTAAATGTAGCTAAAAATAAATTTAATATTTTTTTTAATTTTAATTTATCATTTATTAGTAAATTCCATAATTCATTTCCTCCAAGTATTTTATGTTCATATGGATGATATATTCCACCATTAATAAATTTAGTTTTTAATTCTAATTGTATTGTATTTTCAGGAATAATATTTGTTGAATCTGTTAATAAATTAGATAAATATAAGAAAAAAGGGTGATTAATAATAAAATTAATTGCAGATTTAAAATAACATAAATAAGAAGATATTAAAAATGTATTTTTATCTAATATTATGGTTTGAATTAATTTATATCTTCTTAATGTTTTATTTTCATTATAATTTAAATAATCTCTTTTAATTAATTCATCTTCTAAATTATTTTTAAATATTAAATCATTTGAAAAAGGTATTATTGGAGATTTTATTAATTTATTATATTGAATTTCTAATAAATCTTTTTCATTATCTTTAATATTAAATATTTTAATATAATCTTCAAAATTTAATTCATTATTTTCTAATATTTTATTTTCAATAATTAATTTAGATAATTTAACATATTTATTATAACAAGTTATTTTATTTTTAATTAAATTTTTAACATAATCTAAAATATATTTATTTCTTTCTTTATTTAATATTAATCTATTATCTTCTTTTAAATTATTTATTAATTCTAATTTATCTATATCTTTAATATTATTAATATAATCATTTATTTCTGATATTACATAATCTTCGCTATGAATATTTAATTTATCACAAATATCATTTATATCTTTTATTATTTTCTCCATATTTTATTTTTATTATATATAAATATAATAATAATTTATTTTTTATTGATTTCTAAAATGATTATCAACTAAATTATCATATGTTTCAGCAATTTTACCTTCTAATTTATGATTAATTTTACTATTTCTAATTCTATTAATTTTATCAATATGTGATTCAACATTATTAGAATCATGATTAATATGATTATTAAACATTATATATTGCTCAAGAAAGTTATCATTTCTTATTTTACTATAATCTGAATATTCCATTAATAAATCATTATCATTTTGTTTAACTTCTCTAATTAAATATTCTGGTTTTGTATTATTATATTTATCATAATCAATCATAATATTTTCTAAATCTTTTCTAAATAATGAATTATTTTTTAAATCATCTTTTATATTATAATTTATTTTATCATTTAATTTAACATTATCTATTAATTCTGGTTGTTGATATAAAAAGGGTAGATTATTAATATAATATTTTAAAGGTTTAACATTTAAATCTAATACTTCAAATTTTTCTTTAAATAAATAACGTAATAATATAATAATTATAATTACTAAAATAATATATAATAAAAGTTTTAACATTTTATATTTTTATATATTATTTATTTAAATAAATAATTAACTTATTAAAATTAACTTATTAAAATTATTTTATTAACACTTTTTTATATTATTTAGTGTTTTTTAGTTGATTTTTTGCTACCTTTCTTAGTTCCTTTTTTGGTAGTTTTTTTAGTCTTCTTGGAGACTACTTTTTTAGCACCTTTCTTTTTTCCTCCTTCTAAGAATAAGCGATCGTCAGACATATTAGATAAATGAAATACTTTTTAAAACTTTCTTATATAATTGATTAATAATTTTTTTTATATTGATAAAAAAATAAATAAAAAATAAAATTTATAATTTATAATAAATAATATTCCATTCTTAAATAATTTGTTTTTTTATTATTTTTTTTAATTATCATATTTTCATTAAATTCTATATTTTCATTTTCTATATTTTCTAATTTTTTTATAAATTTATTAAAATATTCTTTTTCACTAATTTTTATATTATTAAATTTATTATCTAAATGGTATAATTCATTAATATATTTCAAATAAACATATCTTAATATAATATATTCAAACATCATAGAATTTTGACAATAAACATTTTTTAATTCATTAATATTTTTACATTTAAAATAATATAATAAATTACCAACTAAATCTTTTGAATAATAATATTCACAATCTAAATATAATTTTATATTTTTATTATTATCTTCTATACAACAAAATATAGCATGTATTATTGATGACATTGCATTATTAATTCCTTCAGTAAATTCAGAATGATTAATAATATTATATTGTTTTTTATATTCATTCCATTCATTAAATGCATCATAACCACCAAAATCTAATTGACATAAATGACATAATTCATGAATTAATAATCCTTCACAAGTTTTTAATCTTGTAATTAATATTTCCATATTATTATTATCAATATTTCTAAACCAACCATTAACACAATTAAATAAATTATTTTTATAAATAATTTCATTCATTTCATTAGGTGAATTAGTATAAGTTAAAGGAATTAAACGACAACAATTATATAATATCATATGTATAATTAATTTTTTATTATTATTTTTATAAAACAATTCAATTATATTATAAATTCTTTGAACAATATTATTAATAAATCTTTCAGTTAAATTATTATAACAATAAAGATTTAAAATAACATTTAATTTACAATTAAATTTAATAATAATATGTTTTTTTAATTTAACAAATTCTTTACCAATATAAGAAGTTTTATTATCTAAATCTTTAAAATTTAATTTATTACATAATAATTCTTTATTTTTATTATTAAAATCAATAATTAATTTATTATATTTTATCTCCTTGTAATTTTTTGTTATATAATTAATTAAATTATTTAATGGTTTAACATTCATTTATTTTATATATTAATTATTTAAATAATTAATAATATTATAAAAAATATTTTATTATAAAGAATAATTTTAATTATTTAATTATTTAATGAATTAACTTGATTAGTAAGTTCATTTACATTATTTTTTAATTCATTAATATCAGTAGTATTTTGTTTAATTTGTTGTTTAATTTGTTGTTCAACAGTAGTATCATTAATTGATTCAACTGAATCAAGATTTAAAGTAGATGATTCAGGTTGTTCTACAATTTGTTTATTTTCAATAATTGGGGTTTGTTCAATAGTTGATGTATTTTCTACAGGTTGAACTTTATTAGTTTTTTTTTTAGATAACCAATTAATTATTCTTTGTTTTCCTTCATCTTTTAAGTGTTCAGTTTTATCATAGAATTTTTTATTTTTAATAAACATAATTAAAATTATTACAAAAAGAATAATACAGGAAATAAAACATAACCAAAATCCTACTTTCCATCCTGTGCATTTACATTCACATGTATCTTTATTTTCTTCTTCACCAGCCATTATTTATATAAAAATAATATTATATATTTAAAAAATATAATAAAAAAATAAAATAAAAAAATAAAAAAAAATGTTTAATTAAATTCTTCATTATTTTCATCATAATTTTCATCAGATAGATCAGAATCATCTTGAATATCTGAATCTGGTTTTTCAATTAGTTTCTTAGAAGATTTTGATTTATCAGTTACTTTTTTATCATCTTTTTTAATGGTTTTTGATTTATCAGATGCTTTTTTATCATCTTTTTCATCTTTCTTAGCACCTTTTACAGTAACTGCTTTAGTTTGTTTATTAACAACTGTTTTATCTTTCTTTTCTTTCTTTTCAGTTTGTTTAGTAGATTTAACTTTTGGTTTAGTATTATATAATTTAAAAACAACATGATCATCATTTTCAATAATACTATCTTCATTAAATCTAGCAGCTAAAGAAGTTTTATTTAAACCTTGACCACAAAGTTTAGCACATTTAATTTCAACAAAATCACTTTTATCTTTATAATAAATTGAAAAAGTTTTATAAAGAATTTTTTTAAATGTTTTACTTTCTACTTCTTGTTCTTTAGTTTCTTTTGTAAAAATAGTTTTACCATCTTTATCTTTCTTAGGTTTACCATCTTTATCTGTTTCAGGAACTTTTTTATTAACTGTCTTTTTAATATCTTTAATATTATCTTTTTCCTGTTTTTCTACATCAGTATAATCAAATGGTTCACAAAGATCATCATTTTCAAGAATTTCATTAAACATTTTACTTCCTAAAGTATCACCAAGATCTAAAGTATAAACTGATAAATCTTCTCCATTTCTAGAATAAATATTTTTTAAATATTTATCTAATAATTGTAAACTTAATGGTTCAAATGTATCATCTTTTTCATCAATATAAGTCATCAATAAAGCATTTGAATAACCATAATTACAAATAACTAATAAATTGTTTTTGCTCATTTTTTAATTAATCAAAAAATATATCTTTTTAATCGAAATATAATATAATATATTTTATCATTCCAAAATATTAAAATATCAATTTTTTATATAAATTAAATAAATGGAATTATCAAAAATTATTATTTATATTGTTTTAATTATTATAATTCTCCTTATTATTAAAGTTTATAAATTAGAAAAATTTAATAATATTGATGGTGTTGCATTAGATCCTAATATCAAAAAGAAAACAACAGTTTCACATATTGATATTACTAAACAATTTCCAGAAGTTAATATATTTGAAAACGATCCAGATTTTAGAATGGGTTTAGATAAATGTTATGAACATAAGGAGAAAAATAATAATAAAGGTAATTGTGTTGAATATGGTTATACAGGTAATGCTTGGTATTTTCCAGAAGTTGAAATTGATTATGGTAATTTTAGAAAAGAAACAGTTAAATCTAATCAACAAAAAGATTTTGAAATTATTAATGCAGATGAAAGAAATCAAGATGAACCTAATCAAATGAGAATGACTTATCGATTTTAATTTAATTTATTAAATTAATTAAATTAATTAAATTAAATAAATGAATGATTTTATTTATATTTTATTTAAATAAAATATAAATAAATCTAGATTATTAATTTTATTTTATTTATTTTACGTATATAAGTCTAAGACATTGCTTAAATATAAACATAATAATTTTATATTATGAAATTCCTCTATATACAAGAATATTTTTGTTTAAAATATTTAAACTGAAGAAGCATAAATTTAATAAAATATCATAATAATATATTCAGCTTCTATTTATATATTATTACTTAAGATATTTTATCACAATTTATAATTTTATATATATTTTATATTTCTGGGCCTATGTAGTTTTATTTACATAGGCCGATTAACTAATTATATTATTTATTATTAAAAATATTTTTATTAATGAAAATATTTACTTTTTTTTAATATATTAAATAAAACCTCATAAAATATTAAAAAATTAATTTTTTTAATTATATTATTTTAATAATTAGTTTGTAAATCTAATAAATTATTATAATAATTATAAGTAAAAATATCCATATTGTCATAATTATAAGGTAAAACATCTTTTTGAACTTTTACAGTTCCATCTTCATTCATAATTTTATTTTCATATTTACATTTACCATCATAACAAATCACATTAGCAGATTTACCAGAAATTCTACCATTATTATTAACATAATGTTTAACTTGATATGATGCTTTAATATCTGAAAAATTAGTTTCAGGAGTAAATTTTTCAATCATTCTACCTCCTTTATTTGATTTTTTATTTTTTAAAGTATCTAAAACAGTTTTAACATATGTTTTATCTCTTCTATCAAATTCATAAACTGGTTCTTTTAAATTAATTGATTTTTTTTTACCACCTCCTTCTTGCATAACAGTATATAATCTAATAGTAGGAAAACCTTCAATATTAGCAGTTTCAATTAAATTTTTATCTTTATCAGCATCAATTATTTTATAAGAATAAAATTTTTTATTATTATCTAAATAAGATTTAATTCCATTATTAACATTAAATTCATTATTTAAAAAATTTTGACAATGTCCACACCATTCAGCTTTAAAAATACATAAACAATACATTTTTATTTTATTATTATTTAACTTATTTATATATAATAAATATATAAAAAATGATTAAAGAATTAATATTTATAATAATTATTGTAATAGTTATTTTATATATTTTACGATATGAAGGTAAAGAATATTTTAATAAAAATAATAAATGTGAATATTTAACAATGAGTGATTGTATTAATACTAAAGGTTGTGGTTATGTTTTAGATAATCATAATGGATATTGCGTAAATGGTAATAAATATGGACCATATAAAACAAAAAATAAATCTTATGGATTTAAATGGTATTATAATGATGATTATACAAGAGCATTAATCTCAAATACTGATTCATATCGAAATATGAATAATAAAGTTTTTGATTAAAAAAATATTATTAATAAAAAAATTTATTTTATTAAAATAAAATAAAATTATTCATCTAAAATAAATAATTTATTATGATCAATATAATAAATAATAATATCAAATTTAGTTATTAATATTTTATAAATTAAACTAAAAATAATATTTTTATTTAATAAATTATCATTAGAAGATAATATTTTATTTTTATCTTTTACTTCAATAATATTAATTATATCATTATGTAAATATTTTTTATTATTATTATACCATTCAATAAAATATTTATAATATTTATTATTTGTATTATTAAATTGTAAATAATTATTATATTCACAAAAATTTATTTTTTTCTTACTATCATTATTAGTTAATATTATATGTTTATTAATACAATCAAAAAATGTTTGATATGATCGTTTTAATAATTCTAAATTATTATTCATAAATAATTTAATTATATAATATATTAATATTTTAATTATTAATAAATAGAAGAAAAGACTGAAGAAATATTATTATTATAATTCATAATAATAATTTTATTATTATTACCAGTTGAATAAATTGATTTATTATAATTATTAATAATTTCTATATTAATATTATATTTTTTACTTATAACATCTAATAATATTTTATAATCAATTAAATCAGAATTATTAATTAAATCTTCAATATTTATTTTTATATTATTTTCAATTGTATAATCTATTATATCTCCTATAAATTGATTTATTAATTTATCTTGTATTTCATTATAATAACCTAAATTATATTGATTTTTATAATAATAATATGAATTACTAATAGCTCTTAAATATTGATTAAATTCATAAACAGGTTGAATAATATAATTATCCATTTTATAAGATTTAGTATTTTCATCTTCTTCAATATTAATTTTATGTTTTCTTGTTTTAATTTTTTTAATATTATTATTAACAAAATTATTTTGAACTTTAAAATAATTTTCAAATGGATTATTTGGATCATTATGATTTCTTTTTAATATTTTTTGATTATTTCTATTTATAAAATAATTTTCATCAACAATATCAGATACTTTATAACCATCAATTCGTAATAATTCTTTTCTTTTTGTTTCATTACTAATTATTTCATAACATAATTTATTAATAAATTCAATTAATAAATTTAATGATAATGAAAACATACATTTTTTATTTGATACATTAAAAAATTCATGTTGATTTAATGTATTACATTGATTTTTATTTTTTAATATTGAAACATTTCTATCATTATTTAATTCATATTCATCAATATTTAAATCTTTATCATAAACATAAATAAAAGGTTTAATATTAGATTTAATTTTATTTTTATTTTGATTTTCATAAAATTTATTAGAAATATTATTATTAACAATTGAATAAAATATTTCTTTTAATTCATCAATTTTATTTTCAAATTCTTTATTTGAATTTATTAATTGAATAATATTATTTTTATAATTAATATTTTCTGGTAATTTAAAGAAATATGATAAATTAAATTTAAATAATTCATAACTTTCATTTTTATATTTATTTGCATTTATTAATTTTAATCTTTCATTATTTTTAATATCTTTTAAATCTTTTTTATCTTTATTATAAATTCTATCATAAATATATTTATTTAATTTATCATATGATGGTTTATTTTTTAAATCATATTTATATTGTTTTTCTGTTATATATTCTTTTTCTATTGGTAATATTAAATTATTATTAATTCCTATTCCTCTTATTCTATATTTATTATTTTTAATTTTATCATAAATTAAAAATCTTATTTCAATATTATATTCTTTATTTTCTATTTTATTAAATTCATTAATAATATTTATAGTTTTATTAATATTTAATAAATATTTATCAAATTCATTATTATCAATTATTTTAACATTTAATAATCCACCAGATATATTACAAGGAATAATTAAATTATCTTTATTTTTAATATTATAAATTAAATAATTACATTTATTTTTAATATCCAAATATTGGAATAATATTTTAGATTTTAAATTAATAAATAAATCTTTAGCTGTAAATTTATTTATTTTTAAATAATTATCTAAATAAGGTTTAATATAATTAATTAATTTATCATCAACATTAAATATTTTTTCAATATTATAATTCTTTTTATTAGTTTTATTTAACCTAACTAATAAATAATAATTATTTTCATATTTATTTATAATAATAAATTTACTATTATTATTAAATCCTTCTTCATTATTAATACATTCAATATTAACATTCCATTTAAATTTTTCATTAGGATTATATTTTTTATTTAATATTAATATATTTAATCCATCATTAGTTATAACACCAGGTATAGAACATAAATGTATTAAATCTTCAGCATTATAATTATTAGATTTAATATAATTAATATAATTATCTAAAGTTTTAAATTTAAATTTAATATCACCATTATTTAAAACAGTAAAAAGATTTTTATTAGAATTTAATGAAATAATTAATTGAGCAATAATATCATCATATGTTTTATCTAAAACATTACAAATACATTCAATAAAATTATTATTATTAACACCATATTTAAAATAATAATCATTACATTCAGAAATAATATATTTATTAATTTTATAAGTTTTATTATTTAAAATATTTAAATAATAATCTAATATATCAGGTAATAAACCTAATCTATTAGGTGGTAATTTAATAATATCTTGTAATAAATAAAATAATTCACTATTTGATAATTCTTGATTTTCTATTTTTTCTTTATTATTTGATATCTGATTTTTATTAAATAATTGTTTATTTTTATTTTTAGCAATAAATGGATCAGTTTTAAAACAACATGGAGGATATTTACCTAATGGATTTTTATTTTTAGTTAAAAATCCAATATAAGTATGTAATCCATTATTTTTAGGATTACATGTATAATAAATATTACTTTCATTATCACCTTTTAATTTAACAGCTCTTAATGTTATTTTCTTTCCATTAAAAAATGTTTGTTTTTCATACATTCCAGATACTTTATTAAATTTATAACCTTCTTTAATTAATTCACCAATATTATTATCTGTATATTGTAATGGTTGTCTTCTATTATTTTTACCTGAATTTTGACATAATCTAGACCAAGAAGCAACACCTTTAGAAGTTTTATAACCAGTATAAATTTGATCATTTTGTTGAATTTGTTTAATTTTTAAATTATCATTAGAATAATTAACAGTTTCAGAAACAAAATTCCTTCTTTCAGCAATATTTTTAATTTTATTTAATATATTTAAAAATTCATTAAAATCTTTTGTTTTCTTAATATAAATTTCATTATATAAAAATAATAATACTGATAATATATCATTAATATTTTGCATTTGTTCTTTATTTCTTACACCTGATAATCTAATTGTATAAACATCAATAGATTTACCTTGTATTGATACATCAACACCATCCATTTTATATTTACCAATTTGGTCAACCTTCTTTAAATATCTTAAATTCTTTTTTAATGTTGGATATTTTTTCATAACATCATCAAAATAATATTTTGTTCTTTCTAATGTTAAATTAAATTGTTTTGATATTTCATTAATTATTTCATTATTATTTAAATCAACATATTTAATATAATATCTTATTCTATCTTCTATTTTATTAACATTTTCATAATCATTAACTCGTTTATATCTTAAATAAGTTCCATATTTAGAAACTGTATTATCAGATTTATTAGTATTACGTTTTTTAGGTTCAATAATTAAAGAAAAATAAGGATAAAATATTCTAGAAAAATTAGATAATTGATTATGATTAATTTCTTTATTTGATGTTAAAGAAAATTTTTCAATTGATGTTATAAATAATATTTTAAATTCATTATCATTAGGAATTTCTAATGGATTTTCTATTATTTTATTTATTTCTTTTATTAAATCTTTTATAATATAATAATAATCTTCTATATCATTTATAGTTATTTTATCTTCTTCTTTCCAATGTAATTTAAAAATTAATTTACCCATAACATCAATAAATACATTCATTGGTATATGAACATTATCATAATTAATTTTAAATAATAACCCATATTTATTATTATCAAACCATTTAAGAATATTATAATATAAATCTTGTTTTTGAATCATTTCATTAATTTTATCTTCTTTAAATTTAAAAATACTATCACCATTAAATTGAGTATATTTAATAAAAACATATTTATCATTTAAAATAAAATTATTAAATATTTTAAATAATTCTAATCTTTGAAAATTTAATAAATCATCTGATATTAATTTTACTGTTAATTCTATTTGTGTTAAATAATTATTTTTTATAATATTCATTTTACTTTTATTATTAATATAAATATCATGAATTATATTTTCAATTGAATATTCTAAACCACTTTCTATAAATATTTTTTTATAATCATTATTTATTTTATCTATTTCACTATTTGCTTCAATATATTTTTTATTTTTATCATATGCTGAATTAATATATGATAATATATTTGGTATTTCTATACTTAATATATCTGGAAAATATAATTTAAAAAAAGTATTTTGAAGATTTTTTATTTGTTCTTGTGTTCTATTACTATTAAATCCAATTTCATTATAAACATCAATCATAAAAATATCATTATTTTCTAAATAATCTGAATAACTTGATAAAATTTTATTTTCTAAATTTTCTCTTAATATTCTTATTGTTGATTTATTTAATTTATTATTTAATTCTTGTATTTCTTTTGTAATATTTTCATATACTGATATTGAAGGATAGGGTTTAATTGGATAATGTAATAAATTATTAATTTCAATCCATAAATTACCTAAACAAATATCTTCTTCTTTTCTATTACTTGAATTAATTAAATATCTCATATTATTAAATTTATCAAAATTCATTTTCTTTTTTAATTTCTCTTTTTCTTCATTAATTATCCATCTAATCCATAAATGAATTCTTGATGGTAATAAATTATTATTTTCAAAAATATCTTTATTCTTTATTGATATACATATTTTATTTTTTATTGATTTAATTGTATCATCATAATTAATATAATTATCATAAATATAATATTTGTCAAATGAATTATAAAGATTTTCATCATAATTATTTTCTTCTTTTTTAGTATCAAGTTTCATTTCTGTAAAATCTATTATATTATTTGTTTTTTTATAATCTGATAATGTAATTTCTTTATCCTTTTTACTTTCTTTTATTAAATGTTCTTCATTTTCATCTATAATATTTTGTTCTTCATCTTCTTCTTCATTATCTACAGCATTTAATAACATTGATTGTTCATCTTCATCTAATGAAGATTTGTTTTCATTTGATGAAAATTCATCTTCGTCTAATGAAGATTTGTTTTCATTTAATGAAAATTCATCTTCGTCTAATGAAGATTTGTTTTCATTTGATGAAAATTCATCTTCATCTAATGAAGATTTATCTTTATTATCAATATTATTTTTATTTTCATCAATATTTTTATCTTCTTTTTCTATATTTTTAGCATAATTTAAAATATCATCCATATTCATATCAATATTAAATTCACCTTCATTATCATCACCACCTAATAATTCTTTTTTTTCTTCAATATTATCTTCATTATTATCTTTATCATCTTTTTTTTCAATATTATTTAATTTAACTAAATTATTATAATTTAAAAATTTATCTAATTTCATTTTAGAATTAATAATATCTTTATGTTTAGTAAATCCATAAGTAAATTGTGGTTTATATTCATGTTTTTCAGTAATATTTTTACCTAATTTATGTAAAATAACATTAAGATTAGGATTATTATTAGATAAAGAAAAATCAATATGTTCTTTATTAAAAAAATATTTAAACCAATATTTACCATAAAATTCTTCTAATTTATTTAATTCTTTATCATTTAAATTTTTAATTGTATCAGTTAATGATAATGATTTAAATTTATTTATTATTGTTCTAATAGTATTATTAATATTACCTAAAAAAATATAATGATAATATTGATGTTTTTGATATTTATTTTTAACACAATATATTACTTTTAAAGGATTATTAATATTATTATTCATTTATATTTTATATATATTTGTTATAAAAAATATATTAATAATTATTAAGAAATAAAAAAAAATAGAAAATATATTTATATATAAAAAAAATGAGTATTGAATTAAAAGATACATTACCTGAAATAGATATTAATACAAAAGTTGATATAGAACAAATTCTTGATATTACATACCTTGATATTACACTCTCAGATAATAAAATTATAAATGATATGTTGGATTATAGTATTGAACAATTAAAAACCTTACCTTTAAATTATTATTATTCTGTTATATTATGTTATTTATATTATAAATATTCATCAAATGATAATGTGTTTTTATCAAATATATTATCAAATAAATCTTTAAATTTTAATATTAAATATTTAGATTTTATTTATTTTATTTCAGTATGTATATATATATCATTTATATATAATGATGATATAGATACAATAAATAAATATTGTGAAAATGTTGCTGAATCAAAAGACTTTGATAATGAACAATCAAAACAAGAATATATAAATAAATTAAAAAATGATTGGAAAGAAGATGGTGTATTTCATATAAATAATGATAATTTTAATATGTATTTAAATTATGATAAAGAATTTAATGAGTTTTTTAAAAATAAAATATCAGAAAATAATATAGTTAAGGTATATGAAAATTATCAAAAAGAACACCCTAAGTCCATTAATATTTTAACGGATCAATTAAAAAATAATTTAACAAATAATTATACAAATTATCATAATGATAATCCAAATATTGATGATATAATAATATATACATTTAATAATGACAAAAATAATTATTATAAAAAAATATTAAGTTCATATATATGGCAGAGAGAATATAATAATCGTGAAAATCAACGAATAATACACATATTTAATGTTAAGGATGATGCGATTAATTCTTTTACAATTGACGGTATAGATACACAAAAAAAAGCCTATTCATATTTTAAAGATTATTATATACATATGATAATTATATTATCATCATATATATCAAATAATATTAATAATCTAAATTATGATAAATTAATTTGTATTTTTGATCATTTAAAAATTGAATATAAATCATATAAAAAAAATAATAATTATAAAAATATTATAAATTCATTAAATAATATTTGTAACAAACAAAATGGTGGAAAATATAATAAATTATTTTTATAAATTTAATAATTTAATATAATATTATTTTTAAAAATAATATTATTTATTATAATTCTTGTTTAAATAATCTTTTTAAATAATCTTTAAATTTATAATCTATAGAACCTCCTTTATTTATTACAGATTTTACTTTACCTGGACCAGTAGCTGATACTGCAGAATTAACTATACCTTGAACAGCTTCTGCACCTGTTTCATCTGTTAATACATACCCTATACCAATTATTGCTACAATAATTACAACACAAACAACACAACCAATAATAAATATAATTGTTGTTGATGATTCAAATACGCCACTTATTGCATCACCTACATTATCAATTACACCACCAATAGCTTCACCAATACCACCATTTTCAACTTGTTGAGTATTTTTAATATTAGCATCATTAGTAGTTTTATTTTTCTTTTCATCAACAACTTTAATATTAGCTAAATTACATAAATCAGATGCAATATTATTAACTAATGTAACATTAGAAATACAATCTATTTTAACATCAATAGCATTTTCTAATTTAAATACTAATTCACCACCTTCAGAAACTTCAACACTATCTGCATTAACTTTATTTTTAGTATTTGAATTAGCCAAACATTTTTGTTCAATATTATTTGTCATATTATAATTAGTAATATTTTTAACAATATTTTCAAATGATAAATTAGTTGAATTTGTTATATCATTTGTAATATTAGTTTCTTGGTTATTTTCTGTTTTATTACCAAATGCAGTTGATAACATACCATTTTTAATATTTTGATTCATTTCTTCAGTTAATTTATTTAATGTTTCATTATCTAACATTGATGTAATATCTGCTATCATTTGACTAGATATATTATTTGATACTGAATTTGTTATATCTGTTATTATTTCACTAGTCATTTGTACACTTCCTTTATTACTTAATGATAAATCTGCTTTACTATCTTTTCCACTTACTGATATTTTTCCTACATTAAATTCATTAGATACATTAGCACTAGCTTGATGACTAATATATACATCATTCGCTACATTAACAGCAGTTTCATTAACCGTTTCACAATATAAATTTAAATCTAAACTATTAATAATTTTATTTGTAATATTAGTTTTTGTTATACTTGATGATTTATTACCCATTTAGTATAAATTATTATAATTATTTATATTATATAATAATATTATTTTATTTAAATAAAATAAAATAAATAATATATATTTTATATTATTCTTTATAATAAATAAGAAATATAATTAATAATATTATAATATTTTATAAGTTAATAAAATTACAATAATTAAAGCGATTAATAAACATAAAAACATATTAAAATATCTTATCATTTTTATATCTTTTTTTAATTCATTGTATTTATTATTATTTTCTTTATAATTATTATTAATCTCCTTATCATATTTATTATCAATATGTTCTATTTTATTATAATCTTCTTTTTTTAATTTATCAAAATCTTCTAATATATTTTTACATTTATATTCATTTTCTATATTACATATATTTGGAACTTTTCTTTTTGTATTATTATAAAGTTTATCATACATTTTATCAAAATTATCATAATTTTCTATATTATCTTTAACATACATACTATCCATTAATACTTTATCATTATATTCATTATATAATTCATATTTACCCTTTCCTTCATTAATATCTTCTTCTTTTAATTGTGTAATTGATTTTTTAATTGAAGTCATTTTTATTTCTTTTTATATATAATATTATAATATAATATAAATGGATTTTATAAATTTATGTTTAGATTATAGAATTGATAAAAAACAATTAATTACACAATTTAGAACTAAATATATTAATATTGGTAATAATGTTGATAATATTATAAATAGTTTAATAAAATATCCAAGATATGATAAATATAATATTGATGTACAAAAATATATAGAAGGATGTAAATTTTTTATAAATATATTATATTATAATAATAGAGAAATTACGATGAGAGATATTGTTAATTTTAATACTTTTAAATTTAATGATATTATATTATGTCAAGATTATAAAGATATTGTTTATTTATTTAAAGTAATTGTATATGCAAATTTATTAAGATTTGAAAGTTGTATTAAAATATCTTATAAAATTTCTATGTTTAATAATATTGATGATAATATTCAATTTATAGAAAAAAAGAAATTAATTAATCAAAAATATCAATTAAAAATTCATTCTTTTAATACAGATTATTTTTTAGTAATATTTCAATGTTATGTAATATCTGCTATTAATATGATTTTACAAAATAAAGAATTTGGTGATGAAATTATTAAAAATGAATTTCCTGATACATTAACTGCCGAAAATTTTTATAAAGGAGGTAATATATATTTAATAAATGCTTTTAATAAAATATATAATGAATATCAAATTGGAGGCAATAGTGAAATGATTGAAGTATTTCAAGATTGTTATAATTCATCGGATGGAAAATGTTTAAGAATAATAAAACAAAAATTAAATATGCTAACTAATAATAAATATTTATTTGGATTACCTCCTATAAAAATTTATCCTCATATTTTAGTTAATGATTTATTAATTTGTTTATCACCAATTAATTTTACAAATGAATGTAAAATTATTTATAATAATAATAAATATTCATTTATTTATGATTTACAATTAAATCAAAAATATTATTATGATATTTTAAATAAAGATTTAAATGAAATAATTTTACAACCTTATAATTTATATGAATTAATTATAAATGATATTAATTTTAAAAAAATTATTTCATTGCCAAAACATTTATATATTTCAACTACATTATATGATCCAAATATTTATAAAATGTTATTTTTTACAAATAATATTTATAATAATAATACAAATTTATTAATAAATAAATTTAATATTATTAATACTTATCAAAAAATATTATTATTAAATAAATCAAAATATTTATTAAATAAATTTATTTGTTTTGATACAATTAAAAGTCATTTTTATATGATTAAATTTAAAAATAATAAATTTATAAAATATGATTCTAAAGTTGAAAAAATTAATGAATATATTATTACTAATGAAGAATTAAATAATAATATAATTAATAATTATAAACAAAATATTATAATATGTAATAATAATAATATTTATGATTGTGTTAAATATTATAAAATTATTATGCTTCAATATGAATTAATTTAAAATATTATTTTATTAATAAAATAATTAATTTATTTTTTCTTTAATAATAATATTGCAATAATAACACAACATATTAAACAACAACAACTTCCAACTCCAATACCTCCATATAATATTAAATTATTATTATTATTATTATCATTATCAATAATATAATCTGGTTCTTTATTTTTTTTATTATTATCATTATTATTATCATTATCATTATCATTATCATTATTATTATCATTATCATTATTATTATTATTATCATTGTTATTATTATTAATATTAGTATTATTATTTTCAGAAACAGAAGATGAAGCTGTACAATCATTAGCAATTTTCATTTCACCTAATTTACCACCATCAGATACATCAATACCACCAATATTAACATTATTAGTACAAATAGTTATAGCTTTTGCATTACAATCTTCATATATTTGACTAGGTGTATATTTATCTTTATTACAACCTTGTAATGCGCAAGTTCTATTATTTAATGCTTTTTTTAATTCACCAGTTTTATCACTTTTAATTAACATATTAAATTCATCAGGTGAAACATCTTTTAATAAATCAGCATAACAAGCACAATTAGTATCATATTGATTTAAAGATTCATTATTATAATCTTCACCTAATAATTCTTTTAAATTACCTTTTAAAATTTCACAATAAGCACCATAAAATTTTCTACATTTTTCTGAAGTTATTTTTGAACTATCTGATGCATCTTTACTATAATCATTTTCATTAATATAATTTGTTATTTCTTTAATTTCTTTATTAGTAGTATTTAACATAGCATCAATTGTTCCATCATTGTTATCATCATTATAAAAATATGGTAATTTACCATATAAATTTTCAGTTTGACCAGATTTTTGATTATTACATAAAGCTTTAGTATAATTAGAATATTTTAACATATTTTTTAATTCATTTAATTCATTATTATTACTTGTGCTTAAACCTTTAAATAATCCTTCATCTTTATATTTATTTTTTAATACGGTTATTAAATTTTTTTTATTACATTTACCAGTTTTAGAATCAATATTATCACATATTTTATATTCATTTAATTTATCAATATTTATACCTGCATATAATAATGGATCAATATTTTCAGTTGATTTATAATTAGGTTTTACAAACATTATTAATATTTTTTATTATATAAATTATTTTTAGATTATTATTTTATAATAATAAATATTATATTAAATATTATATTAAATTAAAAATGTCTTATTCTTATATGTCATGTATTAATAATGATAAAAAATGTCAAAGTAATATAATGGATTTTAATAAATATTTTGATTATTTAAAAACATTAGAAGATGATGATTCTAAATTAGAAAAATTAAATGAATTTGTTTGTCAATCTAATAAAGGTGAGTTAAAGGAATGTTGTAATCCTAAAGATACTGAAGTTATTGATGATAAATATATTAAAAAAGTAGATAATGGTTATCAAATTTGTAAATGTAAAAATGAAAAATGTAAAAATACATTTTGTAAAGATTTTACAAGACCATCAAAATATCAATTATGTCAAACTAAATCTAATAAAACTAAAAAAATTAATAATTATGTTGTTGAAATTAATAATAATGATTTAATGGCTGATTGTTTAGATAAATGTAATGAATAATTTGTATAATATTAAAATAATATAATAAATAAAAAATTATTATTATTAATAATATTAATATAAGTATATAAAAAGTTTTATTTTTGTTATTTGTTATGGATAAAAAAGGAAACAGAAAACAATATCCTAAAAGAGATATTAAAAAGGAAGAACCTAAAGAAGAAGTTAAAATGGAAGAAAAGAAGAAATTTTTCCATGAATTTAAATTTCCTAAAGGTTATTTAACACCAGAAATTTCAAGTGATTTAAAACATGCTAAAATTGCATTTAAAACTATGAATGGAATTTATTATAATAAATCAATTGAATGGGAAAAGAAAAAAGAAGCTATGAAACCTCAATTAGAAGAGTTTGAAAAATACATGAATAAATGGATTAAAGAAGTTATTGAAAGTTTTAATAGAGAACCATTAGATGTGTTTAATTCAACAAAAAAACATTATAATAAAGAAGAAAAAGAAACTAAAGAAAAACAATAAATAAAAATAATATAAATAAATTATTTTATTAATAAAATAATTTAATATGAATATAAATAAAATTAAAAAATATACATTTTAAATATAATTTTAATAATATAAAATAAAAATGTTATCAATTCTTAATACATTTACTAATATAGATGACGATAATTTAAATAAATATATGATTAATTTTGTTATTACAATAATTATTTATATTATTATTCATTATGTATTATTTTCAGGAATTATTAAAAATGATTTTATTAATAAATTTAAATATATATTTTATGCAATTGTAATTGGAGATTTAATTTATGCTAAATCTATTTATGATGATAAGGTTAATAAATTAATTTTTGATAAAAAAGAAGAATTAAATTATACAATTTATTCAAAACAAGAATTACCTAATAAAATTAAACAACCAAAAATTATTAAACCATATATGGATAATAATTATGATAATTTAACTTATCAACCTTATATTATTGATAATAATAAATTTAATAATAATTCATCTATTAATAATATTAATAATAATAATCATATGAATAATAATGAAAATAATAAACCTATTATTAATTTACAAGATATTGTAAATCAAACACAAGTTAATAATTTACCTCCTATTAATCAAGAAATACCTAAAAAAGAAGAAATACAAATTCCTCCACAATTACCTATTAATAATAATTATAATAATAATGATAATATTAATAATATGAATAATAATACAAATGATATTAATAATAATATGAATAATAATACAAATGATATTAATAATAATATGAATAATAATACAACTGATATTAATAATAATATGAATAATAATACAAATAATATGAATAATAATATAAATAATAATATTATAAATAATAATACAAATGATAATAATAAAATAGAAGAATCTAAACAACAAATGAATGAAAATACAAATGAAAATATAGAAGAAATTACATTACCTCAAAACGATGAAATAAAATTATCATCAAATAATGAAAAAGAAGAAAATAATAAAGATAATAAAGAAGAAATAGAAGAAATATTAAAATTATCAGATTTAGAATAATTAAATAAATATTTTATTATTTAAATAATAAAATATAATAATAAAATATATATTATAAAATGAATTCAAAATATTATAAAACAACTAAACATAATTTATATTCAAATAATGATTATATAACATCAACTAAATATATAACTGATAAAATGGAAAATAGATTTAAAGAAAGTTTTGATATAAATAATAATATTATTAATAATAAAAATAATTTGATAGTTAATAATATATATCGTAAAATTAAGAATAATAATTCAATGATTAGGAAAGAAAAACCATTTTCTAAACAATTAATTACTAATAATAATATTGAATTTTTTACATTAAATGATGTAGATAAAAAAGATTTAAATAAAAATAATTATAAAATTGATGATTTACATAATGATAATATTGGTGATCCAAGTAAAGATTTATTAGATTATCAATTTAGTGATTTAAAATTTGAAGGTCCAAATTATCCAATTGGTGGTAATGATGATGTTATGAAATTATTTGATATTAGAAACAAACGAACATATGGTGTTGTTCCAGAAAACCAATTAACCCATAATAATATGGTCCCATATTTTAGAACAAAAGGTAATTTTGGTAATTCTATTGATGATGAAAAACATATGTCAGATTTATTTAATAGAAAATTAGAATTATTTACTGGTAGTGCTAATAATTTGGATTATAAACCTAAAACAGAAAGAAGACCATTATTTGCACCCGTTCCTGGTTTAAATAATGTAAATGGTGCACCAGTTAAAACAGATTTTTATGAAGGTCGTTTTATTCCTAGTAAAGAAAGAAGAAATGAAAAACCATTCCAAGAAGTTAGAGATACACCAGGTTTGAATTTAGGTTATAATCAAGTTGGTATTCAAGGTTTTCACGATCCATATCGTGCTTTACCTAAAACTACTAATGAATTAAGAACAGCAGATAATCCTAAATTAACTTATAATAATCCTATGGGAGGCCTAAGAAGAAAGAATTATAAAAAGAAAAATATTTATTCTTTACAACCTTTACCTTATTCTAAAAATAATATTGAAGAATTTGAAGAAGTTAATAATAATAATAATGAAATTATGGAAGAATATGAAACATCAGGTATTGGTGGATTTTATGCACCAGGTGGTGGTATTAGACCAGTAGATCCAGTTGTTGTTAAACATAGACCAGATAAATTTAAAGATTATCATTATGATAGACATATTCCAGTTTCTACAGAATGGCATAAAGAAGCTAATTATGGTAAATATGATCAAAGAACATTAGGAGGTGTTAATAGAGGTTTAGAAGATCATACACACCCAGGAACAACAACATTATTAACAAATGGTCAAGTTGTAGATGGTGAACATCAAACAACACATAAAGAACAATATGAACATGATGGCCCAAGTAATGTATTTACTAAAATTGCAAATTATGTAATTAATTATTTCAATTCAACTCCTGAACCAACTAAAAGAAATCAATATAATGTTGAAGATAAAGGAAATATTAAAGGTTATGAACAATCTTATGCATATAATTACAAAGATAATACACCTGATCCAACTAAACGTAATATGTATAATATTGATGATAAAGGTAATATTACTGGTTATGAGCAATCATACGCATATAATTATAAGGATAATACACCAGATCCAACTAAAAGAAATCAATATAATATTGATGATAAAGGTAATATTAAAGGTTATGAACAATCTTATGCATATAATTATAAAGATAATACACCTGAACCAACTAAAAGAAATCAATATAATATTGATGATAAAGGTAATATTACTGGTTATGATCAATCTTATGTAATTAATTATTTAAATGCTACACCAGAAGCTACTAAAAGAAATCAATATAATGTTGATGATAAAGGTAATATTAAAGGTTATGATCAATCTTATGTAATTAATTATCTAAATGCTACACCAGGACCAACTAATAGAAATATGTATAATGTAGAAGATAAAGGTAATATTAAAGGATATGATGAAAGTTATGTTATTAATTATATTAATGCAACTCCTGATCCAACTAAAAAAGATATACATAAAGTAGAAAATTATACAGGAAGTATTAATGGTTATAAACAACAAAGAAGTAGAATGGATGCTAATAATATGAGAACTAATGTAGTAAAAGATTTAAATACTATTGTTCCTCATGGTCCAACATATTCTAATTATACTAAAACTCCTTCAATGGATGGAACAATAATGACATCTAATTATAATAAATTACAAATTAATCGCGAATTATATCCAGATATTGAACAAAGAGTTGCAGGTATGGATTATCCAACTGTTAGAAGTAAAGTATTAGTTCCAAATGATGAATATCATTTTAATAGTTTTGTTAATGAAAATCTTCAAGGTAATCCATTTATTAATGATACTCAAAATGTATATGATGATTCGGATTTATCCGAATCAAGTAAAAAAGGCAATGCCTTTTTTTCAGGAAATATTAATTATATGGAAAATACAACTAAAAATAATTTAGATTATATACCAAAATTTAAACAATATCAATAAATAAAATATTTTATTAATATTATATTATCTTTAAAAATAATATAATAAAAAAAATATAAAAAATTACATATTTAAGATTATTCTATTTTTTCTTCAGTCTTTTTATTTATTTTTTCTAATTCATTATTAATTAATTCTTTATTATTTATTTCTTCATCATTTTTTTCATTAAATATTACTTTATAATCTTTTTCTTTTTCTTTATTTTTTTTTACAATTCTTTTTTTATTAGATTTACGTTTTGCTTTATTAAAAGCATTAATAGATTGGGTTGTATCAATTTCATTATCACTACAAACTTCTTCATTATAAACAATTATTTCATCGTTATCTTCTGGTAAATCATTCTTACATAAACTAATAATTTCTTTATAATTAATATTTTTTTGATATTTTATTATAACTGATTGATGATTTAATAAATAATTATAAAATGTTTGATATGCATAAATTATTTCATTATAATTAATAGCTCCAGATATAATACCACAACCATATTCATACATCATAATAGTTAATTTTTTATTAGTATTATATATTTTTTGGTCATCATGTAATCTAATTTTATTAATTTTATTTTCTCTTTTTACTTTAACATGAACTGCTGAATGTCTTAATGGATCGTAAGAACTTTCATATATTAAATCATCTTTACCATCAATAATAGATTTATATAATAAATATCTATCAATAATAAAAGGATAAACTACTTTACAATTAATCATTTCAATATTTAATTCACTAATATTTTTAAAACCAAAATTACCAAAACCATAAAATTTCATATAATGAAATAAACGATATAAAACCCAATAAACAGATGATAAATTTTTAGAACCAGTCATATGAATAGAACCAGAATCAAATAATTTTAATGTAATATTAATTTCATTAATATTATCTTGGATTTTAATTGTTATTTGATCAAAAAAATTTTCTCTTTTTTTCTTTTCATTTTTTATTTTATTATAATGTTTTTTATGTTCTTTAATTGATACTAAAGGAGTTTTTTCATTTCCACATGTAATTTCATTTATAAAATTATTTTCTGGTATTACTTCTTTAATTAATGAATGTGCTAATTTTTGTGTATCTAATATATGTTTTAATTTCTTTTTTCTTAATATTACTTTATCATTTTTATCTTTTTCATTATCTAATTTTAATATATTACTCTCACTATTAACATATTCACAATCAATATTATTATTATTAATTAATCCAGTAATAGTCATAGTTGTAATAAATAATTCTTCTGGAAATTTAATATCTAAAGAAGTAAAATATGGATATAGTTCTAAAAATTTATTATAAGTAATTAAATGTAATTTTTTATTATCCATTTTTTTTTATTATATATGTTTTATATTTATAATATATAATTTATTTAATCAATTTTTTAATGTTAAAAATTGCAAATATAATTAATACAATATATACTAATTTATATATTATATCTTATATTGATTATATAAATGAAAATAATATAACTGGTGGTGAAGTTTATGAAACATTAACTAAATTAAATAATAATGAAGAATTAAATAATGAAGAATTAAATAATAATGAAGAATTAAATAATAATAATGAATTAAATAATAATACAAATTTAAATGATAATGAAATTATGAATAATCAAATAAATTATGTTGAAGAAATAAATATGAATGAAATTAATGAAATTAATAATGATAATAATTTAGATGTAATAAAAATACCAAAACAACAACCATTAAAACAATTAAAAAATTCTTCAACAGAAAAAAATATTGAAAAAGTTTTTGGAGGAGGTGATTTTATTAATTTAGATTTAATTTAATTATTTATTATTATTAATAATAATAAAAATTAATGTAAAACAATATTATTAAAAATTTATTTACTTAATTTAGCAGATTTAATATTATTATCCATTTTATCAATTTCATTATGTACATAATCAATAAATTCTTTATCATCAATTTTACAATTAGCACCAAATAATAAATAATAAGCATGTAAAAATGAATCACATAAATCATCTTGTTTCTTTTTATCTTTAAATGTATCAATCCATTCATTATAATTATCTACTTCATGTTCTAAAATATATTGAGTAAAAATAATACCTAAATGTTTAGTAGTTAAATATTGTTTTCTTTCAGTTTTATTTTTTTTATTTTTAATAATATTATCAGCTTCTTTACCAATCATAGAAGTTTTCATCTTAGGATGAATTAAATCAATATTACAATCTTTATTTTTAAAAAAAGAAATATAAGAGAATAAAATCATTTGAATAGATTTCATTTTAGGATTTTTAATAGAAGGTTGATTTTCAATACCAAATCGATCACAATCTAAAATATTATGATTTTCATTATCAAAATATAATTTTAAATTTTTAGCATAAATATCTAAATTATCATTATCTTCATTTTTAATTTTTTTACATTTAGAATTTTTATGTGTTTTACAAGTTAAATGTTTATTATTATTATCATCAATATAATAATATGAAGCAGTTTGATTACATACTTTACCACCTCTTTTCATTCTATCACATTTACAATCTCTTAAATCAATTAAATCCCATTGTTCAATATGTATTTTTTTAGTATTTTCATCATAATTAAATACACAATAAGCTAAATTTTTACAACCAATATCACTTCCAAAATATTTCATTTTTGATTTATATTATTTATTATGATTTTAATATTAATTAATTTATCATATAAAATTATAATATAATTTATAATGAAATGACTGTTTTTGATGGATTTGATGATTTAAGTTATTTTAATAAATCTAATATTATTATTTTAATTATTATATTTATCATTTTCATGTATTTAACGGAGAGTATTTATCAATCAGCAATATTAGCATTATCTATAATGTTTATTCATTATCGATATATAGAAGATAATAATAAATTATTAAGTAATCCAGAATATATAAAAAATTATGGAAATAAAATTAATAAATTAGATGATTTAGAATTAGAACCATATCAAGAAGAATTATTAAAAAATACTTTTCCAAAATCTAAATATATTCATGATTATAATAATAAAACATTAAAAAAATTTATGTATTTAAATCAAGAATTTTATTATTATAATAAACAAAATTGGATTGATATGGTAACAGATATTGATAATTTTTTATCTATTTATGAAGATATTGTTATTGATAATTCTAAAGCAGGTATATTATATCAAAGTATGAAAGATTATAAAAATAATGCATTATTTTATTTAAATGGAATAAAAATAAGTTGTAAAGATAAAAAAGAAGTTATAAGTAAAATAAATAAAGCAGTAAATGATTTAGAAGAAATATTAAATAAATATTTATATGATGTTTATATTAAAAATGAATTATATATAAAAAATAATGGATATAATACAGAAACTAAATTAATTCAACCTAATATGTTAGATGGTTATTTTAATTAATTTTATTAATAATAATATTTTAAAAAATATTATTATAATATATAATTTAAATTATTAAAAAATGAGTTTATTTAATACTTTAAATAATATTACTACAGATAAAATTACTATTAATGATGAAATAGTATTTAAAGATAATAGAATTACCAATTTAGTATTAACAGGAAAACCTTTTACACCTTCAGAATATGATATACAAAAAATTCCAACAGTACAATTTGTTAAAGATTTTGTTGATATTCAAGATAATAATTATGCAAAATTAAATGAACCAAATGAATTTGTAGCATCAAATACTTTTGATGAAAATGCAACATTTAATAAAATTATTACTGTAGCAAAAAATGATGAATTAATTGTTGCATCATTAAGTATTGATGGAAATTCAATAGCTGTAACAGATTCAAATAATAATACTAATACAATACAAATCCAAAAAACTACAATTTCAACTACAGAATCAACAAATAAAGATACATTAACAACTGATAATATTGTTACAGATAGTATAAAAATACCTAATAATAGTAATTCATATACTATTACAAGTATTACTGGTTCAAGTGAATCAGAAAGAAGTAATAATAGTTTACCAACTAAAGATTATGTTGATGATAAAATTGCAACAGATTTAACAAATTGTGCTAAAAAAAATGAAGCTAATACATTTGTAAATGGATATACACAAACATTTGCTGGAGCTGTAAATATATCGAATACATTAACTACAACTGGGAGAGTAAATGCAGATAATGGTATACAAACAACAGCAGGAACATTATATTTAGGTAATCAATCAACACCATCTAATAAAACAAAATTAGAATCCGTAACAAGTGATACACCTGCTGATACATTAACAACAGATAATTTATCATTAAGAAAGGATTTATCTGTTACAGGAGCTTCAACATTAACTGGTAATACTACAATATCAGGAACATTAATAGTTAATAATGCATCAACATTAGCTGGTAATGTAACAATGGGTTCTAAACAATCAGGACAAACAACATTAACTACAACATCTGGTGTTGATACATTTACAACAGATAAAGTCGTAGTTGGTACTGTTGTTATGTCAAATGGAAGTTCTGGAACATATGATATTACTAGTATTCAAGGTTCAGATACTACACTTGCAGAAAATTCAAAATTAGCAACTAAAGGTTATGTTGATGATATTACAGCTTCATTATCTAATTATGCAAAACTTGATGATAATAATACATTTGCAGCTAATAAAACACAAACATTTTCTGGTCCAGTAATTACTTCAGATACATTAACTGCAAATGGTGGAATACAAACAACAGCAGGAACATTATATTTAGGTAATCAATCACCAACATCTAATAAAACAAAATTAGAATCAGTAACAAGTGATACACCTGCTGATACATTAACAACAGATAATTTAACATTAAGAAGTAATTTATCCGTTTCTGGAACTTCAACATTAACAGGTGATGTAACAATAGGTTCTAAATCATCTAATCCAACAACAATAGCTACATCATCTAATACTGATACATTAACAACAGATAATATAATATTAAGAAATAATTTAACAGTTAATGGTGAAACAACATTAACTAGTCCAGTTTATTTTGGTTCTAAATCTACAGGTAAATCATCATTAATTACAGATGAAGATAATTATGATAAATTTACAACAGATAAAATTGATGTATTACAAGATTTATCAGTTACTGGTAATACAACATTAACAGGTGATTTAACAACTACTGGAGATGTTTATTTAGGTCAAAAAGAAGAAAATAAAACAACAATTATTACAACTCAAATACCTGGTTCATCACCAGCAGAATATGAAGATACATTAACAACTGATAATGTAGTTATTAGAGATTCATTAACTATTAATGGTGAATTAGATGCTAATTTACCTAATAAATATAATTATGCTTATTTATATGATACAAATTGTTATACTTATAATAATATAAATTATGAATATGATACAATAAATCATAATTTTAAAGTAATTGGTTTTAGAAATAATAAAAATAATACATTTATTATTGAACCATATTTATTAATTGAAGAAACAATTTCTGAAACAATACAATTAAATAAATATCCAGTTGTTGATATTGATGTATCACAAGATAAATTTGAATATACAGTAAATAATATTGATACATATATTTATTTACCTGATACATTTGATTATATTATGTGTGCTAAATTATTAAATAAAATTACCGCTTCATCTACTAGTAATATTTATATTAGTATTTCATTTAAATATGAAATGTATATAAATTGTCAATATGTTTATGAAGATCAAGAATCACAACAACATACAATAGATACTACATTATCATTTACAAATAAAACAATATATTATATTATTCGTAATCCAAATTTTGAAATTGATATTAATAATAATGATGTTTTACAAACACCAGTTAATGATGACAATTTATATACATATTGTATAGGTATGATATTTCCTCATGAATCATTATATATTATTAATTTAGCAAATGTTGGAAATTCATATTTAGGTTATAATTCATTTAATGGAACTACATGTTATGATTATCAAATAACATCAAATACTAATATACTAAAAAATAAAATAATTGAAGAACATTATAATATGTATTTAAAAATGCAAAATAATAGAAATAATTATCTTAAACATGAAAAATATAATAAATTAGTTTACATTAAACAATATAATACATATACAAATACTGATTATAATAAAATAAAAATATATGCAAATCCAAATCCAGATAATGATAATGAACCTGAAACAGGTGGAACAGAAATAATCAATTATTGTATGAATGATCTTTACAAAATTAATTGGATTAAATATAATAATAATTCAAAATTATTAACATTATATTTAGGTTGTATCTCATATGTAAGATGTATTAATGATGATATATACAGAATTATTAAATTAAAATATGATTATACAGGTTATACATTAAATCAATTATATCAATGTTATTTACTTAATAATAAAATTTATTTATTCTTTGATGGAAATTCTACTAGTCAAAATAATATTCGTTTATTATTTATATTTGATTTAAATGATTTTACAAATAAACATTTATATGAGTATAATGATTTATTAGGGACTGATATTGATATTGATTCACCTAATAAATTAACATTTAATTATGAAAAAGATAAAGATAATTATGAAATTTATTTATGTGAAATATTAAATCAAGAGTGTTCATATTATAAAATATATTTATCTGATAAAGATAATATATTTTATACATCATACAGTCCTGTTAATGGTTTAGGTGAATCTGATACTAATATGAGAATATTAGATATATGTTATTTAAAATCATATACAATAATATTAAGTAAAAATAATAATACAAATAAATATAAATTATATTATTGCTCAGATATAATTAAAGCATATTATCAATGTTATAATATTAATTTAGAACAATTACAAGATAATAATAATGAATATCATTTTAATATGTGTAATAATATGAATGATAAATATTATACATCATCTAATTATGAATGTAAATTATATATAACTGATATATTAACAAATACTAAAGGAGTTGTATTTTCATCTTATGATATTGAAACTATTTTAATGAGAATTTAAATTATTTTATTTTTTATTATTATTTTATTTATTTATTTAAATAAATAAATTTATTAATACATTTATAATATTTTAATTATTATAAAAAAATGAATTTAAAAATAATAAATTATAAAAATATATAATTTATTAAAATGGAATGTGAAATATGTTTAGAAAAGGTATCAAAGAGAAATATTATAACTTGCCCTTATTGTCAAATGAAAGCTTGTAATAAATGTGTTAAAGAATATTTATCAAATTATGGTGGTTTAGAATGTTCTGGTTGTAAAAAAAAAATAAATATAACATTTATTGCTAATCATTTTACTAAAAAATGGTTAAAAGATGATTATCCAAAACAATATAGTAAATTCTGTTTATTATCTGAAGATACAATATTAAATGAATTAAATGATGTAGTTAATATTTATAATTTATTATCTGATGCTAAATATAAAGATATGTTTAAAGTTGTACAAAATCATTTATATTTACAGAAAGTATTAAAAAGTATAGAACATAATAATATTATAATTCAAAATATATTATTTGATGATATTTATAAAATAATTAATGGTTTAAATTATGTATTTTATGAAAAAATTAAAAATAATTATTTTTGTTTTTTACCTTGTTTAGAAAAAAAATATATTTCACATAAACCTATTACAAGAGAAGAATTAGCTAATGATTTAAATATAACTTTATCTAATGATAAACCTAATAATTTTAATAAAATATCATATTTAGATATATTATTATTATTTAATGATAGAATAAATAATATAATTAAAAATAATCCATTAGCTAATAAAATATTAGAAAATAAAGATATATTTTTTACAATAAATGAAAATAACTATTATAATCAATATAATTTAAATATTCATCAAATATTATATCAATTAATTTATAATAAATTAACTGATATTAATATTTTAAATTTATATAAATCTATTACTGATACTAAAGAAGATGTAAATAAAATATTAAAATTTTATAATTCATTTAAAAAGAAAATAAATAATAATACATTATGTAATAAAAGATGTATTAATAATAAATGTAGAGGTTATTTAAAAGAAATTAAAGATGAAATAACAGAAGAAGAATTTAATAAACATAATAATAAAAAAGAAAAAGATATTGAAGATTATAGATATATTAAAAAAACAATTAAAGAAAGAAATGAAGAAAATTATATTACAAAATATTATAAAATAAATTATTTAGTTTGTAAATTATGTAATATGAAAGTTTGTTATGATTGTAATAAAGAAATTTGTTCTTTCTTAGCCTCAAATAAATTTGAGGGTAACAAAGAAATTTGTTCTTTCTTAGCCTCAAATAAATTTGAGGGTAACAAAGAAATTTGTTCTTTCTTAGCCTCAAATAAATTTGAGGGTAACAAAGAAATTTGTTCTTTCTTAGCCTCAAATAAATTTGAGGGTAATAAAGAAATAATAACAAGTAATAATAATGAAGAAGATAAAGAAGAAGACCAAGATTTAATTGATTTAAAAAATCATAAATGTAATCCAGATGATTTAGCAAATATATCTGCAATTAGATTAGGTGCTAAATCATGCCCTGGTTGTGGTATTCCAATATTTAAATCTGAAGGTTGTGATCATATGTTTTGTATTAGTTGTCATTGTATGTTTAATTGGAGTGATTTAAAAATAACAAAAACAACAACAAATCCATTATATTATGAATGGTTAAGAAGTAGAGGAATTACACCAGAAAGATCAGATAGACGAGAATATGAACAAAGACTAGGTTATTGTGATAATAATATGTATAATTCAACTACATTAAATCAAGAAATAAAAAAATATAATATAATAGAATATGATGATAGATATTTTAATTTAGGTTTTATATTTGAAAAAATACAAAATTATCCTAGTAGAACAATAGATGAATATAATAAAGTTAGATTGAAATATTTATTAAATATGTTATCTGAAGAAGAATATAAAAAAACAATTAGTAAATATGATATTGAATTTAATTATATTAATGAATTTAATGATATTTATAATACATTTAGATTTAATATAAATGATATATTACACGATTTATTCAATAAATTAAGTAATGAAATTGATGAAGAAAATAAATTAATAATAATAAAAGAAAATGCAAAATTTATTGATGATTTTATTAAAGATTTTAATAAAAATATGGATAATTATAAAAAATTAACAATATTAAATAAAACAGTATATTTAATAGATAATAATTGGTTAATTTATGAACATATTAATCATTTAGATAATACAATTAGTAAATTAAGAAATAATTTATATATAAAATCTAGTATGTTTTTAATTCATTATTATTTATTAACACTTGAAATTATTCATAATATGAATAATAATTATGATGATAAATATAAAGATAAATTTGATTATTTAATGGATAAATATTTACCAACTAATAATATAAATAAATTTAAAAATGATTATAATAAAAATAAAGAAGAATATGATAAAATAATAAAATATTATTTAAATGAATATAATAAAATAGATTTTGATAAATGTATTTCTGGATCTATTATATTTAATTTTTATAGTGAACCAAAAAATACAGTATTTAAATCATTTGTACAAAATTTAATTTATGCTTTACAAGATGATATAATAGAATTTAATAATGAAAATATTAGAAAAATATTTATAAAATATAATAATATTTATTATTCATATAATTATAAATTAAATTATTCTAAATTATTATATAATTTTTTAAATGATTTAATAAATGAATTAAAAATTTAAGAATTAAAAGTTTAATATTTTTTTAATATAAAATTATAATATAATTAATAATAATATAAACATAAAATTTAAAAATGGAAAATGAATATGAATTTGTTAATTATGTAAATCATAAAGACGATTATGAAATACAAAAAGAAACATTACAACCAATTAAATATTATCAAATTACAATGTTTAAAAATCCTCATACAAAATACAGGATGATAAGAATATTTGATATTGATGAAAATAACAATTTTAATAATATAAAAGTTCAAAATATTACTTCTGAAACTTATAGACAAATATTAAAAAGAATGCAACCACAAAAATATAAAGTATTTCCAACTTATAATTTTGATGAAGTTAATCCACCATCATTATATGATATTTCATTATCTAGAAGTTCATTATTATTATAATTTTTATTATTATTTTATATTTAATTTAATAAAAAAATAATATCATAATATAAAAAAATGATTTTTTAATATATTAATAAAAAATAATATATTATATATTTTAAAATATATAAAAAATGGAATTAAAAAGAAATAAAAAATATTATCAAGCAATATCTCAAATTTCTAATAAAATATTAACTATTTTTAAAGATAATATATTTTATAATAATACTATTACAAAAATATATGATAATATAATAATAGAAAATAATAATGATATTAAAATTATTAATATTATAGATAATAAGCATCATTATAAAATTAATGTTAAATTATTAAATTTACCTAATTTAAAAATATTAAATTGTAATAATAATTTATTTGATAATATTACATTTAATAATGTTAATAATTTATTATATATTGTTATTAATAATTGTGGAATTAATGATTTAAATTTATCTAATATATATAATGTTGAAAATATAGAATGTACAAATAATAATATTTCAAATATTAATATATCACATTTAAAAAATTTAAAAATATTAAATTTATCAAATAATAATATTAAAAATATTGATTTAACAAATAATAAAGAATTAAATTATTTGAAATTAAATTGTAATAAAATTAAAAATATTAATTTATCTAATAATTTAAAATTAAAATATTTAAATTTAGATTATAATTATCTTAATGAATTAGATTTATCTAATAATATTTTATTAAAACATTTATCATTAATGCATAATAATTTTATTAATTTATATGTTAATAATTTAATAAAATTAGAATATTTAGATTGTACAGAAAATAATATTAAATTATTAGAATTATCAAAATTAATAAATTTAAAAGAATTATATATTACATTTAATAATATTAAAAATATTGATTTATCATTTTTATATAATCTTGAAATATTAGATTGTGATAATAATAATCTTGAATTATTAAATATTACAAAATTATTAAATTTAAAAAAAATATTCTTAAAATGTAATAAATTAGTTTGTAATAAAGAACAATTTAATAATATTGATGAATATGAAATTGAATATAAAGAATGTAATGATAAATTAACTAATAATAAAATTATTAATGATTATTTTGAAGAAGTTTATTATTTTAATAATAAAAATGAATATTTTTTTTAATATAATCATTTTAAAATTATAATAAAAATAATATTTATAAAGTTTTTAATATTCATTATTATAGATTTAGATTTTAAAATATAAATTATAATTCATTTTTTTTATTTTAAAATAAAAAAAATATATATTAATAAAAATCAATTTTAGCATAAAAATCTTTATTAAAATCTTTATCATAATCAATATCATCAAATAATTCAGGCATTTCTTGTTTAAATAATAATAATAAAGGAATAAAAATAACTTTTAAAGATGGATGGACCATTTTTGAACATCTTAAACTTAAAATATGTCTCCATTCACGAATATTACAAGTCATAACCACCTCAGCAGCCACACTATGATTTAAAATTTCTCTACAAATATCATTATTAGCACCTAATTTTTTCATTAACATATAATTTTCTTCCATTGTTTTACAAGATTTTAACCAAATATCATAAATCATTGGATCAATAATATATTTTGGATTAATAACTTTAATTTCATTATTAAATTTATTTTTATCATAAGAACAAAATCTTGTTGATTCAATAGAAAAGGAACTTAACCTATGTCTTGTAAAATCTTTATATGCTCCAATTTCTGTAATTAATCTAATAGATATTTTTTCATGTTCTAAAACACTTTCATGACCTTTATTAATACATTTTTTTAATAATATTTTATATGTTTCATCACCAATAACATCTTCACTCCTATAACAAGTTCTACAAGCTCGTTCTAATTTTTTCATAATATCAATTCCATTAAATTTTTCAATTTCTATTTTTGGTTCAATAATTTTTACCATATTTATATTTTATTAATAATTAATATATTATTTTATATTATAATATTAATATTATAATATTTCATTTTTTTAATATTATTAAAATAAAATATTAATGAATTAAAAAAATATTTTTAAAAGTTAATTTATCAATAATATTATTATTAATTTGTAATTTAATATCATCTAAAAATATATTATTATATTTATAATATTTTTTTAAATTATTAGTAATAATATTATATTTAAATTTATCATTATTAATATGTTTTAAATTAATTTGATTAATTGAACAATTTTTAACATATAAATATTGTATTTTATTTTCTTTTAATGGATTATTTTTTAATTCTATATCACTAATAATTTTATTACATTTTATATTATGCAAAAATATATTAATTGGATGATTATTAAAATTTAAATATATTTTATCAATATTTATATCATATAAAACAATATTATCAAAAATTTCTTTTTCATCATATATTGATAAAAATGAATTTAATAAATTATAATTATTTTTATCATAATTCAAATAAGATATATATTTATTATCAATAATATCATTAATATTATTATTATTAATATAAATCGTATTATATTTTTTTTTATTATCAATTATTTCATAATTATTAAAATTATTATCTGGAAAAATATTATTATTAATATTTTCTATAATATAATTAATATTATTATTTTGCATTACTTTTAATATTTATAATTAATATTATAATAGTATTTTAATAATAAAAAAAATCAATTTTTTAATATTTTTCATAATATAATTTGATTAATTCATCAATAATTTCTTTAATTTCTTTATCAGTTTTATTATTATCATTATTATTCCAATTTTTAATAATAAAATCTTTTAATTTATTAATAAATCTTTGATTATCAAGTGTATTATAATGTTTCAAATATTCATTCATTGTATTATTCAAAATTCTTTCAAAATTAGACATTTTTTATTAATAATTTATTAATATTTCAAAAATATATATAATAATAAATTAAATATTAATAATTCAATTTTTAAAAAATTAAAATTTATAAAAAAATTCTTTATTAATAATATTATCTATATTTTATTATAAATTTAATAATATAAAAAATAATCAATTTTTTATTATTAATTTGTTTAAAAATAAAATTCAATTTATAAATATAAATATTATAAATTATATTAATGAATGCAATAAATTTTATTAATAAATATAAAAAACCATATATTGGAATAATAAATAATTTATATTATGATAATAATAATCATAATTATGACTATTATTATAATAAATATTATTATAATATAAAATATAAAAAATATAATAATGAAAATACAATAAATATTTTAAAAATAGATTATAATGAAGAAGAAATAATAAAAGAATTTAATGAAAAAAAATTAAATTATAATAATTATTATAATATTAAAATAAATGATTATAATTTATTATTAAATTTTATTAATGATTATATTATATTTGATGATTATTTATTAAATGAAATAATAAAAAAAATATGTAATGATATAAATAATATCAAATATATAATGAATATATATTGTAAAAATATAATTATAAATATATCAAATAATTATATTAATGATTATATTAATGATAATAACCAAATATATTATAAAAATATAATATTACAATTATATGGGGATAATATAAAATATAAAAAATCATCAATAAAAATAAATGAAATAAAATGTAAAAATTTTATTTCAACAGAATATATTAATTGTTATAGATTTTGGTGTAATAATTTTATTAATTATAATAAACCATTATATATTTATGAATTTAATATTTATCATAAATTTATTAATTATTATAATATTATAAATGATATTAATAATATAAATAATATAAAACATATTATAAATTGTAATTATTATAATAATGATTTAAGAAATATAATTGATTTGATAAATAATTATAAAATATCATCATTATTTATTTATAAAGATAATACAAATATTATATCAAATAATAATATAAAAAATATAATAATAAATAATAAAAATATTCAAACAATTATATTACAAAGTAATATTAAAAATTTATTATTAGATAAAAATATATTTATAAATTTTAATAATTATACAATAGAAAATATAAATATAAATTTTACATTAGATATATTAAATTTTAATAATTATTCAATAGAATATTTGAATAAATTAAATATAAATGAAATATATTATAATGATTTAAAATTTATAAAACAATTAGATTATAATAAAATAAATATTAATGAATTATTAGAATTAATAAATTTATTATTAAAATTTAAATCAATAAATAAATTACATATAAATAATTATTATTTACAATATGATATTATAAATAAAAATAATTTAATAATAGATTTTAAAAATTTAAAATTAAATGAATTAAAATTAGAAAATTTATTAAATTTAATAAATATAAAAAATATTAATAAAATAACTATTATATTACAACAATATATAAAACGTTCAATATTTATAAATAATAATAAAATAATTAATAATATAAATAATTTAATAAATGATAAATTTGAATTATTTAATATAATAAATAAAGAATTACATATTTATAATAAAAATAATAAATTTAATTTATTAAAAATAATAAATAATGATTTATATTTTGAATAATATTATTTTAAAAAAAATGAAAAATTATTATTTTAAATATATAACATATTATTTATTATATTAATATAATAAAAATGAATTGTTCAATCTGTTTAGAAATATTTACGAAAAACAATATAATAGAATGTAATAATATATATGATGATAATAAAAGATGTGAATGTAAAATATGTTCAAAATGTTTTTTAATAAATTATATTACTAATAATATTACATATCATTTTAATTGTTCAAATTGTAAACAATTATTAAATTATGATGATATATTAAGAGTATTAAAAAATGATAAAGATAAATTTAATAAATTTATGAATGATAATAAATATTCAGAATCAATATATGAAGAATTTATTAAACAATTTAAAGATAAAATATTAAATTATGAAAAAGGTAATATTAGTAGTATAAAATGTGATAAAGAAATGTTTAATAAATATATTGAAACTAAAAAGAATGATATTATTATTTTTGCAAATAGAGATGATGAAATTAAATGTAATATATCAATGGATAATATTAATGATATTATTAATAATATTATTAATGAAAAAATATATTATAAAAATTGGCAAGAATTACATAAAAAATATAATGAATCATGTTTAACATTAATAAATGAAATAGAAAAAGATTTAGATTATTGTTATAATAATAAAAATAATGATAATAAAGAAATAATAAATAAAATTAAAGAAAATAAAAAATCATTTGTAAAAATATCATCAGAAATTATTAATAATGCTAAATTATTAAATGTTAATGAAAATATTAAAGAAAATAATGAAATAATAGATAATTTTTCTCCTTGCCCAAAATCTGAATGTTTAGGGCATATTAATAAATTAACTAATAGATGTAATAATTGTAATAATTTATGTTGTAATCAATGTAATCAATTATTATATGAACATGAACAATATGATAAAGAAAAAGATTTATTATTTGATAAAAATAATAAAATACCAGAAAATCATATGAAAAATTATATTCATAAATTTAATGAAGAAGAAATTAAAGAATTAAATGATATAAGAATTAATTTACATTTAGAACCTTATAAACCAAATAAAAATAATGAATATATTATATCATGTAATAGAAATATTTATGAAGATTATCAATTAATTATAAAAGATAGTAAACCATGCCCAAATTGTAAAGAAATGATAACTAGAAGTATGGGATGTAATCAAATGTTTTGTACAAAATGTCATGAATGTTTTGATTGGATGACAGGAAAAAAATTAGATAAAAAATTAGTTCATAATGCATTATTAGCAGATTATTTAGAATCAATAGGTAAAAAAATGGATTTTTCAGATATAAAATGTGATACATTAGAATCAACATTATTTTTACAATTAAATAAAAATGTTTTAATGAAATATAATAAAACATTATATGAAAATATTAAATCATATTTTAGAAAACATAATGAAATAAAAGATTATGTTTATAATAATAATACAAGAAATTTAAATGATAAAATTATTGAAATATTAAAAAATTTTATTATAGAAAAAAATACATATTTTATATTTGATATGGATTATTCAAGAGATAAACAACAACTTAAAGAATGGTTAAATATGAAATTAAATATAATTAAAAATGATTTATATATAATTTATGATGAAATTTATGGTAAAAATATTATTTTAGAATATTATCAAACATTAGCCCAAGGAATGAATGATACATTTTTAAATATTCAATCTTATTTATTAGAAATTAATAATAAAAAAGATGAAAATAATAAATGTAAGGAATTATATAATAATATTCAATTAATAAGTGATAATTTAATTAAATGGTATAATGAAATGAAAGAATTAATTAATAATACAATAAATATATTAAATCCAAAATATAAATTAATAAATTTAAATGAATTAAGATAATTTTTTTACATAACATAATAAACAAATTTTATAATTATTATTTCCATCATAATAATCATTTATTCCATTATCATTAAATAAATTATCATATTCAATTTTCATATATTTATATTTTCTCATATTAAAATTATTATATCTTGCTTTTATATGGTCATATCTTATTTTATCAATTACATTATAATTATCATCATAAATTAATTGAATATATACACAATGAAAAGTTAAATATTTATTAGGTATATTTTCAATAATACAAAATGATTGTAAATAATAATCATTTATAATATAATTATAATGATATATTTTTGTATTATTTAATTTATTATTAGTTCTATTTAATAAATCTTTTTGATAATTTAAATGATTATTTTTAATAATATTAATTTCATAACTATCTAATGGATTATCAATAATTGGTGCAATAAATAAACTATTATTTTGGCAATCATTTAATAATTCAATAATTTTATCATTCATATCTATATTATCATATAAATAATCAATCACTTTAACATATTGATAATTACAATATAAATATTGTGAAAAATCATTATTAATAAAAAATAATAATTCTTGTAATATTTGATGAGGGTAATATTTAATTCCAGGAGTTCCAATTAAATATTTATGATTAGTTAATATATTATAAAATTCTATTATTTCTATAATATTATTATCATTTAATTTATTCCATAATTCATTTCCACCAATTTGATAAAAATCATATAAAGAATAATATTTTTTATTAATTAATTTATTCATATTTCCACCTTTTAAACTATCAGTATTAATATTAAAAAAATATTTAAATATTGGATGATGAATTATACAATTTATTGCACATTTAAAATAACATATATAAGAATAAAATATAAAAACACTATTAAAACCTTTTGTAATAGTCATACTATTATAATCTTTATATTTAATTTTTCCTTCTTCTTTTTGTAATCTTTCAAAATCTTTTAAATCATAAATTTTTTCTATTTCTAATAAATGTAATGGCATATTGGATATAATATATTTGATTTGATAATTTAATAATGTATCTTTTATAGGTTTATAATTCTTAATAAATGAAAAAATAAATTTTTTTGATAATTTAACATATTCATCATAATTATAAAAATTATTTTTTATTAATTGTTTAATTGAATCAATTATATCTGATCTTCTTGATATATTAAATATAATATTATTATCATCTAACCAATCAATATTTATTTTATTATTTTTATGATAATTAATTATTGATTGAATTGTATTAATATTATCTAAATTTTGTTTATAAATATTATTTATATAATTAATAAATTCTTCCTTATTATTCATAATTAATTTATATATATAAATTATTTAAATAATTTAATTTAATTAACAAATACTAATTTACCATATCCTGCATAAACTCGTAATACATTATAAGATACTGAATAACATTTAAATGTTGCTGTATTATTTAAATTAATACAATCATCTAATACTAAATCTAATTGTACATTATCTATTTTATGCATATTACAAGTTCCAGATGGTTGATTATCTAAAGGATATAATGCAAACGTATAAATATGTAATCCTTTTTGTGGTTTATTATAAAAATATTCTAAAGATTGAATAATATTAAAATATTTATCACTTTCATTAATTCGTTCAACACCATTAAATAATAATTTATCATATTTTATTAAACTTTCTCCTACTTGATTATTATTATATTTATTATTTAATATTGGATTATTATTATAATTATATTGTAAAGTATATGTTTCATTATTTAAAATAATATCTTCAGTAAAATTATCTTTATAATTTACTTTATCATATAATATATCGTTATATTGATAAGAATTAGTATAATTAAATTTATCATTATTATATAATTCATTTAAATTATTTTGATAACAAAACCAAACTAAATATTTTACTGGATTATCAACATTTAATTTACAAGTTGAATATTTTGATGAAAATGTTGTTGTTGTTGTTTCATTTATTTGTTCTACTAAATATTGATGAGAATTTTTATAAAATCTTATTTTTTCATCTTCTTCTAATGCAATATAATCAATAATCATATAACATTCACTAATATTAATATTTGTTAAATCTCTATATTTATAAACAATAGAATATTTATTTTCATCAATATCTTCATCATCTTCTTTTTTAATATGTGGTAATGCAAAATAATTAGATGTTAAACCTTTAATATAATATTCTTCAATATTATCATCATAATTAGGCATTTTAAATAATGCTTTAGAAATTTGAGAATAATATAATCTTTTATTAGTAGAATCAAAAAAATTAAATTGTCCTACTATTTCTTCACCATTAATATTTTGTACAATATATTCATCTTCTTTAAATTGACAATTATAATTTTCCATTAATATATAATGTGTTGGAGTTATTTTATAACATTTTTCAAAATCTTCTAATTGTAATGTAATATTTATTTTATGATTTTTTAAACAACATAAAGGTAATGCATTACTTGGTGATTTACTAAACCAAAAAGGAATAGGAATTAATAATGTAAATTCATCTTTTATTTTATCATATTTATATAATTTTTCAATATTACCAATCATTTCATCATAATCATCTGATGGTTTAGTTAATTGATACCAAATATTCAACCATTCACCAGTATGTCTTTCAATTTCCATATTATCAATATTAAATGAAATTTCTTGTATAATAGCAAATCCTATTTTTCTTACCCAAGCAAATTTAACATATTCATTAACTGTTTGATCTAAATTATATAATTGTGGAATACTTGGTAATGTAACTAATAATGTTGCACTACAAACTAAATCTCCATTATTCATAATTTGACAATTATATTTATGTCCAAAATCAACTTTAGTATTAAAATATTGTGGAATAGTAAACATACTAAATATTGTATTTCTTCTATAAACACATTTAAATAATGTTATTTGTGGGTCATTAGTTAAAAAATAATCTTCTTGACCAGTATTAGAAACAATTTGAACTAATGCCATTATTATTATTATATTATATATTATTTATTTAAATAAATAATTATATTATATCAAAATAATTTATTTATCTTTTAATAATTCATATATAATTTCATTATATTGATTTAATTTCTTATGATAATATTCATCATAATCATTAACATTTGGTTTATACTTAATACCTAAATTATACATACTATTATACATACTAATATATTTATTATATAAATAATCAAATAATCTATTATTAAATATCATTAATTTAATAATTCTTTTAATAATACTATTCATTGCCAGTTCATATTTTGGACTTGCTACATTTAGTTGTTTATCAATTGTATATTTATGTATTTGATTAATTTTATTTAATGTATCATAATATTTATTTAAATCATTATCATTTATTTTTAAATGATAATTTTTTAATAAAGATTAATTTTGTTCTATATCATTTTTAAGTAGCTTTATTGAATATTCTATTAATATAAGATTTGCCATAATTTAAAAATTTATTTATATATTATTCATTTAAAAAAATAATAAATAATTATAAATTTTTTAATTATTCATTAAAATGTTCTTTAATCCATCTATTAAGTTTAGTAATGAAACTCATTAATTTATCTTCTTTATCTGCACTATCTTTTCTAGTTTTAATGATTTCATTATACATATCATCAACAGAAACTTCATAACCTTTATAATCACCAATATTTTTACTATAAGTAAATTTCTTAATAGTATCTAATGAATCAACAATTTTCTTTTCATTATCTGCTAAAGCTTTAATATATTTACTAATTTCAGCTTCATCATTATGATTAATTTTAATCTTATATCCAGCTAATTTATGTTGTAAATTTTCAAAAATATGTTCATATAAATGAGAGCCACCATATTGACCACCACCAACTTGATTTTTAAGTTTTTCTTGGAAGTTCATCATACCCAAAAGATTGGTCAAATCATTAGGAGTAAATGATTTAGATGAATTAGTATATCTATCAGCAATCATTTTATCAAAATGAATATCTGGTTTAACTGAACCATGTAATAATCTTAATGGAATAATTTTTTTATTAGTTAATGGTTTATATTCAATCTTTCCATACAAATCCTTAGCAATATATTGATTATTATTTCTTTTAAAGAAATCTTTCAATAAGTAGAATGATAATAATGCTTTAATATTAGAATCAGTTGGTTCTTCAGGAGTAGCAGTAGAATAATTAAACAATGAAGCAGTTGAACCAATGAATTTTTTCATTTGAGGAAAATCAAATGTAGTAAGAATCCATTTAATATATTTAGCCATAACATCTTTATTATTCTTAACATCTTCTTCCATTCTCTTTTTATTTCTATAAATTCTATGGTCTTTTAAAAATTCATATTTCATACATTGATAGTTAACAATACCATTTTTAGTATATTCAATAATTGTATTATCTAAATCCCAACATGAATCATAAATATTTTTATATGTAGCACCACCTAAAAATAATTTATAATCTGATGAATTATTAATACCATTTTTAACAATATCAGATATATATTTATCATCAGATGATGTATAATAATGAAGATCTTGAATTAATTCTTTAAATATTTGTTTAAAGTCATAAACTGTTCTTAAATCAACAACACCACCACCATCTATTCTTGCTCGTTTACTTAATAATTCTTTCATTAAATTATCTTTATTAATTGAAGTTTTTGGTAATTGTGAAAATTGTTCAGAGTATGATATTGGTGCTTTTGGTGCTTCTGGAGCTTTTGCAGCATCTGCTTTTGCTTTTTCTGCTGCATCATTAATTAATTTTAATGCTTCAGATTTATCATCAGCTGAAGGATATTGTACTTCAGGAGCTTTTTCAGATTCTAATGAAGATTTATAATCAGTTTTAATTTCATCCACTTTAACATCAGCAGGTTTAATATCATCAGATTTAACATCATCAGATTTAACATCATCAGATTTAACATCATCAGAATTATTTGTAAAATATTTTTTCTTATCTTCATCAGTAATATATTTTGCAAATACTTTTGTTTCAATATCATTCAAATTATTTACATAATTAATTATATAATTATTGACTTTTTTGATATATTCTTCTCTGTTTTCCATTTTATAAATGTCTGTTCTTTTTAATTTTATATATTTTAACAATATAAAAATTTTTTATATTAAATTAATCCAATTAAAAAAATTTATATATCCATAATTTATCATAAATAATTTATTTTCATTGTTTATATTAAAATTAGAAATATTTATATTTAAATTTAAATTTATTATATTTTTATTTTTTATATCAATTTTATTACTAGAAATTAAATCTATAATAGAATACAAATAATTTTCTAAACAATCTATATTAATATCATTATTAATATTTATACATAATACTTTATTTTGATTTTTAAATATATTATAAGGTAAATTATTCATTAATCCACCATCAATATAATAACATTCATTATATTTAATTGGGCAAAATAATATTGGAATACTAAATGACATTCTTAAAGCTGTTAATATTTTCATATTAGGACTATTTTTATAATTAAAATATTCAGATTTTTTTAATGTTAAATTACAAACACAAATAATTAATTTTTTATTTGTTAAATCAAAAAGTTCTTTAAATGTAATATCATATTTAATTTTCTTTTTATCCATTAATGATTTAATGAAATTAATAATTTTCATTCCATCATCAAAACCATAATCATTAAAAGTTTTTATTTCACATAATTTTGATATATCTAAATCTAATACAATTTTTATCATTTCATTATAAGTAAATCCAATATTTAATATAAATGAAAATATTGCACCAATTGATGTTCCACAAAATGTTTTAATATTATTTATAATATTATATTCCTCCAATCCTTTAATAATACCAATATATGCAATCCCTTTTGTACTACCACCAGATAAAACTAATTTATTAATTCTTTTACTTTTACTAATATAATAAGGAATAAAAATTTTATTATTTGTATTATTAGACATATAAATATATTTATTATTTATATAATATATTTTATAATGAAACGAAATAATTTTAATAATATATCATTATCAAAATTATCAAATGTTGATATGACAAATATTAGTTATTCAGATTTATTAAGAACTAATAATATAAATGATATTGAAGATAATTTTGATAATAGATTTAAAACTGCACAAGTAAAACAACAATTTCAAAATATAGTTGATAATATAGAACAACAAAATTTAATAAAAAATCGATTAAAACAACAATTATATAATAAAATATTTTCAATTTGTTTAAATGATATGAAAAATAATTATAAAACAAATAAATTTATAATATTTGAAATACCATTAAATTATATGGATATAAATTATAATTGGAGAGAATGTAGAAAATATTTAATAAAAATGTTAAAATTACAATCAGATAAATTAATATTAAAATATAATAAAAATTATTTATATATTGATTGGTCTAAAATGTTAAATAATTTTGATGATATTTTAAATGAATAATTAAAAATTGATTTTTTTAATATAAATATTTTTTTATAATTATTATTATATGTTAAAAAGAAAAAGAGAAGAAGATAAAATTAATGATAATGTTAAAAAAATAAAATATTCTCAAGAATTTATTGATAAAATATTTAAAGAAAAATATAATGAAACAATAGATAATGAAATAAAAACTAAAATTGAAATTTTTAAAAATAATGAAATTAATTTTATATTTTTTTCTGTATGTGGTGATAATAAGAAAATAAATAGAATAACAGGTTTACATAATGGAGAATATAATAAAAATTTACCAGAAAAATATCATAATTATACTCCTGGAGTTATTGAAATACCTTTTTATAATAATATTACAAAAAAAGAAGTATGTAATTTTAGAGATTTATTAATAAGTGAATTTATTAAATATTTTAGTGAAGAAATTGTTAAAAAAGATGAAGATAAAATAAAATTTAATAAACGAAAAATTTTAGATCAATCACGAGTAAATGATAATAAAATTTATTATCTTTTTATGGGTTTTAATACAAAAGAATATGATTCAATAAGTGATGAAAAATTTAAATTATATAGTAATATATTTATTGATTTATTAAAAATTTATATTAATATTATTTTTGATAATAATGATATTAATAATAATATTAAATTTTATGATGGCAGACAAGTTAGAAAATATAATTATTCTAAACTTAATAAATGTAAAATATTAAATGATAATAATATAACTAAAATATTTGATCATAATGATTATAAAGATTTTATTAATGAACAAATTAATAATAATATTAAAAATATAAATAAACAAAATGAAATAATTAATTGTACATCATATTATAGTTATTATCAAAATGATACAAATTTAAATGATTTTGTTGTTATTAATGAAAATGAAAAATGTATTAATAATAAAAAAAGATTAAAACGTAATTCTATTGATGATGATGATAATGATGATAATAATAATGATAATAATAATAATAATAATGATAATGATGATAATAATGATATTGATAATAAAAATATTAATAATAATAAACATAATAATCGACGTATTTTAGATGATGATATTGATAATAATACTAATAATACTAATAATAATAATGATAATAAATTAAATGATAAAAATGATATAAAAAATAATAATAATATATTAGATCAAATTAATATATTAGATAATAAAATTAATGAAATAAAAAATGAAATAAAAAATGAATTAAATATTAAATTTAATGATTTAAAAGAATTTTTTAAAAAAGGTTTTGAAGAATCAATTAATTTTTATAATTCACGTATAAAGAATTAATATTTTTTATTATTTATTTAAATAAATAATATTAAAAATTTATTTATTTCTAATAAGAATAATAATTAAAATACCAACAATAATTAAAGTATATAATAAATCATTATTAGATTCTTTATGTTTTCTTGATTTTTTTAATTTTTTATTTAATTTTTTATTTTCTTTAATTTGTTTTCTTAATTCTTCTCTTAAATTTTCATTCATTTGAAAAGTTTCTATTTCTTTTTTATTTTGTTTAATTATTTTTGGTTTATCATCAACTTCTTCAATTTTAATTTTATTATTATATTGTAATTGATTAGGTTTTTTATAATAATTATTATTATATTCATCTATATTATTATAAATATCATCAATAATATCTTTAGTATTAAATTCTGTTAAATAACCTTGTGCTGAATACATAGGCTGTTTAAATTGATAATTAGAATTGCAAACACTAAAATCTTTATTATTAGTTCTTTCATACATAACATTATCAGTTATATAAGGATATAATTTATTATTACCACCATGTGAATAATAAATATCATCCCAATTATCATCAATTAATGGATATTTTTTACTCATTATTAAATATTTTATATAATATATTATGATTTTAATTTATATTTTATAATAATATGAAATAGAATATAAAAAATAAATAAATTAATAAAATATAAATTATAAAATATTCAAAAATATATTTAAAAATGAATATTAAAAATATGAATGAACCAGGGACTACTGATATGTTAAAATTAATGAATTCGCAAAAAGTAAATGATGAACCAAATAATGATTTGGATGAAATGGATGATATTATGAATAATGATATGGTAAAAAATTTTAATAATAATAATTCATCATCAGAAAGTGAAGAAGATGATAATTCAGATGATGATTTATTTAAAGATAATTTAAATGATAATTTTAATGATAATAATAATTCAAATGGTGGATTTTCACCTAAAAATTTATCTAAAGCAGAATTAAAAGCATTAGTTTCACCTAATAATGATGAATATGAAAATTTAAGTCCACAATTACAAAAACTTAAAAAATATAAATTATTAACTAAATTAGCAGAATTAGGCAAAAAAGAAGGAAATCGTGCATATGTAACATCTGATTATAATATGGATGATGATTATTATGCAATTAAATTAGAATATGATTTTAATATGGGATTAAGAAGTGAAAAACGAACAATTGAATCATTTTATGAAGGAACAATTGGAGTTTCTAAATTTTTAGAAATATTAAATAATAGATTTAATAATCCTTTTGGGGTATCAATTGATGGTTTTTCATTTAATTTACAAGCAAGTAGAGAAGAATTATTAGAAGTTTATGAAGAATTATATGATAAATATAATCCATCAGGTCGTGGTAGTAGTCCTGAAGCACAATTAATTATTATTATTGTTAAAGCATTCATTACAACAATTATTAATAATACAGCTGGAAGTTATTTGTCATCTTTATATAATCCTATATCATCAAAAGAAAAAGAAGAATTAAAAAATAGAATAAATCAACCACAATCTTATCAACCACAACAACAAACATCTTATCAAAATCAATTTAGTCAGCCAATTAATATTAATTTAACTGATGAAAAAATGCATAAAGGAGATGGAGTAATGAAACAATTTCAAGAAGAAATAAATAATAGAAAATTAACACCTCCAATTATACCTGATAGTCTTAAATAAAATTATTTTATTTTAATAAAATAATATTTAATAATCTTTTCCATTAATATTAATTATTTTAATATGTTGTTTAATATAATGTTTAATATAATCTTCTTTAATATCTTCATTAGTTGATATAATAGGTTTTTTATCTTTTAATTCATTAAATCCATTATTAATAAAATATTTTTTAGATTTCATTTTTAATTCATTAATATTATTTGGATCAAAAATATATATTTTTAAAAAATCTAATTCATTATTAATATTTATTTTATCAATATTAACATTATTTAAATCTATTGATTGTATTACTCTAAAATTAATATGTAAAGTTTTAACATTTGTCATATCAATTAATAAATTATTATTATTAATCTGATCTTTAATAATTAAATGTTTAATATTTCTAAATTCAAAATGATTTGATGTTGATAAAAATACAAAAATAGCATTATTAATAATTAATTCATCAATATTATTAAAACAATAAGCAAAATATCCATTAAATGTTAAATTATCATTATAAACATTACCAAAATCATTTACAATTTTTTCATTATTAAATTTTAATTTATCAAAATCAATAACATATTCATCCCCATAATTATTATCTGGATTAGAAATAGGATGTTTTAATATTTTAGTTTTATCATTATTATTATTATCTAATAATTTAATCTTTCTATTTTCAAATAATAAATTCCAACTCATTATATTGTTATAAAATAAAATATAATATTTTATAATTATTTTTAAATCAATTTTTTATAAATAAAAATTATGTATAAAATAATTTATTTCTTTAAAATAATAAAATATAATTTAAATATAATATAAAAAAATAAAATAAAATGTCTAATTTAAATTTAAATAGTATAGAAAAGCAACAACCTAAAAAACGAGGGAGACCAAAAAAAATTATAATACAAAAGCCAATTAATAATAAAATAATAGAAAATGAATTAATATTATTTTATCCAATTCATTATAATCCAAATGATGAAAATTTAATATCAATAACTCAACCAGAAAGTGCAAGTATACAATTTAATAAATATTCATATAATATTAATAAAATATTAGAAACAGATAAAACAGAAGGAATTAATACGATTAATCAATATGATTCAATGATTATAACAAATCAAAATGATATTTTTAATATTAAATATTCTGAATTATTATTAAAATGCCCTTTTTCTACTACTGATGATAATATTATTATTGAACCTAAATATACTAATATTTGTTGTATGCATGATAGTTGTAAAATAAAAGGTAAACCATATTTTTTACCTGATAAATATATTAATGGAACATTTTATATTATTGGATGGTTTTGTAGTTTAAATTGTGCATTAGCTTATAATTTAAATTTAAAAGATGAAAATATTAATCAAAGAACTAATTTATTATATTATTTATATCAAGTAAATAATGAAAATATATTACCAGCACCAGATAAATTATTATTAAAAAAATTTGGTGGTGAATATTCTATTGAAGAATATAGAAATTTAAATAAAAATGATGATTATATTATATTAAATAATCATCCTTTAATTTGTAATAATACATTTGTTGAAATTATAAAAAATTGAAATTTTAATAATAATATTATAATTAATCTTTTTTTGTATTATTTTTATTATAGTTAATTATAATAAATGGAAACTTGTAAAAAAATAAAAAGTAATATTAATAAAGTATTAATTAAAAATCAATTACATATTAATGATATAGAATCATATAATAATTTTATAAATCATTTAATTAATAAAACAAATAAATATGAAAATATTAAAGAATTAGAAATCAATCTTGATGATGATAATATTGATTTTGAAATTAATTTATTTTTTATCTTAAATAATTTACATTATTTAAGAAATTTATATATTTATAATTGTACAATTGATTTTGATATTAATATATTTAAAGAAAAAACTTTTAAAAAACTTAAATATTTAACATTATCTTGGATTAATATTAATAATATGAATGATTTTAATATTATTTTTAATTATTTTCCTAATTTAAAAGAATTTAGTTTGAATTTATATATATTAAATGATGTTAATAATAATGATGTAGTTAATTTATCATTAAATAATAATAATAAAATTAAATTAATTAATATTGATAATGGACCTTATAATTATGATATTTCAATTAATAAATGTAATTCAATTGAATTATTAACATTTACTAGTTGTAGAGAAGATGATGAAATACATTGGAATAAATTAAATTTAATCAATTTACCTAATTTAAAAATTATTTATAGTAATACAATATTATCTGCAAATATTATTGATTGTATTAAATTAGAATCATTAACCAATATAGGTATTGTATTAGATAATAAAATAACAATTAAAAATTCTAATTTAACAAATATTTATGTTGAAGCAATATTTGAAAATGATAAAAATGAATTAATTGAATATAATATTGATTTTAATAATAATATATTAGAACAAATAAATAAAATTCTTGATATCTTTAATATGTGTGATAATATTATTAATATTAAAATTTCTAATTTATTATCTAATGAAGATGATTTTGATTATACATTTAATCAAAATCTTAATCTTCTTGAATTATCTTTAGAAGAACAAAAAAATATTATTAGTAAAGTTTATTATCATTATACAGGTTCTTATTATCATGGTATGATTCCTGTTGAAGGAATTGATGCATATGATAAAAAATTTATTTGTTATCAAAAAAATAATTTTATTTTAATTTTAAATTAATTTTTTTTTAATTTTATTTAAATAAATTAAAAAATTTAGAATAATTTATTAAGAATAATATTATTAAGAATATTTTTTAATAAAATATTTATTAACTTAAAAGATTAATTATTAATATTAGAATTAATACATAAATTAACAAATTCTTCATCGATAAAATCTTTAATAATAATATTTTTATTTTTAGAAATATTATTTAATGTTTCCATCATTAAATCATTATTATTTTCAGTTAAAGATTTTAAAGATGATGAATTACATAATGGACATAATAAACCATTAACAATATCATTAGTTTTAGGAGTTAAAATACATTGACAAACATTTAATTTATTATCTTGTAATGTTTCATTAGTAATATTATCACATAAAACATTAATATTATCAGTATCATACCAAATAGAATTTATTAAATTATTAGGAAATATTTTAGTATTTTCATTTCTACAGAATAAAAAAATATTACCTTGAATATTAGATAAAGGAGATGATAAATTAGAAATATCATTATTAATTAAATGTTCATTAAATTTAGTTAATAAATAACTTTCAAATCTTGAATAATCAGTAATATTATATAAATGATTAATATCAATTATAATTTTTTCTGTTGCATGATTCATAATAAATCTTATTATGTCATTAAATACTTCATTTAATGGAATTGATAATAAAGAATGAACAGTATAATATTCATTTTTATATTCTTCAACTCTTATATCAAAATATCTAATACCTAACATTAATTGTTCAAAAATAGTTTTATTTTGAGTTTTAGCCCATAATTTAATAAAAGGATTAAAAATAATTGGTAAATGTAAATCATTATGAGAAAAAGATTTAAATTTTAATGCAAAACTATCATGACTACCTGGTATAACTAAATCTTTAATAGATTTATTCTGATAATTAGACATCCAATTCATTATTATTAATTATTAATTATATATTAATCATATAAAAAAATAATCAAATAATCATTTTTAAATCATTCATAAAATTAAATATATTTATTATATGATTTATAATTTGTATAAATAAAATGTTCCTGGTTATAAAATTGATAAATATTTTAATATTATTAAAATATAATTTTGTTTGATTATTTATTAAATTTATTTATTATTGTTTAATAAAAAAATGAATAATAAATAATAAATATATTAAAATATATTTATATGTCAAAAAATTTAGTTTCATATTATATTGATTTACATAATAAATATAAAGATTTATATGATAAATCGTTAGTATTATTACAAAATGGTAAATTTTATGAAACATATTCAATAACAGAAGATGAAACATTAGATGGTAAAATAATTGGTCCAGATTGTAAGCATTTGGAAGATTTAACAAATGTTTCAATGTTTAGAAAAGGAACTGAAAAAACAATTAAAGTAAATTATTATAATCCTATTTGTTGGGGATTTCCTTTAATTAGTGAAGATAAATATATTCCTGATTTAATAAATGATGGTTATACAATAATAATTTATATACAAAAAGAAATAGAAGGTAAAATAGAAAGAGTATTTGATAAAATAATTTCACCAGGAACTTATATTAATGAAAATGATAATAAAACATTATCTAATTTTATTAATTGTATTTATATTGAAGAATTTAAAAATAAACAAAATTCAAATTATCCATTATATGGTATTGGTTTATCATCAATAGATGTAGGAACTGGTGAAGTATTTATTCATGAATCATATTCAAAATCAAATGATAATGAATATTGTATTGATGATACAATAAGATTTAATAATGGAATAAATCCAAAAGAAATATTAATAATAAAAGAAAATATAAAAATATCAGATGAAGAAATAAAAACATTATTAAATATAAATAATAATTGTATACAAATTAAAGAATTTAATAATGATTATAATAAAATAAGTTTTCAAAGAAATTTATTAAATAAAATTTATCCTCAATTATCTAAATCAATGTTTGATATATTTGAAACATTAAATATTAGTGATAAAATTTATATTAAAAAATCATTAATACATTTATTAATGTATATATCAGATCATTTTACTAATTTTATTAATAATTTAAATGAGCCAATTTATTATTTTAAAGATGATAGATTATTTTTAGGTAATGATGCAATTAATCAATTAAATGTTATCAATAATGATTTATCATTATATAATATTATTAATAAATGTGGAACATTAATGGGTAAAAGATATATTAAAAATATTTTAACATCTCCTTTAACTAATTCAAATGAATTAAATGATATATATAATAAAGCAGAATTATTTAAAGAAAAATATAATGATATATATAAAGATTTAAAAAATATTAATGATATTGAAAAGATTTATAGAAAAATACAATTAAAACAATTAAAAATAAATAGATTTAATGATTTTTATAAATCAATTAATAATATTTTAATATTATTTAAAAATATTCCAGAAAATATAATTGATAATTTAAATATTAATAATGAAAATATTACTAAATTAAATGAATTAATTAATTATATTGATAAAACAATTGATATTAATAAAACAATAGATTATAATGAAATAAATGTTAATAATATATTTAAAACTTATATTAATGAGGATATAGAGAATAATAAAATATTAGATAATATAAATAAATTATATTTAAATTTAAATAGTAATCATAATATTATTAATGATATTTATAATTCATTAAATAATTTATTAGATGGAAATGAAAATAAAACAATGATACAAAAAAAATCTAATAAAACAAAAGGTTATTATTTTGTTATAACAAATAAAAGATTTGAAATATTAACTAATAAATTAAAATCACCAATTAATATTAATGGAATACAAATTGATATTAATAGTTTTGAAATTATAAATAAAAAAACAACTAAAGAATTATATTTACCATTAATAAATAATAATAATAATGATATAACAAAAATAACTTATGAAATTAATATATTAATAAATAATTATTATGAATTATTTTTAGATAATATATTAAATTATAATAATATTATAAAATATTTCATTAAAATAATAACATTAATAGATTATTATAATACAATTATTAAAGTTAGTAAAGAAAATAATTATGTAAAACCAATTATTGAAGATAATGAAAATAATAATAATTGTTATATAGATGTAATTAATTTAAGACATCCAATAGTTGAACAAATAATAAATTATGAATATATACCACATTCATTAAAATTAGGAATTAATTATAATGGAATAATGATTTATGGATTAAATAGTGCAGGGAAAAGTGTATTAATGAAAGCAGTTGGATTATGTATTATATTAGCCCAAAGTGGATTTTATGTTCCAGCGGATCAATTTAAATTTAAACCATTTAAATCATTATATACTAGAATAACAGGAAATGATAATATATATAAAGGTTTATCTTCTTATATGTTAGAAATGACAGAATTGAATAATATAATTAAACGAGCAGATGAGAATACATTAATAATAGGTGATGAAATATGTCGAGGAACGGAACATATAAGTGGTAATATAATTGTTGCATCATCAATATTAAAATTAATAAAATTAAAATCATTATTTTTATTTGCAACACATTTACATGAAATAATGGAATTACCAAGTATAAAAAATAATAATTTAATAAAAGCATATTATTTAAGTGTAAAATGTGAGAATGGTAAATTAATATATGATAGAATATTAAAAGAAGGAATTGGAGATAAAATATATGGTATAATAGTAGCTGAACAAGTAATAAAAGATAAAGAATATAATGATATAATGAGTGTAATAAAAAAAGAAGTATATGATAATAATATAAAATTTTCAAAATATAATAAAAAATTAATAATGGATTGTTGTGAATATTGTGGAAGTAAAAACAATTTACATACTCATCATATAAATTTTCAAAAAGATTGTGAAAATGGATTTAGTAAAAATAAATCATCTATTAAAAAGAATGGAATAAATAATTTAATAGTATTATGTGAAGAATGTCATAGAAAATTACATAATGGAGAAATTAATATTAATAGTAAAATATTAACATCTGAAGGTATAAAATTTGATTAAAAAAATTGATTTATTATTATATATTTAATTAAATAATATATTTAAATATATTATACTAAAATGTCAATTAATTATGAATTATATAATTATATTATTATAAAATATTATAATAAAATGAATAAATACTATAATAATTTAAAAAATATTTCAAAAGAACAAATTATTATAAATAATAATTTTTTAGAATTTATTAAATCATATATTAATAATAAAAAATTTCAAGAATATTTTATATATTTATTTGAAATAATAAATGAATATATTGATAATTATTATTATAATGTATTTCTAGAAATTATATATTATATTAATAATTATATTGATAAAAATATTTTAAATGATTATAAATATATTTATATTAAATTTAAAGAAATATTTAATATATTTTTTTCATTACCTAAAGATAATAAAATAAAAATAATAAAAATATATTATTATTTAAGTATAATATTTACATTTTTATATAAAAATTTAAATATTAATTTAGAAGAAGATGATGATATTTATCAATCAATTAATCATTATTTATTATAAAAATATATTTATATTATATAATATAAAAATGAATAATTTATATATTATTGGTGATATTCATGGTGATATATTTTCTTTATTACATAATTTATTAAATATAATAAATATACCATATTATGGAAATATAATTGATTATTATAATAAATTAGATGATATTGCAAATGCATATAATTTATATGTCATAACAACATTTTTTGGCTTTTATTATAGTTCTGATAATTTAAATAATATTTTAAATATTATAAATAGTAATGTTACATTAAAAAATATATTATTTGATAATACAAATTCAAGATATTATAATAAAGATAATATTATAAGTTTATATCATTATATACGTTATTTTATTAATAAACAAACAATTGAAAAAAAATATGAATTATCTTTTTTAACATCTTTAACAAATACAACAATTCCACCTGATATACAAAATTTGATTGATACAAATAAAACATTATTTATAACACTTGGTAATTTATTAGTAAAATTTCATATGCATTATGATGATATAATAAAATATTTTAAATATTCATATATAAATAATATTAATATTATAGATAATAAAAAAATTAATTTATTTGAACTTTTAAATATTTTTATAAATGATAATAAATATGATAATGTAAAAAAAAAATCATATATAAATATAAAAATATATAATACAATAAAGAATAATTCTATGAAATTATTAGATGATAAAATAATTAATAATAAAATATTTAATGGTATGTCATTAGATGATAAAAAAAAAATATGTTTTAACAATTTTTTAAATAAATACAATATTGAAAAAGATAAAATAAATGATTTATTAAATAATATTTTATATAAATTACAATATAATTTATTAAATAATATACCATATTATTATAAGGATAGTACATCTTCTAAGGTAAATACAAAATTTGATTTAGATATATTAAATTTATTATATGATAAAGATAATATGGAAGTTATTACAGATTTTATAAGTAGTTCTATATTAAAACAAAAAATATATATAATATTATTAGGTGATATTTTTGATATGTATGATAAAAAATTATATAATTATACTAAAGATTTTTATAATAATATTACAACTAAATCTAAATTACCAATAATAAATAATATTGAAAATCATCATATAAGAGAAAAAATAAAAAATACAAAATCATTTATAGGTTATAATATGTGTAATGATGATATGAAAAGATATGGATCAAATTTATCTATATTAACATATATATATGTATTATCATTAAAATCAAAATTAAAAAATAATTTATTAATAATAAGAGGAAATCATGAAATAAAAAATAATTTTCCATTATTTATAACTGATCCAACATTTCCATATATTGATTTTCGTAATCCTAATAATAACCCTACAATTAGTACATCTTCATTAACTACACCTGCTACTACTGTTACACCTGCTACTACTGTTACACCTGCTACTACTGTTACACCTGCTACTACTGTTACACCTGCTACTACTGTTACACCTGCTACTACTGTTACACCTGCTACTACTGTTACACCTGCTACTATTACTCCTGCTGTAATATCACATGGACCTGTAACAACATATCATAAAATAAATTATAACATTTTTTTTAATGATAAATATATTAATATATTTGAAAACTGTTTTGATAAAATGAAAGATATTATAACATCAAATGATAATATTATAAATAATATATTTACTAATATTGATATTGAAATTAATAGAGATAATGACGATTTTATAAATGTTATAAATATTAATAATATAAACAATAATAATAATTCTATATATTTATCTCATTCTGGTATGTTTATACATAGTTATGGATCAAATAATGATATAGTTTGTGTAGATAGTTTAACAGATATAATATATAATATTACTGAATTACATATATCAAATAATATACTATTACAAGATAAAAATATTAAATATTATATTAATAATAATAAAAACATAATAGAATATCAAGAAGATTTATTATCAACTACTAATAATTTTGATATGAATAATAAATTAAATGAAATAGAAGATAAATTACGTAGAATTATAATACCTGCTACTGCTCCTGCTACTACTCCTGTATTTTCCAATACATCTGATAAAATTATAATATATAATCAAATAATTGGACATAGTTTTTCAGTAAAACCATCACCTAGTTATTTAACTCAAACTACATCTACTATAACTTTACAAGATATAATGGATAATATAAAATATATGTTTAATAATTCAGTCTTATCAACTAAAAGAATATTTACAATTGATAAATTAAATACATTATATAATTTATATTCTACTAATAATAATAAATATTATTGTAAATTATTAGAATCAAATAATATAATTAAACCATATCTATTTAAAGATAATGATGATATTACTTTTATTGATGAAACAAGTACATCAAATGTATTAAATAATATATTAACATATGATATACATACAAATACTATTACAGGTGGTAAAAATCCAAAAAGAACAAGAGAAGAAGAAGAAGAATATTATAACAGTACAAAAAAAAGTAAAAAAGATAAAATTAATATTACTGAAAAAATAAATGAAATTGATAGATTTATAATCAATAATATTAAATTAATTATTTTAATATCAGTTATTAATTATGATTTATTTATTGTTTTATTAATTAATATATTTTATAATCATCAAATGTTAAAAAATTTATTAAATGAAAAATTAAGAAATAAAGAATTAATTAAATTATATTTATCATTATATCCTAATAAAATAAAAGAAATACATCATAATAATGAAATAAAACAAATTATAGGTGGTGTAATAAATTCATATTATAATTATGATAAAGATTTATTTGATTTAAATAATTTTATTGAATATATTAAATTAGTTAATAATATTACAACTACAGTAGAACAAGATGAATTAATTAAATATTTTATTAATATATTAGATAATACTTCAATAGATGAATTATTAGAATTTTTTAATAATTAAATATATTTATTAAAAAATATTTGATAATTAAATAAATTAAAAATATATTTTTTTTATAAATTTATTAATAATATTATTATTAATATTATTTAATTTTTTATCATTAGATTTATAAATGAATTTAAACGATTGCCAATAAAAACAGAAAAATATAAAGATTTTAATATTGGAAGTTTTATACATCATTTAAAAGTTATTGATGAAAATGATGAATTTAAAAAATCAATTGAAGAAATATTTAAATGTAAAATTAATTCTAAAAAAATATTATCAGATGAAGAAAAAATAAAATTATGTAAAGAATATTATGAATTATATAAACAATTACCAACTTGTAGAACCCTCGACTTTGTCGAGGCTTGAAGGAGGTGAAAACCTCCTTGAACAACATATAAGGATTTTAATATTGGTAATTTTATTCATAGTATTAAAGATGGAAGACATCAAAAAATAAAATCTATAGTAGAAGAAATATTTAATACCAATTTTTAATTTTTTATTTAAATAAAAAATTAATTAAAATAATAATATTATATTAATAGGTATTTATTTTTCTAGTCTTTTAACCATCCATTTACACACATATAAGCATATAAACGCATACCCCATTTATTCATACATGTTTTTCTACGTAAAGCAGAAGGACGAATATGTTTAATATATAATAATGCTTCAATATATGATAAATGATATTTATAAATTATATATAGTAGAACCACATTCCCTGAGCGATGATTCCCTTTCTTACAATGAACAAGTATATTTTGTCCATTATCTAAAGCATTATTAATAAAATCAAATGCCTTTAAATAATTTCTAACAATATAATAACTAGTTTTAGGATTACAACTATATTTATCTCTAATAGGAATATATAAATATTTAATATCATCAAAAGGACATTCTATTTTATCAGTTATATTAATAATATATTTAATATTATGTTTATCTAATTCTTCTTTATTATATGCTGCTCTATAATTACCTAAATAAATACCTTTAACAATTTCATCCATATCATGCTCATTTTTACCTATAAAATCTGCACTATTTTCATCATGAATTATTTTTTTATTATTTAAATAATCTTGATAGGAATATTTTTTATTATCTTTATTATTATTCATTAATTTTTTCTTTTTATATATAATAATATTTTATTTAAATAAAATATTTAATTATTATAAACTATTTGATTATTATTATCAAAATTATCATTTCTATCCAATATACAAGGATAAACTGTAATTTTAATAATATCATCAGTTAATTTATCTCCAGAACCAGAATAACAAAATTGAATAACATAATTATCATCACCAGTCGATTTTAATTTTGCAAACATTAAAACAACTTGTTTATAATATTGTGGTTTAATTGATTTTAAGAAATCCAAATTTTGATATACATAATTTGATTCAATAATTTCAATTTCTGGATCTTTAATATCAATTGTTAAATTATCTGATTGTATACATGTAATTTCCATTGAATTAGACATTGATGAAGCTGTCCTCATTGGTCTACTAATAAATGATATTGCATTTCTAGTTAATTTTATACCAATACTTGATTCTGATTTTATTGATTTATTAAATCTTTTTTTAATTATATTACTTAATACTTCAGAATCCATTCTTACAACCGCTTTAACAATATCTTTTCTTAAATTATAATATTTTGGTAATTGAACATTATCTTTTTTTTCCATTGTTTGAATTGTATAATTACATATTGTATTTGTATTACCTTCTTGATCATTAATATATAATTTATCTGGTGTATTTAACATATACATCGTTAATATGGATGTTGATTGCATTGCTTTAAAAATTTCAGATATAATATCTAATTTAACATTAATTAGATTTTCATTAGTTTTAGTAATTGAATTATATGTTTTAAAATTTCTTTCATCTGCTGATAAAATATGCTTTATATATATTCCAATTGAACCTTCTAATGAACCTGTTGTATTAAATTCAATAACATTTTGATATTCACCACTATCATTTAGTTCTTTTAAAAATCCAATTACAACTTCTGAATATGATTTTATTAAATTAATTGAACTTTTTATTTTATCAATATATGAACTATCTGAAATACAAACATATAAAGAATATTTACTAGTATCAATATCCATATTATAATTTTTATAATAAAAATTATATAATTTTTAATTAAATATTAAAAATATCAATTTTTTAGAAACAATTTTTTAAATAAATATAATATATAATATAAATGGATAGTGAAGAAATATCAGATTATTTTAATAAATATCAATTAAAATTTTCTCCATTTGAAGATAAGAATGATATTAATAATTTAATTGATAAATATTCTAAAGATTATAATAATAATATTATGTATGGTGGTGAATTTCAATCTTATGATGAAAAAAATTATGATAAAGGAATTTTAAGAATTAATATTACTAAAAATAAAGATGATAATACAAATCCGAAAGATTATATTTTTGAATATCGTTATACTAAAGATAATTCTATTGTTAAAGATAAAGATACATTAGATAGAATTAATGATTTAAAAATACCTTATGTTTGGGATTATGTTTGGATTTCTAATGATCCAACAACACCAATTCAAGTTATTGGACATGATAAATCAGGTAAAAAACAATATTTGTATAATAAAAAGCATATATTAGAAAGTGCTGCTAAAAAATTTAATAATTTAACATTATTGGTTCAATTAATGCCTAAATTACAAAAATTAATTAATGAACATTCAAAGATTAATAATTATTATGATAAGAAAAAAATATTATCAACCATTGTTCAAATTATTTTATTAACTGGTATGAGAGCTGGTAAAGAATTTCATGCTAAAAAATCTGATACTTATGGCATTACTTCTTTAAGAAAAAAACACGTTAAAGTTAAAGATGATAAAATTATTTTTAATTTTAAAGGTAAATCTAATATTATGCATTATCATGAAGTTAAAGATCCAGAAATTGTTAAACATATTAAAGAATTATTAAAATTATGTAATGATGATAATGATAAATTATTTCATTATAAAAAAAATGGACAAATTAAAAAAATAGATGAATTCACTTTGAATAATTATTTACATAAATATTTACATAAAGATATTGTTATAAAAGATTTAAGAACTTATTTAGTTAATTATTTGTTAATCAAAAATATTATTAAAGAATCTAAAAAATTTATTAGTAAAATTAATAATGAAAAAGATAAAGATAAAAAAGAAAAATTATTAAAAAAAATTGCAAGAAATGCAATTAAAGAAACTGCTAATTTTATTCAACATACTATTTCAGTTTCTAAAAAAAATTATATCGATCCTAGAATTATTAATAAATTGATCAATAATCATAAATTTTTTACTGAAAATTTAAATAAAAGACCTTCAGATTTATTATATTCTATTACACAAGATGATATAATTGTTGATGAATAAAAAATTGATCAATATTATTTATTATAATCATTTAAATATTTATATTAAAATTAATCATAATGAATTGTTTGACTTCAGATTATAAAGACGATATGGTTGACGATGATATGGAGTATATGATTGACGGTTATAGTGATGAGGATTTTATAGATGATTATGTTACACCTTTTGAAGTTTCAAAACGCAAACGTGAAAATGAAATGAATGGTGATAGCATTGAATTCTTAACTGAATGGATTAGTCATATGAAATGTTCAGTTGAAGAAGGAAAAAAAGAATTATTAGAAGCTATTAACAATAATGCTAATCAAATGATAATTGAAAAATTAATGTTTGAAATAGCAGAAATTAAATCGCGGATAAATGAAGCAAAAAAAGAAATAAATAGATTATTAGAAATAAAAAGATTTAAATAATTTTTTTGTTTATAATATTTTATTTATTTTTTTTTTATTTAAATAAAAAAATTTAAAGTTATTATATTTATTATTATTTTATCTAATAATAAAAAATTGATTATTATAATATTTGTTAGATTTATAAAAATATTAATTATATTATATTTATTTTATAATAAATATGAGAAAATTTAATTCTAGTTGCGGTCAATATTATTCTAAAGATGATGATTATAAATTAGAAAATACATATGAAGAAAGTATTAATAAATTAATCAATAATCTTAAGGAAATTAATTTTGATAATAATTTAATTAATAAAACTAAAAATTTAATTGATAGTTATAATATGATTCTTTATAATGATTATTTTATTAATTCTCATCTTTTAACTATCTCTTTAAAACAAGATATTGTCCTTAAAATGTTATTAAAAGATAATTTTAAATCTTGTGATGCATATAATATTATTAATTGTACACCTTTTGCTGAATTATGCTTTAATTTTAATAAATAAATTTTTTTATTAAGTTATTATTTTTATTTTAAAATAATAATAATTTAATATATATTTTTTATATATCTGTTATACTTTCAATATGAAATAATGAACCACAAAATTGATATGCTGGCCAAGTTCCAACAGGATATACTGTATGAAAATTTGCCCAACCATAATTTGGACCATTATATTTTAAAGAATTTACTGTAAGTTTATCAGTACACTGCCAATTATTAGCAGATAAACATATTGTACCACCATTTTCTTGAATTTTTTGTATTGCATTTAATATATAATGTTTATTCTTATATTCAAATTCTAAATATGCAAATGCTTGATTTGCTTGTGTAGTTCTATTTGCATATATTGTTCCAGATGTAATCATTGATATATTATGTGTTTCATCTATGATAATTTGGGCAATTACAATATAAGGCTCATCACCATCGCCCATATTTAACCAAACCTTTATATAATTACAACAAAATATTAAGCCTGAATAAAATTTTATTATAGGTGTAAGTAAATAATTTTTAGTGTGTATATAATCTTCAGCTTCAATATATTCATTTGTTTTAATAAATTTATTAGAATAAATCGAATTATTACAACTAATAACATTATTAGCAAAAAGATAATTACATCTAAGATCATTATTACATCTTACTTCACCATTTTTTACTTCAAATATATTACTTCTTGAATTATCAGAACTTCCATTTCCAACAACAAATAAATTATTTGATGTTGTATTATCATTATATTTACCTATAACTGTCATATAATCATTCGTTGATTTATTACCTAAACCAAATACATTTGTATATTTATGTGTAGTTTCATTATTATTATCATAAATTACCCCCCCCCTATATATACCTTCATAATAATTTGAAATATCAGATTGTCCAATATTTAAAAGCATCCATTCATCAGTAAAATAAATATAACATTTTTTATTAGAATTAATTTTAATAATTAATCCATCTTCAGGAATAATACCATTAGTTTCAGGTAATGAACCAGTTTTATATTCATAAATATAATTTTTTGTATAATTTCCATCTGTTTTATTACATAAATATAATTTATCAGTAACAAATTCATGTGTTTCTGTAGAACTATTTATATCATAAATTTTATCAATATTTAAACATCTTAAATTTTTATATTTTGAATCTTTAAATTCAATATTATTACATTTTATAATATCAGTTTTAATATATTTTGATGACATTTTTTTATATTTTATATATTAATTATTAATAAAAAAATTGAATAAATATTATAAATATTTAAAATATTATATTTTATTATGGAAGCAATAAAATTTATTAAAGAAAATAATAATAAATATAAATATATTTATAGAAAATATTACAACATTAAAAAAATAGTAGAATAAGAAAAAAAATGAAATAAAAAGACAAAAAGAATAATTAATATTTAAAAATTATTTATATAATTTATATAATAATGAATTAAAAATATTATATATACATTATACAATAGATAAACTATATATAAATAATTATATAAAAGAAAATATTAATATAGAATATGATAAAAAATTTAATATTAAATAAATATTTTATTATGTTTAAAAATAATAAAAAATAAATTTATTTAAAAATAATAAAAATTGTTTTATCATTATTACGTTTAATAACTCTATAATGAGGTATATTACCATCTTTTCTATCATATGGAATTGCTGTTCCATCATTAGAAATTTTACAAAATTTATTAACTTGACAAGTTCCATTATCAATAACTAATAATTTACCTAACATACCAACAGGTATCCAATTATCTCTATCTTTTCTTTGAATATATTTTAATTTATCATTATATTTATCATTTAATTTAGGTTTTTTAATAATTTCATATTTATCTTCTTCATTAATTTTGTCTAATTCAATTTCTTCATCAGTTAATTCATCATTATTTTTCTTTTTATTATTAATATCAATAAATTCTTGTTTTAATTGTTTAATATCTTCATAAATAATTTCAGTAAATTCATTTCTTAAATATTTATCAGGATAATCAATAGGATTATTACCTAAAACAGAAGGATGAAAAGAATAAACACCTAAAATATAATCATCATTATTATTTGCAATTCTTACTTTATCATCTTCTTCTAATGTTATAAATTTACCTTTAAAATCATCTTTAGTTAAATTATTATAACTTTCAAATAATTCAGCATAATCTGAACCATTACTATCAACTTCTTCACCAACAAATAAATTATTTTGAACATATGTATTACCATCATCATATACAACGAATGCATCACTTCTTATTACAGTGTCACTTATTTCATTATATTCACCATTACCAATAACAAATAATTTACCATCATTTAACGTAGGTGTATTTTCATCATAAATATTATATTTACCACAAACAAACATATTTTCTTTATCTGCATATGTATTATATCCAGATGCATGTGAATAATTACCTGATGTGATTGTACCTCCACCTTCAGCATGTGAATAATTACCTGATGCTATTGTACCTGAACCTTCACTATGTGACCCATCACCTGATGCTGTTGTACCGATACCTTCAGCATGTGAACAATGACCTGATGCGGTTGTTCTTGATACACCTTCTGCATGTGAACAATAACCTGATGCTATTGATGCAAAACCTTCTGCATGTGAATAATCACCTGATGCTATTGAATTTGCACCTTCAGCATGAGAATAATTTCCTGTTGCTTGATTATTATTATAATTATTAAATATTTCACCATGAGTTGACTCAGGATATAATTTACCAATATTATTACTATCTACATAATATTTAGTTGCTAATATTTCATTACCACTAGAATTATCTGTTGCTGTTGTATCTGTAATAGCTTTTTTACTATTTAAAATAATACCTTTACTATTAGATAATGTAATACCTGTATTTGCATTTAATTTAATATTTGTTGTTCCATTATTACCTTTAATTTCAATATTACCATTAACATCACTATCAGTAGTATTAACAACAACTCTTTCATTAGTAGAAGTAGTTGATAATGAATTTCCACTATAAACAACATATTTTTTAGCATAATTATTACCATTATAATCAATAGAAGATTTAATAGTTTGAGTTATTGGTGTTGTTGATGGATCAGTAATAGAACCAACATTAATATTTTCAACCGCAATAGTACCAGTTGTACCACTAATTTTATCAACAACTAATTCTTCAATAGTAATTTTTTTAGCATTAATTTCATCATTTTTAATTTTTATATTACCATTTAATTCTATTTCATCATTAGTTGAACCAATAGTAATAGTATTTACATTACTAGGAGATGTAAATTTAATAATATTATTACCAGAAGAATTATTAATTGTATTTGATTTTATAATATCAGTTGTAAATGTATCAGTATTAGATAAAGTTGTTAAATTTGTTTTATAACTTGATTTACCACCTAAATTAATTATTGATGATGATGGAGTAATTGATGATGTAGTTAATGAACCAGAAAATGAATTACTTGAATTATTAAATGTTTTTTGACCTGTTATTGTTTGAACTGTATTATCTGTTGTAACATAATTTGATAAACTAGAACTTATTTTATTATCAACATATCCTTGAGTAGTTAATGTATTATTATTATTACTACCATATTTTTTAATTTGTGTAATATTAAGTTTTGCAGGAGGTGTAGTAGTAGAATCAGCATCTTTTAAACTTAATTGTTCAATAACAATATTATCAGTTGTAAATGTATCAGTAATTGTACCACTAGTTGATGTTTCTAATTTTGTTTGATTTGATGATTTATTACCAAAATTAATAGTATTTGAACTAGAACTAGATTTAATATTTAATGGATTTGTTGATGTTGTTGTTATACCAGAATTAACAATAACATTATTTGTATTAAAAGTATTAGTTCCTATAAATGTATTATTACCGGTTAATGATGCATATGTTGTTGAAGCTTCAGAAGTAGTTAAATAATTACTCATTCCTGATATTGTTTGATATGTATCATCATTATATTTTTTAGTTGAAATAGTATCATTATCTGTTGTATTTGTGCCTTTTTTAATTTTAGTAATAGTATTTGTATTACTTGTATCAGTAGCATCTTTCATTTTTAATTGACCTATTGTTATTTCATTACTTGTACTAGATAATATTAATTTATTTGAAGATGAATCATCTTGATCTTTTCTTAAATATCTTGTGTCTGAATTAGTTGTTGTAGTATAATTTGTTAAATCATTTACATTTTTAACATAATTTTTAGTAGTTAATGTATCATTATCTGTATTATCAGAACCTTTAACTATTTTAGTAATAATATTTTTATTAGTTAATGTTGTATAATCTTTCATTGATATACCAGAATTTATAATAACATTATTTGTTTCAAATGTATTAGATCCAGAAAATGTATTAGTTGCAGATATAGAATTAGTTCCAGATAATAATACATAATTAGATAATGAACTCGCATCTGCTTTACTACTTAATAAATTATCAATTTTACCTTTAGTATATAATTTATTATTATCATTTAAATATGCTTGTGTTGATGAAGTATCAGGTGTTATTTGTTCAATTGATAATGTATTTGATGTATCATTTGATTTAATTAATTTTAATTTTCCTGTTGTTATTTCATTTGTTTTATTAGATAAAGTTAATTTAAATGCTGAACTATCTGCTTGGTCTTTTCTAATATATTTATTATCTGAATTACTTAATAAACTATCTACTTTTGAACTAGAATAAATTGTATTATCACTTGATGATGTAGTAGAAGAAGAAGTTATAATATCAGAAGTATTAAATTTATTACTTAATCCATTATCAACATAATTTTTAGTTGTAATAATTTTAGTTGTTTGTTCAGTGCTAGATGTATTATTTGTTGTATCTGTTAATTCATTACTATTTAATGTAATAGATGAAGTAGTTAATGAACCATTAAATGAACCACTATATGAATTACTAGGATTAGAAAATGTTTTTTGTCCTGATATATCAATTTGTGTTGTAGTTTTTGTTACATAATTTGATAAATCAATACTATTTATTTGTTCATCAACATAAGATTTAGTTGTTATAATATTATTATTTGTTGTATCAGTTCCTAATTCAATATCATTAACTGATTTAGAATTTAATGATAATAATTTATTAGAAGGAATTGATAAACCATTATTTGCTGTAATTAATCCAGTTGATGTAATAGTTCCTGATGTTGAAATATTACCAGTAAAATCTGCACCATTTAAATTTGCTTTACCACTTAATTCATCATCAACATATCCTTTAGTAACTAATGTATTATTATTAGAATTACCTTTTTTAATATTATTAATAGTAATATTCGCAGGTGGTGTAGTTGAAGAATCAATATCAACCATATTTAATTTTTCTGTTGTAATACCATCATCACCTTTTAAAGTAATAGAAACATTATCATTTTTATCTTTAATTTGAATTTGTCCTGATATATTAGATGTTCCTGATTTTTCAATTGAAACTTTATTATTTGTAATTTTTCCATTTGCAACATCAAATGTTAATGTTGGTGTATTATTATTATAAATATTCATTGTTATATTATTTGTTATTGATGATAATTTTAAATCTGTTGATGTTGTATTAGTTTTAATACCTCCATTAGTATATATAACATTATTAAATGTATTAGATGAACCAGAAAATGTATTTGTTCCAGATAAAGTTAAATTACCAGAAAATATATGATCTGCACCAATAGTATTTTGCGTATTTTTTTGTACATATCCTGTTAAATCAATACTACTTATTGATTCATCAACATATTTTTTTGATGTTAATATTTTATTATCAGCATGTGATGTATTTGTTCCTTGTTGTATATCATTTGTAGATTTACTATTTAATGTTAAACCATTTAAAGCATCTAATTTAACTTTTTCATTATTACTATTATCTTTTAATATAATACTACCATAATAATTATATGATTGAGAAATTTTATTAATAGTAATTTTATCATTAATTAATACTGAACCATCATCTTTTACAACAAATGCATCACTTCTTGTATTTTGATCACCATTACCAACAACAAATAATTTATTTACATTATATTCTGGATGATTTTGATCATATAAATTATATTTACCTATTACAAACATATATGGTTGATTAGAATAAGTATAATAACCTCCTGCAAATGAATAATTAGATAATGCATTTGTATAATATCCTTCTGCATGTGAATAATTACCTTCTGCAACATTATGATCATAATTATTAAATATTTCACCATGAGTAGATCCAGGATATAATTGACCAATATCACTACCTCCTGAACCTGAATTTTCTAAAACATATGCTTTAGTTGCAATTAATTTATCATCATTACCTGGATTTGTTGAACGTTGAACACCAATTAATTCATAATTTAATGTTAATGATGATGTATTAATTTTATCAATATTTAATGTATCATATTGATCAGTAATTGATATTGTACCACTATTATTTGTTTCTTCTATTGTTGTAGTAATATTTGCTTGATTAGATGATTTTTTACCTATATTTAAACTATATTCATTTGTTGTTATATTTCCTTCAGTAGATGATACAGCTGTATTAGTTTTAATTTCTGGTGTTATTAATGAAGTTTGTACAATAACATCACCTGTATCTTTAACTACAAAAGCATCATTTCTTGAAGTTGTAGCTGTTCCATTACCAACAACAAATAATTTACCAGTATTTAATGATGTATCTTTACTATTATATACATTATATTTACCTATAGCTGTCATATATGGTTTATCAGCATATGTATAACATCCTGATGCATGAGAATAATTACCTGATGCGATTGTATAATAATTTTGAGCATGTGAATAAGTTCCAGATGATGTTGTATTTCTACCTTCTGAATGTGAATAATTACCTGATGCTGTTGAAGCATAACCTTCAGCATGTGTATAACTACCTGTTGCTTTACTACTATAACCTTCTGCATGTGATCTAGCGCCAGAAGCAATTGTTGAATAACCTTCAGCATGAGAATTTAAACCAGATGCAAAAGTTAAAGATCCTTCAGCATGTGCACTAGTATTAGAAGCAACATTATTAAATCCTTCAGTATGTGAATAATTACCTGATGCTTTTGATTGATAACCTTCTGAATGAGCAAATGATCCAGATGCTTCATTAAAATTATAATCATTAAATATTTCACCAAAATTATTATTATATGTTTTACCTACATTTATACATTTTGGATTTGTTGATGTATATTCTATTATATAAGGTAATTTATTAACATTTATTAATAAATTTTCTTCTAATATATTATCTTGCTCTGTAAATGTTTGTGGATTATCATTAGTATATTTATATATTACAAATTTATCAATATTATTATCTGTTGTTTGATCTAAATGTTCTACTGTAAAAGGTGAATTTAATATATCATTTACTGACATATAATAATTATCTATAATATATTCTAATCCAAAATCAAATGCTGTTGGTCTATATTCATAAAACCAATAATATTTAGTAGAAGTACCTGATATACGTGAATAATAATAAATATTATGATAATATTGTTTTGATGTATGTGAAGTTGGATCTGTCTTAGATGTTACATATGCTGTTGAAACTGATGTATCTTCTATTGCAATATAAAAAGTATTTCTTATACAAGAACTTAATGAACTAAATGTAGTATCTATTAATTCTATTTCTTTAAATGTTAATGGTTCTTCTGTTAAATCTTCAAGATAATATGCATAACCTTCTAAAAATTTATGTGCATCTTCTCCTGTTTTTCCATAAATATTATATTTATTATTAATTGCCGTTGTTACAGAATAATATATTTGCCCTAAACGTGGTTTTTCATACCATGCAGTATTTGTATTAGGATCTACTACTGCAGAATCCCAATTATTACCATATGATTCTGGTGGATGTGGTTGAATAAATGTTTCAAAACCAGGTATAACAATTAAATTATCAATATTAAATGTTCTATTATTTTTAAATTTTTCATCTTTAAATGTTATATTATTTTTTAAATTAATATTATCAATATTTAATGTATCTTCATTATTATTAATATTTGTTTCTATATTTGATTTATCATTAGATTTATTTCCTATATTAATAATATTATTTTCTGATATAACATTATTAGTATGTAATGTATCAGTAAATACTTGATTATAATTATTCATTTTATAAATTATATATTAATAAATTATATTTTATATTTAATAACTATTATATATTTTTATTATATTATTAATAATATAATATTTATTATTCATATTCAATATTATCAATTGATGTATTTATTAATGTTAATCTTTTTGTATTATATTTATTAAATTTAAAATAATACATTTTTATATTATCTAATATAACATATAAATCTTTATATTCTAATAAAGGAAAATATAATATTGGGAAATATTCATTTGATTCATCATAAAATATTAAATTTATAAATTTATTTGTTAAATCATAAAATGAATATATTGATAAATATATATAATTTATACAACTATGACTAATATTTGTTAAATTAATATTTAAATTATAAATATAATAAATATCATATTTTTTATATTTATCAGGAATATCTATTTTTTTAATTTCTTTGTTTAATAAATTAAAAATATCATCAAAATATAATTCAATATTTCTTATAGGTAAATTTGCATAATGTATTAATTTTATTTTTGATTTTTTTTTATTTTCATTATTATTTTCTTCTAATTTATTTGTTAAATTATCTAACATAAATTCACTATTGATATATTTTTTAATATTATTATTATCATTCATATCATTCATAATATTTAAATTAAAATCAATAATTAATTGTAAAACATTATCATTTGATTTTAAATTATTATTTGATTTATTTTGTAAATTTATTAATTGTTGATATTTATTTTTAAAACTTTCAATATTACTTAATTTATAATATTTTTTTATTGTATAACTCATTTTTATATTATATTAATTAGTATTTTATTAATTATATTTTTTTATTTATAAATATTTAATATATAATAAATGAATTTATTATTTGGAGATAGTTTTGTTGGCCCATTTACATTAATAAATGATGATAATTTATATATTAAAAAATTTAAAGGTAAAACTATAAGAGGTATATCAAAATTAGATACTGAAGATTATAAAATATTAAAAAATATTATAATAGATAAACAAAAAAATAATAAAATAAATCATATAATATTTATGTTTGGACAAGTTGATATATTTTTTTCATTATATTATTTAATATTTATTAAAAAACAATATAATATTTATGATTATTTACAAGAAACAGCAGAAAATTATATAAAAATGTTATTAAGTTTAGATATGATTGATAATAATAAAAAAATTGTATTTTCAATATTTCCATCATTACAAGAAGATAAATATGCATTTTATATTTTATTTGTTTATAAAATATTAAAACCAGAAGAATTAATAAAAATATTTAAAAAAATCCCAAATGAATTTATTAATTATGTATTTTCATATAAGTTTCGTAATACATGTAGAATTTATTTAAATAATATGATAAAAAAATTATGTGAAAAAAATAATATAAAATATATTGATTTTGATAATATTTTAATTGATAAAAAAACTAATAAAATTAATAAAAAATTAAATTTATTAGTTAGTCCAGTTAATATTCATCCAATGTTTGAAACAATAATTGATATTTATTTATCAAAATTAAAATTTACAAATATTAAAAATAAATTTTATGGAGATTTAGATAAAACAAAAAAATCTTATTTTGTAAGAAATAAAGAAAAAATAGATGATCATAATAATATGGTTAATGAAATAATTGAAAAATTAGATAATATAAAAAATAAAAATAATAAAAAATATACCAAAATATATTATGATTTAGTTAATCAATATAAAAAAATGAAGGAATTTAATAAAAAACATTAAAAAATGATTTTATTATTAATAATATAATCTTATAAAAATGCAATATAATTTACAACTTATTAATACATTTGAAGATTTATTATTTGAATATAATTTAAATAATAAACCTAAATTAAATACAAAATTAAAAGGTAATTTATTAGAATTAATAACTTGTATTATATATAAATGTTTAATGTATAATGATATAGATTATACATTTAAAGAATTATATAATTTACCTATTTATGATGAAGGTATAGATTGTATTGATATTATAAATAATATATTATATCAAGTAAAATTTTATTCAAAAAATCATTATTGTAATAATAAAGAATTGGGGACATTTATAAATTTTGCATATGAATTATCAGATAAATTTAAATCTTATATTATTGGAAGTGAAGACATGAAATTTAATAAATATTTAACATCAAAAATAAAACAAGAATATATTTTAGATAAAACAATTAAAGAAATAATTTTTAATTCTTATAAAGAATATTTTAATGAATTAAATATTAATAATATTAATTATGAAGACAAATTAAATTTATTACAAGAACAAATTAATAATAATATTGAATGTATTATTAATAATAAAGAAATAACAGATAATAATATTAAAAATATTAAAAATGAAATTATTTTATTAATAAATAATAAAAATAATAAAAATACAAAAATAAATAAATTATGGAAACATCAAAAAGAAGTATTAAATATTATGAACAATAATAATAATAATAAAAATGAATATTATTTTGAATTATCTTGTGGTTCAGGTAAAACTGATATATTTTTAAATTTTATTATTAATAATCAAAATAAAAAACATTTAATATTAGTTCCAACAATATTATTAGCAGAACAAATATATAATAAATTATATAAAGAATATAAATATTTAAATATAAATAAATGTTGGACTAATAATAAAAAAATTAAGGATAATAATAATATTTATATTTGTGTATATAATTCATATAAATTATTAGAAAATATTGAATTTGATTATATTTATATTGATGAAGCACATCATATATTAAAAAAATATAATGAAAATAATGAAGATGAAAATAATGAAGAATTAGAAATAATAGAAGAAAATAAAGAAGATGAAAATATTAATTCAGCATTAAATTCAATAAATAATAAATATATTTATAATAATATTACAAAATCAAAAGCAATTAAATATTACTTTTCAGCAACATTACCAAATATTGAATTAGATTATAAATATTCAATAGATGAAGCAATAAAAGATAATATTATATTAAATTTTAATTGTTGTATTCATAAAATTCCAACATTAGATTATAAAAATATAATTTATACATTAAAAATACATCCAGAATATGAAAGAATATTATGTTATTGTAATTCAATTAATAAAATAAAAGAATTAACAAAATTATTTAATAATTATGGATTATCAAGTGATTATTTAGATGGAAATATGACTTTAAAGAAAAGATTAAATATAATAAATAAATTAACTAATGGAAATATTAGAGTATTATTTTCAGTGAATACATTATCAGAAGGTATAGATATACCAAATGCTGATACTTGTTTATTTTTAGATGATCGAAATAGTTTAATACAAGTTGTTCAATGTTTAGGACGAATAATGAGGAAATCAAATAATAAAAAAGAAGGTAAATTATTATTTTTTACAGATGATTTTAATAATTGTAATTACATAAAATATATTAATAAAATAAATAATTATTGTAATATGTTTATGGATATAAAAATGAATAGAAGCAAAATTTATAAATATTTTAAAATATATAATGAAGAAAATTATGAAATAGAAAATAATAATATAGAAAAATTAGAATTAGAAGAAATAAATATTGAAACATTAATTATTAAAAATGTAATTGATAAAATTAAATTAAATGATGAAGAAAAAATAAAATTATGTCAAGAATTTTATAATGAATTTAAAAGATTACCAATAGAAAATGAAATTTATAAAAATTTTAATATATCTGCATTTATTAAATCAATTAAAAGTGGATGCTATAAACAATTAAAAAAAATAATTGAAGATATATTTAAGTGTAATATTATATTTAAAAAAAATATGTCAAATGAAGAAAAAATTAAATTATGTAAAGAATTTTATAAAGAATATAAAAGATTACCAACATATAAAGAAATATATAAAAATTGGAATATTGGATTATTTATAAGTTATTTAGGAAAACATAAAAATAATTCTATTAAAAAAACAATTGAAGAAATATTTAATACAAAAATTAATAAAAAAAGAGAAGTAAAAATAATAAATAATAAAGATAAAATTAAATTATGTAAAGAATATTATAATAAATTTCATAAATTACCATTATATAATGAAAAATATAAAGATTTTTATATAGGTCATTTTATATGTAATTTAAGAAAAGGGGAATATGAAGAAATAAAAGAAGATATTGAAAAAATATTTAATATTAAAATAAATCATCAATCATATACAATTGAAGAAAAAATAAATTTTTGTAAAGATTTTTATAATAAATTTCATAGATTACCACAAAGTAAAGAAATATATAAAAATTTTAAAATTGGAATATTTATTGCTCATTTAAAAACAACAAAAAATATTGAAATAAAAAATAAAATTGAAAATATATTTAATGAAAAAATTGAAAATAAAGTAAAAATTAATAAAATTACAGATGAAAGAAAAATATTATTATGTAAAGAATATTATAATAAATTTAATAAATTACCAAAATATGATGAAAAAATAGAAGATTTTAAAATTGGGGTTTTTATTAATCAATTAAAAAATAAAAAATATAATATGCATTTGAAAGAAGATGTAGAAAAAATTTTTAATACTAAATTTTAAATTTAATTATTTTAGTTAATTATTTTATTTAAATAAAATAATATTATAATTTTTAATAATTTATTGAATAAATTCAGGTATAATAATATTATTGCAATATCTTTTTGGTATGTTATTATGAACAATTGGACATAATTCTGCTGGTGCCACTTTAGGAACAGATGGATCAAAAGTATTAACATCAGAATCACAATATGTATTTTCTACAATTGGAACAGGTTTAACTTGATTTTTAATTGATGGATCTAATGCAAAAAACATATTATAAGTTTCTTCTGGTGTAAAATTTTCTTGTTTATTTAATCCCATTGTATTTTTAATATTATTAATAATTCCTTCATTCTTTTTAACTTCTTCTTTTTGAATATCATAATTAATTTTTCCATCACAAGAAGGACAATTATAATGATTTGATTGAATTGATGAAATTTGATATGGTTCCTTTCTACTCATACATTTACCAGCATTATTTGGATTATGCTTAAACATATTACAATTAGATGCTGGTCTAGTTTGATTACGTAAAATACTTTCAACTGATACTAAATCATATGGATGATAAAACTTATCAAATCTACATTTATTAACATTTTCATATGGGTTCATATCAAGTCTATAAAGATATTGACCTTGATTACTATTTAAATATTGTTGATAACTGCAATTATCATAAATTAAATTATTAGAAAATCCAGCGTTATGTATTCCAGACATTTTTTTACTTATATATTTTTATATATTTATATTTTAAAAAATATAAATTAAAAGATAAAAATATTTTTATTATTTTATTCTATTCTTTTATAACATATTATATTTATTGATGCTGGATAATATGGTTGTTGTGTAAATGTTTCATTTTTTTCATTCAATATATCTCTTGTTCTTCCAAAATTTCTTGTATCTGACCATCCTCCATGATTTCCTCCAGCTACAACAGGAATATGTCTATATGTTCCTCCAGCTTCTCCAATTTCCCAACTATATATATTATGTCCATGATTAGGTAAATTTTCCACTTTTAATTTATTATCACCTTCAGGTTTACCTAAATTTTTATTAGATGTTTTCAAATAATAATTTTCTTTATATTTTTCCCATTTCCAATTTTTACAATTTAAAAATTTTTCTGCATTTGTTTCACTTGTTGTTATATATATACTTCCTATTGGATATATTAAATCTAATATATCTACAAATTCATCTTTATCTTTCATTTTTAATTCTATATTTGATGATTTTATTGTATTTGTATTTGTTATATTTTTACTTGTTATTCCATCTTTATTAATCATATCAGTAATATTATTTAATGCATCTAATGTTGATGATTTTGTATTATTTGTTTCATTCTCATAATTTTCATATTTATTATTTATTATAATAATACATATAATAATTATTATAATACAAATAATTAATATTAAATTAAAATTCATTTTATATTTATATTTTAAAATGATAAATAAAAAATACTTATTCATTAATTAATTTAGTAATATTAATAATATTATCTAAAAATTTATAATTTTTAATAGTATTTTCTGGTGTTTTAAGATTTAATATTTTATAATCATAAACTAATTTTTGATTTTCTGATTTATGTAATGTTTTAATATCTTCATTTATAATATCATTATTATAAATATTTATTACTGTTCCTTTATATTCATGTATCATATCTATTTCATTTTGAAATCTAACATCTGATATAACATAATTATTATCTGGATTATTTTCTAAAATATATTTTACATTATCAACCCAAACAGAACCTTTATAATTAAATCTTTTATTAAAATTTTCTCTAAAAACTTCTGTTCCAAACCATTGCATTATTTCACGATTATAACAATTAAATCTTTCATTAAATTCATCTTTTTTATTACCATATAATTCATCATCAGATAAATTTAAAATTAATTTTAATGATTGTTTTAAAGGATAAGCAAAAGATAATTCTTTAAAATTATATTTTTCAATTAAATAATTAGAATAAAAATTTTTACCTGATCCTTTTTTACCACTAAATCCAATTATCATTTTTATTATTATAATATTATTATTTATTAATTATAATTCAATTTTTATTATTTTTTTTTATTTTTAATTATATGAAAAAAATGATTATTTAATTATTATTAATTATATATAATTTTATTATGGATTTAATAAATTCTAATAATATTTTAAGTGATAATAAAATTGATATTGTTATTGGTGATACTCACGGTGATTTTACTGCAATATTAAATGTATTAAATCATTATTTTAATATTAATATAACATTTCAATATTATAATGATATTATTTTAAAAACAATTAATAATCATTTAACTTTAAATACATCATTATTAAAAGTTAAAGATTTTATTAATTCAAATGAATTATTTAATTTTGATTCATTAAATGATATAAATTTAAATAATTATAGAATAATAATATTAGGTGATATATTTGATACAAATAATTATTTAACTTTAAGATTAAAAGGTGAAAAAAATAAAATTAATTTTAAAACATTAAATACAGATACAGTAATAGAATATTATGATAATTATAAAATGTTTGGAAATTTTGTTTGTGATTATAATAATGAATTCTTTTTATTATGTCAAAATTTAGTTTATAAATTTTTAATATCTTTAAAAAAATATATTGAAATTAAATATATTTATGGAAATCATGAATTAAGTTCTTTTAATTATTATAATGATAATATTAAAAATTTTATTATTGATAATTTTAAATGTTATTATTATAATAAAACATATAATACTTTATATTGTCATTTTCATAATAATACAAATATTAATAATGTTAATAATATAAAACATAATTTATTAAATATTGATGATTTAATAAAAGATACTTTAACAAATATTAATAATTGTAAAAATATTAATAATAATAAATCTAAAAAGTTTTATTTTAAATTAATGGATTTAAAAAAATCATTAATTCAAGTTGTAGATATGGAAGTTATTGATAAATTAGAAAATAAATATAGTTATATGGATGATTGTAATAAAATTATTATGAAATATAAATCTATATTTGATGATTTTATTAATAATGTTAAATGTAAATGTTTTGTAGGGCATTGGAAAATGGATAAAACAAATACAAACAATGATAAATCAATTTATTTTTTAGATAATGATTTATCAATAATTCATGCTAGAACTATACAAAATAATATAACTAAAAAAATTGGAATATTATTAAATTGCCAATATTGTATTATTAAATCAAATAATGATATTATACATAATATACCATTATATAATTATGAATTTTATATTGATAATCCATTAAATAGTGAATATATAACAAAAAAAGATTATAATAAATATGTTATATTTAATTTAGAAGATGCATTAATTTTAGATATTTAAATTTTATTATTTTATTTAAATAAAATAATTTATTTTTAATTATTATTTTTTAATAATTCATTACAAATATTTTTATAATCTTTATTAAGATAACAAACCATAGATATTTTATAATTAATTAATTCATCAATATAATCAGAAACATAATTTTTATAAAATAATTTATCATATTCTATTTTCATAAAGTTATATTTAGTCATATTTTCATTATTATATTCTAATTTATTTCCATCATATCTTACAATAGAAACTAATTCATATTTTTCATTATATAAAAACTTAATATAAATATTATGAAAATCCAAAGGTCTTAAATTATTTTTATTATTTTTAGATATATTTTCAATTAAACAAATTGATTCTAAATAATAATCATTTATAATATAATTATATTGATATTGATAAATATTAGATTTTAATAATTTATTAGTATTATTTTTAACATCATTATAATTTAATTTATTATTATAAATAATTGTAAATACATTATTTACTAATGGATCATTTTGTGTTGTAATAAAATGATAACATAAATTATTTCTTAATAAATTTTTAATTAATTCATTAGTATTATATATATTATTTGATATTTTATATGATTTATATAAATCTAATATATCAATATTTTTAAATATATTAAAATAAATATCAAATGGTAATAATTTAAACATAAATATTAAAATTTGATAAGGATAATATTTTATTCCTGGTGTTCCAATTAAATATTTATTATGACTAAATATATTAAATAATTTAACAAATTCAATAATACTTATATTTTCTTGAGTAAATAATTCCATAAATTCCATTCCACCAATATAATAAAATTTATAATCTCTACATTTCCCACCAATCATTTCTTTTAATGTTAATGCTTCTTTAATTTGTAAATTTAATGTTTCACTTTCTATATTTGTATAAAATTTAAATAATTCATTATGTTTAATATAATTCATTGCTGTTTTAAAATAACATAAATATGAATATAATATCATATTATCATTAAATTCTTTTTTATCTTGAAATGAATAATATATTTTTTTATTTCCGATATATTTATTATTTTCTGTTTTAGGAATTATTATTTGTAATTCTAAAGGTAATACTTCTAAATTATTAATATTATCAATTAAATAATCATATTGTAATTTATAAATTTGTATTTTATTTTTAAACTTATTTATATTATCATTATTTTTATTTTTAATAAAATTAGTTAAAATAAGTTTAATTGTTTTTACATAATTATTATAATTATAATTATCTTTATTTAATAAATCATTATTTAAATTATGAATAACTTGTACAATAATATTATCATTATTAGATTTATTATATAATATTTTTTCATTATTTAATATTTTATTATAATCTAAATTTTTATTAGATTTTAATTTATCATAAATATATTTAGTTATTAAAGTAATTTCATCTTCTTCTTCTAAATTTTTATTATAAATATTATTTATTTGATTAATTATATGTAATTCTTCCATATTATTATATATTATTTTATTAAAATAAAATAATTATTTTAATAATTCATTACAAATATTTTTATAATTTTTATTCATATAACATATCATAGATATTTTATAATTAATTAATCCATCAATATAATCAGAAACATAATTTTTATAAAATAATTTTTCATATTCTATTTTCATAAAATTATATTTAGTCATATTTTCATTATTATATTCTAATATTGAACCGTCATAACGTATTATATTTGTTAATTCATAATTATTATTATATAAAAATTTAATATAAATATTATGAAAATCTAAAGATCTTAAATTATCTTTATTATTTTTAGAAATATTTTCGATTAAACAAATTGATTCCAAATAATAATCATTTATAATATAATTATATTGATATTGATAAATATTAGAATGTAATAATTTATTTGTATTATATTTTACATCTTTATAAGATAATTTATTATTATATATTATTGTAAATACATTATTTATTAATGGATCATTTTGTGTAGTAATAAAATAATAACAAGATGAATTAAAATTAGATGTATAAAAATTAATAAATTCATTAATAGATTTAAAAGTCAATAAAATATTTTCATCAATATTTATACAATAATTATTATGATTATATAATATTGTGCTAAATGTTGATGGTAAAAAATTTAAAACTTCATTAAATATTTGATAAGGATAATATTTTATTCCAGGAGTTCCAATAAAATATTTATTTTGTGTTAATTTATTAAATAAATTAACATATTCTATTATACTTATATTTTCTTTAACAAATAAATCCATAAATTCCATTCCACCAATATAATAATATTTATAATCTTTTATCTTATTTCCTCCAACTATTTCTTTTAATGTTAATGCTTCTTTTATATTAAAATCAATTGTATCACTTTCTATATTACAAATATATTTAAATAATTCATTATGTTTTATTGCATTTATTGCTGTTTTAAAATAACATAAATAAGAATATAAAATTAAATTATTATTAAATTCTTTTTTATCTTGAAATGAATATTTTATTTTTTTATATCCTATAATTCTTTTATCTTTTTTAATTAATTTTGAAACATATTTTTTATTTAATGGTATTACTTCTAAATTATTAATATTATCAATTAAATAATCATATTGTAATTTATAAATTTGTATATCATTATTATAATTTTTTCCATTATTATAATAATTTTTATTTTTAATATATTTAGTTAAAATAAATTTAATAGTTTTAACATAATTATTATAATTATAATTACTTAATAAATCATTATTTAAATTATGTATTACTTGAACTATGATATAATCATTATTAGATTTATTATATAATATTCTATTATCATTTAAAATATTATTATAATTTAATTTTGGATTAATTTTTAATTTATCATAAATATATTTTGTTATTAATGTAATTTCATCTTCTTCTTCTAAATTTTTATTATATATATCATTTATTCGTTGTATTATATGCAATTCTTCCATATTATTTTAATCTTTCTATTATATATATTATAATATTATTTTATTTAAATAAAATAATTTTATTGAATAATATGTTGAATAAAATAATCAATATTATTTTTATTAAATAAATTATTATGATTTTCTTTAGGAATATTAAATTTTACTTTTAATCCATATAATATAATATAATTATAAATATTATTATTAAAATTATCTAAATGGTTTAATTCACATTTATTATCATAAAGAAAATTAATAATATCAGTATATTTTAATTTTGATGCTAATAATATTGGTGTTTCATTATCATCATTTATTAAATTAATACATTTATTATTACATTTTATTAATATATTTAATAGTTTAATATTTCTTTCTTTAATTAATTTATGTATTAAATAATCACCATATATATTTTTGATTAATTTACAATTAATATTTAAAATTAAAGAAATTATTTCAATATTATTTTCTTCAAATATACAATTTTCACCATATTTATTATAATAATTTATTACTTCTGGATTTAATTTTATTACATATTCTAATATATCGTTATGATGTTCCATATAATTACTATGACATAATAAATGTAATATATTATCAAAATTATCATTAACATAAAATTTATAATTAATATATTTCAAATAATTATTATTTTTAAAAGAATTCCAAATATTAACATCATTAATCATTTTATTACAAAAATATTCTAAATTATTTAAAAATACTTCTTTTTGAATTTCATCATTTAAATTTTCTTTTTTTAATTTTATCATTGATAATAATAAAGGTGCATTTATTATAAATTTATCTTCTTTTAATAAATTATCTTCATCATTTATTAATTTCATTAATGTTATACTTGCTCCTTTTTGTGATAATGTTTCTGATAATAAATTAATATCAATAAAATCTTTATGATGTATTATATATAAATATGTATCATCAAATGGATATTCTTTATTAAACATATAATCAATAATTTTATTATTAAACAAAAACATATTTTTTATTTTTTTAGGAATTATTATATCATTAAATTCATCTTCATTATATTCAAAATAATTTGTTTCATAAGATTTTTCAATAAAATAACTTGATCTATCAAATTTAACATTATGAAATAAATTAATAAATTCTATTTTATTATGTATTATAGAATATTCTAATAAATTAAATCCGTTATTATCATGATAAATATTAATATAATTATCTTTAGTATGTATATCATTTTTATTATATTCTTTAATATTATCTAAAAATATTTTAATAGAATTAATTTTATTTAATTCAATTAATTTAATAATAATATTACTAATATTTTTATTTAATATATAATTTGAAGATAATAATAAATTAATCATATTATTATCATTTTTAAATATTGATATTTTAAACAAAATAATATATTCATCAAATGATAATCTATTAATTTTATCAATATTATTAAATGAATTATAATTTTTATAAATTATTTTTCCTAATTCAATATTTTTATTTAAATTAAAATCTTTATTAATAAATTTATAATAATTATTAGGAGTAAAATATAATTCATTATGAACAAATATATTATATTTATCAATTAATTCTTCAAATTTTATTGGTTTATAATAAATTTTAAATGTAATATTATTTATTATATAAATATTATAATCATTAATTTTAGTTAAATAATATTTTCCTATTAATAATCTTAAATTATTATAAAATGCATTCCCATAATAAAATATTTTTATTTTATTAATATTTTTATTTATTAATAATTTATCAATATTAACAATATAAGCATCTTTAAAATATTCATAATAACCAGAAAATAATATATTAATATTAATATTAAATTGTTTTTTATTAATAAAATAATTCATTTTATATTTTTCATCATATGGATTTATTAATGGTTTATCATAATTTAAATAATTATTTATAAAATTCATTTTAATATATTATTTTTATATATTAATATATTTAAATATATTAATATTATCATTTCATATTTTATTTCTTATTAGTTTGATTTTGTTTATTATTATTTTGTTTATTATTATTATTTTGCTTATTATTATTTTGATTATTATTATTTTGTTTATTATTATTATTTTGATTATTATTATTATTATTATTTTGTTTATTATTAGATTTATTATTATTATCATTTTGTTTTTCTTTTTCTAATTTTCTTTTTTCATATCTTGCTTTTAATGCTTGTTGTCTTGCATTAACTGATGCTTGAGTATGACCTTTAGGAGGATTTCCAGCTTGTTTTTTAGCCATACGTTGTATTTTTCTATTATTAACTCCATTATTCATTAATCCATAAGAAGCAAGCATTTTTTCAACTTGTGCTTTATTAGTTCCCATTTGTGAAAAAGATTTACCAAATTTAGATTTCATAATATTTTCAACATTAGTCATCATATCATCATTTGCATTATAATCTTTCATAATATCCTTAGCTTTATTTGCAATACTTTTTAAACTATCTTCATTATTATTTTTGATTAATTTATCTGTAATATTAGAAGCAATATTTTGTAAATTATCACCTAAACTACCTTGTGTAATATCAGTTTGTTTTAATGATTGTGTAATATCTTTGACAATATTACCCATTCCATCATCTGCATTAGTTCCTAATAATTTATTAACTGTTTTAGTAATTTCACCTAATTTATCATCATCAATTTTATCTAATTCACCTTTCAAATCCATTTTCTTAACAGCATTTAATAAAATATCTTCAAAAGATGATGATTTACTATCAATACTATTAAAAAATTCTAATAAAGCACTATTTTTATATTCTTCTTCAACATCTTCAGTATTAATAATAGAAGATAATGAAACATCCTTAGCATTAGATTTTGAAATACTAAAATTATCAATTTTAGCATTAATTTCTTCTTCAGTCATTGTATCAATTGAATCAATAATATCTTTTTGTTCTTTTTTAGTATATTTTTTCTTTTGTTTTTCTCTTTCATCTTTTTCTTTTAATAATGGTTCAATAATTACATTTGATAATATTTTTAATTCAGCCAAAACATCCCAAAATTGATTAATATATAATGTATCTTTTACAATATCATATAAAATAGAAAAATCAATTTGTGGTAATAAAACTTTTGATTGTACAAATAATTCTGGTTTATGTCTTAATATATCTTCTTTTAAAGATGTTGTATTAGTATATAATACTGATGCTAATTTAATATAATCAATACCACCTAAGAATTTACTATATTTTTGAATATTGATTTTCATATTTTTATCTTCAATTTTATTAAAAATATCATCAATTAAACAAAAATTAATAAATTCTTCAAATTTATCTTTAAAATTATTGATATATGATTTATTAATACTCATTTTTTATAAAACTATATTATATATAATATTAATTAAATAAAATTATTTTATATTTATACACAAAATAATTTTTTATTCAATATATCTTTCCCATAATTTACCATTTAAAATAAATTTATATTTATTCATTATATCTTTATCATAATCTTTATTTAAAATAGAAATATAATATTTATTTTTATCTTTTTTAATATTAATAGAAATATTAGGAAATTTATTAGTTAATTGTGTAGTAATATATTTAACTCTATCATGAATATTATAAGGAAATTCATAAACAGGATGATTAGCAGGAATAATACAATAAGTTTTATTATCAGTATTATATTTTTCTAAATTTAATAAAATATCTTGAATTTTATTACATAATTCAAATCTAGACCTTTTTAATCTATTTTTTGGAATATTAACTTTAACACCTAATTTTTTTAATTTATTAACCAATTCATTATAAGAATAAGCATTAAAACAAACAGCACCAGTATAATTACTTAAACCTGTTTGCCTTTTTAAATCTGTTTTAATTGTAATTTTATCTCTAACTTTAAAAATATCTTTTACTTTATCATTATGTTTATTTTTACTTTTATTTTTGTCAATAATACCAACAATATTATTTTCTTCTTTATTGTTATAATATTCAGTTGTAGAAATAAAATCATATTCTTCAATATCTTTATTAGATGATTTAACATATTTTTTATAATCATCATTTGTATTATTTAAAAATTTATTTAATGTTAATGGAATATCTAATTTTAATTCATTATATTCTCTATAATACATTGGTAAATCTTCACTTTCATTATTTCGTTGAAATATATAATAATTATTAACATAAATTAAATAACCTAAATTATTAAATTTATCTCTTAAATCAATATTATAATTATTAAAATCATTATCAGTAATAGGAATTAATTTATCTAATGCTTTATAAACATAATAAACATCATATATTTTTTCATTAACTTCATTTTTATAATAATTATAAACATTATCAATAATTTCATTTAAATTATAAACAAATTTAATTAAATACATAGATTTAATAATATTAACACAACGATCAATTTCGTATTCAATCATATTATTAGTAAATGTTGAAACATCAATTTTAGGATTTTTATTATTAACAAAATCTAATTCTTCTTTAGTATAATAATCACAATTCATATAATCACAAACACTAGGACAAATATTTTTTTTATCTTCATCTTTAATAATTTGTGTATCATATTTATCTCCATAATCTAATGGAATACAATTTTTATTTTCTTCAATTAAATCTTTATTATAATTATTTTCCATAAATAATAATTTATCAATTGCATTATTTTTAATCATTCTTTCAACATATTTTATTAAAACATGTTTCTTTTCTGCTTTTTGATATAATAATTCTTCACTAGTTGGATTTGTTTTATTATACATGCAATATTTATAAATATCAACTTTAGGATAAGGGTTTAATTCATTTTCAACATTAAAATGACTACAAGTTCTAATACCTCTACCAACTGCTTGATCAATTCTAGTAAAATTATAATAAACATCTAAAATATGAACTTCAGAAACATTTTGAAAACTATAACCTTCAGAAATAACCTGACTACCTAATATTAATTTAATATATTTACCTTCAAAATTTTCTTTACTATTAAAATATTTATTAATGTACATTTGTACATCTTCATTATCTTCTAATTCTTCATCATTTTCTTGTTTTCCAGTAATAAAAACAAATGATGCAGGAAAATATTCATGTTTATTATTATTATGATTTTTTTTACTAACTCCACAATAATAACAAATTGTATTATCATTTGATTTCATTAATGTTTTAGCTGGTGTTTCAGTAAATTCAATATAACCATTTTGTAATAAAACTTGTTTGAAAATATTAATACCAATTTGTACAAGATTAGAATAAATAAAAGCAGTTTTAGGACCTTTTTTACCTTCAACTAAATCTAAAATATTAGTTAAAGCATTATGAAACTTTGGAGAAAATAATTTAAGATAAGGTTTTAATAAAAATTTTCCAGTTAATTGGTTTTTATCTAAATAAATTAAATCTTTATCATATTCTAATTTATATTCTTTTTTATCAATTCTTTTATTAATATATTTAACTAATTCATTAATAAAATCTTTTTTATCATTTTCGATATTATTTTTAATATCATATAATCCATTAACACCATAAGATAATTCAATTTGATTATGTTTTAAAACAGGCATCATAAAATTACAAGCATCAGAAGATGAACGTTCTAATCCATTAGTATTATTTTTAACAACTTCTTTATATAATTCATATTGTTCATCATTAAATTCACAAGGAATAATTTTAGTAAATTTTAAAGATTTAGGAATTATTCCTAAATCATTTCTTGTCGCAAAAATATATTTATCACCTCCAGATAAATAAGAAAATTTACCTTTAATTTCTTTTTCTAATATTTCTTTACCATTTTCTGTAAAATTTAATGTATGATTATTACCAATAAAAATTGGTGGTATTTTATGATTATTACCATTTGCAATATTCATCATTTCCAATAATTCAATAATATTACTAGCATCATTACGCATAGGTGTTCCAGTTAATAATAATAATTTTAAATTAGTTGAAACAGATAAAATTTTTTTAATTGCATTAGTATAATCATTATCAATAACATTATGAGCTTCATCAACAATTAATAAAGTATTATCTAATTTATCGATTTTATTAACAACTTCATTTCTTAAAAAATCTCCTGATTCAATTTTAACATATTTAGATTTTTTATTTTCATCTCTATTTTTAATTTTTTCACCTAAAACTCTTCTATGAAATGCTTTATAACTCATTATATCATATAATTCGAATACTTTTTTATCTGACGATGCAAATATATTTGCATCTCTTGATTTGGATTTATCCAAATCATCATTTTCATCAATAATATTTAATCCACTACAAGCTCCATTTCTTTTTTTAATTTCATTAATCCAATTTTGTTTTAAAACAGGACCAGGAACTAATATAATAATTCTAGTATTATATTTTTTAATTTGATCATAAAATTTAGAAGCAATTTTTAAAGCACAACAAGTTTTACCAGTTCCTAAACCATGAAATAATAATAAAGATTTATAAGGAGTATCTGGATTAAAAAAATTAGATAATAATTGTTGATGTTCTGATAATTGAAATGTTCTACATTTTTTTAATCTATAATTATACAAATCATTATAATTATTAACTTCTGGTTTATGTTTTATTTGATAATTGTTTAATTCTTTTTTTAAAAATAATTTTTCTTGTAATCTATCATCTAAAATATCTGGATATGAATAATTTGTATTGAATAATTTATTTCTATCAATTTTATTTTCCATATTTTTTAAATTATATATTATATTTATTGAAAATTATTTATTTATTATAATATATAATTAAATATATTAAATATGTTATTATTATTAAAAATAAATAGATTATTTTATTAATAAAATAATTAAATTTTATCATATTGCAATAAAACAATTTTATATAATCCTACAATATCATAAATATTATTATCTTTCATATAAATAGAATATTTATCAAACATCCAAGCATCTTCAATATTATCAATCATTTCTACATTAATATCATTTTTTCCATCAAGACGTATTAATATATCATTTCTAAATTTATAAACTGTAAAATGATGTGATTGAGTATTATATGCAATAAATTTATTTAATTTATAATATGTATTAAATATAAAATAAGAAGAAAATGTCATATTAATAGGAAATATATTAGTTTTTTTTAGATTTTTTTTAATTATTTTAGTTTCTATATTATTAATACAATCATTAGATATTCCATATATCGTATAAATTGATGCATCATTACAAATAGAAGAAATATATAAATGTTTAGGTAAAATTTTAATATTTTTATATTTTGGATCATTAATAAATACATCATATAAATTATAAGGTGATATATTAAAAATACTTGTTTGATTATTTTGAATAAAATTAATATATTTTTTATTAATTTCCAAATCGAAAATATATTGAAAAGTATTATCATAATAAATAATTTTACAATCATTAACAAATTGTATATTACCTAAAGATTTTAATAAATCATTAACTAAAATATGAGGATATAATTTAATTGGTGAAATTCCTAATAAATATTTATTTTTAGTTATTTTATTTAATTCACTTTTTATTATTTTTAAATTATTTGATTTTGGATTAATCAATATATTTTGAAATACATTAATCATATTATTACTATAATTTGGTAAATTAATTTCAATCATTCCACCATATTTTAAATTATTAATACTTTCTAAACTAACTGATAAATCATTATAAACTAATACATCTTGTAAATCTTTATTTTGTAAAATCATATTTATAGATGATATAACATAACATTGAAATATTATAAATAAATTCATTGTTTCATCAAAAAAACTATGTTTTTTTAATTGGTATCCCTTTATTTTAACAATTTTATCTTCTTTATATATTGGCATAATTGGTAATTCTTGATATTTATAAAATGGAATATTATATGATATATTAATATAATTCATTCCTTTAATATCTATCATTGTATTTAAAACTTGTAAAATATATCTAATATCTTTATAATTATTATAATTATTTAAATATTCAATATCTTTTATTTTTAATTCTTTATTTTGATAAAATAAAATATTATTATAATATTTAAATATATCAATATATTTTATAATATCTAATTTATTTGTATCATAATTAGGATATTTAATAATTGAATTAATAATATTATTAATATTTAAATTAAATATTTTACAATATTCAATAATTTCATTTTTATTATTAGGTAAATTCAATAATTTATAATTAAATTCTTTTAAATTAATATTTTTATTCATTTTATATATTATTTTATTAATAAAATAATTTATAAATTATTTATTATATTTATTTAAAACATTAATTAATTCAGATTTTAATTTATCATCAATTTTATCAGGAAATTTAACATTAATATTTATTAATAAATTACCATTTTTATTCATTCCTTCACCTTTTATTGTTAATACATCATTTGGTTTTAATAATTTAGTATTAGTAATAATTAATTCTGTATTATTTAATCTTGTAATAATTTTATTAAAACCAAATAATGCTTCTTTTAATGTAATATTCATAGTTATTATTAAATTATTATCTTGTCTAGTATAATATTGATGTTTATTACATCTTAAAATAAAAATAACATCATCATATTCATTTAAATTATATTCATTACCAATATTTTTAAATATAATATGTTCATTATTATAATTATTTGAATTAATAGATAAATTAACATTAACAATATCATCAATAATTTTTTTACCATTACATTTATCACATAATTCAAAACTATTATCTAAACCTGTTCCATTACAATTATTACATTGTGTTGTTATTTGTTGAATAAAAAAATTTCTTTTAATAGTTGTTAATACTATACCTTTACCATTACAATTTTTACAATAATGAATTTGTTTATCTTTAAAACCAGTATTATTACATTCACGACATATAATATATCTATTAACTTTAAATTTTTTAGTAATACCATTATAAAAATCTTCTAAATTAAAAATAACTTCTTTATAAATTGTTTTAGGTTTTCGTGTTTGATTTTTATTAAAATTATTAAAATTAAAAAAATCTCCATTAATATTAAAAAATGTTTTAAATATATCTTCTGGTGATATATTTGATACATTATTAAAATCTTTACCATATAAATCATATTTTTTTCTTTTATCTTTATCACTTAATATTTCATAAGCTTCATTAATTTTTTTAAATTTTTCTTCTGCTTCTTTATTATTGGGATTTTTATCTGGATGATATTTCATTGCTAATTTTCTATATGATTTTTTTATATCATTTTCATCAGCATTTTTATCTATTTCTAATATTTTATAATATTCATCATTCATTTTTATATTTTTATTATTTATATAATTATTTATTATTATAAAAAAATAAATAATTCATTATAAATTAATTATAATAATAAATATAAAATAAAAATATTATTTATAAATAATTTTTATATTTATTATTAAATTCATTTAATATATTTTGATTAAAATATTTATTTGATTTAAATATTTTTATTGCATAACCAATTTGATAAATATTATTATCATCAATATAATAAACTATTTTTTCAGAAGGAAATTTATTATATAATTTAATATAATTATCTATATATTCAAATTGTTTAATATAATCTAAATCTTTATAAGTTAATATTTTTATATTATTATTATTTTTTATTAATTTTAAATTTTGTATTCTTTTAAAATTATTTTTATCCACAATAATATTATTTAATGTATAATTATTATGATTTTCTATATAATTATTATTATTTATAATTGATTGTGATGTATTATCTTTTATATCTTTATGAATATTATTTAATGTATTAATTATATTTTCACTTTCATTATTACATAATATAGTATATAATATTTTTAATTCAATATTTTTAATATTTAATTTATTAATTAATTCTATTTTTAATATATTGCATAATAAATTTTTATCTATTGTAATAATTTTATTATATCCAATAGATAAATAATAAATATTATTATATAAAAATATATTATCAATAAATAAAGGAATTAAATTTTTTTGAAAGAATATATTTATAATATTTTTAATATTATTTTCCATTTAATATATTTTTATAACATTGATAATAATAATAATATTTTTTAAATATAAATTAATTATAATATTTTATTATGATAATATAATATTATATAATATCAAAGATAATATATAAATAATGAATACAAATAATATAGAAAGTAATTTACAATTAATAACACCAACAAAAGATGATTATTTTTTAACAGGTAATCCAGAAATTACATTTTTTAAATCAGTATATAGAAGACATACACATTTTGCATCACAATTAAAAGAATTTAATTTTAATACACCAGTTAATTTTGGTTTAATATCATCATTAAATTTACCTAAATACGCTGATTTATTACATAAAATATATTTAAAATTTATTATTCCTGAAGTTTCAATACCGAATAATAGTGAAGATATATTAGAATATAAAGAAGATTTATTAACTAATATTAATCATTATAAACAATTATATGATATGTTTAAACAATTATATAATTATAATTTAATGTCTTATAATAATATTTATGAATTATACCAAAATAATAATTATAATATTAGTTTAATTTATCGTATTATGAATAATAATACATTACAATTTGAAACAATTGAAGAAAATATTAATGGTGAAAATATGAAAATATATATTTATTTAAATCAACAATTAAGTTTAGATGATAAATTTAAAAATATTATTGATTTAACTAATAATAATGAATTATTAAATATTACTAATCCATATACTTATGGAAATTATAAAGCAACTTTAACAATGTCAAAAGATAATATTCAATCATTATTAGGAGATAATGAACAATCAATAGAAAATATATTAAAAATATTAAATAATATTATTCATACAATGAATTTATTAGATAAAAGATTTATTAAAATAATAACTGATTTAACAAAAGAATATGAAAAAAAGAATAATTATAAATTTGCATGGGTAAAATATTTAGGACATAATTTAATAAATTATATTGAAATAAAAATTGGTGAAAATGTTATTGATAAATTATATGGCCAATGGATTAATATATGGTGGGAATTAACTGGTAATAAAAATCATGAAGATAATTATTTAAATTTAATTGGTGATAATGAAATTTTAACTTCTTATAATGAAGATATTAAACCTGAAACTATTATATATGTTCCTATTCCTTTTTGGTTTTGTAGAGATGTTTGTTTAAGTCTTCCAATATTATCATTAAATTATACTGATATAATATTTAAAGTTAATTTTAGAAAATTTAATGAAGTATGTTATAGTGATTATAATGAAACATATTTAGATGATTATGCAGAAAATAATAATTTAAATTTACAATGTTCATTAATTGGTGAATTTTATTATTTAGATAGAGAAGAAAGAAATAAATTTGCTAGAAGTATTCACGAATATTTAATTGAGCAAGTCCAATATAATAAAGAAATTATTGTTCCAAATAGATCTAATTCTCAAAAATTAAATTTCTTACATCCAACTAAAGGTATTGTATGGAATGTACAATTATTAGATAATTTAAATAATAATGAAAATAATAAATATTGTAATTATACAATTTATGATAAATTATTAACTCATTCTTCAATAATGATTGAAAATGAATTTATTGCTGATAATATTGAAAGTAATTATTATAATTATTTACAACCTTATGAACATATAAATAATTCTTGTAATGAAAATATATATTCTTATTGGTTTTCTTTATATCCTAATGAAAAACAACCAACTGGAACTTGTAATTTTAGTAATATAAGAAATTTATTATTAAAATTTAATATTGATGAAGAAATTTATAATGAACAAAAAGATATTAAAAGAAAAAAATTAATAGATAATTTAAATCCTAATTTATCTGAAGAAGATAAAGAAGAAGCATTAAATAATATTGAAGATGAAGTTAATTCATTATGTTATGTATTAAATATTTATGCATTAAATTATAATATATTAAGAATAGCAAATGGTTTTGGAAAAATAACTTTTAAATAAATAATTTATTTTAATAAATTATTTTTATAATTTATGATAACAAACAAAACAAACTTTAGTTTTCATATTATCAATAATTTTATCATCTTGTATTATTGATAATTCATCATAATATTTATTTTGTTTATTAATATGATAAATTCTTTTTTTATCTCCATCGTAACGTAAAATAGAATTATTTTTAATATCTGTTTTATAATAAACAAAATGGGTATCAAAATCTTCTGTTGTATTACATATAATAAAAGAATGTAAATAATATTTTATATTTTGTATTTCAATATTATAAGGATATATAATATGAATATTTAAATAATTATTAATATAATTAAACATTTTTTTTATTGTTGAATAATAAATATTAATTTTTGAATTCATCATTATATTACAAACATTATTAATCATATAAATTTCATGAGAATCATAAATTGGGCAATGAAATAATAAATTATTTGGTAAATCAATAAATTTATGTTTTATTAATGTATTAAATATTATATTTTGATTATTTGGTATATATTTATTTAAATTATTTATTAATATTTTTTCTAAAAAATTATTATCCTTCTTCATTATATTAAAAAATTTATGATTTAATTCAGTTAAAATTTTATATACAATATAATAAATATTAATAGATGATAAATCTTTTGTTAAATCATATATATAACCACAATTATTATTATCTAATTTAAAAAAACATTTTTGACTAAAAATATTATTTTCTAATTGTAATAAATCGTTTATTACAATTGAAGGATATACTTTAATACCTGGAATACATAAAAGATATTTATTATTATAATAAATATTTAAATAATTTCTTACATCTATTAAAATATCAATCATTTGTTTATTTATATTTTCTATTATTATATCATTTAAACCTCCACCATTAATATATTTATCTGTTTGTATTATATCACTATCAACTATATTATTATTTAATAAATTATTATCATCTATATTATCAATATTATTTATATTAATAATATCTAAATTAATAAATTTATTATTCTTAATTTTATTTTTTTGAAATTCAATAATATTTTTAATAAAATCACCATTATTAAGAAAAAAATAAATTGATGATTTTAAATAACATTGATAAGAATTAAATAAATATTCATCATTAAATAAAATATAATATTTTTTATATCTTATTGGTGATATTTTATTATTAATACTAATTTTTTTATCTTTATTATTATTAAAAACATTATTACAATTAATATAATTTAATTCACAATGAAATAATGAATTTTTATTATATTCTTTATCAAATATATTTTTATAAATAAAATGATTTTTATCAATAATTTTATTTATTATTAATAATTGCTTTTTTATATTTTCATTTGTAATATCATTCATATATAATAAAACATCATTAGATGTCATTTTTAATGATAAATAATTATGTACAATAATATCATATTCCTTTGGTAATTTAAATTTATTTTTATCTATTAATTTATTAATTTCATTAATTTTTTTTTGATCAATTTCATTTAATATAGTATTTTCTATTTTTATTTCTTCTTCTTTTGATAACATTATTTTTATTATATAATTATTTTATATTAATAAAAATATTTGTTAATTTAAAATAATTTATTAAAATAAATTATTATTTTTTAATAAAAGAAACAGATTTTGATTTTTTTCTTTTTTCATTTTGTATATTTTTTTCATTTTCTAATAATGAATTTAATTTATTATATTCATTATCATCTGAAAAATAAATAGAAATTTTTCTTTTTTCATTTTTTGATTTTCTTTTATTATTAATATTTTTAATATTAATTTCTTTTTCTTTTAATTTATTTAAATCTGTATAAATAGTATATTTATTATCATTATTATTATTATCATTATTTTTATATAATGAATTATGTTTAATAATAGGTAATTTATTATATTTTATAATATTATTATCATTTATATTATTATCATTATTATCATTATCATTATAATTATCAAATGAATTAAATATATTATATTTATTTAATGATTTAGATATAAATAATTCATTATGATTATCTTTAGATAAATTTTTAAAAGTATTTTTATTCATTCATTATAATAAATTATATATTTATAATATAATAAAATAAAAATAAAAAAATGAATTATAAATATATAATAAAAAATATATAATAATATAATAAATAATATAATAATGTTTAATTTAAAAACGATAAATTATAATAAAAGGAAGGATTTAAAATATAGTAATTTAACTTATGAAATTACTATTAATAAATATGATAATCCTATTAATATATTAAATGCATTAAGAAGAACAATAATGTGTGAAATACCAATTTATGCATTTGAACCTTCTATTATGATATTTAATAAAAATACATCAATTAAAAATAATACTCAATTAAGAGATGATTTTTCACAAATACCAATTTATGATTTTAAACATGATAATTATTATATGAATCCAATTGATGATTATATGGAATATATACAAAGTAAAGAATATCAGAATGAAAATAAAATTGAAATGTATATTTCTGTTAAAAATGAAACTAAAGATTATTTATCAATTACTACTAATAGTGAATTTGTTAAATATGTAGTTAATAATGAAGTTATTGAAAATCCATATAGTAAAAAATATCCTATTTTATTATTAAAATTAAAACCTAATCAAGAATTAAATTGTAAATTAGTTGGAGTATTGGGTATTGGTAGAATTAATACTATCTGGTCTGCTGTTTCTAATTGTTATGTTAATTATGAAAATGAAGATATTACAACAAATAAAGCTAAAAATAATAAATTTAAATTAGTTATTAATTCTAATGGTCAATTAGATGAATATGATATTTTTGATAAAGCTTGTGATAATATTATTTATAATTTAAGATTATTAAATAATAAAATTAATTCATTTTTAAATAATATTGAAGATAATAAAATTAATCAATTTGAAATTTCATTATATAATTCTGCTTTATCTAAATTAATTAATGATCAATTACAATTAGATAATAAAGTTAAATATGCTGGTTTACAACAACCTAATTTATTAGAAAAATTATACAAAATGAAAATTATTTTAGATAAAGAATATGAAATAAAAGATATTAAAGAAATTATTGATAATAATATTAATAAATTGATTAAAATGTTTTCTGAATTAAAAGATTTAAATGTTAAAGAAATGAAAAAGAATTAAATATTTTATTATTTTATTTAAATAAAATAATTATTGATTAATAATTTTAAATATAATATTAATAGATGGTAATATATTTTTAATATTATTTTTTTTATTTTTATTTTTATAATAATATTTTAAATTATTATTTTTAATTTTATTTTTATTTTTTAGATAATAATTATGTGCATATTGTTTAATTTTATCTTTATTTTTTTGATAATAATTTTGTGAATATTTAATTTTTTTATCTTTATTTTTATAATAATATTCTTTTAATTTATTTTTATTTTTATAATAATAATTATATGAATAATCTTTATTAATTTGTTTATTTTTAGGCATAATTATAAAAATTGATTTATTAACTAATAAATTATATATAATAATATATATAATATTTTATAATATAATATATAAAAATATTAAAATAAAATGGAAATTTATAGATTTGAAGATAATTTAAATAATGTAAAATCATTTGAAAAATGTAAAATATGTGATAAATTATTTAATTCTAATAATTCATCTTATATTGTTTGTTCTAAATGTTATAATAATGAAAAAGAAAAAAGAATAAAGCATAATAAAAATTTTATTGATGAAAAAGGAGATAAAGAATATTATTATTATTATTGTTTAAATTGTAATAATAATTTTTGTAATATACATATTCAAGGATATGATGATTATCCAATTTATCATTGTCCATTATGTGGTGTTTTATGTAATAGTATTAAATTAGATTATAAACCAGAAAATATTAATAATATTATTGAAGTTTGATTTTATATAAAAATTAAAAAATATGATATTATTAATAATAAATTTTTTTATCTTAAATATAAATAAAAAAAATATTTAATTATAATATTATTTTTTTTTGTATAAAAAGCTTTGCTTTTTCTAGCCTCGGAAGGACTTGCCTTCCGGCTAAGCCTAGCGAAAGCTGGGCTTTCGAATTCTTCGAGGATATAAAATTTTTTAAAATGCGTTAGATAAATGAAAAATTAATAAATATATAAGATATATATAAGTTATATATATTTTGTGTAAAGTGAAACTAAAAATGGTTGGAAAACAACAAACCAAAAAGCAAGTCAAAAAAGTTTCTAAGAAACCTCAAACTAAGAAACAAACTAAAAAACCTCAACAAAAGAAAGAAAAACAACAAAAATCAATTACTCATAAAAATAGACATTTCTCTATTATTTATGAAGGAAAGAAATTGAAAGCTACTCCAAGTGGTAAAAGACCTAAACAAGCTGCTCAAAAAGCTTTAACTGCTATTTTTAAGATGTTGAAACAAGAAGGTAAAGATATTAGTAAACTTTATGATACTGATATTAAGTTTGTTTTGTATGAAAATGGAAAAAGAAGAAAGAATAAAAAAGGTGAATATGTTCCTAGAAGAATTTTCAGATATACTGGTAAAAGATCTGAATTGCCTTCAAGTAGTATTAAACGTGAAATTATTACCCATTGTGATACTTGTCAAAAGAAGATTGAAGAATTACAAAAGGATAATATTACTAAAAAACAATTTAATATTAATTTGAAATCATTGAAAAGATATTTGAAATTAAAGAAAGAAGACCAAGACAAATTTGAAATGCATGAACATTTGAAGAAACATTTAGAAGAATACAAAGCAATTTTGGAATGTACTAAATGTAAGAAAGAAATTAAAGAAATTGAATATAAATTCTCTAATTCAGTTAAGAAAACTGATGAAAAGACCTTAACAGCTGAAGATAAGAAGATTACTCCTGAATTTGTTGAAGAATTAGAAATGAAAGAAAAAGAAACTAAAAAGAAGGAAGAAGGTAAAAAAGAACCAGCTAAAAAGGTAGAAAAGAAGAAAGAAGATAAAAAACCTGCTGAAAAGAAACCAGCTGAAAAGAAAGAAACTAAGAAACAAACTCCTAAAAAGAAGTAAACTTAACATTTAATTATTAAATATTTTTATTTATTTAAATAAATAAAAAAATGAAAATAATATAATAAAATAATATAATTATTTATATTATAATAAAATGATTACATCCAATTTACCATGGATAGAAAAATATAGACCAACAAAATTAAATAATATAATTGGTCAACCATTAATAATAGATTTATTAAAAAAATGTTTAGAAGATAATATAAAACCACCACATTTATTATTTTATGGAAAACCAGGTATTGGTAAAACAACAACTATAAAATCATTTTGTTATGAATATTATACACCAGAAGAATATTCAAATTATGTATTAGAAATTAATGCAAGTAATGATAAAGGTATTAATACAATTAAAACAACTATTAGTACATTTTTAGATGTAAATAGAAGTAATAAATATAAAATATTAATATTAGATGAAGCTGATGCAATGACACAAGAAGCACAAACAGCATTAAGAAAAAAGATGGAATATGCAAGAAATACATTATTTTGTATAATATGTAATAATTTGAATAAAATAATTCCTGCATTAATATCAAGAACTCAACAATTTGAATTTAAACCATTAAATGAAGAAATATTAAAAGAACATTTAAGAAGAATATATAATAAAGAATTTACTAAAGAATTAAAAGAAGATGATTTAAATAATATGTTAACAAATATAGTAAATTTAACAAATGGAGATTTAAGAGAAGGAATAAATATGTTACAGAATTTAAAATATATTATTACTAATGATAATATTAAAAATAAAAAAATAATATATGGAATGAAAGGATTAATGCCAATAAATGAATTAAAAGAATTAATTGAAACCATTAAAAACATAAAAAATAATAAAGATATGATAGAAATTTATAATAAATTTATTATAACAAATTATTCATCTAAAATAATAATTAAACAAATTATAGATAATAATTTATTTGATGAAAAAATTAATAATAAATTAAATAAATTATTAGATAATGAAATTAATAATGATATAATTTTTTATAGATTAATTTATATTATTTACAATATATCATAAATTTTTTATTTATATAAAAAATTGAAATACTAATATTTAATATAAAAAAATATATATAGTCTATATATAAAGATTTATATTAATTATGAATCATAATTTTAATAATAAAAATATGTTTAATAAAAAAAATAATAGAAAACAACAATATAATAAATTTAGATATAATAAAGATGAAGAAGAAGAAAATAATGAAGAAAATGATGGTTATCAAGAGGTAGTTCAAAGAAAAAACAAAAGAAAAAATCAATATAAAAATCAAAACTTTAAAAAAATAGATAAAATTGAAAAATCTACTTTAAGAGAAAGAAGTCCTTATATTTCTGACCAAGAATCAAAATCATCAATTAAAGAAGAAAATATTCAAATTAATCAAGTTATTACTATTCCAAAAACAATTTATTTTGAGCCTAAAAATGAAGATGATTTATATGATCATTTAAATTATGATTATAGTGTTTTCATTCATTATAAACATAATAAAGATTGGAGTGAAAAATCTTGGATTAAATTATTAGATTTAAATGATGTTGATAATATTGGATCATTTTTATCTACTATTTCTGAATTTAATGTTATTGATTATGATATTTATATTTCTAAAAAAAATGTTATTCCTATTGAAGAAAATTTAGATAGACATTATAGATCTGATTGTACAATTTGTGATAATTATATTAATGTATTAGATAAATTTAAAGATATTTTAGTATTATTATTAACGAATCAAATTGAATATAATATTGATTGTATAGGATTAATATTAAAAGATACATTATTTTGTATTAAAATAGTATCTGATCCATTACAAGAACAACAATATAAAAATATAATTTATAATCCTATAAATAAATTAGATAATATTAATTATTATAAATTAGAAGATGTATTAGGTAATAATTATAAAGACCAATATAGTAAAATTAATGATCATAATTATCCTATTACATATGATATATTTAATAAATTAACCAGTAAAGATTTATCAAAATGTAAATTAAATGGTAATCATTTTATATTTACTTCATTAATTAGTAATTATAAAAGAAATAATTATTATAATAAATATAACAATTTTTCTAATAAAAATAATTATAATAAGAATTTTAAGAAATAAATTTTTTTTATGATATATAAATATAATTAAATTAAAACTATAATGAGTGAAAACGAAAAAACAAATAATTGTATTGAAGGAGTGCCTGCACTTATTGACCAAATTCATCAATTAAGAAAAGAATTAAAACATCAAGAAATTGATGGTTTTGAATTTTATTTTGAAAAAGAAAATATTTTACAAGAATTATCTCATTCTGAAGATAAAAAACAATTATTTTATGAATTGTTTATTAATGATAAAACTGCAGAATTATCTAATGATGATAAAATTGTTGCATTAACTGGTATTACTAGATATGATATTGAAAGATTTAGTCAACATATGTTTAGACATCAAAATCTTTTATTAACTGAAAATAAAGAAGGAGGTAGTTCAATGTTAGAAACTATTAAAAAATATAGTAATGAAATTTTTGAAAAACTTAAAAATGAAATTTTAGATTTAATTACTAAACTTAAAGAAATTATTATTGATGAAGTTAAAGAATTCTTAAAATCATTTTCTCCTGTTTTTAAAGATATTATTACTAAATTAGGTTATGAATTATTAAAATATATTATTCAACAAATTAATGGAGGTAATAATATGAAAAATATTTTTATTACTATTCCTAAAGGAACTGTTTTAATAAATGATGATGGTGATGATGTTAATTTTGATGAAGAAGAAAAAATTACTTTAAATTCTATTTTATCTAAAAAACAATTTAAGAAATTAAAAGAATTTGCATTAAAAATTAAAAAGATTTATGAAGATAATTATGCTGAAGTTGAAGATAAAATTAATAGTATTATTTCTAATGTTAAAGAAGTTAAAGAAGATATTAAAGAAAATGGTTGTTGTGGTTGTTTTTAATTATTAAACATATTTATTAATATATTAATATATTAATAATTTATAAATATAAGATTAATTAATAAAACATATTTTATAAATAAATTATATATTTAAAAGGATTATAAAAATGTCTTTTGCGACTTTAGAACAAATAATTAGTAATAAAAATAGTGCAGAAGATTATATTAATGATAATGCTTCAATTACATTTTTTAAAAATACTTATAGACAATATAAAGATTTTGCTAAAGTAAATAATGAATATATATTACAAAACTGTAAATTTGGTGAAGTTTGTAATTTTACATTACCTAAAACTGATTATATTAATAATATGACATTATCTATATTTTTACCTGCTATAAAATGTAAATATAGAAAATGGACTAAAGGACAATTACAAGAAAAATTAAAAGAATTTGGTTATAATTGGTATGTTGATAAAAATGATATCAATAAAACATTAACTGATGAAGATTTTGATTTATTAGTTGGAGGTAAAATATTAAAAAATGATGATGGATATTATAGAGAACATGAAGAAGATGGTATTATTAATAATTTAGTTAAGGATTTATTAAGTAAAAAAGAATATTATGAAAGTATTTTAAAACAATTAAATCAAAGTATTAAAGATATATTAAAAAATATTACATTGGATGATATTAGAAGTATATTTAATTTAACATTTCCTTGTGATAATTTTACTAATTTAATTATTAATACTGATTATAAAGTTAAAGATGAAGCTTTTAATTTATATAATGAATTATCTAAAAAATTAATGAATAATTATATTGAGTTTGATTATGGTTATTTTGATAATATTTTTGGTATTATGTATAATATTGATAATGAAGATATTATTATTTCAGATGATAAAATTATTATTAATGAATTTAATACAATTTATTTAGATAATAATATTATTCAAATTAATGATAATAATAAATTTAATGATAATAATAAATTTAATGATATTATTAATAAAATATTTTATAAACCTAATACTAATATTATTAATGAAATTTATTTTAATTATAATAATAAAGATTATTATGTTTATAATATCAATAATAAATTAATTATTTATAATTGTGATTTAAAATTTAATGTATATAATATTAAAAATGATGAAATTGAAATTAATACTAATAATATTATTAAATTAGTGGATAATTATATTAAAATTAATAATAATAATAAATTTAATAATATTGATGATTATTCTATTATGTATGATAATGATAATATTATTGCTGTTCAATTTATTTATAATAATTTAAATTATTTTATTTGTTTAAATGAAAATAAAGATAAATTAATTATTAAACATTATAATTCTAATAGGATTTATAATAGTTTATATAATGAAAATAATAATGAAAATAATAATGAAAATAATAATGAAAATAATAATGAAAATGAAATTACAATTAATAATTTAAATACTAAAGATATACAAATTAATATTAATAAATTTAATAATGAAGAAATTAAAATTTTATTATTAAATATGTTAAATATTAATTTTAATTTAGATTTAGATTTAGATAATAATATTTGTTCAGAGAATTTATTTGGAAAAGTAATACTTCCAGTTAATTATTTATATTTTATTTATAATAATAAATGTAATTATAATTCTTTTAATGAATATTTAAAAATTTATGTTAATAAATATAATGAATTTATTAATTTATATAATAAGGCTGTTAATGAATATAATGAAAATCATAATGATGAATTTGAATTATTAGATAATATTACAACTGAACAAACTATTAGAGAAATTTATAATAATTATAATAATAAATATTTTTATGATATTAAACAATTAGAATTTAATTATGATTGTAATAATTATAATAATATTCCTAATGATTATAATGCTTATACTAATTTAAATGATTTACTTTATACAACATTTAATACTATTATTGAAAATACTTTTAATATGGAAAATGGATATATTAATAAAGATGATATTTTAGATTTGATTAATAATTATATGTTTGATAAATCATTATATGATTTTATTAATTTTGAAATAAATTCTTATAAATATTTTTTTGATAAAATTAATATTAATTATATTATTGATGAAATAAATTATAAAGATGATATTATAAAATTTATTTTTTATAAAGATAATGATTATATTATTATTGATAATAATAATTTAAAATTTAAAGATGAAAATATTTTATTTGATATTATATTATCTAATTTAAATGATTATTTAGATGAAGAAATTAATAATACAACAAATCAAGATAATTATATTATTTTAAATACTTATAAATTTAATATTAATCAATCTAATCAATTAATAAATTTATTACAATATATTGATAATATTACAAATACTTATTACCAATTAAAATTAAAATTAATTGTATTAAAATGTATATTGGAATTAATGAAAGTTTATATTAATAATGATAATCATAGAATAATTAAAACATTAGATTATTTATATAATAATTCTGAATATTATAAAGAAAGTTTAGTTAAAATTTATGAACAATTTATTAATATATTATATTATAATTATCAAAATACAAATTATTATTTATTTAATTATGTAAATTTTACAAAATATTATATTACAAAATATATTTCAGATACAAATAAAGATAAATTAAATGAATTATTAGAATTAGTTAATGAAAATATGACTGAAGAAGATATTAATTATATTAATGATTGTTTAAATGATAATAAAAAAATATTAAATATTACAAATTTTAATAATATTAAAAATAATATTATTAATAATTTATTTATTAATGAAATTAATGAAGATAAATATATTTATGATTTAATGAATAATATTATAATAAATGAAGAAATATTATTTGATAAATATAATAAAAATAATATTAAAATATTTAATATTGATTGTACAAAAGTAAATGATAAAGTTAGTGAAATAATGAGTGAAGAATATTTTAATGTATTTAGAGATACAATATTAAATGATGATGATCAAATAATATCAATATTTGATAAAATAAAACAAATATTTAGTGTATTAAATCCTGGAGAAAATAATATTGAATTATTATTAAATTATATTTATTCATATATTAATTCACAAGATAAATATGAATATTTTATTACATTAATATCTTATTTATTTGATATTTATAATAAAGATGATTTAAAAAATTGGAATTTAATAATGAAATATTTAATGGCTTTTATTAATGATGAAAATGAAATATCAAAATATAATTATAATGAAGAAATAAATAATATAAAATCTTATGTTAATATATTTGATAAAGTATTAGAAAAAGAAAATGGTGATTATATACATTCAAATCAATATGCTTTATATAATACATTAAGTAATGAAAATGATATATATAATGGTCAATTATCTTATTATAATGATTATTTAATAAATAAAAATAATGATGAAATAAATTTTATTAAACCAATTGATTATTCAAATTATAATTTATCATTAAATAATCAACATTATAAAGATTTAATAAATAGATATTTATTAGATGAAAATAAAATTAAAAAAATAGATGGTTTTTATTCATCATATGATTATTATAATTTTTATGAAATAAATGAATTTATGATATATAATAATTCAAATATTAGAAATTTAATACTAAATTCAAATAATAATGTAAATACAATTCAAACGAATAATAAAATTAATTCAATAGAATTAATACCACAAATAAATAATGAAATAATAAATTATTATTATAATATTGAATCTTATTTTGTTATGCCTGTTTTAATTATTAATGATAATAATACATATTCATCAAATGATGATTTAAATAATAAATTAAAACAAATTGGAATTAAATTATATATATTCTATTTAACTATATTTGATGATTTTGATATTAAAAATTCAACATTATCTAAATCATTTAATATTATATATAATAAATGTAATAATCAAAATGAAATAATTGAAACTAAATTATATAATTTTAATTATAAATTATTGAATGATTCAAGTATTGAATGTGATATTAAACCATATAATTATGATAAATTAATATATTATGATTATGAAAATAAAATAGTAAATTATAATTGTGATAATATATGTTTTATTAAATCATTTGAAAATTATACAATATTAAAAGATAAAACTAATGATAATAAATATTTTTTTAGATGTCAAATAAATAATGATAATAATATTGATTTTAATTATAATAATTTTATTATAAATGATAATAATTATACTTTACCAAATATTAATTTAGAAAATATTAAAAATACTGAAGATACAATAAAAATAATTCAATTATATAAAAATAATAATGAATATGTTTTAACAACTAATATTTTAGATATATTAAATCATATTTTATTTATTTATGATAATAAAATTTATAAATATGAATTTATAATTCCTAAAGGAAAAAATTTATATTTATATAAATTAAATTATGATAATAATGAAATAATTAATGATAAAACAATAATAAAAAAATTATTTAATAATGAATTAATTGATATTAATAATTATAATAAATTATTTTTTATATTTATTACTGATATAATATTAAAAGATTTAGATAGTGATAGTCAAAATGAATATAATGATAGAATAGGATATTATACTAATGAAAATAATTATAATGATATATCTGAAGATTTATTTATTTATTATGAAACTAAAAATGTTATTTATAAAAATAATATTATTACAACAGATAATAATAATGCAATAATATATTTATTAAAAGAATCAAAAAATGTAATTAATATAAGATTTAATATAATACCTAAAAAATATGTTGAAAATAATAATAATGTAAATACTTTTTACAATCTTAATATTGAATCATCAAGTGATAAAACAATTTTTTATAATGAAAATACTTATATATTTAATTGTATTTCTTTTTTTAATAATAATTATATAATAAATTCTTATTTTGAAGATAATATTATTACTTCATATTATAATAATAACAATAATAAATATTTATTATATACAATATTATTTCAAATTATAAATAATAATAATAATGAAAAAAAAATAATATATTTAATTCCAGATGATAATACAATATATAATAATATTTATTATACATCATCGAATAATCAAAAATATTTTTATATTTATAAAAAGCAAATATATAATGAATCATATAATTATTATTATTATCCAATTTATGATGATGAAAGTTTTAATATTTATGAATTAGATAATAATGAATATTATACTTATGATGATATTAAATTTTATTATTTTTATGTTAATGAAGAAAAACATAATATAGATATAAATAATGAAAATATTAAAACATTTACCAATAAATCAATAGAATATAATAATGAATTTCCTGATTTATTAGAAATTAATAAAAACTTTTTATTATATAAATTTGAAAATGGAGATGATTATGGACATATTTTATTAAGTTATAAAGATAAAAATAATAATATTAAAGTATTTAATGATAAAATTATAAATGGTAGTATTGATGATATAATTACATTAAATATTTATCCATATATACCAAATCGTATTAATAAAGAACATACAAATATAGAAAAATTACATTTATTAGAAGATAATTATAATTTAATATATTATGATAATATTTATGTAGATTTTAATGAAAATAATAATTTTTATTTATTATCTGATTATAATAAATTAATTGTATTATCAAGTTCTGGTTATTTTCTTATTAATTCAAAAGATATTGATAAAAATACTGAAGAAGATTTAAAAAGTGCTATAATTAATAATATGAAATTATATAATATTAATGGATTACAACCTAATATTAATTTAATATCAAATGAATATCATATATTTAATCATAGATATATAATGAAATATAAACCATTAATTTATGTAAATGAAATTATTATTGGTATATTTAATATTGATATAATAGATAATAATGATGATAAATATTTATCTCAATATATACCTTATGATAATAATATATTAACAACATTATCATCAAAAGTATTTTATAAATTTGATGAAAATAAAAATTTAGAAAAAAGTAGTTATGTTTCAGAATCAAATAATGGAAGTTATATTTTAAAATATGTACAATTAGAAGATAATTATGAAAATGTTTATATTCAATTAAATAATTATTATTATGAAATAGATTTAATAGAAGATTTAGATTTATATTTAGCATCTAATTTTGATCATATAATAAAACATTTTTATTTTGATAAAGATAAAAATAAATTTGTATTAAAAGAATTAAAAGAATTAGATGAAATATATGATTTTATTTTTATTATAAATCAATTTGATACTAATAATAATTGTTCATTATATAATTGGAAAATTTCAAATAATAATGAATTAGATGAAGGTGAATGGATTAAAATTAATAAACCATATGATGTTTGTTATATTAATGATAATTATATTTTACATTTAAATAAGGATAATTTATTAGAAAATCCAATTGATAATAATTTTACATTATCTAAATTATCTAATGAACAAGAAATATTATATAATGATAAAATTGATGATAATGATAATAATAATATTAAAATTATAGATAATATTAATGAAAATGATAAAACATATGATTTACTTAATAAAGTTTATTTATATAATAAATCTAATATTTTACAATATATTAATAATAATTTATTGAATGTTTTATGTAATAATACATTATATAAACAATTATATATTAATAATATATTAAATATACAAATTTATGATTATGTAAAAGGATTAAATATAATAGATTATATTAAAAATATTTATAAAACATTAACAAATAAAGAATATGATATAACAACTAATTTTTATAAATATATTGAATCTAATTATAATTATATTTATGATTCATATGATAATTTATTGTCATATTGTCAAAATATTAATAATAATTATTATGATTATTTTACAACTGAATATATGACTAATTGTTATATATTTAATAAAATAATTAATAATATGGATAATTATTTTTTTAATTATTATATTAATTTATTAAATAATAGAGAAATTATACATTATGTAAATAATACAACAAATTCATATGAACCAATTATTAGATATATTGATAATGTTTATAATGATAATGATATTAATGATATTTATTATAGTGTTAATAAATTATATATTAATCCTAATTTAACAAATACATCAACTATACAATATATATCAAAATATAGATCACAATTATATAATGATATAATAAATAATTATTATATTGATAAACAATTTAAAGAATTATTAAATACATTATCAACTTATAATTATAAATATATTTATGAAGGTGAAGAATATAATATTGATGTTAATAATATTAATTTTATTTATGATTTAATTTATAGTAATTTTATGTTTAATATATGTCATGATGATATAAATAATACTTATAATAATAAAATATTAAAATATGATTTTAATGATGGAAATAATTATTACATTATAACAAATTTTATAAATTATTTAATTGATATAATAAATAAAATTAATAATAATCCAAATATAGAATTAGATGAAATATTAAATACAATATTAGATTCAAGAGAAAAAGATGTAATATTATTTATTCCTAATTGTTTATTTAATATATTATATAAATATAAATTTGTATCAGGAGATATATATCCTAATGAATTTAAAACTAAAATAAATAATGAAAATATAGAATATGAAAATATGGAAAAAATAATTATAAATATTTATATGTTAATATTAAATCAATTAAAAGATAAATTAGAAAAAGTTGAATTTCCAATTGATAAAAAAGCAGTAAAATCAAATGAAAATGAATATATTTATAATATTATACAAAATCATATGAAATTATATAATTATTCATATATATCATATACTGATGAAAATTATAAAGATATAACATTATCATCAAGTAAAGAAGCAATATTAATAAATAAAAATTTAATAGAATATTTAATTGAAAGTTCAATATTAGAAATAAAAAGATTATTAGATTTAATATATATTTCTTCTAATCATATATTAATTGATAATAATGAATTTAATAATTATTTAAATTTATATAAAAATTATATGTTATGTAATGAATTTTCAAATATTATAAATTATGTAAAAGATAATAATATTGAACCAAGATATTATTCAACACATCAAGTAATTAATGATAAAATAAATGAATTAATTACTGTAAATAATACTTTATTAATAAATGATATATTTTATCAATTTTATAAAGTAGAAATAATTGAAAATGAAGAACATATTGTACCATCATTTGAATTATATGATTATTTATTTGTAATCAATAATTATATTATTAATAATTTTCATCAATATTATAATAAATTATTTGGTTATTTATTATATAATTTATCTAATAATAAATTTGATTACTTTAAAGGTAATGTAATAAAAGAATGTATTGATTATATAATTAATTGTCCTAAAATTTCTAATATTAATCCTGATAGATCATCATATATTGATTTCTTTGGTAATTCTAATTATATTTATAATTATTGTATTCCTTATGTAAATATTATTTTAAATGATTTTATTAATTCATATAAAAATTATTATTTATATAAAGATATTTTTAATTATTTATTAGAAGTATTTGAAACTAATATTTATCAACCAATAGATTATATTTATATTAATATAATAAAATATATTTATGAAGATATTATATTAAATGAAAATTCACCAAAATTAATTAATAATGATATGTTTAAAAGTTATTTAACATTAAATATTAATGAAAATAATTGTACATATGATATATTTTTTGATTATGAAGATGATTATATTAAAATAACAAAAGAACAATCAACAGATTATAATTTTTATTATAAATATAATAATACATCAATTGCTAATGAACAAAAAAGTATATTAAAAGTATTTATATTGTATAAAATATATTATGAATTATTACAACCATTAAATAATAAAATATTACCAATATTAAGTGATTTATATTATGATAATAATTATTTAAGTATATTTGATATTTTTAATTATAATCAAGGTATGAGAAAAAAAAGAATTGAAAGTTATTTAAATGATGAACAAATAGATAATAATATGCATAATTATATTGAAGTTTTTACTGATTTATTAATTAAAGAAGAAGATTATTATAAAAATATTGATAATAATAATACTAATGAAATTAAAAGTTTAATAAATTATTGTATTGATGAATATGAAACACATATAACAGATCAAGATATATTAAATATAATAAATACTTATAAATATAATATTAATCAATTAAATACTATTAAAAATATTGCAGATTATATAATATTAAATGATGATGAAATATTAAAAGAATTAAATAAAAAATTAACAATAATAATTAATAATTATTATAATGATAATAACCAATTAATAAAATCTTGTTTTGATTATTTAATAACACAATATAAAAATATACCAATAATATATGAAAATTTATATAATTGGTATAATGAATATAAAGACATATTAAGTATAAATAATATTAATAAAATGTTAGATAAAATTTATGATTTAAATGATGATAAACAAAGTGAATATATAACACCAGAAATATTATATAATAAATTTTATGATATTATTAACACACAATTTAATAATTTTAAATATGAAAGTGATTTTATAAGATTTTTAATTTATTATTTAATAAATAATTCAGAATTTAAAATATTAATAAATATTTATAATAAATCAAATTCTAATATTGAATTATATAATAATATATTTGATTATTATTATAGATTATATTTAAATACATTAGATAAAATAGATAAAATTGGTTATTTAGAAGATAATATTTATGATTTAGATAATTATTCTGAATGTGAAGATTTTATAAGAGAATTATGGAAAAAACATAATCAAAATTATATTGAATGTTGTTGGATTAAAGAAATTGGACATTATTTGATTGATAAAATTGATTTTTATATTGGAGATCAATTAATAGATACATTAACTGGTGATTTATTACATATATATTATAAATTATTTATGAATAAAGAATTAAAGAAAGGTTATGATAAATTAATTGGTAATGTTAAAGAAATAAATAATTATGATAATAATATTAAAAATAGTTATCAATTATTTATTCCATTACAATTCTTTTTTAATAGATATATTCAATGTTCTATTCCTATGTTATCATTAATACATTCTGATGCTAAAGTAAGAATAACATTTAATAATATGGATAAATTAATATTATATAATAAAGAAGGAGATTTAATATTTAATAATAAACATAATGATTTATATAATGGATTAATGATTGTTGATAATATTATAATAAAAATGGATGAAAAAATAAAAATATCACAAGAAATTAAAAGAATGTTAATTGATCAACATCAATATTATTATACAACAATAAATTTAAATCAATATAAAAGTAATAATAAAATTCAAATATCGAATGAATTTTATAATTCTTGTAAAGAATTTTATTTATTAATTAGATTAATTAATGAAAAACAAAAGAATAATTATAAAATTAATAATGAAAATATATTAGAAAGATTTGATATTAGATATAATCAACAATTAAGACAACCAAATGAAGATATAGGAATAAAAATGTATTCATTATTAAATAAAGATTTAAAACATTCTCGAATTAATGATGATGGTATTTATTGTTATTCATTTTCTTTATATCCTCAAGATTTACAACCATCAGGAACTTCTAATATGTCAAAAGTTGGTGAATTAGAATTAGATTTATATTTTAATTGGGAAGAAATAAATAAATTAGATAAAAATGATAGAAAAGTAGAAATAATTTGGATTTGTAAAAATATTAATTTCTTAAACTTTGTATCTGGACAAGGTGGATTAATGTATATAAATACTGAATTATAAAAATATCTTTTATTATTTTATTTAAATAAAATAATTGATAAACTAATTAATATAATTCTTTATAAAACATAAATAATTTATCATTATTTAAAATAACATTTAATTTAATATCATCAATATAATATTCATTATCTTTTAAAAATACATTGAAATCATAATTATTTTCATTAATTATAATACCTAATTTATAATAATCTAAATTATGTACATAATTAATAATATTATTAGTATTTGTTGAATCACCAAATCTAAAAGGAGCTTCTTTTAATTTTAAAATATCTTTAGAAATAATTTTATTAATTTTTTTAGAAAATTTATTTTTAAATTCTAAAGATTTATAATTTTTAATTTTAGAAGTTTTATTTAATTGTTTATTAACTTCCATAATAATAAATTATAAAAAATTGAATATATAATATATAATAATAAAATAATTATATAAATATTATTATTTTTCAAAAAATAATAATGGAAATAATTAACCAAGTTAATAAAACAGAAAAAAATTCATTAGATATACCTTTAGATAATATAATATTAAAAAAAGAAGAAAAAACAAAAATACAAAATAATACTTATTATAAAGGTTTAAAAAATTTTAAAAATGAATATTATAATAATAGTAAATTTGAAGATTATACAATACAAAAATCTATGAATATAGAAAAAATAATATTTTTTGATGCAATGGCAGGTAATCTTGATAGATTACAAGATGAAATAAAAGAAATACATAATAAATTTAATTATCAAAATAAAGAACAATTAAAACATTATTATGATAATTATTTATTAAATTATAAAATAATGTCTAAAAATTGTAATTCATATTTTAATGTATTAGATAAATTATTAAGTGAATTATTAAATTATATAAATAAAATTAATGATAAAAATTATTTTATTAATCAATATAATAATATTAAATTAAAAAAAGATGAATTATATATTAAATATCAACAAATTATTAATCAATTTAATATTTTAAAAAATATTAATATAATAAATTTTAAAGATACATTTAAAGATATATATGCAGTTTATCATCATGTACATAAATTAAAAGATATTTTAATTGATTTTAAAAATATATTATATGATATTCATTATTATCATATAAAAATAAATAAATATATAAATAAAATAAAAATTATAATTGAAAATAATAATAAAATTTTAAAATTTCAATGTCAATATACAGATTTTGATAATGTAGATAATAATGATAAAAAAATAAATAATAAAAAATTTTTAGATGAATTGGCTGATATTAAAAATTCTAATAAAGAATATTTTATGAAAACAAAATTAATTAATGAAAATAATATATATAATGAAAATAATGAAAATAAAACATTAAAACGCAAAAATGATATAACAAAATTAGATGATAATGAAATAATTAAAAAAAATAAAATTAATAATGAAAAAGAAAAAGAAATTAATAATTTATCATCAGATAATATATTAAAAGAATTATTAAATGTTTTATCTAATGATAAAAATAAAGAAGAATTATTAAATTTATTAAAAAATATTAATCAATAAAAAAATAATTATTTTTTTAAAATAATAATTAAAAAGAAATAATTTATTTATAAGAAGGATTATTAATCCATTCAGTATTACAATTTAAGCATATATATCTAATTTTATAAGAATTATCTTTTGTATATTCAATAATTGCATCTTTTAATTTTGCATTTTTATGAGTTTCACAAGATTTATTAGGGCAAATATAATTAGTAGTATGCATCAAAGCATTTACATTTTTTTTATATTTAGGATTAATATTTTCAACTTCATTATCTTCATTAGATTTAGATAATAATAAAGTTCCTGGTTTAATAGGTTCAACATTATCACAAATTGAACAAACAAAACAATCACCTTTATCAGTATCTTTTATATCATATAAATTATTACAATTAGGACAAAACATTATTTATAATTTAATGATTTATAATTTATAATATTATATAATAAATAATCATTTTTTTATAATTAAAATATATAAAAAAATGGAATATATAATAATAGGTGATTTACATGGTGATATAAGTATATTTTTAAATATAGTAGAATTATTAACAAAAATAAATTTAAAATATAATAATAAAGATACATTAATAAATAATATTAAAAAATTATATCAATTAAATTATACATTTATTTTATTAGGTGATATATTTGACTGTTGGCATGAAAAATCAGATATAAAATTTTATGAATACAATGAAGTAAATAATACAAATTATTCAATATCTAAATTTGAAGAATATAAAGAAAAAGAATATATTAGAACATATAATTATATTAGAATATTAAAAGAATATTTAAAAGAAAAATTAATATTAATTTTAGGAAATCATGATATAAGATATTATAAAAAATATGATTTATCAATTAATGAATTTAATGATGAAATAATTCAATATTTAAATTTTATAAAAAATAATTTTTGTTTAAATTATATTATTGATAATAAAATAAATTGTATTCATAATTATAAATTTAATAAAGATATTAATATATTACAATCATTAATTAATTTAGAAAATGAAAATATTAAAAATGATTTATTATATATAAGTAATTTTATAGAAAATAAATCTAATATAAATAAAGAAAATAGATTATATAATATATTAAATACAAATAACCAACAATATATTTATATATTTGGTCATTCAATATTTAATGATAAAATAAAACAAAAAATTAATATTTGTTTAGATAATAGAATGAGTAAATTTAAATATGATATAAATAAATGTTCTTTAAATAATTGTTTTCCAATGTATATTATAATAAAATTAAATCCAATAGAAATAATAAAATATAATAATAATGAAATTATTTATCAATTAACTTTACATAATAAAACTAAAATTAATTTTTTTAATAATATTTATTTAAATCCATTATATAATAATAATAATTTAAATATCGATGATATTATTATAAATAATATTAATAAATTAATAGATGAATATAAAAATAAAACATATTATTTTAATCAATCAATTTTAAATACAATTTATAATTTAAATAAAAAATTGAATGTTTATAATTTTATAATTAATTATAATAAAATAATGAATCAAATTAATAATTATAAAAAAAATAATCATATTGAAAAAGTTAATATTAAATATTTTGATTTTATATTTGATAAAAATTTAAATGTTATTGGAAATATTCAATTAAAAAAAGAATTTTTATTAAATATTAATAATAATAATGATAAAAAAATTGGAGGAAATATTTTAAATGAAATTAATGATAATTATAAAATTTTAAAACAAAATATTATTTCTAATACTTATTATATTGGTAAAAATAATTATAAATCTTATGTTAATGATATTATTAATAATTACAATTATTTAATGTATATTTTTAATAATTTTGATATTAAAGATGAAAAATTAGATTTTGATAATGATGATTATAAAAAAATTGTTTATTATATATATTTAACTTTTTATAATTATAAATTAACCGATGAAGATATTATTAATTTTAATAATTGTAATTTAAATATTTATAATATTGATAATAATATTAATAATATTATTAATAATAGAATTTTTAAAATTTGTTATGCATTAGATGATATACAAGATAAAGATATACAAGATGATTTAGTTAATAATAATATAAAATTTAATAATGTTTTTGAAGTATTAGTTTTAATATCTAAATATTTAAATAAATATGAAAATTTAATTAATTATGAATTAATATATTTATGTTATAAAATATTTAATAATGAAGATTTAAAAACAAAAAATAATTTAATTAATATTTTAATAAATAAATTAAAAACATTTAATACACAAAATGAAAATGAAATTAAATTTGTTTTAAATAATATGTATGAAATTTATGATGATAAATTTTATAATGATGACTTTAAATTAAATTATATTTCTCAATTTAATATTTATGCTTTATATTTTATATATCAATTTAATTATAATGATGAATTAAATAAACAAATTAAATTATTCTTAAATTTATAATTATTTTATTTAAATATAATAAAAAAAATTGAATATTTTTAATTTTATAAATAATTATAATAAAATAATGGAAGAAATAAAACAATATAAAAAAAATAATAATATTAAAGAAATTAATATTAAATATTTTGATTATATTTTTGATAAAAATTTAAATGTTATTGGTAATATAGAATTAAGTAAAAAATTTTTATTAAATAATGATAATATTAAAAAAGGTGGAAAATTATTAAATGAAATAGAAGATAATTATAAAATTTTAAAACAAAATATTATTTCAAATACTTATTATATTGGTAAATCAAATTATAAATATTATATTAATGATATTATTAATAATTATAATTATTTATTAAATGAATTTAATAATTTTAATATATTAAATGAAGAATTAGAATTTGATAATGATAATTATAAAAAAATTATTTATTATATATATTTAACTTTTTATAATTATAAATTAACTGATGATGATATTTTTAATTTTGAAAATGATAAGAATTATAATATAATGTATGATAGATTATATAATATAACATATGCTATTGAAGATATTAAAGATAATATTAATGATAATATATATTTTAATAATGTATTTAATATATTAATAACAATATATAATTATTTTGATACAAATGAAAATTTAATAAATTATGAATTAATAAATTTATGTTATAAAATTTTTAATGAAAATAATTATAAATTAAAAACAAATTTTATAAATAATTTAATAAATAAATTAAAAATATTTAATACACAAAATGAAAATGAAATTAAATTTGTTTTAAATAATTTTTATGAAAAATATGATGATAAATTTTATAATGATGATTTTAAATTAAAATATATTTCTCAATTTAATATTTATGCTTTATATTTTATATATCAATTTAATTATAATGATGAATTAAATAAACAAATTAAATTATTTTTAAATTTATAATTTTTATTATTTTATTTAAATAAAATAAAAATTGAATATTTTTATTTTTTTTATTATTTATTATTATATTAAATGAATAAAAATATAATTAAAAATATTACAAATAAATTATTTAAAAATAAAAATAAAATTAATAATATTAAATATATTATAATTAATCCAAAATATATACATAATGAATATATTAAAGGAGGTAATTTATTATTAAATGAAATTAATGATAATTATGATTTATTTGTTAATAATACTTATAAAGATTATATTATTGGTAAAGATAATTATAAAAAATATATTAAAGATTGTATTATGAATTATATTAAATTAGAAAAAATATTTTCTTCTTATGATAATGAAGATCATGAAGATGAATTATTAATTTTAGATAATGATAATTATAAAATTATCGTTTATTATACTTATTTAATGTTTTTTAATTATAAATTAACTGATAATGATTTTAATAATTATAATGTTAATAATATTAATGAAAATATTATTAATTATAGAATTGATAATATAATGTGTGGTTTAGAAGATATGGTTGATAGAAAATTAAAATTTTCTAATATTATTAATATTATTTTTAATTGTGGAATTACTTTATTAAATACTAATAATATGATTAATTATGAATTAATATATTTATGTAATAAAATTATTAATAATGAAAATAATCAAGAATTGATTAATAAATTAATAAATAAATTAAAAATATTTAATACACAAAATGAAAAAGAAATTAAATTTGTATTAAATAATTTTTATGATAAATATGAAGATGATTCGGATTTATCCGAATCAAGAGATGCCGATATATCGACATCGTCAAAATTTTATAATGATGATTTTAAATTAAAATATATTTCTCAATTAAATATTTATATTTTATATTATCTTTATTCTATTAATATATCAAATGATTTATCTAATCAAATTAAATTATTCTTAAATTTATAATTATTATTTTATTTAAATAAAATAATTTTATTTTAATAAATTAAATAACATATCATTATAATTTTTATTTACATAACAAACCATAGATATTTTATAATTATATTCTCCATCATAATAATCTGTAACAAAATTATTTTTAAATATATTTAATTCTTTTTCTGTTGAATTTAATATTTTTTTATTATGTTTAAAATCTTCTTTAAATGTATTATAATTAATTACAATGTTATCATATTTTATTTTTTCTATAATATTCCAATTATCATCATAATTAAATTTAATATAAACATTATGAAAATCCATACCTAAATTTGGAAAATTTTCTATAACACAAATTGATTCTAAATAATAATCTCCAATAATATAATTATATTGATAAATATTATTATTTTTTATAGTTTTTATAATATTATTTTTATTATATAATTTTATTTTATCAAATGTTATTTTATCATTAATTAATTTTGTAAAAACATTATTAATAAATGGATCATTTATTGTTGTATTAATAAATGCACATAATTTAGTATTTGTTTTTAATTTATTAAAAATAATATTTGATAAATTATTATTTTTATTTTGTTGTAAATCATATTTTGATATGTTTAAAGTATATTTACCTCTTATTTTAAATAAATCACTATATAAATTATTAATTCTATATAATAATTCACTTAATATTTGATAAGGATAATATTTAATTCCAATTAATCCAATCATATAATAATTATAAGTTAATTTATTATATGTTTTAATTATTTCTAATAAATTATCTTTTTCTGTTATTCTTATTAAATCATATATTTCATATCCTCCAATCATATAATAATCATTTAAATTATATATTTTACCTCCAATTATTTTTCTTGGATAATTTATTAAATTACCACCTATTTTATCACTTTCTATATGATTGAATAATTTAAACAATTCATTATGTTTAATACAATTTACAGCACATTTAAAATAACATATATAAGAATATATTATATATGAATTATCAAAATATTTAGTTTTTGTAAATTGATTTTTATGTTTAGAATATGTTATATCTTCTGGCATTTCATTTAATTTTTTATTTTCATATGATTCATTAAATTCTATTGGAATTAAATTATTAATATATTTTTTTAAATAATTTATTTGATTATTAATAATAATATTATTGGATGAATAAGTTTTTAATTTAAATTCATCATATTCTAATATTATATAATCATTTAATATTTGTTTAATTATTTTTACACATTCACCAAATAATATTTTATCATTTAATATGGTTTGTGAAAAATAATTTAAAACATCTAATAATAATTTTGTTTTATTATTTTTATTAAATAATATTTCTTGATTATTTAATAATTCTTTTATATTTATATTCTTTTTACTTAAATAATCTATTAATAATTTTATAACTGCATGTTCTGATAATTTATTATTAATATAATTATTATAAATTAAATTTAAATTATTAATTATATTATCCATTTTTTATATATTATAATTATTTTATTTAAATAAAATAATTTTATTTAATATATTTCAATAATATTATTATTATTTTTTATTAAATATATTATTTCAAATTCTTTTAAATATTCATCTTCTTTATGTTTTATATAATCTTCATAATGAACAATATCAAAAAAATCAATTATTTTCATTAATTTATTATATTATTAATTAATTAATTTTAATATAATATATTTTAAAAAATTGAAAAATTATTATTTAAAATTATTATTAATAAAAAATTTTTAAAAAATTGAAAAATTATTATTTAAAATTATTATCAATAAAAAAATTTTAAAAAATGATTTCACTTATTAAAAAACAAGATAATTATATTATTTATAAATTTTATGTATTTAGTTTAACTATTAATACATATTTCCCTATTATTTATAAAGTATTATTTGAATATGATGAAATAGAAGGAAGATTAAATTTAACTTTTAATGAGCAAGATGATAAATCAATCGATGAAATTAAAATTAATCAAGAAATTATTAATTTCTTAGTTGAACAAATACAACAATTTTATTCAACAAAAAATATTAAAATTGATATAAGTGATTCATTTTATGACTATCATATTAATATTTTTACAAATATTAATTTAAATATATATAATATTGAATATTGTGATATACTTATTAATAAGGCTCATAATGTTAAAATTGATATACCAAAAGATAATTTAAATTGTAATATTTCTGTATTAGAATGTAATAATTTATATTTAAAAAATTATGATTTAATATTAAATATAAATAAAAATAATAAAACTTTAAAAAATAAAATTAATCATATTAATTTTGAAGGTGATAATTGCAAAATTCATTTATTACTTATGAAAGATAATTATAATAGTTCAGGTTATTATAATTTAAATATTAATAAAAAAGAATATTCATATGATGATATTAAAAATATAAATTTTAAAGATATCAATTTTATACATGATGATTAATTTTTATTTAATATTTTTTTTGTAATAATAAATTTAAATTTATCATTAAAATTTAATAATTATTTATTTATTCTTTATCATTAATTTCTTTTATTTTTTCTTGTTTTTTCTTTTTATAATATTCTTTTTTTTGTTGTAATTCTTGGTCTCTATGTTCATAATAATAATTCATTCTTTTTTCATTTAATTCTTTTTTATGATTTTTATAATATTCTTTAACATTTTTTTTATTTTTTTCTTGTTGATTTAAAAATAAATAATCATATATTTTAATATCATAATTTTTTATTATATCTTTTATTTTGTCTTCATTATTATTATTTAAATAATTATTTATATATTCTCTTAATATTACTTTTTTATATACAATTGATAAATTAGAATTAATTAATATAAATTTTATTGTATCACAAATAAATTCATTTTGATATTCATTTTTAATTAATTCATTATCTAGAGACATTATTATATATAAATTTTTTATTATTTATTTTAAATTAATTTTGAATATTATATAAAAAATTTTTATCTTTATATTATATATATTAAAGATATAAAATAATATTTAATATAAATTAAATATGTTAAATAAAAATACCTATATATTAACAGAACAAGAAAAAGATTTTATTAAATCTTATACAAAAAATAATATTTATATGTTAAATGGTTTATATAATAATTCTAATATTTTTAATAATTATTTTTTATTATATTATAAATATTTTTCATATCATCAACAATAAGGCAAAATTTTATAATATATTTTTGTTTTATTTTTATTAAAATAATATTAATTATATTACTTTTATTAATTTAAATTAATAAAAATATTATTAGTAAATATACATTTATTAAAAAGTCGCCCTTTTAGGAAAAAAATATTAATAAATTTTTCCTAAAAGGGCGACTTTTATTAAAAGTATATCTAATATATATAAATTTATTTATTTTTAATTAAATGTAATAATTATATCATTATTTTTTATTACATTATAAATATCTTTCATATTATTAATATAATTATTATTAAATATTAATCTATTTTTATATCTATTTTTATTAATAATAAAATTTTCTTTATTAGAAATTATTAAATTATTATCAATATATTTATAACAATTAAGAATAAATTGATTAAATAAATATAATCCATTAATACATTTAAATTTTTTATTCATTTTATCATTATTAATTTCTTTTAATAAATCATCATATGATTTATTTTTTAATTTATTTTTAATTTTACTATTCATTTTTGATATATATAATTTTTCTATATTTTCCTTATTATTTTCAATAAATTTAATTAAATTATCCTTATTATATTCTTTTAATAATTCAAATTTATTAATTCCTAAATCTTTATTTAAATTAATTAATATTTGATAAACATATTTTAAATTATTACTATTATTATTTATAATTTTAATAATATCTTCATTATTATTTTTAAATATATTTTCTATCTTATTAAAATCATAAATAAATAAATATCTGCTATGTAATATTCGATTAATATTTTTCTTATCTTTTATTAATTCATTTAAATATATTTTTAATTCATTATTACATAATTCATAATTTTTATCTAATTTAATTTCTTCTAATATTTTAATATTATCATAATTATTTATTTCTAAATATTTTATATCATCAATATTATTTTCAATAATATTATCAATATAATAATTATTAAATGTATAACCTTGAAATTCACTTAATAATTTTAAACAATGTAATTTATTATTATTTGTTAAATAATTATTATATTTATTATAAATTATAATATTTAAAAAATCAATAATATCATTATATCTATTATTTAAATTATCATTTAATTTAAATAATTCATCAATATTATTTATTATATTTTTATCATTTATTAAATTATATGCATTTTCATTATTATTTTTAATATTATTAATATATTGTTTTTTAAAATATTTAAATTTTAATACATTATTTTTATTATTATTGAATAATGATAATATATTAATATTTTTACATTTTCTGCTTCTTGAAATTTGTTGAAGCATTAAATAAGAATTAATACTTTTACCTTTATATATTACAAATATTTCATTATAATTAATTTGTATATCAATTCCATAAGTAATTTTAGGTGAATATATTACACATTTATTATTAAAAGTTTCATTACAATTATTAACAAATTCTTTATTATATTTATCTTTTGTAATTAATTCAAAATAATCATTTTTATTTTTATAATTATCAATAAAATAATTGTAAATTAAATTAGATATTTTTGCACTATCAGAACAAATTAATATACTTTCATTATTATTAATATTATCATTAATATTAAATTTATTAATAAAAGAAATAATATTATCTAAATTATTAAAATTTTTATCATATAAATAATTATTAATAATTTTATCTTTACATTTATTATTTTTATTATAATAAAATAAACTTCTATTATTATTACAATTAAATAACTTTGATGTTAATAAATATGTATCTTCACAAAATAATGCATCACAAAATATAATATGATTACAATTTTTAAATAAATTTAATAAAGCATAATAATTATTAGATATTTTAATATTTGTTTTACTTAAAAATCTACTTATAAAACTTGTTATTTCATCAATAATAATAATATCATAATTATTACTTAATAAATATAATTGTTCTAAAGATATATTTAAATTATCATAATTATTATATTGATAAGGTTTAATGTCTTTATAATTAATAATATTAAATTCATTTAAATCTTTACATAATTTATCTCCTAAAGAAATTAATGAAGAAATACATAATATATTTAAATTTAAATTAACATTAAAATTATTTTGTTTATAATATTCAATATATTTATTATTCCAATATTGAATTAATTTTTTAATAGTTGCAGTTTTACCAGTTCCAACAGGTGATATTAAACAAATATTATTGTAATTCTTAATATAATCAAAATCATCATCATTAATAAATTCATTATTAACTTCTAAATAATTAAAATTTTTATTATTAATTATATTATCTTTAATATTTAATTTAATTAAATCATCAATAATAATATTATTTTTATAATTATTATTAATTTGATAATTACAATTAAAATTTAATAATTCTTTATTTAATAAATCAATATTAATATTATTATCTTTTAAAAAATCATATTCTTGTGTTTTATCAATTTTATAATCTTCTCTTATAATATGAAATAATGAATTAAAATGCACTTCTTCAAAATCATTAACTAAAAATATTTCATTAACCTTTTTTATTGATAATTCATCATAATTACTTGATTTTTTTGATAATTCAATACAATATTCATATAAATCATATGTATGACATATAAATATTATATAAATCCATTCATCAAAATCATCTAATCGATTTATTTTTAATAAATTAAATACTTTATCTAATTCTGGGGTTATATTAACATTTTTAATATTATTTAATTTATTTTCTTTAATTATTTTATTAATTTTATTTATTTTATTTTTAGATTTTTTATTATTTTTATTTTCAATTGGTTTATAAAATTTATAATTATTAAAATAATCAATATATTTATTTTTTAATATTATTGTTTCTTTTTTATATTTAGTTTGCATAGAAGTAATAAATAAATGATGTATTTTATCATCATTATTTAATTTAATTGTTGTTTTATCATAATTAATTAAATAATAATTTGGTTTATGTGGTATTTTCATATCAATTAATGTATTTGTTTTTGTATTATCATCATAACAATTAACATAATAAGGTTTATTACAATATAATAATCTAAATCCACAACTTTTCATTCTATAATCAATGATATAATACCAAATAAAATCTTTATAAATAGAATTTAATTTAACAACTAATTTATTAATAATAAATTTATATTGATTTTGATTAACAAAAATAAATGGGTAATATAAATGTGCATTTGTATTATTATTAATCTTATTAGCCCAAATATAATTATATTGATTTAAATTATTATCTTTTAATTGTACATCATCATATTTTAATACATAATCAATATATTCATTATCTATATTATCAATATTATAATCAAAATATTCTTCAATGATGTCTTCAATATATTTAGGTATATTTTTATATAATTCATCAAAATTTATTTCTTCTAATGATTTAAATTTATTAATATTTAAATGGGTATCATCATATTTTATATCAATATCAATTACAAATTTTATTAAGTCTTCTTTTTTATGCCTATCAATAAACATTGACATATTATTACATAATGGATAATTATAAACATTAAAATTATTAACATCAATATTAGGTATTTTATCTAATTTATTAATATTTAATGTAATGAATTTATATAATTCTAATGTATTTGTAAAATATTTTGAAAAATGATTATTAAAAATATTAGAATTATTATATAAACCATTTAACATATAAATATTATTTTTTGTATAATTCTTTATATAATTTTCATAATCTAAATTATATATAGAATTATTATTTTCATTATCTAATATATAATTAACATTTTTCATATTTTTAATTTTATATTTAAAAATTTTTAATCTTATATTTTTATATATTAATAAAAGATTTTATATAATTCATAAAAAATAAAATTATTAAAATAAAAAAATAAATAAAAAATATAATAAATGTCAATACCTAATGAATACATATATATTACAATAAATTTTTTATTAAATAGTGATTTATCAATTATGTATAAAAAAGTCGTATTAAAAAAATATATAGATAATTATATAAATGATACAAATAAAGATAATATTATAAACATATTAAAAAATAATAATAATGATATATATGATTATATATTTTTAAATCCAAAAGAAAAAATAAAAAAATATAATAAATCACGTGAAATAAAAAGAAAAGAATATTATGAAAATAATAAAGAAAAAATTTGTGAAAAAGGTAAATTATATTATCAAGAACATAAGGAACATAAATTATTAAAAAATAAAGAATATCAAGAAAGAAAAAAACAAGAAAAATTAAAACAAAAAGAAGAAGAAAATAATAATGAATAAAATTATTTTATTTAAATAAAATAATTTATTTTTTATAAAAATTATCATTAAATCTATTAATTGTATTTTCTAATCTTGTTGATTCAGGAAACATCATATTAGTATGTTGTGATTTTGAAATATCTTTATCAATATAATAAAAATAATTTTCAAATGGATTTTCATAACCATAAGATTTATTTTTAATATTTCTTGGTATATCATAACGTTCATTATAATAATCATATTTATTATTTCTTTTTAATCTAAAATTATTTCTTAATTCTCCTTGAGATTGTATTTCATTATAAATTTGTCCAATTTCAAAACAAGGCCTTTCTTCAAATAAATCAAATGAATTAATAATTGGTTTAATATTTGAATGGTGATTTTCTAACATAAAATTTTTATCTTCATAATGTAAATTTTGTTTATACATTATTTTAGGTTTGAAATTAAATAAATTTGTTAATAATTCTAAATCATCTGCATCAATATTATATAATTCTTCTGGTGATACTGATGAAGTTATACCATTTTGTTTATTATATCTTTTTAATTTAACATAATCTATTAATCTTTTAGGAATAATATATTGTTGTTCCATTATTTATTATTTATATATTATATTTAAATATAATATTTTAAATAAAATAAAATATTAATTATTATTTTTTTATTATAAGAAATAATATTATTTTTAAAATAAATAATATTATTTTTTATTTTTAATTTATTACATTGAAATGAATTAATAAATTTATTTTGTAAATATAATTTTAAATTAATATTATTATTATTATCAATTGATATTATTAAAAAATGATTTTTAAAATCTCTATAAATAATATTATCAGTATTATTATAATTATAAATATTACTATTAATTAATGTTTCATAATAAAAATATGAATTTTTATTATTATCCAATATTGAATAATCAATATTACCAATATATAATTTATGATATTGTTTAATAAAATTTATTGCCTCCATATTATTATAAATTTAATTATTTTTAAATTATAATAAATAAAAAAATCAATTTTTAAATATTATTTAATAATCAAATAATATTAATTCTTTAATAATTTTTATATAAATATCATCTTTAGAAATATTATTATCATTTATTAATTTATTAATTTTTTTATTATATTTTAATTTTTTTAAATCATTTTTAATATTAATAAAATTATTTTCTTCATATGATATTTGTTTTAAATTTAATAAATTATAAATATTTAATTTTTTTAATTTATTAGAATAACAATCTAATATTTCTAAATTTATTAAATTATTAATATTTAATTCTTTTAAATTATTTTGTGTACAATATAATTGTTGTAAATTAATTAAATTATCAATATTTAATTCTTGTAAATAATTATAATTACAATTTAATATTTTTAAATTTATTAAATTATTAATATTTAATTCTTGTAATATATTATTATTACAATCTAAAATTTTTAATTTTGGTGTATTTTTAATATTTAAAAATTGTAAATAATTATATTCACAATTTAAAATTTTTAATTTTGAAGCATTTTTTATAATTAATATTTTTAATTTATTATTATTACAAATTAAATATTTTAAATTATTTAAATTTATAATTAATTCTTGTAATTTATTATAACTACAATTTAATGTTTTTAATTTAAATAATGAAATTGATTTTATTTTTTTTAATTTGTTATTATTACAAATTAAATATTTTAAATTTGATAAATTATAAATATTTAATTGTTTTAATTTATTATTATTACAAATTAAATATTTTAAATTTAATGAATTATAGATATTTAATTGTTTTAATTTATTATTATTACAAATTAAATATTTTAAATTTAATGAATTATAAATATTTAATTGTTTTAATTTATTATAACTACAATTTAATAATATTAATTCAGGTAAATCAATTGTTAAAATATTAATTTGAATTAATATTTTTAATCTTAATTCTTTTTGAATATCATTATATTCAATATATTCTTTAATAATTAATTCTTGTAAATTATTTTTATTAATAATTAATTCTTTCATTTTATTATAATAAATTATAATAAATAAAAAATCATTTTTTTTTATTTTAAAATTTTAATATTAGATTTATAACCATTATTATTACCCATAATTTCCTTTTCTTCCCAATTTTCATCATATCTTTTTCTATGTAATTCTCTAAATTTATGACAACCAAACATAGTAGGTTTAATATTTATATTAGCTTTAAATCTTGCAATTTTATCTTCTAATTGATTACTTTTAGCATCTCTTTTTATTAAAACTAATGTTCCGTAATCTTCTGTAACAGCATGTAATACTTCAGTAAAAATACTAACTTTAGGAAATATCCCAGCATAATATTTATATGTTTTATCAATTTCATTTTTGATATCATTAGCAAATAAAAATATGTAATCAAAATTATTTCTAGCATCTGGTCCAACTGCAACGACATCTTGAACAGCCAATATTAAGGTTATATCATAATGACGACCATTAAACATAATATCTTTATAATCCTGAGAATTTTTCCAATCTTTAGCATTAGCAATAACATCATCTAATATTACTAATAATCGAGAATCAATTAAAGGTTTTCCATCAGCTAAATTTTTTTTATTTTTTAATTTTAACATTTTTTGTCTATTAATAATTTTACTAAATAATTTATCATTACATTCACTATAAATATAACAATCTGGAAAAAAATATTTATAATATGGATCTGAATCTTCTGATGCAGAACATAATACACCTGCTGGATAATGTAAAACACTATTAAAATAATGAATTAAATGTTTAATTAAAACTGATTTACCACTACCTCGTTTAGCACATAATAATATTGTTGGATTTTTACATAATGAATTTAAATTAAAAGGATTAATTCTAATTGTTTGTTCCATCAATATTTTTATATATTATATTTTAATATTTTATTTTAATAAAATATATTATTATTCATTTAAATAAATATCATATAAATCTTCTTCAACTTCATATGACCATACATCACCTCCACATGCATCTGAAATTGTTTTTAAACCTTTATTTTCATTAATTTTAACATTAATTGAATTAAAAATATTATTTTCAATAATTAAATTAATACATATACAATCACTAAAAACTGTTTTATTTATTAATTTAATTTGACAATTATTATAATTTTTATTTTTAATTATATCATTTTTTTTAATTTTGTTTTTATTAATATCATCATATAATTTATTAATATCTTCAATATTTATATACATTTTATTATTAATAAATATTCTATTTAAATTAAATGTATCAATATTAATATTTTTAATAGTTTTAATATTAATTAAATTTGATTGTTTAACATTAATATCATTTATTTTATTATTATTAAAATTTATAAAATCATCATTATTTATTTTTAAATAATTTATATTACAGTTTATTAAAATATCATTAATGTTATTAATTTTATCATCACAATTTAAATAATATAATTCATTAATTTTATAATTATTAAAATAAATTATTGAATTTTTAACATATAATTTATTTATTATATTATTATTTAATATAATTTTATTATTTTTATAATTTTTTTCATCATTAATATATATTTCTTTTATATTATTATTATCATTAATAATAACTTCATTATTATCTATATATAATTTATTAATATCAAAATCATTATTAATTAAATCAATAATATTATTTTTAATATGTAATTCATCAATTAAATAATAATATTTATTAATTTTATTATTAATATAATTATTATATATATTTAAATATTGAATATTAATTAAATAATAATTATTAATAAAATTATTACATTTTAAACTATAAATAATATATTTATTTATATTTTTAATTTTATTTTCACAAATAAAATTATTACAATTAATAAATCTTATTTCACCTTTTTTATAAATAATTGTATCTGCTGTTAATGTTAATGTTAGTTTTATATTATATAAACGTTCAATTGTATTTAAATTATAATCAATAATAATTTTATTACATCCAATAGAAAAATGATAATGATTTTGATATATATAATTAAATTTATTTTTAAAATTATTTATAATTATAAATAATAAATTATTATTTAGATAAATTTTATTATTTAAAAAATAAAATTTAATATAACTATTATAATTATTATTTATAAATTGATTGTAATTATTATTATAATCAATATTATTAATATTATTATTAATAATATTATTAATATTATTAATATTATTAATATTTATTAATGAATTATTATATTTATTAATAATATAATACTTATATTTATTATCATATATATATTTAAAAACATAAAAATATTTCATAATATAATAATTATAATTATGTTTTTTATTATCAATAAAATTATAATCAATAAATCCAATATATGGTTTTTTGAATTTTTTAATAAAATTAATTGCATCCATAATTAAATATAATTAAATATAATATAATTAAATATTATTATAAAAAAATCATTTTTTTAATTTATTTAATAAAAATATTAGGTTCAGTAATTAAAACTTCTTTATTATTATCAATAAATGTTAAATCATATTTAATATAACACATTTTATTTATTCTTTCATTATTTGTATTATTTCCAAAATCTGTCCATATACAATATAAATTATTTTTTGTAAATAATATTAATGAATGTAAATTATTATTTATTTCATTATTATCAACAATTTCAATATTTTTATTTATTAATGTATTATTATCTAAATATTGAATGGTATATTTTGAATTTAATGATTGTAATAAATATATATTATTTTTATAATTATTTATTGCATATAATTTATCAAATTCAAAATTATTATTATTATATAAAATATATTTACCATATGTATTATATGATGTAGAAGTTTGATCATATAAATTTAATTTTAAATAATATAATTCATTATTATTAATAAAAACTTTTAAAATATTACCATCATTAATAATATTTTTATTTATTAATTTATTATTAAATTCATAAACATAACAATCACCATTCATACAAATATATAATTCAGATTTAAATGAATTAATATAAGTAATTTTAGAATTAAATATTTCTTTATAAATACATTCTAATTTATCATTATAAAATCTAATAGATTTTTCAAAACTAACTACTAAATAATTTTTATAAATACACATAGAATTAATTAAATCATCAGCTTCATAAATTAAACATTTCATATTTAATTCGTCATCATAAACAAATAAATTAGGTTGATAATCATAATAACCAATAATAATCATATCATTAAAAACTAAACCATAAGAAGGATTATTAAAAACATTATTAATGTAATTTGAATTTTTAAATTTATTAATTATATCTAAATCTTTATTATTATCAATAATATCAGTATTAATATTATTAACTTTAATAATACCATTAGAAATATTTTGTAAATTATAATTTAATTTATTAGTAGTAAATGAGTTTGTATCTCTTATAATAGCAGTATTTTCATTATTATCAGCAGTATAAGAATCAGTTAAAGTATAAATCGATTTAGATTTAGTATTAAAATTAGTTTTTTCTTTATATAAAACACCATATTTATCAGTTGAATAAGATATAGGTGTAATTTGATTAATATTATCAGGATTTAATATATTTAAATTATTATCTAAAACAACACATTCTATATTAGTATTCATACCATCACCACCAATCCATATTCTATTTAATTTATCTTCATATAATATCAATATATCACGTGCTATAAAATTATTAGAATTGCTCCAACTTTTTAATTCATTAATATTATAATCAAAAATTATACATCTTTTATAATAAGTTTGATTATAATAATAATAATTACCAATAACCCATATTCTACCTAAATGATCTTCATAAATTTTATTTATAGTTCTATATATAAAATTTATATTACCTACTGACCACTTTTTAATAATATTAAAATTATTATCCAAAATAATACAACAAATATAACTACCACCATCACCACCAATCCAAATTCTATTTAAATGATCTTCATATATTGTTTTAACAGACCAATATATAAAATTATTATTATTATCTTCATAATTCCAACTTTTAATTATATTAAAATTATTATCTAATACAACACAATGTTTATAATATGTTATATTTCCAGTATTGGAATCTGTTGTTGGTGATTTTGAAGAACCACCAATCCATATTCTACCTAAATGATCTTCATATATTGTATATACATTTTCATAAACAAAATTAATATCATGATAATCCCAACTTTTAATTGTATTAAAATTATTATCTAATACAACACAATTTTTATATCCTTCATTACTAGCTCCACCAATCCATATTCTACCTAATCTATCTTCATATATTATATTGATATTATATGCTATAAAATCATTCATATTATAACTCCATTCTTTAATATGTATAAAATTATTATTTAAAACAATACAAATATTTCTATTTGATACACCTTGTCCACCAACCCAAATTCTATTTAAATGATCTTCATATATTATATTAATACCATTATATATAAATGTATTATCATTACCATCCCAACAGTAAATAATATTAAAGTTTTTATCCATTACTATACATTGCCTATTATTTATATTACTACTATCTTTATCTCCACCAATCCATATTCTACCTAAATGATCTTCATATATTGCATTTATTTGAAGATTTATAAAATTAGTTGTTCCACTTAACCAAGATTTAATATTATAAGGTAATTGATTATACATTTTACAATAATAATCATTTGATGTATCATATGTATATAAACATGCCCATAATCTATAATATTTATCAATATATATTTTTCGAATATTATAAAAATCACTACTATTATAAATTAAATTTAAATTAATATCTGTAACAGTATAAAATATACTATTAGTTGAATTATAACTTGTTATATGTATATTATTATATTTATCAATATATATATTATTTAATCCATTTTTAGGTAATAAAGAATAATCATCATATATATTATATTGTGTTTCTGAGAAATTATTAATATTATATTTATTAATTCTTGATCGTATGTCAGCACCAATAACACCACATATCCATATATTACCATCTTTATCTTCAGTAATACCATGTATTGATGCAATCCATATTGTTTCATATAAACATGAAAATAATTTATTATAATTTAAATCTAATACTACTAAATTTGTATTATTATATGAATTTATTTTTGTATAAAAATCTGTATTTATCCATCCATCACCACATAACCATATATGATGATTTTTATCTTCATAAATATTTAACATATTTCTTGTAACCATATCTGTAGATAAATTATATTTACCAGTTGATGAATCTTTACCAGCAATTATACATTCATTATATTCTTTTAAAATTTTAAAATTTAAACTATATACACTACACACAAGTCCACTTAATTGTGTTTCTGGCTCAAGTAATGAATTATAATTTTCTGAATTCCTACCTAACCATATACGATGTAAACTATCTTCAAATATTTTATTAATGGTTGTTGCTACATTATCACTATATAATTTATATAATACATTAAAATTACTATCTAATACTGATAATATTATATGTGATGATGTATTACCATATCCTCCTATCCATATATGATTTAATGAATCTTCATATATTGCATATATAGCAACAGTTACTATTTCATTATTTGAACAACACCATCTTTTAATTTCATTAAAATTTCTATCATATACAATACATATTGGTGTAGTTGATGTATAACTTTGATATGGATCACCATATATCCATATTCTATCTAAATGATCAACTAATACACCACAACAATTAATAATATAATCATTTGTATTATTAGTTTTTAAAAAATCTTTTGTAAAAATACTATTATTTTTTAATTTAATTCCATTATCTTCCCATATATAATCATAATGTATAAAATCATAATTATCATGATATATTGTTTTATTTGTTAATTCATCATTAATAATATAATTATCATCTAATGTAGATAAATATAAAAAAAAATCTGTTTCTCCAAAATTTACTATATTCTCATCTTCTACATATTCTATATTTAAATATTCACAATCTAAATTATATTTTCTTATTTTATCACTTGATGCTAAATAAATAAAATCATTTCTATATGCTATAAATTTAGGTTTAAAATCAGAACTATTAAATATGTATTTTTTATGAAATACTAAATCTTTATTATATATTAATATTTCTGATTTACTATTATTAGAAAATAAACACCATATTTTATTATATTTATCAATTATTAATCTTTTAAAATTACTATTTGTTAAATCTGTATAACCAACAATATTTCTATTTTTTAAATTATCTATAATTTCAGTTGTTGATATTGTATTTTCTTGTATATATTGATTACCTGTTGTACTTTGTTCCTCTATTCTATATTCACCATTATTAATTTCATTAATATTTTTATCATTAAAAATAATTTTATTAGTAAAAGTATTATTAGATATAATATAATTATTTGATAACATTTTTTATATATTTATTAAATATAATTTATTTGTAAAAATATAATATAAGTTTTTATTATAATTTTATTTTATATAATTAAATTATAATATCAATAATGAATAAAAATTTACAAACAATATCAAATATAAATACATTAACTGATATATTTTTTAATAAACAAAATTATGATAAAAATATTATTCAAATAAAAAAGATTTATTTAGAACATTTGATTAATATATTATCTCCTATTATGTTTGATAGTATAAAAAATATATATAATCATTCAGTTCAATTAGCTAAAGAAAGTAAAAATACTTTTACAATTGAATATGCATTTAAACAATGTTTAAAAGATTTAAATGTTTTATCAAAAGAATCAATAATTAATGAAGTAAATAAAATTAAAAATTTATCTAATTCAAATAATTATTTTGATAATTTAATAAAAGGTGTTATTAAATCTCATATTATATTATTATCATATAATACAACAAAATCAGATTGTCCAATATGTGATCCAAAATATTATAATATTAATATTGAAAATTTTATTCAAAAATGTTATATTGAATTAGGTAATATTATATTTAATAATCCTAATATATTTATTAAATGTATATTAGAAGGTAATAATTTAAACAATATTAATAATATAAATAATATAAATAATAATAAATTTGATAAATGTGTTAAAAAATCAATAACAAAAACAGTATTATCATTTATACCAATTAATGAAATATTATTAGAATATGTTAATAAACCAAAAATAAATGATGAAATGATTAAAGAAAAACAAAGATTAGAAAGAGAACAATTAATTAATGATATTTCAGAAGAAATAACAAATAAAACATTAATTGGAATTTCTAATATTAATAATACAATTAATAAAAATATGAATGAAATTATACAACAATTACAAATTATTAATAATAATATTACATTAAAACCTAATGAAATTAATAATTTTCAAATCGAAAAACCAAATGATAATCCAATTTTAGTTAATGTTAATGATAAAATAACTTCAACAACACAAAATATAGATAATGTAATGATTAAATCAGAAGAAAAAGAAATTAAAGATATTGAAAATTTAATGGATAATAATGATTTAAAAATAGATTTAGATAAATTAGATAGTAAAAAAGAAGAAAATAATGAAAATAAAAATATACAAGAAAATAATGAAGAAGATAAACAAAATGAAGATAAACAAGATGAAGATAATGAATTAAATAATGAATTAAATGAAATGTTTGAATTAGATAAACAAAATAATAATGAAATAAATAATGATAAAATAAATAATAATCAAGAATTTATTAATAAACAAGAAAATATAAATAATGAAAAAAATAATATAGAAGAATTTATTAATAAACAAGAAAGTATAAATAATCAAATAAATCAAGAAGAATTAGTTAATAATCAAGAAGAAATAATTAATAATAAGGAAAATAAAGTTCCTAAAGTATTAGCTAAATCTTCAGGTGGAGGACAGGATGAACCTAATAATAATAATGAATTAAATAATATTATTAATTCAGTAGAAAAAATTAATGAAGAAGTCATAAGTTTAAAAGATGATAGTATTAAATTAAATGATATACCAAAAACAAATTCAACAAAACAAAAAGGAGGTAAAAGAGGAAGACCACCTAAATTACATAAATTTGAAGAATAAATAAAAAAATGAATAATTAATTTATTAATAAATTAATATAATAAAAAATGTCAAAATGTATAAATACATTTTCTGGCTTCGATAATATCGAAGGCTCAATATTATCATTTAATAAATCAATAATAAACAGAAAAGATTTTATAACAAATAAAAATCCTTATCAAATATTACCAGGAAGAAGTTATTTATATGATTCATTAATAAATTCATTTGATAAATTAAATATTAATTTTACAAATAAAATATTAATACATACAACATTTATAACACGACCATTTAGTTCATCATCATATGAAACAGAAAATAAATTAAAAAGTTGTAAATCTAATTTAAATCAATATATTAAATTATGTAATGCATTAAGAACTAAATATATATTAATTCATGGTCCAATGAATGAAGATGAATATAATAATTTTGATAAAGGATTAGATTTAATAAATGAAGTTTATAAAGATAGTGAATTAATAATATGTATTGAAATAACAGCATTTTCATCATCATTAATAAAATTAATTAAAGATAAACAATATTATAATTTTTGTAAAGAATATTTAAATAAAGTTATTAATTATAAACCAAATAATTTTACTTTTCAAGTTGTTATTGATACAGCACATTTACATACAAATGGATTAAATTATAAAGAAATGATAAATTTATTAGAATATTTTAAAGATCATTATGATTTTATACATTTAAATGGAAATATTAAAGAGCAATTTAAATATCCAGATAATCATGTACATATAAATTCATTAGATGATAAAATTATTCATTCAAGAAGAATATTAATTTATGTTAGTAAATTAAATAAAATATGTATTTGTGAAAATACAGATAATGATGAAAATAATGATAATTATGAATATTGGGAACATATTAGTAAAAAATATGGTTTTAAAATGGTAGACTATAATAATAATTATTCCTATTAAATTTTATATTTTATATTTATATATAAAATGAGTTTTGAGCCTATAACTAAAAAATTAAAAACAGAATTTAGTTTAAAAGATATTATTAATAATATATCAATTTATTTACAAAAAATATTTTTTAAAGATAATATAAAATTAGAAGAAATAATTAAAAGTATTAATTATATTATTCGGTTGTATTATGATACTTATAATAAAAGATATAATAGTGACTATAAAATAGGACAAATTTTTGATATATATGACAACACAAATATATATGTAATGTTAGCCAAATTAGAAAATTATGTTATTTTAGATGAAAAAAATAATGATATTAATTTAAACTATGATTATTTAGATTCATTTAAAAATAATATTAAAGATAAATATAATGAGGAAGATTATAATGCAATTACACTAGAATTAATAAAATATATAATATATATATATATGACTAGTATTAATTTAGATTCAAATAAAGATAATTATGAATGTGCATATGTAGAAAAATCATCATATAATAATATTTTTATAACTAAACAAAAATTTGATAATTTTATAAATGATTATAATAATTTTAATAAGTTAAAATATACATATGATAATATGCAAAATAATATAACGCTTAATAATTTTAAAAATTATTTTATAGGAGATATTCATGGAGATATATTTATATTATTATATAATATATCTAATATATTATATAGTAATTGTAATGAAGAGGAAAAACAAATTATAAATAAAGATAAAATAAATAAAATTATAAATAGTCTTAATGATATGAATAAAGAAATTAATAGTATAAACATTGATGATATAGACATAATTAATATTAAATATAAATTAATTCAAATATTTATAAATATAAAGAAAATGTATTTTTGGTGTGATGATACATTATTTAATATATATTTTGATAAATTATTTAATGATTTACTTAATATACTTGATAATATTGATAATCTTAAATTAAATTCCATAAATGAACGTATTAAAGGTATTATTAAAAATATTCGCTATTATAATTATATATTAAATAATATATTAATATTTAAACTTGATAATAGAATTGATAATAAAATATATAATGTAAACAATAAAAATATATTAAATGACTTATTTAAATTATTACAAACAAAAGATTATTATACAATAATAAATAATATTATGTATCAAAAATGTATAAAAATATATATTTTAGGTGATGCATTAGATCCATTTGATAATAGCAATATAAGAATATATGAATATTTATTAAGACAATTATTTATAAATGAAAATTTACAAATTCCACAATTAGATATATATAGTAATACTACATATATATTATTACAAAATCAATATTATTCCAAAGAATCATGTTTTTATGATAAAACATATAACGATAATATAAAAAAATTATTAGAAAAATTATACACAACACATTATATTACAGAAGAAAGATACAATGATTTAAAATTAAATTATATGAATACATATAATAAAGTATTTAATTATTATAATTCACTATGTTATTTAACTAATTTATTTATTTATAATTTTTTTGAAAATAAAGGAAATACATATTCAGGAAACAATATAATAAATAAATATTATATTAAAGGTAATCATGATATTCCATCAAATTATATAATAAAATATTTTAATTTCAAAGATAATCCACCATTAAATGGAGTATCAGACAATGATTTTTATAATAGATTAAATATGATAGATAATATGTATATTAATAACAAATTTTATATATCTCATGCTGGATATATAATAATAAATAATATTCCAATACATACTGATACATTATATACTGAATTATATACTGCATTAATAAATTCAAATGAATATAAATTAAATAATTTATTAAGTGTTGATTTATTAAATGATGACGATATAAACATAAAGATACCTTTTCAAATAATAGGACATACTAGAACATTACACTTACCTATTAATAGTGAAAATATAAAAGTTAATGATATAATTGATAATAGAATTGATGAATTAAGAAAATTATTTTTAAAATCTTCATATAATAATAATATTAATATTCATACTTGTGATTTTTTAAATACATTTTATAATAATTATAATTTTAATAATTATTCAAAATATTATATTGAATATATTGATAAGGAAGACTATATTACAGTATATACTAATGAATATACTAATGAAAATCCTAATGGAAAACATATTATAAATATTGAAAATCAAATCGATAAAAAAATAGGAGGTTTTATTAATAATTTAATAAAATCAAATAATAATTTACAAATACAAAATCATATAAATAATATTAAAAAATATTTTGATAATATAAATAACTTATTATTTGTTAATTTATTATCTATTATTGATTATGAATTTTTTATTTTATTATTAGCAAGAATTTGTTATGATGTTAAATTTTTAAATAATTTAATAAATAATAATAATAAATCTTTATTATCTGAAAATAAAAATATATTAAAAAATGAAATAAAAAGCATTGAACATTTATTTGTATCATCAAAAAAAGATAGATTAATTAATAATTTATCAAAAAATAATTCTAAAAAAATATATGTTGGTGGATTATTAGATAATATTATGAAAAATAAAATAATTCAATTTAATAATAAAGAAGATGTTGTTAATTATTTAATACAATTATATAATATTACAGATAATAATATTATAAATAATTTAAATGAATTAGTAAATTTATTAAATAAAATCGATAATAATAAATTAAAAATGATGTTATTAAATATATTTAATAATGAAAAAGAAAATAAAGAAGAAAGTTTATTATCTAGATTTACAAAATTATTTCTTTAAAAAATTGATTTTTTATTATTAAAAATAATTTTATAATATTTATTAAATTAATTATAATATATTTAAATATATTATAAAATGTCTAAAAGATTAAATAATAATATTGAAGAAAATAATAATAAAAAAGTAAAATTAAATAAAATAACAAAAGAAGATATTAATAGTATCTCTAATAATTATATTGATTATATACAAAAATTATATAATTATTATTATAATTATTATAATACATGTGAAATTATTATGAAAAAAATAAAAATAATTGATGATTTTAAAAATTTTATTTTAAATAAATATAAATTTATACAATTATATACATATGATGATATAACAAAATATTATTCAAATTATTATAAAACATTTAAACAATTTATTAAAATTATGAATAATCAATTAAAGAATTTATATGAATATAAATATATTATTAAAGAATTTAAAAAATTAATTATAATATTTTCATATGAAAATATTTTAAATAATTGGAATTATTTAAAAAATATTTTTATTAGATTATCATTAGTTTATACATATTTATATAATAAAACACATATTATAGATTATAAAGTAAATGATAGTTTATATATTTTAAATATATTTATTATTTCTTTATAAAATTGAATTTTTATTATTTAAATATTATTATATTAATTTATAAATTTATAAATTTAAAATGTCTAAAAGATTAAATAATAATATTGAAGAAAATATTAAAAATAAAATTAGAAAATAATATAACTGAAGAAGATATTAATAATATTTCTAATAATTATATTGATTATATACAATAATTATATGATGAATATTATAAATTTAATATATTATATTTAAATATAATATAATATAATAATTATGTCAAATAAACCAAATTTATTATTTTATTCATTAAATGATAATATAAGTTTAAATATATTAAAATTATTAAAAACATATAATATAATTAATATATTTCAATTATTTAATATTGATGAAAATAAAACTCATCCAGTATTAAATAAAATTAAAGAAATACCAACTGCAATTATACCAAATGAAAATTTAATATTAACTAAAAATGAAATAATTAATTATATTAAATCTAATATTATTAAATCAAATATTATATTAGGATATAATGATTTAGAAATGAATGGATATAGTGATAAATACAGTTTTATTAATACTAATATATCTCCTATACACAATTATGGATTATTTAATAATAAAATTACAAATAACAATATTAATAAAAATGAATTAACCGATGAAATGGTTGATAATATTGTATTGAAACATAATAAAGATTATGAAATATAAAATATTTTTAAAATTTTTTATTAAAATAAAAAATTGATATTTTTTTATAAATTGATAAATTATATTAAAAAATTAAATGAGTTTAATATTTCAACTTCTAGACATTAGAGTATGTAATTTATCAAGAAGGAAATTTAATAAATCATTAATTCAATTATTCGGTAAAACAGAACAAGGTGAAAGTGTATATATTGAAATTGATGATTATTTTAGTAAATTTTATACTAGTGCAACAGAAGACGAAATTGAAAAAGTCATTGATAATGAAATAAATACATTAAAAAAATATAAACAAAAAAATAATGAAAATTCAAAAAGAATACAAACTAAAATTGATAATTTAGAATATTATAAAACTATTATTAATATTATTGAAAATGAAAAATTTAAAGAATTTTATTATTTTAATTTAGATAAAGTAAGTGTATCAATTATTAAAAGTAATAGTAATATAGCATTAAAAACAATTGCAAATTTATTATTAGATAATGATTTTAAAGTTTATGAAAGTAATAAAGATATTGTATTACAATTTATACATGATAGAAATATTAAATCTTGTGGATGGATTGAAATTAAAAAAGAAGATTTAAATGATATTAATGATTATCAATATTCTATTACATATAAAAATAAAGATGATAAAGAATATGAAAAAGATTATACTATACCTGGTAATATTGGATATTGTAAAATTAATAAATCTTGTAGTTTTAAATGTATAAATCCAGCTGATAAAGATTATGATTTAAAAATTGCTCCTTTTATATTTTGTTCTTATGATATAGAATGTATAAGTGCAGATGAAGGATTTCCACAATATAATAGAAAATCAGATCGTATAGTTTCTATATCTTGTACATTTAATAAAATAAATGAATTATGTTATAAAAAAGTATGTTTAATGATTTATGATAATAAAACAAATAAATTAGATTTAAAAAAATATGGAGAATATAATGAAATTATTGAATGTAAAGATGAATTAGATTTAATTAAAAAATATTTTAATTTAATAAATAAAGAAGATCCAGATATTATAACAGGTTGGAATAACTTTATTTTCGATGATAGATATATTTATGAAAGATTAATTAGATTAACAAAAATTGTTGAATTTAATGATAAAATAATTTTAACAGAAAAAGATAAAGAAAATGTAACAAAATTAGATTATGAACAAAAGAATAAATTAAAAGAAATTATTGATATTAATATGTCAAGATTTAATGAACAAACTGAATTTGTTAGTAAAAAAATGGTATCTGCACAAATGGGAGATAATATTATGAATTATTATGATATGAAAGGAAGAATATGTTTCGATATGATGAAATTAATTAGAAGAGAAAGAAATTATATATCATATAAATTAGATTATGTATCTTCTCAAATGTTTAGATATGTTATTAAAAAATATGAAATAAATAATAATCAAACAATTTTAACAATTAATGATTATGAAATGCATGAATTACATAATGATCAATATGTTATGATTGTTAGAAATGACGGAACAGCAGATTATGAATGTTTTGATGATAAAAAATTTAGGATATATAAAGATGGAAAAGATAAATTAATTATTGATGAAGTATTAGATTTACAAGAATTTCAAGATAAAGGTAAATATTATATTTGTAATGTAAAAGATGATGTTAAACCTAGAGAAATTTTCGAAAAATATAAAAGTAGTAATAATTATGATATGGAACAATTAGCTTTATATAATATTCAAGATTGTGAATTATGTAATAACATGGCAAATAAATTATTTACAATAATTAATTATGTTGGTATGGCTAATGTTTGTTATGTTCCATTAAATTGGATATTTAATAGAGGGCAAAGTCAGAAGGTATATTCATTAGTAAGTAAAAAATGTAAAGAAGAAGGATATATTATAAGAACAGTTAAAAAAGTTTATAATGAAAATAAAGATGAAGATAAAGATAAAGTTACTTATGAAGGTGCAATTGTTGTAAAACCTAATCCTGGTATTTATCCAGCTATATTCTGTTTAGATTATTCATCACTATATCCTAGTTCAATTATTGCAATGAATATTAGTCATGAAACTTATATTAATGATTTAGATACATTACATAATATAAAAAATAATTATGGTGATAAATATGAATTAATAAAAGTTAGTTATTTACCAATAGATAAAGAAATGGTTGAATTAAAGAAGAAGAAACAAAATAAGAAATATAAAGGAATTAAATGTATTATAAAAGAATTTGATGAAAAAATTGTTAGATTTCAAGAAGCTAATCAAAATAAAGAATGTTATTTTGTTAGGCGAAAAGATGGTGTAAAAGGTTTATTACCTCAAATTTTAGAAGGTTTATTAGGTAATAGGCGAGCAGTAAGAAAAGAAAGTGAAAAATATCGTGAATCAGACCCATTTAAATATAAAGTATTGGATGGTTTACAATTAGCTTATAAAGTAACATGTAATTCGGTTTATGGTCAATTAGGTTGTGATGAACAAATTGGACCAATTGCATTAATGGATATTGCTGCATGTACAACTGCAACAGGTAGAAAAATGATGTTAACTGCACAACATTTTGCAAGAGATTTATTACCAATAATTATAGAATATGCATTAACAGATAAAAATAAAATGTATGATTATTTAGATGATATATTACCTTATTTAATTAAAAAAATGCCTAATAGAGATGAAAGAATTAAAAAATATGAAGATTATAGAAAACAAATAAGAGATATTTATCTTTATAGAACAAAAGAAGGTAAATTAAGAAGATTATATAATTATAAAATATCAATTGTATATGGTGATACAGATTCAATATTTGTAGGATTAGATTTAAGGTATAGAAATGATATAAATTATAAAAAAGATATGGATGAAGAAGACAAAAATAAAACGAAATATTATATACAATTTAATAATGATAAAACAAAAACTAATGTTATATATTTAGATAATAAAGATCATAAAAAAGATGAATTAGTTGATGGATTAGAATTAAGAAGTGTATATATGAAAACAGGTATATTAGCATCAAGTATAATTAATGGATTATTACCACCACCAGAGAATTTAGAATATGAGAAAGTATTAAGTCCATTAGTTATAATGAGTAAAAAAAGATATGTAGGTAATTTATATGAATTTGATCCAAAGAAATATTTTCAAAAGAATATGGGGTTTGTATTAAAAAGGCGAGATAATGCAAGAATTGTAAAATTTATTATTGGAGGATTAGTAGATAGATTATTAAACACACCAGATTTAAAATTAGGTGAAAAACTAGCCTATGATTTTGTTAAAGAACAATTAAATAAAATGATTGAAGGTAAATTTGATAATAAATTATTTATATTAAGTAAATCATTAAAAAGAGATTATAAAGATAGAGAAAGGATAGTTCATGCTGTATTAGCTGATAGAATTGCAAAAAGAGACCCAGGTAATGCACCAGCACCAAATGATAGAATAGATTTTATCTATAGAGTATTAGATTATGAACCAAAATTACAAGGTGAAAGAGTAGAAACACCAGAATATATAAAAGAGAATAATTTAAAAATAGATTATAATTTTTATTTGACAAATCAAATATTAAAACCATGTCAACAAATTATGGAATTATTTGAACCAGATATAGAACAATTTTTTAAACATTTATGTGAAGTATCTGCATTACAGAAAAAAGGAATAAGACAAATAACAAGTAAAGATATTAATTTTAATGATTTATTTGAATAATTTTTATTTATTTAAATAAATAAAATATTATTTTAAAATCATTTTAAATTAATTTTTTTGATTAATATTTTGTTTAATATAAGTTCCACATTGTAAATTACCATTATAACCACCATATAATTTTAAATTATTATTATTTTTATTATGTTTTCTAATTACACAACCACCTTTAAGAATTTTATCAACATCTTCATCAATTTGTTCCATAGATGCAGTATTTAAAACAGTATAAAGAGCTTCGCTCTTTCTAGCCTCGGATTCTCCGAGGATATTATCTGATTGTTCTTTATTTACATTAATAGATGAAGTTTCTTGATTTATATTATTATCATTATTTGATTCAATTGTAATAATATTATTATCTTTAATATCTTCATTATCTTTATTATTATAAATATCTTTAATAACTTCATCACATTTAACATCATTATTATTTAAAGCTTGATTTAATACTTGTTTTTCATTTTCATTTAATATTTTAGAATTATTATTAATTAATTTATTAATAATTAAATGATTATTATTTTCATTAGGAATATTATCAATTTGGATTTCTTCATTATCAATAATGTCATTATTATTATTAATATTATTATTATTAATATTATTATCTTTTAACATAGTTTTTAATTCATTAATATTATTATTTAATAAATCTAATTTATTATTAATATTATTTAATAAATTATCGTTATAAATTATTTGATTAGGAAATACATTTTCTTCTTCATCACTAGAATCAAATATTAAATCAATAGGAGGTAAATTTAAATCAAATAAATCATCAATTGGTTTAATGGTAATAAGGGGATTAATCCCCTTCTTAGACTCGGAGAATCCGAGGGTAATAGGTTGAATATCAATAGTTTTAATAACTTCTATTGAATTTTGATTATCTAAATTGTTATTATTTGAATTATTTGAATTATTATCTGTATTATTTTCTTTAGTTATATTATTACCCATTAATTATAATACAATATATATAAAATTTTTATTTTATATTATTTTAAATAATTATTATATAATTAAAAAAAATAATAATAAATGAAAACAACTTTAAATAGAGATTATAATCAAATGCATATACCTACACAGGTAGATAATGCAAAATTAAATGAATTTTTTGATAATATAGATAATTTAAATTTATCTCAAATAGATTTAGTAAATGGAAAATATAATTTATATACTAGAGATTTAAATAATAATACTATATTACATAGGGTAATTAATAATTCATTAAATGAAAAACATTTAATTAAAACTATTAAATTACTTCCAGAATTAGCTAAATTGATTAATTTTAAAGATAATGAAGATAGAACACCATTACATTTATTATTTATAAATCAATATTATGAAACCTATAAATTAATAAAAAATATATTAGATAATAATAAAAATGATATTGATGAAATTGATGAAATTGATAATAATATAAAAAATAATGTTGAAGAAGTAAAAAAGTATGCATATGAATTATTAAAAGTAGGTGGAGAAGATAAAATAACAATTGATTATTATGTATTAGATAAATATAAAAAATTACCTAGTAATTATTTATGTCAAGGAATAAATTTAACTAAACTTAATAAAACAATTAATGATTTAAAAATTTATAATATTGAAAATAAAAACTATAATAATACTAATGCTAAACGACCAGATAATTATAATGATAATATATATATATTATCAAATGATTATTTAAAAAATATATTTTTGTTTATAAAATTATTGACTACTGAAGAAGCAACTACTGAAGAACCAGATAAAAATGTTAGATATAAATTTAAAATTAATGATTATGTTGATACTTATAAAAAAACATTTACAATATTAAATAATGAATATATTGAATATTATAGAAATAATGAATTTTATAAATATATAAGTGAATTAATGATGAATAATGAAATAAAAAATGCTCCAATGTATCAACATAGTACAATAAATGGTAAAACAGAAAAAGAATATAATGATAAAATAATTGATAATTTAATAATTAATGATTGTAATAATTATTGGTATTTAAGAACTAATTACATATTTGATAAAATGATTAAATATAATAATATAAATATAGAAAATAATGCATATAAAAAAATATTAGAATTATTATATAAATTAAAAATTCAAAGTGTAGAAGATAAAACAAATTCAAATATTTTATGTAAAAATTTTTCTGATTTATTAAACAAAATTATTTCTGAAAATTATTATTTACCTTTTTTATTGTTTATTATTTTTCATAGAAATAATTTAAATGAATTATTTAATTTAATGAAAACTATTGGAAAAAAAAAAGATGTTATTAATTTACTTATAGATGAGGAATATAATAATATTGCTAATGGTATGGATATTAATGATATCAAATCTCAAAAACGTTATATTATGACTAAAATTAATGATTATTTAGATTCTCATATAATTAATTTAAAACATGAAACTAATATACGTAATTTTATAAATATACCTATACCTGATGATAATATTATATATTTATTTTTAACAATACTTAATAATGTATTATCAAATCAAAATAAAAATGAACATTTTACTAATTTTTATAATAATTATACAACATTAATGATAAATACTGTTGATACACATTTAAAAGAATTAAAAGATATTATTGATAAAAAAAAAGATGAATTATTAGGTTTAGATGAATATATTGAACTTTATGTTTTTGATAATAATAATATGTTGACTATATACAATAAAATTAATGTATAAAATTATTTATTTAAATAAATAATTAAATATAATTAGAAGTTTCAGCATTAATATTAGTATGTTCAGGAATATTTTCTAATGTCGTAATTCTTAATGTAAATGAATGGTCAATACCATTAAAATCATATAATTCCCCATTTGGTGAAAAAAATTTAAAAGTTAATTTAGATACTTCATGAATTGGTACATAATATATTTTAGGCATATTATGAATAAATGTATTATAAACAAATGCACCAGATGTATAAGGTCCAAATGATGTCCCATTAACTACATTAGATACACCATTTAATTGAATTTTTTGAAATGCTTTATTTTTATTAATACCAATTATATTATCCATAACAGGAAATTCTTCACATGTCATAATAATATATCTATGACCTAATAAATTAATAGAATTACCAATATTAATATCATTATTTGATAATTCATAACCTAAACTAGGATAATATAACATTTTATTAGTTATTTCATAATCATATTTCGTAATTGATGTATCTTGCCCAACATTTGCAAAACCTAATATATCACCAAATGTATCATTTTGATTAAATAATAATCTAAATTTATTTTTAGTATAAAATTTATCAGATTGAACATAATCACAAACATATAAAGAGTTATTATTATCTAATGTTTTAATATTTTTAATATTATATTCTTTATCATTAATTATAATATTATTTTCATCATCATAATCTAATTCAATAATCATATAATTTCCATCATCAGATTTATAATAATAAGTTAAATCATTTGATATAATAACCTTTAATTTTTCTTCATCAGGTAAATTATAATATTCTTCTTCTGTTATTATTGTATATCTATTATCATCATTATTATATTCATTAAATGATTTAAAAATAATTAAATCTTTACTTAAATCATAATTAACTTTAATAATATTATGATTATTATATAATAAATCTTCATTATAATAATTTCTATTAACATTATAAACTTTATTTTCTATTTCATTACATAATTCATTAATAGTATATTTACCTGGATCAATTTCAATAGAATAAGTAAAATTACCATCATCTTCATTTTGCCAATATAATTTATTATTTTGTGTAAAAGTAATTTCTTCATTATTAGAATTATAACCTTGAATAATAGCAGTTTTAATAGATTTATTTTTATAAATTGTATTTTCCATACAAGGAAATTCAGAAGATAACATTTCAACCTGGACAATATTTTTATATGATTGTGATAATTCAATAACATAATCATTTGGTTCTTCATATCCTTTTTCAAATTCATATATTTTTCTAATTGAAATATTTTTACCAAATGTTAAATCTTTATCTGAAATAATTCCTAAATCAACATAATAACCTTCTTTATCTATTTTTGTAATAATATGATAATTATTTTTAGCATAATTATTAGTTGGATAATAAGCATTTAAATAATAAATAGGAATATTAGCATAAAAATAAAAAGCAATATTAAAACTTCTAGAAATATTAGATAAAGGATATTTATCATTTTCAACATATTTAAAAGGTAATTCAAAAACAATATTAATTTCATTATTATTTCTAGTAAAATTAAATTTATGTTCATCATTAATAATAGTTATTGGAATATTACCAACATAATTAACATTTTTAGAATAAACATCTAAATTAGTATAATTATTAATTTCTAAATAACAATCTTCAGAACTTTCAGGGAATATATCATTCTCATCTTTAATATTTATATTTAAATTAATTTTTTTAGAATTATTTGTAAATTTTAAATCATCTGAACTAACATATAATTTTAATGGAGTAATTCCTTTTAATATAATTTTATCATTAACTTTATAAGGATGATTAGAATCTTTAATATATAATAATGAAGAATTTTTTGTTAATGTTAAACAATCATTATTTAAACTTCTTGTGCCACCATTAAATGTTATCCTTGGTTCTTTTCTTCTATAAGAACTATCAATATTTAAATCATGTGCTTCAAATCTTATTGTTGTATTTGATATTTTACCTCCATTATTATTATATTCAATAATAGGATTATAATGTAATATTGGATCATCTTTATTAACATATCTTTCTTTTTGATTTTGTAAATAATCATTAACTAATTCTCTTTGAATTCTATTATTTGCTGTTATTTGACTTAAATCATCTCTATAAACGGGATTTTGTTTTAATGTTGTAATTGGTGTATTATATCTATCTAATACTTTAGCTTGGTTTAAATATGCATTATTATCATTTTGTTTAAAATAATTATATGTATTATTTAAAATTGGTGTTGAAGTTAATTTTGGTTTATTGTATATTTGATGTAAATTGTTCATTAAATTTATATTAATTATATATAATATAAATAATATATATAATAAAAAATAATATGGAAAACATTATAAATCAAATAAATAATTTATATTATCAAAATTTAAATGAAGATGAAATAATAACATTACTAACAAAATATATTTATCACAAATTAAAAGAAGATAATAATTTAAATTATATAGATATATTAAATAATGAAAATATATTATTTAATCAATCTAATAATTCAAATATAATAATTCAAGTTATACATAATTTAAATAATGATTTATTAGATAAAAATAATTATAATAATTATGTAAATTCAATTAAATTTATATTATCGATATTTATTAAAAAAGGTAAATATTATAATAATGGTAAAAATTATAATGATGATATACAAATAATACATAATCAATATAAATATTTAATAGATAATATAAATAATTTACAAGTTATTCCATTTGACAAAAAATATTTACCTTTATATATAGATACACCCAAAATACAAGAAAGAAATAAAAAAATATTAAATTATTCATTTCAAGATAAAAAAGAATTTAATGATAAAATGATATTATATTCATATTTATGTTATTTTAAATCAGCAATAAATTCAATAAAACATAATTCATTATTTAAATTAATAAATAATATAGATGATGTACAAAGTGCATCAAGAGATGAAGGTAAACCTTCATCGTCAAGTGAAACATTACAAATAAAAATAAATAATGCATTAACTAAAAAAGAAATAGTTGGAGGTAAATTTAATAAATATGATTATTATTTTATTGGTGGATGTCAATTATTAGATTTATTTATAACAGAAAATGTAAGTATAATAGAATTTGTTAAAGTATTTAATGAATTAACACAAAATAAATATTTGATAGGAACACCAGGAATAAAATATTATCCTTATCAAATATTAGAAGAGGTATTTAATTTATTACCTTATCCATATGATATATTTTTTAAAATAAATATGAATTATGTAACAAAATTAAGATTACCATTAGATATAAAAGATAATATTTATAATTTATCAAATGTTATTGAAAATTATTTTTTTATTATGAATAATCCAATTAATATTTATTTTTCAACAGTTATTAAGGATCCAATGGTAAATAATGTTTTTACATCAATGTTTAATAAAAAAATAAATTATAAAGAAGTTGATAATTTAACTTATAATTTATTACATTCTAATATTTATCAATATCAATATAATTATATTATAAATGATTATTATTTAGAATCAATTTGTTTAATTGAAAATATTTCTAAAAATAATAAAAATAATTTACAACCATTAGATTTTCATAATATATATATTAAATTTTTATATGATGAAAATTATAATATAATTAGTATAATACGATATGATGGTAATATATTAGAATATAATAATTATAATATGAATAAATATAAATATATGAGAATAGAATATAATAAAATATTTCATAAAGATTATATAAGTGATTATATAGATGGAATTATTAATTATAAAATATCAATGATAAATTACATTAATAAAAAATATAAAGAATTATTTTCTGAAATTAGAAATCAAAATAATATTTAAAATTTTAATTTAATAATTAATTATTAAATTATAATTCTTCTAACTGTTTATTTTTCATAATATAATTAGTATTATTTAAATGAACGTTATATTTAAAATTATTTTTTTCTTTTTTAATTGTATTCATAATATAATAAAAATATTTATATTGTTTATTATTATTTATAGTATTAATATCAGTTTCATTATTATACATTAACATTTTTTTATTTATTTTTAATATTTGATAATAATATATATTATCATTTCCAATAAATAATAATACAATATTTAATATATCTTCATTATTTTCACTAGTAATATATGTATAATAATTTATTAATTGTTTTATTATATTATTATTATCAAATAAAATTTTATTATAAATATTATTTTTATTCTCAATATAATAAATATTTTTATCATCTGATGTAAATAATAAATTATTTATTAAATTTATAAATGAAAAACTATTATAAATCATATCATTATCTTTTATAATTATATTATTAATTTTTTGATTTTCATTATTATAAAAAGAATATTTTAATGTATTATTTATTAATTCTTTTTTATAATAATAATATTTATTATTATTAATATAATAATTTTTATATAATTCATTTGTTAAATTTAAATTTTTATTATCTAAATAATATTTTTCATCATCATTATTATATATTACTTCATAAATATTATATATATTATTATTTAATAAACATAAATAAATATAATATATTATATTATCATTATTATCTTTAGAAATATGATAATATATATTAATAATTTTATCTTTAATATTGATTATATTTAATTTATTATTATTATCAATAATATATAATTTAGTATTTGAAATACAATAAAATTTATTATTACAATAAATATAATCATTAATATTATATTGATTAATAATATTTAATAAATTATCATAATAATTTTTAATAATATAATTTGTATTTTTAATAATTATAGATATTGGATTATTTGTTGGGAAAGATTGATTAGATGATAATTTAATATCATTTGATATTGATAATAATGTATTTTCATTTTCTATATTAAATTTATTAATATCATTATATTTATTATGATAAAATAAATTATCATTAATAAATCTATCAATATTAAAATAATCATATTTATTAATTTGAAATTTATAACTAGTATCATTTAATATTATATCTATTGGTATAAAATTATTATTATTATCAGTATGATATATTAATTCATAAATATTATATTTATTATTAATATTAATTATAATATATTGATTATTACACATTAAATACCAATAATCAAATATAGAATTATACATATTAGATAAAATATTATTATTTTCATTATTATTAGATAAAATTAAATAAATTGGTAAATCATTATTTAAATTATTAAATGTATGAATATAAGCAATATAAAATAATTTATTATTATTATTAATAATATCTTGATTAAATAATGAAATATATTCTTCACCATTAATATATTGATAAAAATAAGATTTATTATTAAATTTTAAAAAAGAAATAAAATAAAAATAATCAATATAATTAATATTTTTATAAAATCCACTAAAAGTTATTAAATTATCTTTATCTAATTGATTATTTGAAATACTAATTGTATTATAATTTTTAGTTTGAAAATTATAAATATTTATATTTGTTGTTTCTTCAGGTAATAAAATATATTTATGTTCATTATTATATTCAATAAAATTACCAATAATATTAATATTATTCAAAGAATTATTTGTAAAATCAAAATAATAAATAAATTTTAAATAAATAAAAGAAAAATAAATATTATCATTTATTTTAAATTCTTGTAAATAAATATTATCAATATCAATATTATCAGGTAAATTAAATTTAAATGAATTTATAATATTATTTTTAATGTTAAAAATAATATATTTATTATTACTAATATTATTATTATATAATATTCCATAACAAATATTATCTTTTTTCCAAGTTCTTATAATATTATAATTATTATCAAATGTATAAAATAAAGTTCCATATAAATTTTCATTATAATCATTTATAAAATTATAATTAAAATTAGTATAATAAATTTTATTTTCATTAAAAACATAAATATAATAATTATTAGAATTATTATTATTATCTATATAATAAATAAATTTTTGAAATGAAATATTATTATTATTAAAATTTATTGGTTGTTGTTCAGAATAAGAATTATAATAAGGAATTAAAAAATCTTCATTAGACATTAATATATATTTTAAATTATGATTTTAAAATTATAATTAAATAAAAAATGTTTTATATTAAATATTAATTTTAAATTTATTTCTTTTTTTATTAATAATATTTTTATTATTTTTATAATAATTTCTAGAACGATTAATATTTTGATATAAATGATCTAAATAATCTTTTCTTCTTTTATTATATCTAAAAATTTCATAATTATTAGAAACTTTTTCATATAATTTTTCATCATTATTTTTAATAAAATTATAAATTAATTTTTCATTATCATCATTCATATATTCAGATAAATAATTTATAAGAATAATTTTTTTATATAAAAAAGATAAAGAAGATTTTACAATACATTTTACAACATCTAATATAAAAATATTATATATATCTTCTAATTTATAATTTATTAAATTATTACAAATAGAAATATATAAATTATTAATTTCTAATGTATTATTAGATAATAAAAATTTATTAATATCAATAAATAATTTATGTTTAATATTTCTATTATTAATATTATTATTAACAAATAAAGAATTATAAATATCAATATTATTAAATTTAATTGTACTCATAAAAGAATAAACATTAGAAAAAGTAATATAATTTTTAATAAGTTTATTCAATAAAACTTTTTTATATAATATAGCTAAATTAGATTTAATAAAAAATATAATATTATTAATAATAAAATTATTATGAACATTTACTAAAGATAAAATAATTTGATATTGATAAGTATTTTTTATTTCATTAATATTAATATCATTATTATTATTAATATTATTAATATTATTAATATTATTAATTATATTCATACAATCCATATAAACAATGAATAATAAAAAATTTATTAATAAATAAATAACAATAAAAAAATCATTTTTTTAAAAAAAATGATTTATAAAAATATTATAATAAAAATATAAATATAAATATTACTAAAACGATAATAAAAATGGATAAAGAGGATAAAATATATTCAATTAGTGAAATATACAATATATTATATTCATTACCATCAGATGTAGAAGAACAAATTATACCACCAAAATTTTTAGATAGTTTTAGAATATCAGGAACAATTAAAAGTATAAGAGATTATAAAGGACATAAATATATTATATTAATAGATAATAACAATTCCAATAAAATGACTTGTTTTTGTAATAAAAGTTTACAAAATATTATATTACAAGTTCAAGAAAATAAGAATATAACATTTAAAGGTGCATTAATATTTAAATATTTAAATTATAATTGTACGTATGAATTACAATTTATAATAAAAGATATAATAGAAAAAGAAGAAAAAGAATCAAAAATAAATAAATTAATAAATAAATGTAAAGAATTAAATTTATTTGATAATAAAAAATATATTGAATGGGATAATGTAAAAAATATAGCATTATTAAGTAAAAAAGAAACCCATGGATATAATGATTTTATGCATAATGTATCTAAAATAAAAGATTATATTAATATTAAATTATATGAATTTATTTTAGAAGGTGAAAATACAGAAAAATCATTAATAGAAAATATTAATAAAATAAATAATGATAAAAATAATAAATATGATGTTATAATAATATGTCGAGGAGGAGGTGCAACAGAAAATATATCATTAAGTTATGATAAATTAGAATTATTTAAATGTATTAAAAATTCAAATATTCCAGTATGTTCAGCAATAGGGCATTCAGATGATAAAGATAATAAATTATTAATAACAAATATAACAGATTATAATTTTACGACACCAACAGAAGCAGGTAATTTTATATATCATAATTTTATAACATTAATAGATATAAAATTAAATAAATTAGAGAATTCAATAAAATTATTTAAAGAAATAGTATTATTAAAAATAAATGATGAAATAGATATTTATATAAGTAAAATAAATCATATGAAAGATTATTTAATAAATAAATATAATTATATAACAATAGAGAATAATAAAAATAATATCATAATTTACAATGGTAAAAGATATAAATTAGATATAAAATTATTAGATGAAATTACAAGACCAGATAATAATTTAAAAATTAATGAAATAGTTAATACTAAATTAAATAATAAAATAGATAATTTTATGATAACAATAGATAAAGAATTTTTAAATTCAATTAAAAGTAATAAAAAATTATATAATTATTGTTTAGAATTATATGAATATTATTATAAGAACAATGAAATATATGAATTATATAATATTCATAATGATATTAAAACAAGTGGTAAATCCACTTCCTTAAAGGAAATAAATCCCCTTGAAACAAATTTAGAAATATTTAATACATTAGAAAAATATAATTTTATTACTAATGAAATAATAAATATAAATAATGAAATTAAAAAATATAAAGAAATATTAAATAATATTAAATAATAAAAAAAATAATTATTTTATTTAAATAAAATAATATTAATAAAATTTAATTATTATTTTCTTTTAATAAAACAATTAAACAATTAATATAATCTTTTAACATCATAATATCTCTTCTAGAATTAGATAATAATTTAGAATGTTTAATAGAAATTTTAATAAATTTATTTATTAATTTCATATCATTTTCTTTTTTAATTAATCTATCTAATAATTCTTTAATAATTTGTTTAGAATCAATATTTGTAATTAAAATATCATATAATTTATCTGTAATTTGTTTTGTATATTTAAATGATTTTTTATAAATTAAATCAATAATATAATTATATGCATTATCAATAGTATCAATAATAGGAACTTTTAAAAAATATAGTTGTAATAAAAACATTAATTTTTTAATATTTTGATTTGATTTATTAACTAAATCCATTAAATCATTAATAGAATAATTTTGTTGTTCATTATGACAAATATTAATTGCACAAGTTAATAATTGATCATTATTAGGATTATCAATTTTAATAGGAACAACTCTTGATTTTAATGCATCAATAATACAATCAATACTTTTACTAATAAAAATAAATCTACAATATTTACTATATTTTTCCATTGTTGCCTTTAATGATTCTTGTGCTGATATACTTAATTTTTCAATATTATCAATAACAATAACTTTAAATAATTTATTAGTAAACATATTAGTTTGAACTGATATAAATGATTGAATAATTGATTGTAATATATTTTTATCAAAATTATTCTTTTGTGGATAATATATTATATGATATTGTGATTGTTTTATTGTTTTATATTCTATTGTATTATTATTTGTTTTTATTGTATATTGATGAGATTTAATATTATATATTTCATCACCATAAATATAATATAATAATAAATTAACTAAAGTATGTCTACCACATCCATTATTACCATAAAATAAAAAATTTTGTATTTCATCATCATGACCTTTAATATATAAATCTTTATTTATATCTTCATTAAAATATAAATTAGGATTATAATATATTTTATTAGTAATAGGTTTTATTTTATATTTATCAAATAAAAACATTATTATTTATTATAATATTATAATAATATTAATATTATTATAAATAATTCATTTTTTTAAAATAATTAATTTATAAAAAAATTAATTTAATAAATTATTAAAATTATAAATATCATTAATTTTATTATTAAATTTATAATTTGTATTTAAAATATTTAAATCATTAATATTATAAAAATAATAAGATTTAGAAATTAAACTATTAAAATTTTTATATAATTGATTATTTAAATTTTTACATTTTTCACTAACATTAATATCTCTTACTTTTTCACATTGTATAAATATATTAATATCATTTTCATCAATAAATAATATTAATTCTTTATTATTTTTATTTATAATATTTAATATAAATCCTTTATATTCAGTATTATAATTATAATTAATATTTTTAATATTATATTTTTGTTTAATATAATCAACTATTTTTATAATATAATCAATATAATATTCTGAATTCATAATAATTATATTATTTTATATTAAATAAATTAAAATTCATTTTTTTATTTAAAAATTTAATTTTTTATTTAATAAATTAATTTCTTTATCTTTACATAATAATTCTTCTTTTAAAATATTAATTTCTTCTTTTAATATTTTTATTTTTTCATTATTATTATTATTATCATTATTATCATTATTATTAATAATAATTTCTTTATTAAAATATAAAGTTTTTAAATTATTAAAATTATATTTATTTAAATATAATTTATCAATAAAAGTATTTTCAATATTTAAAAATATTAATTTAGATAAATTATTAAAATTAATATATTCTAAATTTTCACAATTTGAACAATTTAAACATTCTAAATTTTTTAAATTTTCTGTATTAAAATTATTTATTTTTGTATATTCCATTTCTAAATATTTTAATTTTATTAAATTTTTAGTATTTAAAATTCTTATTGGTGTACAACTAATATTTAAATATTCTAAATTTATTAAATATTTTGTATTTAATGTATTAATATTTGTATCATTAATACATAAATAATTTATTTTATTAATTTTTCCTAATGATAATATTGATAAATTAGAATTTGTTAATATAATTTTTTTTAAATTATAACATTTTGATATATCAATATTATTTACATTAAATCCAATATCTCCTCTTATTTCAATAATATTACTTAAATTAATAATAATTTTATTAATTTCATCTAATGTATAATTAATTATTAATATATTATTATTATATTTAATAAGTCCATTATTAATATATTGTTGTAAGTTATCTTTATTAATAATAATAGTCATAATAATATTTTATATAAATAAAATATTAAATAAAAAATCAATTTTTAATAAATTAATTAATAAAAATAAATATATAAAATATAATTATTATTCCAATTTTTAAATAAATTAGAAAATAAACCATTTTTATTATCTAATTTAATATTAGATTTATTTTTATAATTTTCACATAAATCATATTTTAATTGATTAATTACTTTATCATTTTTTAAACATTTTTTAATTTGTTTAATATTATTATTATCAATTCCTTTACTAATTAATTGATTTTTTCTTTCATTATAATTTTTACATTTTCCAATATGAAAATATTGAAATTTACCAATTTTTTGATTTAAATATGGATTAATTTTATTAATACAATTTTCTAATATTTCTTGATATTCTTTTTCACTAATTATTTGTTGTTTAATTTCTTTTTTTATTTCTTTTTTATTTTCTTTTTTATCTTTTTCATTATTATCTTCATTTATTTCTTCTTTATTATTAATATTTATAATATAATTATCATAATTTATTATTATATTTTTATTTTGTTTTTTATATAATATTAATACTTTTTCTTTTAAATCATCATCTAAATCATTTAATACATTATAATCTTTAAATGCAATATAAACATATTGGTTTTTCATTTCATTATCTTCATTATCATTATTATTTTCATTATTCATAGATTTAGGTATATTATTAATCATTAAATTCATATTATTTTCATTATTAGAAAATTCTTTAATTAATTGTTGTTCATAAACATCTATAACACTTTTATTATCTTTATATAAAGGAATTAATATAACAACTTTTTTATGTTTAAAATGTTCTCTTAATCTTCTTTCAGGATTATCAGTTTGACCAATATAAAATAAATAATTTGTATAATTATTTATTATATTAATAATATCTTTAATTGATAAACTCATTATTTATATTAGTTATTATTATATTATTTTATTTAAATAAAATAATATTATTGTTTTTCATATTTAATAAAAATCATTTAATTTATTATCAATATTTAATAAAATATTATCAAATATATTATTAAATATATCATCATCATATTTTAATTTATCTTTATTTAATATTATTTTAATATTATAATTATTATTATAATTATTATTATCATCATTATTTATTATTTTATCTTCATTTAATAATATCTCATCATATTTTTTATTATATTTAGGTTTAAATTCTTTTGCATTAGGATTATATTTATATTTTAATTTGTTAAATTTTTGATTATTTATTTTTTTATTATTATTTATTTTTTTATTATTATTTATTTTTTTATGATTATTTATTTTTTTATTAGTATATTCTTTATTTTCTTTATCAACATTTTCATTATTATTATTATTGATATATTCATCAATAATTTTCTCTTTTTCTTCATCACATTTATTAATATTATCAATTGTTCCTTCTTTTTTTAATTCATCATAAGTAGGATAATCTAATTTATGTAATATTTTATTATGATATTTATAACTTTTATTAATAAAATTAATAATAATTAAATTTAAAATAATAAATAAAATAATATATTGTAATCCATAAAAATGATTATAAACATTTAAAAAATCATTATAAATAGTAATAGAAGAATAATCATTATTAATAAATTTATTAAATTGTAAAGAAGAATATTTTTTGAATTTATCAATTAAATAATAAGTAAAATAAAAAGATAAAGAAAAAATATTAAAATAAAATAAAAATTTAATAATATTAAAAGTATGATGTAATTTCATTTGATTTCTAGTAACATTTAAATTAAACATTTCAAATATTTAATAAATAAAAATTTTATATAAAAAGAATATATATAAATAATATTATAAAAATAATAATAAAATGTTTTCAAAAACAGAACAAAAATTATTTTTAAAAAATCTTGAAGATTTACAAAAAATATCTTCAACTATTTCAGATGAAATTATTAAACCAACAAGAGAAGATAAAATTAAAATAATGGAAATTATTACACAATATATTAAAGATAATAATATGATTGTATATGGTGGTAATGCACAAAATTTAGCAGTAAAAAGAATTGACCCTAAAGGTTGTTTTTATGATGAAAATGAAATAAAAGATTTTGATACATATTCATCTTCACCAGTTCAAGATGCAATAAATATTTGTAATTTAATTTATAAAGCTGGTTATAAAAATGTATTAGCTCAAGAAGCAATTCATGTTGAAACATATACTATTAAATATGGTAATTTAGGTTTATGTGATTTATCATATGTACCAAAATATATATTAGATAATTTAAATACATATACAGTAGATGGTTTTAGAATTATTGACCCATATTTTGCATATATAGATTTTATGCGTGTATTTAGTGACCCATTAATATCATCATCTTTTAGATGGGAAAAACATTTTGACAGATTTAATATAATGCAACAATATTATCCATTAGAACCAAAATATAGTAAAATAGAAAGTAATAAAAATAATAAAATAAATAAAGAAATAAAAGATATTATAAAAGAAGAATTAAAAAAATCAGATACATTAATATCAGTTGGATTAGATTGTTATAATAAATATGTTGAATTAACATTAAAATCAGAAGATAAAATACCATTAAAATATTATACATTAATTACATCTAATTATTTAATTGATACACAATATATTTATGATTTATTAAAGAAAAAATACAAAAATAGAATTACAAAAAAAGAAAAATATCCTTTTTTCCAATTTTGGGATTTTTCTTGTGAAATATATTTAGATGATGAATTAATTATAAATATTTTTGGTAATAATAATATTTGTATTCAATATAAAGAATTAAAAGGAATTAAATATGCTAGTTTTACAACTAATTTAATGTGGTTTATGATTGAAAATGTATATAATAAAATGTTTAATAAAGATTGTTCTGGTTCACCTTCACCAGAAAATAAAATTAAAATAAATAGTATTTATTTTAAATTATTACAAAATATGTTATTTATGAAAGTAAAATATTTAAAAGAACATAAAAAAACAATATTAGATGATACATTTTTCCAACATTTCGTTTTAACTTGTTCTGGTGTTCCAATTGATCCAACAGAACAAAGAAAGAAAATACGTAATTATATTGGATTTAAATATGTTCCTAATAAAGTTATGTTAAAAGAATTACCTAAAATTTATAGTAATATTTCAGGAAGATTTATTAATCCTAAAAATGAAAAGATTGATGATTTATAATTAAATTTATAATTAATATTTTATTTAAATAAAATATTATTTACTTTCATTATAAATATCATATAATTTATTATATCTAATATCATTATGATTAAATAAAATATAAATATTATTATTATTAGATATTTTAAATTTATAATAAATTATACATTTTTGTTTTTGTATATAAGATAAATTAATTTCATAATTATCATCTCTTTCTAAAATAATAAAATAAGCATTAATTGTATTTAGATATTTTTTAATATTATCTATAAAAATTTTTTTTTGATTATTATTCATATGTTATTTTTTTATATAAAATTTTATATATAATTAATTTATATGAAATATGTTAGGAATAAGCGAAGAAAAGAAAAATAATATTCTTAGAAAATTAAGAAAAAATAATTTTAAAATATTATCAATTAAATATGGTGATGATGATGATGAAGATGATATTTTTAATAATAATATAAATAATAAAAATGATAATAAGAATATAAAAAATACTATTAATAAAACTAATACTAATAATAAAAATAATAAAAATAATAATAAACCTATAAATAATAAACCAGTTAATAAACCAATTAATAAAACAGTTAAAAATAATCATACTAAAATAAATAATTCAAAAGAAGAAGTAAAACCAAAACATAAACCATCATTAACAATTAATCAATCTATTATGCAACAAAAAAAGTTAAATAAATTAAAAAAATGATTTTTTAATAATATTAATATTATTATATAATATAAAATATAATGGATATTACAACAATATTAGAAAGAAATATATTTTATAATCAAGTTAATCATTATGATGCAATTATGAAATTATATAATAAAATACATAATTATGAAATAAGTATATTAATAGAAAAGGGAATATATAATTATTCTGTTGATTATGTATTAAATAAACATTTAGATAATTTATTTCCAAATATTTATAATTATAAATTAAATTCATTATTAAATATAAATAAAGATTTATTAAAATTGAATATTGATTATGAATTAATCCCTAGATTAGAAATATATGAATTAATGCCAGAATATTATACAGATATTATTAATAAAATTAATAAAAGAAATGAAAAATATAATAGAATAGAATATTCTGATGTTTATATTTGTAAAAGATGTCATCAAAAAAAATGTGTATCTAAAGTTGTTGCAACAAGAAGTTTAGATGAAAATTTAACAACAATTATATCATGTTGTAATTGTGGATATACTTTTACACCTTAATATTAATAATTAATTAATAATAATATAAAATTATTTTATTTAAATAAAATAATAATTAAATTATTTTAAAAAATATTATTATTATTAAAATTATTATAATTATCAAAATCATTATTATTAAAATCATTATTATTATTATTATTTATAATAATAGGTGAATAAATATTATAATCCAAAGTATTATTAATAATATATTCTAAAGAATAATATTTTTTTAATAAATCAAATTGATAAATATTATAATTAACTTTAATATTATTCGAAATATTATTTAAAATTAATTCTAATCGAATATCAAATTTAATATTATTAATCATAATTTTATTAATATTATCAATAATAATATTATCTTTAAAAATATTATTTTGTAAAGATTTAGGAATAATTAAATTTAATTCATTATAAATATTTTTCATGATAAATATAATATTATTAAATTTAAAATTATTAAATAATTGATAAAAACAATCAAAAGGATTAATATTATTAAAATTATTAGAATTATTATTAATAATCCATAATAAATAAGATTGAAAATTTATTTTAGTAAAATTAAAAATTAAAAAATAATAATAAATTTTTTTAAGTGATTTAAAAAATTTATCATCAAAAAAAATATTATTAAAATAATAAAATACATTTAATTCTTTATAAAGTTTAAAATAAAATAATAATAATTTAATAATATCAGATATTGTATTTTTTGTAATATAATAATTACAAGATTGTTTATTATTATTTAACCAAGGACAATATTTATTAATATAATATATATCATTTAAATCAATATCAATATTATAAAATGAAATAAAAGTATTATCAAAATTTTTTTTAATTTTATTAAAAATAAAATTAGAATAATCATTAACATCATTATAAGAAAAATAATAATCATTTAAAATAATATCAATAAAATCATTAAAATATTTATAAGAATCTTTATTAATTAACATTTGAATTTTAATTAATAAATTTTTAAAATCATCATTTATAATATTTTTAAATATATAATTCATAATTTATATAATAAAAATTTAATATATAAATATATATATTAAAAAATCAATTTTTAATAATGAATAATGATAAATCAAATATAATAAATTTAATTCCAACAAAAGATAGTCCAGAATTATTCCAAGATAAATCCCATAAAGATTATGATGAATTTTTAAAATTTAATATAAATGAACCATTAAAAAAATATGATTATTTTTTTAATAATTATAACAAATATCTTTATTACATATATGATATAAAAACAATAGATAATAAAGAAAAATATTATGTTATAAATTTATTAAATAATGAACCTGAAATATTTGAATATCCATTTAAATATATAAAAGTTGATGGAAATGACCCAAATGTATTAAAAAATATATATCATTGTATGTGTAAAAAAATGAAAAAATAATATTTAATAATTAATATATTTATATATATTAAAAATTAATATGACAAATAATTTAACTTTAGAAGATATTTTTAAATATATTCAAAATATTAAAGAACAAAATAATATTCAAATTAATAAAAAAAAATTATCTCCTATGGATAATATGATTGCAAAATGTTTCAAATTATTTAAAAATGATGATATTATTAAAATTTATAAAATTAATATTTGTGTTGAATATTTACAAAATACTGATTTTTTAAATAATTATAATAAAATGATTTTATTATCTATAATGAATGCTTTAATTGATGAATTTAGAGAATTATCAATTATACAACAAATGAATAATATAAATAATTATATTAATGCAATTATTACAATTATTAAATCTCGTAATGGGTCATCAAAACGATTTTTTGATCCAAATATGAAAGCTCAAGCAAGAACATTTAAACAAAATATTATTTATAAAGATGATTATTCGAATTATATGATTAATTTTTATGCAAATTATTTAAATGTTAATATTTTTATAATTGAAAATGATTGTAAAGTTATGTTATATACAATGAATAAATTATTTAATGAAAATAAACCATCAATTATATTATGGCATTTTGAAGATAAAACATATTTACCAATTACAATTAATGATAAATTTATTTTTTATAAAGATATAAATGAATTTAATAATTTTCTTACAAATAATACAATTGGTGTTTATAATGTTTTAACTATGAAGAATGATTCACCAATAAAAGATATTACAATTAAAAATGAAGATTTATTAAAATATGGTTATGATGATGATTTAAAAATTATTTATGAATATTTAACATTACCAGTTATTAAAAGAACAAGTAAAAAATCAAAAATTTATTCTTCATCAATTAGTTTAACAACTGAAGAATTAAATAATGATGAAGAATTGAATAATGAAGAATTAAATAATAAAAAAATAAATAATGATGAAAAATTAAATAATAATGAAGAATTAAATAATAATGAAAAATTAAATAATAATGAAGAATTAAATAATAATGAGAATATAATTGAAGAAATAAAAGAAAATAATATTGAAGAAAATAATAATGAAGAAGAAATTAAAGAATATAAATTTAAAAAAGATATAGATTTATCAACTGAACAAGCTGTTAATAATGTTATATTAGAATCATATGATGAAAAATATTTAAAAACATTAAAATTAGCTCAATTACAAGAATTATTAATAAAACAAAATATATCAATTTATACAGATGATACAAATAAGAAAAAGAAAACAAGAGTTCAAATAATTAAAGAATTAAAGAATTAAATATTTTATTTTTTTTAATATAATATATTTATATATTTAAATATATAAAATAAAATAATGGTTGTGCTAAATATAGGAGAAAGTATAAATAATGATACAATTAATAATATAATAAGAAATGATATAAGTTTATTACAAACTGAATATAATGATATTAATAATAATAAATGTATAGATAATCATTTTTCTAATAATTGTTTTTTTAAATCAATATGTGATGCATTAGTATCATTAAATTTATATAATCAATTAAATAGATCATTTAATACAAATTTTATTAATGATATTGTTATAGTAAGTAATAAAGGTGGTATAACATATAATTCAATAAATGATAGATATATTGAAAATAATGAATATCAATATGATAAAAAAATATGTAATATGGCTTCATTTTTAACAAAAGAATCTAATAATAATGGACGAAAAGTTGGTGAAAATGTAGAGTATGGAATTATTTCAATGACATTTAGTTATATATTTCATATATTATATGAATATAAATATTTAAAAAATATAAATGAATATAATATTATTAATGATAATGAAGATATAATAAAAGAATTTTTAAAAACAATACCTATATTATCAGATAATCGTTTAAAAGATTTATTAATAGCATTTTATGAAAACCATAATGCAAGATATCATAATATTATACAATATTTATATGATAGGATAATAGAAAATAATTATGATACAAATATTGGAGATATAAATATTATATCATATTTAAATAAATTTGGTATTATGTATTATAAATATGAAAATAATATAATAGAAAATTATATTGGTATATCACCAATATTATTAATAGATATTGATTTTAAATTAAATGAAATAATAAATTATAATAATTATTTAAATAGTTATATAAATAATAATTATCATATTTTTCATATTAATAATGTTATAATAATAAATATTATAAGTTATCCATTAAATATAATTAATAATATATCAAATGATAATAATAATATAATTTCATATTCACCATTTGGATATAAATTAAAATCAGTAATATATACTCATAAAGAACGTGAAGTTTTAGTTGGTGGACATTTTGTATGTGTATCAAAAAATAAAATGCCAGTTAATCATCAATTTAAATATAGAATATATTTAGAATCAGGTAGTGAACTATATGCTCATTATTTAATATATGAGAATGAATAAAAATATATTATTTTTATAAATAATATATAAATATATATTATAAATAAACAAAATAAATACATAATTAAATGAGTTATAATATAGATATAAATCAAAAATATCCTAATTTATTACAAAATGGTAAATTATTTCCTTCTTGGATTGTTCATAATTTTAAAAAATATAAAATTCCTAAAATATCTGATATAGAAAAAGATATTGATGGTTGTATTCAACAAAATAAAGATGAAAAACGTAATTTAAGAAATTATCAAATTTTTTTAAGTAAATTTATGGATTATAATTCTCCTTATAATTCTATTTTATTATATCATGGTATGGGTTCTGGTAAAACAGCAACTGCTATTAATGTTTATAATAATTTATATAAATATAATCCAAATTGGAATGTTATAATATTATTACCTGCATCATTAATTAAATCAACTTGGGCAGGAACTAATGATAATAAAGAATTAAAACAATGGTTAACTGAAGATAATTATGAACATAAAAGGAATAATATAAAATTTGTATCATATAATTCACCAATTGCAGATAAAAAATATGATGATACATTAAAAGAATGTGATATGAATAAAAATAATTTATTTATTATTGATGAAGCCCATAACTTTTTTAATAATGTTTATAATAATTTACAATCTGAAACAGCACAAAAAGCTAAACATATTTATGATGATATTTTACAAAGAAAAAGAGAAGACCCAAAAACTAGAATTATTTTAATTACTGGTACACCTATTGTTAATAAAATTTATGAATTAGCGTTAATTTATAATTTATTAAGACCTGGAATATTTGATATATCAGAAAATGAATTTAACAAATTATTTATTGATGAAAATACTCAAGAAATTCAATATAATCATTTAAATACTTTTCAAAGAAGAATTTTAGGTTTAACATCATTTTATGATAATCCTGATCCATCTATTTTTGCATCTAAAACAATATATAATATTGATGTTGAATTACCTAAATATCAAAAAATTATTAATAAACATTTTACAGAAGAAGAAAGAACAAGTAATAAATATAATTATGAAAATGAAAATTATATGGCATTTTCTCGTATGTCTTGTAATTTTGCTTTTCCTACTAAATATGGAATTAGTGGAGATAAAAGACCTAAATTAACTGATTTTAATTTAACTGACAATGAATTAAATGAATTAATTAATAAAGGTGAAAAGAATATTGATAAAAATAAATTTAGAGAAGTTGGTTTTGAAAAAGCCAAAAAGAATTATATTAATGCATTTAAACAATATTTAGATGATTTAAAAGATAATGATAAAAATAATAATATTCAAAATGATATAGATTATTTATTAAAAAATATTAAATCAATTAATAAAACTAATGAAGTATTAAAAGAATATGTTTTAAATAATAATAAATGTAGTTCATTATTAAAAGGTTTATATGATTGTTCAGCTAAATATTGTGTAATTTGTTTATCAATATTACAATCACCAGGTCCAGTAATTATTTATTCAAATTATGTCTCTATGGAAGGTTTTGAAATAATGAAAATATATTTAGAACAATTTGGTTTTATAGATAATGCAGATAAAAAAGCAAATAGTGATAAATATGATTTTAAAAGATTTGTAGAATTTACTGGTGAGCAATCACAAGAAGAACGATCTAAAAATGTTGAATTAGAAAGTAATAAAGAAAATATTTATGGTAAAGATATTAAAATTGTTCTTATTTCTGGTGCAGGCACAGAAGGTATTTCATTAAATCATATTAGACAAACCCATATTACTGAACCTTATTGGAATGAAAATAGAATTGATCAAGTTATGGCAAGAGGTATTCGTTTTTGTTCTCATAAATATTTAAAAATGGAAGAAAGACATGTTGATATTTTTAGATATAAATCAGTATGTAATGAATATAAAACAGCAGATGTATTAATTCAAGAAATAGCAAATAAAAAGAAAAAAATAACCCAATCATTTTTAAATGCAATAAAAGCTGCAGCTGTAGATTGTGAATTAAATAAAGAAGCTAATAATAGATTTTTACCAGATAAAGATAAAATTAAATGTTTTAATTTTAATGAAAATGAATTATTAAATTCTCAAATTACTCAAGCATATAAATTAAATATATTAGATGATATTTTAATTGATAATGGTATGAATTCATCTAATTCTATTGCAAAAGATGAAGAATTAATTGAAATAGAATGTTATGTTGAACAAAATAAAGGTAAATTATCTAAAGAAACAAATAAATATTGGTTGAATAAAAATACTGGTATAGTATATGATCATAAAGATTTATACATTATTGGAAGTATTAAAAAAATAAATAATTCATTTGTTAATATTGATAATAAATTTATTATTGATAAATTAGTTTTTTATCCAGAAATTAAAAATTCATAAAATTTCATAATTATTATTTTATTTAAATAAAATAATTATTCAATTAATAAATTCTTTAATAAATTCATCTTTAGAATAAATTTTAACATTTAATTCTTTAGCTTTTAAAAATTTAGCAGAACTTGTATGTTTATCTGAATAATCAGCAACAATTAATATATTAGTATTTTTAGATACTGATGATGTACATTTACCACCATTAGATATAATAAATTCTTCAATATTTTTATCTCTAAAACCAGTTAAAACAATATTATAATTTTGAAATTTATCACTTTGTTTTTCAATAGTTTTAATTTCTATTTTAATATATTTATTTAATTTATTATTCCAAGTTTTAAAATCATTAATATTTTCAATAAAATTATTTGCATAATTTTCACCAATACCTTTTATATTAATAATTTTATCATAAGTTATTTTATCATTTAATATATCTATTTCATCTGTTATTAATTTTAAATTTTTATTACCTAATCCTCTATCAAAACAACCACTAGATGCCATTAATTCATTTAATGATGCTTTACTAACATTATCATATAATGAATTTTTCATTTTAATACCTTGAACATTACCAAATAATTCTTTCCATTCATTATCTTTTATTTCAAATAAATCTAATAAAGTTTTATAATTATTTTTAATTAATGTTTTACAAAATTCTTCACTAATCCATTTAACATTTAAATTTTGTAATGAAAATACTAATTGTTGTAATGTTTTATTATCATTTTCTTCTTCATTATCTAATATTAAATCAACTTTTGTTTTATTCCAATGACATTTTACATTTGGATAACTTGGTTCTTTAGATGGTTTAATAACATTAATAACTTTAGGAATAACTTCACCACTTTTTGTTATTTCAATAATAGAACCTTTATTAATTTTATTATCAATAATAAATTTAGCATTATGACCAGTAGCATATTGAATAGTAGAACCCATTAATTCAATTGGTTTAATATTAATTCTAGGTTTTAAATAATTATATCTAGAAACATTCCATTCAACATTTAATACTTCAACTTGAATAATATTATTAGAATGTAAATATTTAAATGCAATAGAATAAGAAGGGTTTTGGTTTTCACTTTCTAATTTATTTTTTCTTATTTCATAACTAGATTTATTATCAACAATAACCAAACCATCAATTTCATATTCACCATTATTTTTCCTTTCATCAGTTAATTTTTTTAATTCATCAACATCAATATTTTTATAATGTTTATTGTAAACAACATTAAAACCTAATTCTTTTAATTTATTATATTGTTCTTTTTGTGTCATAATCGGACTAATAATATTATATGCAATAAAATCAACATATTTCATTAATCTTTTTTCTGGATTTTTATTATTAATAATTCCACTAATTGCATTTCTTGCATTTTTAAATTCATTTTTTATTTTATTAAAATTATTTTTACTAATAATTAATTCACCTCTAATTGCATAATTATTTAATTTATTATAATCAATATTACCCTCGGATTCTCCGAGGCTAAGAAGGGGATTAATCCCCTTATTACCAAAATTAATATAATCTAATAAATAATTAATATTTTGTCCTTTTAATCCATTACCTCGTTTATATAAATTTTTATTATATAACATAGCACTCATACCATCCAATTTATCAGAAATATAATAATCATTAGAATTATGATTTTTAACCCAATTTAATATATTATCTGATGTTGTTTTACTTTCATTAGGTGGATGACCTTTATTTTGTGAAAACATAGGAAAAGGTAAAACAACTTCATCATTTTTAATTGGTGCACCAATAGTATTAAAATATGCATTATTTGGATCTCTTTGTTTTAATATATCAACTAATTTATCAAATATTTCATCAGAAATTAAAATATCTAATTCATTATAATAATTATCTGCATAATATCGAATAAATTCACATAATTTTTTATTAGATATTTTATCAATATATTGAAAAGGGTTTTTAGTAAATAATTCTAAAGTAATTTTAACCATATTTTATATATAATATATTAAAATATATTATAATAAAAAAATCATTTTTTTTAATTTTTTTTAATTAGTTAAAAATAATTATTCTGAATCAGGATAATTATTCTGAATCAGAACTATTATCTTCTTCTTCACTTTCTTCTTTTTTCTTATTTTTTTTAACTGGTGCTTTTCTTATAGAAGTTTTTTTAGCTGGTGCTTTTCTAATAGGTGCTTTCTTTTTAGGTTTTTCTTCTTCATCATCATCTTCTTCTTTAATTTCTTCTTTTACCTTTTTAATATTTCGCTTAGTTTGTCTAGGTTTAACTTTAGGTTTTTCTTCTTCTTCATCTTCATCTTCATTATTTTCTTTTTTCTTTTTATTTTTAACATTATCATCATCTGATAAAATTTCTTCAATTTGATTTTTTTCATCATATTTAATAATTTCATTCTTCATATCACCAATTTTAGCATATTTTAATTGAATATCATATGAAATATTAATAATATTAGATATACATAACATTATTTTTTGAAATTCTTCATTATCAATTTGTATATTATCTTTAATATTATCTCTATATTCAGTAATATTTTGTTCAATATCAAATAAACTCATTATGTGAATTTTAATTATATATTTTAAATTAATTATAATATATAAAATATATAAAATAAATTCAATTTTTGTAAAATTAATAAAATGTATCAACCAATTACAAATAAACAACCAGAAATACAATTACAAAAATATACTAAAAAAATTAATAATTTAATTGAAGTATTACAAGATGAAACAACAACTAAAGAAGAAAAGAAATATATTATGGATGAATTAAAAAAAATAGAAGAAAAAATTAAATCATTAAAACAAAGTGAAGAAGATTTTTTAAAGAAAACATTAAAAGAAGAAAAAGAATTAAATGAAAGTAAATATATTGAACAATATAAAATTTATATTGAAAATAAAAAGGTTTATTATAAATTAATAAATGATAATGTTAAAGAAATTCCTGAATTATTTCAATATTTATATATTTTATATAAAAGTATGGAATATAATGATGAATTAGAAAAAGAAGATATTAAAAATAAAACAATTCATAATATTAAATATAATGAAATACCAGAAAAAGATAAAAAAGAACTAAATAAATTTATTGATTTATTCAATAAATATTATGATAAATGTAATACTGATATTTTTAATATATTTTTAATTAATTAAATAAAAATATATTATTTTTTTTATTTATTTAATATATTTAAATATATTAAATATATTATATTAAAAAAGTTTTTTTATTTAAAAAGTTTATTGTTAAAAAATATTTTTTTAACAATAAAATGTTGTATTATTTTTTGTTGTATTATTTGTATTATATGTATGGTTTGGTTTTCTTATTAAAAATGATATAGAATTTGAAAAAGCATTTCTTGCATCATTTGTAGAAGAATAATCAAAACCATCAGAATATGATAAAAAGTTGCTATGATAAGTCATTATATAATACTTAAAAAATATTTTTTTTTATAAAAAAGAACAAAAAAAGAAAAAAAAATAATTAATTATTATAATTTATTAATTATAATGATTTTATATAATCAATTTTTTAAAAATGACATCATTGTATTTTATAGAAAATAAAGTCAGCCCATATTACGATAATTTATTAAATGAAAGTAATATAATAATAGAAAAAATAAACCTAGAAGAAAATAATGAAAGTATAAAACTTATTAATAATAAAACTAAAAATAATAAATTAAAAATTTATTATTATAAAATAATAAATTTTATAAAAAATCATAAAATAAATATAATATTTTGTTCAATATTATTAATTATACTATTAATATCATTTTTATTATATATTTTTGTATTTAAAAATTAAATAAATTCTTTAATCCATTTAGTATGAGAATTTTTTTGTTTTTCTAAATATTCTTTATATTCTTCACCATAATAATTTTGATTACTAATATATTGACAACAAATATTAATATTAAATGTTTGTAAAGCAATATTAGAATTATTTAATTCGATTAATTGTTTTAATAAAGATTTATTAATATTTAAAGATTTTTTAACATTATTAATTTTGTTAAATATAAAATATTTATCATTAATAAAAATATTAGAAGTTTTAGGAATATAAATATTAGAAGAATTAGAATTAATAACTAAATCATTAATTAAATGAATATTATTAATATTTAATAATTCTTCTTGTTTAAATTTAATAATAATAGTATTAAAATTATTACAATTATTATAAATAAAATCATAATTTTTTTCTTTTAATGAATATAATAAAATATCTCCTTTTATTGTTTTCTCATTAATATTAATTTTATTACATTTTAATTTTAAAATAGAACAAATTTTATCTGTAATATCATCCAAATAAGTTATATTATTTAATTTATAATATTTTATTAATTCATAAACTTTAAAATATTCTGATTTATTTAATAAAACTTTATATTTATTATTAAAAGCTGTTTGAATATCAATAAATTTATCATCTTTATCTTTAATTATTTTATAATAATAAGGATTTATAACATTATAAACTTTTAAATTATCTTTAAATTGTTTAACTGCATCTTTATATTTTGCAATATTATCAATATAATAATTATTATATCCTAATAATAATTTATATCTATTATCTTCTAATAAATCAATAGATTTAGAATTAGTTTTATTTAAAGTTATAATTGACATATTTAATTATATATATGATAATCAATATTTTTTATATAATATTTTTATGAATTATTATAATATAAAAAACTGAATAAATAATATTAATATATATTATTATAATATAAGTGATTAAACAAATGGAAATAATAAATTCATCATTAATTAAATCAATCAATGATATTATAAAAAGTAAAAAGAAAGATAAAAATATTGAAATAGAAAAGGAATTTGATATAAATAAAAATAAACAAGAAATAAATTATGAAATATATTTAAAATTAGTTAGATATTTAAATACATTAAAAAAAATATTAAAAAAAGATTTATTAACAACAAAAACAATTAATCTTTCTTATAGTAATTTACATAATGAAGATGAATTAAATAATTATAGAATAGAATTTGATAATAAATATTTAAATTCTTGTATAGAAAATTTTAAAAATATTAAATCAAAAAATATTTATCTTAGTTTTTTGAATAAAATATTAAATAATGATGATAAAAATTCTAATTTTAATATTATTAGAAAAAATAGAAATAATAAAAAAGATGTTATTGATATTGATGATTTTAATATTAGATTTAGATGTAATATAGAAGAAACTATTACTGATAAATCTGATATTAATAAATTAATTAATGTAATTAAAGCAGATAATAATTTTAGAATATCATCAAGACAAAAAATAAGACATTCATTAATATTAGATACAATTAAAATAGAATTAACACAAACTATTACCCTCAATGAAATTGAGGCTAAGAAGGGGATTTATCCCCTTGTTACAATTAAGGATAATAATATTTTTGATTTTGATAATAAACCATCAAATTATGAATTAGAAATAGAATTATTAAATGATAATATTGATGATAAAACAAATAAAGAATTAAATAAATATATTTCATTATTATTAAAAATAATTCAACAATCTAATTATATTATTACCCAATCTGATATTAATAATGTTATATCAACTTATAAAAAATTATTTAATAAAAATGATGATAATATTCCAATTAGAATTGATAGTATGAATGTTTCATCATTAGAAATTAGACATTTAGATATTATAGAAAATAAATATGCAATAACAGATAAAGCAGATGGAGAACATAGTTTTTTATTAACAACAAATAATAAAATATATATTATATCTCAATATTTTCATATAAAAGATGTTGGAATAACCATAGATAAAAAATACAATGAATGTATATTTGATGGAGAATTATTATTTATTCCAAAATTAAATAAATATCTATTTATGGGTTTTGATTGTTTATTTTATTGTGGAGAAGATAAAAGACGAGAACCATTATTATTAAAAAGATTAGAATATATAAATGAATTTATGAAAATATTTAATAAAGATTATAAAAAGATTGAACATAATAATTATAATAATATAAATAAGAATATAGAATATTATGATAAACAATTAAGAAGTTTTACAGAAAATTTAATGAAAGATATTTATGATAAAAATAATAATAAAAAGTTTATTATGCGACCTAAATTATTTATTCCAGTATATGGTATAACTAATTATGAAATTTATTGTTATACTAAATTATATTGGGATATTTATAATGAATTAATAAGTAATAATAAATATCCATATCATTTAGATGGTATAGTATATCAACCATTAAATCAAGAATATGAAATAATAAGTAAAAACATAAAATTTAATATTTACAAATGGAAACCAGCAAATCAAAATTCAATAGATTTTTATATTCAATTTGTAAAAGATAAAATAACAAATAAAATTAATACAATATATGATAAAATTAAATTAAATGAAGAAGATAATTTTGATGAAACAAAAGAAAATAATGATGATAATACTAATATTATAAAATATAAAATATGTAATTTATATGTTGGAAGTGTAGATAAAAAAAATAATATTGAAGTTCCAATATTTTTTAATCCAACAAATAATAATCCAAATAATGATATTCATGTTGTATATTTACCAGTTGATGAAAAAGGATATGTAAAAGATAGAGAAGGAAATATAATATATGATAAAACAGTTGTAGAATTTATCTATGATAATAATGAACAAAATAAATATTTTAGATGGAAACCGATTAGAACAAGATATGATAAAACAGAGAATGTTATAAAATATCATACAAAATATGGTAATAATGAAAATGTTGCATCTAATATATGGGATAGTATAAAATATCCAATTACATTTGATCATATAATAAAATTATCATTAGAAGATTCATATAGAAAAACAAGAGATATATTAAATAATTTAATTAGTGATATTAAAACAGATAAATCAGAACAATATTATAATGTTAATGAAGATATTAAAAAAGTTGTTCAACCTAAAGCAGATTTTCATAATGCAATTAAAACACAATTAATTAATTCATATTGTAAACCTAATCCTGTTAAAATGAATATATTTGATTCATCAATTGGTTTAGGTGGAGATATTTATAAATATTATAATGCAAATGTTAATAAAGCTATTTGTATGGATATTGATTATAATGGTATATATTCAACTAATGGTGCATTAAGTAGATATAATGTAATGAAGAAAACAAAACCACATGTTCCATTAATGGATTTCTTTCAATCTAATTTTAGTGTAGATTTAGATGTAGAAAGTCAAATAAATTGTGGAATGGATAAAACAAAAGAAAATATTGATAAAATGAGATTATATTTTAAACAAGATTATGATGTAATAAGTTGTCAATTTTCATTTCATTATTTCTTAGAAAGTGAAAAAACATTACAAACAGCAATTAATAATATTAATAAATTATTAAAACCAAATGGATATGTATTAATTACATGTTTTGATGCTCAAAAAGTTCATAAATTTTTAGGTAATGAAAATAAAGTAATAAATTATGCAGATATTAATGGAATTAAAACACCAATACATAGTATTGAAAAGAAATATAATATTAATGATAAAGATAAAGTTATAAAAAATAATAATAAAATTATTTTTAAATGTGGTAATGCGATTGATGTTATGGTTGGAGAAGGTGGTATAACAGCAATAGAATATTTAGTTGATAAAACATATTTAATTAATAAAATGAAAGAAAATGGATTAAATTTAATAGAAACAGGAACATTTAAAGAAATGTATGAAAATATGAAAGAATATGTAAATACAATTAAAGAAGTAGAAACTAAACCAGCTATGAAAGAATATTTACAAAATAAATTATCAAAATATTATGAAGATAATGAAATAAATAATGAATGTAAAAAGATATCATTTTTAAATAGATATTATGTATTTAAAAAAATATAAATTTAAAAAATTGAATTTTTGATTATATTTTTTTTATATTAAATATATATAGCCTTTTTTTTGATATTAATTTAATGTCATTATTTAATAAATATTTTTCTAATTATGAATGTTCTAAAATACCTGAACAAATAAATAAATTTAATAATGATATTCTTAATAATAATAAAATATTAGAAAAAAATAATCAATTAAATAATATTATACAACCATTTATATATACAAATCAAATTCATATTTATGATTTGATTGATTTTAGAAATAATCAATGTTTACAAGAAACTAGAGAAATATATAAAGAAATTTTTAAACAAAAATTTAATAATGAAGATATTAAATTAGATGATAATAAATCATTAACAAAATGTAATATGACACAATTATTACAAAAATATAATAAAAATAATCCTATTGAAAAAAAGATTTGCTTTATTGTTAATTTAATATCAACTGATAATGTTATAAATGAAAAAGATATTCAATATAGATTTGATATTATTACTGATATTATTAATAATGCTATTGATAAAAATGAAGCTATTAAAATTATTGAAGAACAATTAGGTTATAGAGTATTAAATAATATATGTATTTATAGTAGTTCATCAAATAAATCAATTGGTATACCTTTAGCATATGTATTATTTTTAAAACAAATAATTGATAAATTTAAATTAAATATTAATAATATTTTTAAATTTAATAATGATTTTATGGATTTTATAATAAAAGAATTTATTTTACATGATATTACAATAGATTATAATGAAAAATTTAAAAATATAATGAAATATATTATATATTTTATATTTCAATTACATAATAATAATTTAATAAATGATAATCATTTATATGATTTTACAAATATTTTTTATTCAAATATTATAAATTATAATAAAATTTATAATATTTCATTATTGACTTTAAGTAGAATTATTAATATGATTTTGATAGATATTTTTTCAATTGATGAGGATAAAATAAATAATGATAATTTAGGTAATATTCATAATATAATTAAAACTATATTTAAAAATGCTATTTATTATAATGAAATTAAAAATATAATTGAAAATATAATTATTGAAAATCCAAATGATTTTAGATTAAAATTACTTTATAATAGTATTAACAATTTATAATTATTTTATTTAATATTTTTAAAAATATTAAATTATAAATTATTTTGTTGTTTAATTGTTTCTTCAGTTATATTTTTAATTATTTCTTTTTGTTTATTATTATATTTAATAAAAACAATTAATATAATTAATAAAAATATAATAAATAAAATTGTTTGAAAATTATTTTTAATAATTGTTAAAAATGTATTTTCTTTTTTTTCAATAATATTATTATTAGTTATTGTATTATTTATCTCCTTTAAATCTTTTCCTAATGAATTTGTTATATCATTATTTTTTTTTCTTTTTTTAACATTAGGTGAAATTTCATATTCTTCATTATTTTCTAAATTAAATGAAACTTTTTTATCATCATTATTTTCATTTAATTGTTTTTCATCTAATAAAGATTTATCAACTACATTTACTTTTAATTCTTCACTTGAATTATTATTTTCATTATTATTTTCATTATTATCTTTAACAATATTAGAAGTATTAACTTCATTTAATTTTGGTAATAATTCACTTCCTAATTCTGAATAATTCATTATTATAAAAAATATTTATATTTAATCAAAATATTTATATAAGTTTAATTTATAATTATTTATAAGAACAATTCATAATTTTTAACAATGAATAGAATTAGAAACATTAATAATAAATATGAAGTATTAATTAATAATAATTATACAACAAATCCATCTATTGAAGTATCATTAGGAGAATTATTTAATATACAATTAAGAAATTATGAAATAAAAATATTTGATAATTTACAAGATGCATTAAATTTAGCATATAATTATCCACCATTAAATTTTAATAAAATGCATTCTGATTGTGTAGATAATTTTAAAAAATTAACTTATATAATAAATAAAATATTAAAAGAACAAAATGTTAATATAAAACCTAAATTATTATTACCAGATGAAATTAAAAATATGTTATTTGATAGAATATTACAAAAAGGACGAAGATTTACATTTTATTATAATTTTAATGATATAATATCTTTTGATATTATTAATCCATATTATCATAATTTAATTGAAATATCATCAATATTACAACAAACTAAAGAATTAAGAATTATTAAAATAGAAAAAACATTAACACATATTAAAGTTATTGGTTTAACAGATAATAATATAACATATGAAATAAGATTATGGACAAGTATATTATTTAATTTTATGACTTGGATAAAAAATAATAATAAAAATTTATTAGATTATATGAATGAATTACAATTAAAAATAAATGAACAAAATTTATTAGATATACAAAATTTAACTGAATAAATATTTTTATAAATTATAAAAAAATTGATAATCAATATTATTTGATATTATTTTATTATAATTATCAATGTTTTTTTTGTTATATAGCTCATATTATGAACTCACACGTTAATAAGGAAGTTAATCCTAAGGAAATTGATAATAAGGTTCAAAAGGTGAAATCTTTTATTCCTAAAAATGAAAGACAAAATCAATTTAAGAAATCTTTTGAATCGAAATCTGTAAATCAAAATACAGATAAACCAAAAACTAAGAAACCTGATGCTTTAACTATTGAAGCAAATGAACAAGTTCAAACTTTAGCCAAATCTTTTATTGATTTTGTTAATTCTTGTCAATATCGACATATCGAATTTGACAATAATACAATGAATTCTTTAAAAGGTATTTGGTTAAAGTTGAATAAGTTCAACTTTAAGGTTAAAACTCAGGATGATAAGCATAAATAAAGTTTAAATACTTTATTTTTTCTTAGTTTTTTTAATTATTACTAATAATAACTTAGGAGATAAAATTAATTTATTAAAATAAATTAATTTCTTTTATTAACATTATGAATAATATTATATATTTTAAATTGGTTTTTATTTATTTCTTTTATTAAATATTTTTTTTTATTATTATCAATAAATATATTACTATCTATTTTATATAATTTTGATGTTTTCATTAATTTATTATTTACATATAATATATATTTATTATTAAATAATAAATTATTAGTAAATTTTTTTGATATACCATATCCTTTTATTGTTTTCTTCTTTTTTATTTTTAAACTTTTTGTTCTTGTAATAAGTTTATTTTTTAATATTATACCATTATATACATTATTTTCATCATATTCTTCATCTAATAAAGGACAGTGTGGTATTACTTTTATTGGTATAGGTGCATAAATCATTTATATATTATATTGTTATAAAAATTGATTTTTTGATAATATCAAATTAATTATATCAAATTAATTATATTTTCAATATTTTTACTTTATTTTTTTTATTAAAAAAATAATATTTTATTATATAATTAATTATATAATATTATGAATGAAGAATTAAAAAGTTTAAATGATTTACCATCAATAAATGATATAATAAAATTTATTGATTTCCATAATTTAAATGAAATTATTGATTATTTACATTCATTAGTAAATAATTTATATAATGAAGAAATAAATACACTTACTTTAAAGCATAATATTATTGAATTTATTAAAATATGTAATGATATTAAAACATATAATAATTTAGATTATAAAATAATTTTAATTAATAATATTAATTATATTTTTGATAATTATGATAAAACAAATTTTGATATTTCAATTAATGAAAATAATATAAAATATACAAATAATAATATGATTATAAATATAACTAATGATATATTATTATATTATAAAAATAATATTTATGTAATTAAAAATGAAAATATTAAATTAGATAATATTAATATTAATATTAATTTATTAAATTATAATAGAAATATTATTAAAATAATTTTTAATAAAGATTTAACAATTAATAATTTAAATATAACATTAATGAATAATAATGATAAAAATATTTCTATTCAATTTAATGGAATTAATAAAAATAAAATTATTATTAATCAATTAAATATTGATGGTTGTTTTAATACCTTATTTATGAATACTATATCTATAAATTTTCAAATTCATCATATTAATATATTAAATAATTATTCATTATATTTATTATCATTAAATCATGTATTATTAAATAATGGTAAAATAAATTTTATTAATATTAATAAAAGTAGAAATTTTAAAATTATTTTTACAAATTATAAATTATTATCTTATACAATATTTATTAATAATGAACCTTATGTAATAAATAATTTACCTTATAAAAGTTTTATTAATAATATTGATTTTTATTTATAATATTATTTTTTTTATTATTAATAATAAAAAATATTATTTAATTAAAAATAGAATATTTATAATATAATCCACAGAATGGACAGAAATGTTCATAAAATGGACAATTATAACTTAAATTATCGTGATAATATTGTCTTCCACATTTAATACAATTAATATATCTACCATTTCCAACTAAAGAAATATTAATTGGAACTTCATGATTATAATGTCCATTATTAGGATAATAACCAGTAATATAATAATTATTATAAGACATGTTTATATAATAAAATATATTTATATATAAAAATAATAAAAAAATGAAAAATAATAATATAAAAAATATTTATATATTATAATAAATAATAATGTCAGTATTTTTATCTAAATCAGAAATTGATGAATTAATTGCAAATAATATATTAGAATTAATTCATTATAGATATATAAAAGGTATAGATAAAAGTAATATATTAAATATTATTAAAAATAGAGATATAAAAGTATTTAATAATTTCTTAATTGGTTATGTTAATGAAAAAGAATTAAATACATTTATTAATAAAATTAATAATTATAAATATACGAATGGAATAATAATATTATCTGATATAAATTTTGAAAAATATGATTTTAGTAAAGATACATTATATAAAAAGAATATTAATATTTTTACTAAAGATGAATTTTATGAAATTTATGTTAAATCAACTTATTACCAAAAACATGTAATTATTAGTGAAGAAGAATTTAAAAAATCTTTTCCTAATATTTTAATTAATCAATTACCATTAATTACACATTGGGATAAAGCTGTTAGATATATTGGTGGTAAAGTTGGAGAAATAGTTAAAATATATAGACATAACGTATCAGGTGAAAGTATTTATTATAGATTAATAAAATAAAAATAAAAAAATAAAAAAATGATTTATTTATAATTATATTAATATAATTATAATAATATTAATAAATAATGAATATTCAAATTGATGATTTGTTAATTAATGATAATGTTAAAAATATTATTTTTAAACATTATAATAATTTAAATTTTTTAATATATGGTCCTCCAGGAACTGGTAAAACAACAATTATTCAATCATTTATGAATAATATTAAAGATGTTGATAAATTATTAATTGATGTTAGTGTTGATAGAGGGATTGATGTTATAAAAAATAAAGTTATAGAATATATTAATGCAGGTTCATTTTATGATAATAAAATTATAATTATGGATGAAATGGATAGTTTAACAATAGATGCACAAAATACATTAAATTATTTTGTTGATGAAGTTAAGTATCCTAATATTCATTATATATTTGTTTGTAATTATAATAATAATATAATTCAATCAATAATATCAAAATGTGCAATATTAAGAATTGATATTAAACCTAATAAACATTTATTAGAAAGATGTTTATGGAAATTAAATAATTTAAATATAATAATATCAGAAGATAGTATAAATTATATTATTAAATATTATAATTGTGATATAAGAAAAATATTTAATTTCTTAAATGAATTAAGTATAATTTATAAAAAATCATTTATTCCATTTTCTTTAATAAAAGATAAAATATAAATATTATCAAAAAATGATTTTAAATTATATAATTATTAATTTTATAAAAATAAAAAATGATATATAAAAGAAATCAATTAATTACATTATTAAATAAACATAAAGAAGAATTAAATTTATTATATAAATATATTAAAAGTATAGTTTTAGCAAAAAATTTTATTAATGAATTACTAAATAATAAAATATTAAAAATAGAAATTTTTAAATTATTTAATAATATATTTCAAGAAGTTAATTATAATGATATGTATGATACAAATATATATTATTGTGTTCATATATCATATTTATATTTTAATTATAAATATGTTGATGTGGATGATTTATCACTTTTAAAAGAAGAATTAATAGATAATTATGATGAAGAGGAAAATAAAATAAGATTTATAATATTATTAATACATATATATAAAACTTATATAGATAAATATGAAGTAGATTTATATTAATATCTTTTTTGGTGGTATATATTGTTCTATTTTTTCATGTTCTTTTCTAAATTGTATAAATTCTCTATTAATCTTATCATCAGATTCAATAATTATATGTAAATAATAATATTTATTATTATCATTTTCATCCAAATTATAAAATGATGCAGATAAATGATAATCCATAAAATATAAATAAAAATCATTATATGACATTAAAGCATTTTGTTTTAAAGCATTTTGTTTGTCTTCATATTTTGGTTTATAATCAAAACTATTTTTAGGAACATTTGAAATATCTTTATCTTCATTCAAATTATCTCTATAATCTGTATCATATTTTTGTGTCATATGTCCTACTATATGAGTTATATATTTACAACTATTCTCATTTAATTCTGTTAATTCTTTTAAACTATTATTACATATAATAGGATTAGTTTGTATTTCTGGTAGTCCATATAAATTTCTAACTTTTTGTTTTGGTTGCAAACCATTAAATAATTGATATAATGTCATTATTAATTCAGGTATATTTCTTTTACTATACTTATCAATTTCATTTATTTTATGTAATACATATCTAAATATAACTTCTAAAATATTTATCATTCTAGTTTCATCTGGAATATTAATTTGTTTATTTTTTAATACAGTAATCAAATTATTAAATGGTATTTGATAAATAAAATTATGTGATAATAATATTTTTTGATTAATTGATACAATTATATTAAATAATGATGAATTTTTTATAATATAATCTTTTCTTATTTTATTTTTAATATTATATAATGTTTGAAATTCTAATTGAAATTCTTCTTTTTCATATGCAGTAATTGCATAATACCAATAACTAGATTCATTTTTAAATAAATAATTTAATACAGTAGCATTTAATTCATGATTACCAAATAATATTATTAATTTATTATTTTTATCATAATTATATTCAATTATATTTTTTAATATAAATAATATATGAAAACATCCAACATCATTATTATATAATAATTCTTTACTAACTGTTCCTTTAACTGTTTCTTTAACTGTTCCTTCATTCATATCATAATATACATTTATTCTATTATAATTATAATATTTATCTAATACATCTTTATTTAAATAATGTGTATCTACAATATCACCTAAAAATACTAAAGCAGAATTATTTAATTTATTAATATTATTTAATTTAAATGTTATTTTATACATATTATTATTATTATATCCTATATTATCACCATTATATATTATATTATTTTGAAATATGTTATAATAACTATTTAGTCCAATATATAAAGTAAAATCTTTAGATTTATCAATATCTTTTATATCAATTTTATTTTCTTGACCATTAGCCATATGATGATATAAATTATAACTATTATTTTCTAAAAAAATAATATTTTCTTTATATGTATCATTTTCTAATTTATAATAATAATAATCTTGATCAATTATATTATTTGGTTGTATATTTTTTAAATATTCCCAATTTACTAAATCTATTTTTTTTAAAAAATCTAATAATACTGTAATATCACCGTGTATATCACCTATTATATGTATATCTTTAATATTATTAATATTATAGTGTAAATCATTAATAGTATGATTTAATATATTTTTAAATTCATCAAATTCTTTTAATCCTAATTCCAATGACATTTTTATATTATTTTATTATTTTATATATTTATATAATATTTTTTTATTAATAAAATATAAAAAAAATAGATTTGTTAATGTTTGTATATTAATATTTTTAAATATATTATTTAAATAATATATTTTTTTATTATAACATTATTTTTTTATTTATTTATTATACTATTTATTTTATCATTATATTTATTTTCTTTATCATTAAATATTTTTATAAATGGTATTTTATCTATTATTTCTTCATTATTTAAATTTGGTTCATAATTACATATATTTATTAATAATATTATAATATTATTATCTTCATTACATAATTTTAATAATTGTTCATTTATTTTATCATCTTCTTTAATAAAATAATAACAAATAATTATTTTATCTTTATTATCATATTTAATTTCATTTATATCATTATTATATTTTATTCTAAATATATTATTATTTTTTATCATTATTATATATTAATTATTTATTTACAACAACAAGAAGAATTCATAATATTAATAATTGTTTTATTTAATAATTCACAAGATTTTTTATAAATATATTTTATATCTTTTATTATTGATAATATTAAATTCTTTTCTTCTTCTGTTAATTCTTCAAAGATTTTTGATAATAATATTTTATTTAATATATATGTTAAACCTTTTATTCCTATATTTATTGTTAATTTACTAATTGGTTCCATATTTAAATTTAATAATAATTGTGTTATTTTATTATTTAATAATAATTTTGTTATATTTAATATATGATATGTAATTTGTTTAATTTTATGTAATATTAGTTTATTGGGTGTTTCATTTGTTAATTCATAAACATATTCCTTTAATTCGTTATTTGTAATTTTATTATTTTCTAATTCAATATTTTCTTTTTCATTATTTATTTTTAATAAATTTAATGTTTTTAATTTATTATCATTTAATTTATAATAACTATTAAATAAATTAATATATTTTTTTGTTTGACCCATATTTATATATTAATATTATTTTATTTTAATAAAATAATTATTATTAATAAATAATTATAATTTTAATTGTTCTGAAATTTTCTGTTTTGTTTTATTATTATTTATTTTTTTAAGAGGTATATAATATTTTATTGGCTCTATATCTTCTTTATTTGAATTAAAATTAATAAATTCTCTTGTAATATTATCATTATAACTAAAACACAAAAGAATATTAAAAACTATTTAAACATCATATAAATTCCAGAAATCATTAATTTAATATTAATTTTAAAAAATTGATTTTTTAATTATTAATTATATTATAAATTTCTTATGTCAATAAATAAATTATATTTAAATTATTCTCAATCTATTTTACCTACAAACTATGATGATATTCCAATTATAGACTATGCATATTCTCAAATAACTTATTTAAAAAAAGAAGATAAAATAATTCATAATATTAATATTGATAAAATTATTCAATTAATCAATATTAATAAAAATGTAAAAATTATTTTCGATTTAAATGTTCCATTTAAATATAAAAATATTGTCATTAATTTTAATGATTATTCATATAAAAAAGAAGATTTAAATAAAATAAAGAAATTTATTTTATTAAATTCAAATGAAAATTTAAAAAATATCCAAATTAATAATCATATTTTAAATAATGTATGTATTAAAAATAAAAAATAAAAAATTTATTTAATTAATTAAATAAATTACAATTTAAATATTATATATTTATTAAATTTCATATAAATCCCAAAAATCATTAATTTCACCATTTTCATATTTACTAACTAATTTACTAATACAAATAGATAATAAAATATTTAATAAAATGTAAGAAAATACAGAATATTTTTTATTATTATTAAAATTATAAATTGGACCAAATAATTTTTGGGTAAAACATTTATTTTTATCTTTATCTTTTCTTATAAATTTTTCTAATTCAGTTAATGCACAAGTATCATCATTTAATAACCAATGCATTTGTATCATTGGAATTATTAAACAATATAAAAATAATAGATAATTAGAATTAAGAAAAGGAATAATAAAAATACATAATATAATTAAAATATGTATTAAACAAATAATAGAAGAAATTAATTCTTCTAAATAATTATTCATTGTTTATATATGATTATATAATAAAATTATTTTATTTAAATAAAATAATTATTCATTTGGATTATTAATTTCTTTCTTTTTTAATTGATATTCTTTAACTTTTTGTAATTTCTCTTCTCTATGTTTTTGATAATATTGTTTTCGTTTTTCTTTTAATTCTTCTTTATGTGCTTCATTATATTTTTTTTTACATTCTAATTTTTTTACATACTTATTACTGTTTTTATCATTATTATCTATAAAAATATATTCATATATTTCATTATTATTATTTTTAATAATATTTATAATATTATCTTTATTATCATCATTTAAATAATGTTTAACATATTTTTTTAAATAAACTTTTTTATACATTAAGGATAAATCACTATTTAATGTAAAATTTATTACATCTATAATAAAATCATTTCTAGATGACATTTTATATATTATTTATTATATATTTTTAATAATTTGTTTTTTTTATATAAAAATATTTTCTATAGAATATATATAAAATTCTTATATTTTTTTTAAATATAAAATTAAAAAATGTTAAATTTTACCAACTATATATTAACCCAAGAAGAAAAAGATTATATAAAATCTTATACAAAAAATAACTTTTATAGATTATGTGGTTTATATGGTGGAAAGAATATATTTAGATACAAACAATTTAATAATACTATAGAAGTGTTTAATTTTATTATATCTAATATTAATAAATTAGATAAAATACCTAATATTGATGTTAAAAAATTTAAACAATTTTATTATCCTTTATGTAATAATACAACAATGATTATTGATGGACATAATAAAAGTGATATATTTAAATTAGTAATTGATGTTGATATTAAATATGATAATGAACATTTAAATACTAATAAATATAAATCATTAGATGAAATAGATTTTAATAAATTATATAAAGATATACCAAAATATATAAAGGAGATAATGGAATATTATTTTGAATATAATATTAATAATATTGATAATGACTATATTAATTATATATTAAAATATAATGATAATAATAAAGATAATATAATAAATCCATATGAATATATTTGGTCAAATAAAATTAATAATAATTCAAATATTCATTTATATTTTCCTTTTATATTTGTTAATCAATATCAATATATTTTTATTATTAAAAAATTAATTGAAAAATTAAATTCTATTAATAATAATTTTATTTGGAATAAAATAATTGATGAACATATGATAGATAATGGATTTAGATTATTATATTGTAATAAACCCTATTATATTTATAAATATAATAAACAAACTAAAAAAGGTAAATTAATTGATATGAAAATAGTACATAAACCAAATTATTATTTAATTAATTATGATAAAACAACAATTAAATTAAATGATAATGATAAATTTCATCATTTATTTATTACTTCAATGCAAACTAAGTATAATGAAACAATAAATATTAAAAATAATTATAATGATATATTTAATAATATAATTAAAACATATAAAAATAATAATAAATCTAAAAATAATAAATCTAAAAATAATAAATCTAAAAATATTAAAATAAAAAATAAAAAAATAATAAAATCAATAAAAAAATGTCATATACAAAAAATTAAAAATATTGATATTACAACTGAATTAAATAAAATATTTAATTTATTAAATAATGATAGATTAGATGATTATACTAAATGGTATAATTTAATATGTTTATGCCATACTTATCATTTATATAATTATTGTATTAATTTATCAAAAAAATCTAAAAAATATGATGAATATTCTCTAACTACAATAAATGAAGTATTTTATAAAAAAATGTATAAGAAAAAAACATTTAGATCATTATTTTATTGGATAAAACAAGATTATAATATAACTAAAGAACAACAATATAATTTTTTAAAAGATAAAAATATTGATATTAAATTATTAAATGAAGAATTATTAAATTTTAAATGTAAATATATAATTAGTAATAATTTTAAATATAATATTAAAATTAATGATTTAATAAAATTAAATATTAAAGATGAAATTATTAATAATAATAATTTTAATTATTTAGAAGTTAATAATGAATTTATTAATGATAATGATTTTGATAATATTAAAAATTATAATAATATTTGTTTAATATCTCCTGTTGGAACTGGTAAAACTACAATTATTAAAAAATTAATATCTTATTGGAATAATAAATATATTGAATATTATAAACAAAATAATTTTAATGTTAATTTAAATTTAAATATATTATGTATTTCATCATTAATTTCATTAGGTGATAAATTATGTAATGATTTAAAAGAATTTAATATTATTAATTATAAAGATATTAAACATTATGAATATAATAAATATGATAATTTAAATATATCTTTAGAACAATTACATATATTAAATAATAATTATGATATTATTATTATAGATGAAATAAAAAGTTTTATAAGTAGATTTTTAAGTAAAACAAATAATAATATTTCTAATAATTATTATAATTTAATAAATTTATTTAAAAATAGTAGTTATATTATATTTTGTGATGCTTTATTTTGTGAAGATACATATTTATTAGTTAATAAATTATTTAATTGTAATAATATGAAAAGTTTATTTTATTATAATAAATTTAAAAAGTGTAATAATAAAGTTATTAATAATTATTTATATAATAAAGATTTTAATGATTTAAATAATATTATTTCTTTTATTGATAAATTTAATATTAACAATAAAATAATTAATAATGAAAGTATTTTAATATGTTCTGATAGCGCTACAATATCAAATTTAATTTATAATTATTTTATTGATAAATATAAAAATAAAAATAATTATTTTGAATTAATTATAAAAGATAAATATAATAAGGAATTTGTAAATAATTGTAATATTACTTTTAATAATAAATGTGTTATATATTCACCAAAAATAACTTATGGAATTGATATACAAATTGAATATGAAGATATTTATGTAATTTATAAAGGTAAAAGTATTAATTCTTACTTAATGCTTCAACAAATTTCAAGAAGTAGAAATTGTAAAAATATTAATATTTTATCTTTATTTAATTATAATCAAATAAATATATTAAAATTTAAATATTTTAAAAATAATTATATTAATAATATTAAAAATATTAATGATAAAGTTTTTGAATTATTAAATAATCATAATATAATTGATAATATTGATATTTTATTTAATATGAATAATTTATTAAGTAAAAGATATAAAGATATTATTGATTTTTTAAATATTGTTATTCATAATAAATACAATAATTATATTACAAATAATAATAAATTATATTGTTTAAAATTATTATCAGAATATCAAGGATATAATATTAATTATTATGATTTTAATGAAACAAAAAATTATAATATTGATGATAAAAAATATTTAGAAATAAATAATTATGATAATATTAAGATATTAGAAGAAATTAAATTAGATAAAAATTATGAATTATGTAATAATGAATTAAAAATATATTTAAATGAATTAATAAAAGATAAAAAAAATATAAATAGAATATTACATAGTAGATATTTATTTATTTATGATTTAAATAAAATTGAAAATATATTTAAAAATAATAATGAAGATATTATTAAAATTATAAATAATAATGGAAATAATTTAAAATATGTTTATCAAATATTAATTAATTTAAATAAAGAATTAGAAATTAATAAATTTGAGTTATTAAAAGAATATAATAAAGATAAATTAATAAAATTTATTGAAAATAATAAAAATAATATTAAAAAATTATTTACATCAAAAATGACTTTATATCAAAATAAAAAATTAAAAAATAAATCTTATGAAGATTTATTTAAAGAAATACAAAATGATAAAATGAATAGAAAATTTAAATGTATTAATGGATTATTTTTATTTAATCAATTTATTCTTAATTGTTATAAATATATTGATAAAAATTTAATTATAATAAACAAAGAAGATTATATTATTAATAAAAATAGATATATAAATAAATATATATTTAATGATAAATATATTAATAATATGAAAGATATTTATAATATAATAAAAAATAATGATACAAATATTATTTTTTAATTTAAATATAAATAAATTTATATAATTAGATATACTTTTATAAAAAGTCCCACTTTTAGAAAAATTTTATAATATTTTTTTTCTAAAAGTGGGACTTTTTAATAAATGTATATTTACTAATAATATTTTTATTAATTTAAATTAATAAAAGTATATATAACTAATTATATTTTATTAAAAATATTATTTATATTAATAAAAATGATAATATAATTATTAAATTTTAATAATAATTTTAAATTTATTATTAATTATATATACATTTTATAAAAGTGGCATTTTTATTGATAAATATTATAAAAATTATCCGTAAAAGTGCCTTTTTATAAATGTATGTATACTTATATAAATTTTATTAATTTAAATTAATAAAAGTATATATAATTAATTAATTTAATAAAAATTATATTGATAAATTTTAATAATTTATATGAATTAAAGATTTATTTTTTTATTATTTTATTTAAATAAAATAATTTATTTATAATCAATATTATTATTTTTATATTGTTTATATTGATAATTTATTTTATTACCATATTTTTTATTATAATAAATAATATAAATACAAATAATATAAAATATTAAATAAAATAATGTATTATAAAATATATCTTTTATTATATCAAATATTAAAAAATAAAAAAATTGAATTTAAAATATTATAATATTATAATATTATAATAAAAATAATATCAATTAATTATTAATAATTAAATATGCATTTTAAATTAGAAATAATAGATAATATTGATAAAATTGATATATACCGAATTTGTATTTATTGCTTATTAGAAGATAAAGAAGTTATAATAGAAGAAATACCTGAAAAACCAAAAATTGTTGATAATAAAGAAATTCATTATTTTTATTTAAAGAATATACCTGATGTAATGTATGAAAAGATAATATCAGAAATAAATGTTAATGATGAATATAATTTGTGTGATACAGTTTATATAGATTCATATATTGATTCTATAAAAAATACATCTAAAAATAAAAATAATTAATTTATTAAAAACAAAGATAGAATATGATATATCAAATATTAATCATGATTATCATATAAAATGTAAAACACCATATTCCAATAAAATATCTATTATTGATAATTCAAATAAATATTTTAATTATTTTTCAATTTCAAATAGTAAAACACAATTTATAACATTTAAAAATATTAAATTAAGATTATTTAAATATTCTGGTTATTCATATGATGAACCCTTTTGTGATCCCTTTATAGGTTCTCCAATTTTTACTTTTAAAAAATGTAATGTTGATAATTTTAATATAACTACTGGTATAATATATTACAATTTATAATACGATAATAAAATTTATTTATTATTATATAATTTATTTAAAAAATTGAAATTTTATAATATTATAATTAAATAAAAACCTATTATTTAATTATTAATAATTAAATATGCATTTTGAATAAAAAAAACTAAAAAATATTAATGATTATATTATCTATCAAATTTGTATTTATTGTTCATTAGAAGATGAAAAACTTTTAAAAGAAGATATACCTGAAAACCCAGATATTGTTGATAATAAAGAAATTCATTATATTTATTGTAATAAACCATCTGATAAAATGTTTGATAATATTATATCAGAATTAAATATTAATGATGAATATATTATTATAGATAATTATAATGATGAATTAAAATATTCTAAACAAAAAATAATTAGTTTATCAGAAACAAAAATAGAATATGATATAACAAATATTAATCATGATTGTTTAATTGAATGTATAAATCAAAAAAAATATCATATGTCTATTATTGATAATTCCAATGAATATTTAAATGATTTTTACTTTCCAGAATATATTACTAAATCTATAACATTTAAAAATGTTAAATTAAGATTATTTAAATATTTGGGTTCAATTTATACACCTGATATGTTAGTTTTCATTTTTAATAATTGTCAAGTTGATAGTTTTAATATAACTGGATTAGTTATGTTACAATATAACATTTTTAATTAAAAATTGATTTTTTATTTAAATAAAATAATATTAATTATAATTTTTACGATTAACTAAATTTTGTTTATATTGATAATTTATTTTATCACCATATTTTTTATTATAATAAATAACAGAAACACAAATAATACAAAATATTAAATAAAAGAATGTATTATAAAATATATCTTTTATTATATCCCACATTAAAAAAATATTTATAAATATTTATTATATTTTAAAATTATATTTTTCAAAAATATATTTAATTAAAAAAATGAAATTTTATTTAATATTATTAATAATATTAATAAATTATTAAAATGTATTTTGTATTAGAAAATAATGAAAAATATTATATTAAATATTTTCCAATTGAAATATTAAAAGTATATTATTATATAAATATTGGATATGAAGAATTAGATGTAATAATGAATGAATATAATAATTTTGAATGTTATAATAATATTAATGATATTTACATAAAAAATAATAATTATAAAATTATTATTGATTTAACATTATTAGAAAATATTGATAATATAATAAATATAATAAAACATAAATTTGATAATGAAATAAAAATAATAATAAATAAAAATATTAATCATTTAGAAGATTTAAAAAAATATCTTAATTAATATGAAGATTAATATTAATATCATTATTATTTTTATCATTATTTTTAATAAAGGAGTAAAATAAGAATAAAATAAAATAAATAACAATCATAAAAATAATAGTTAAAAAGAAATAAACAATTTCAACATTACTATAATCAAAATTAAAAGAAACAGTTTTTTTAATAAAATTAAACATATATTCACTCCATTTATCTCTAATATTTTCAAATTCTAATAAAGAAGAAACTTGACTTTTTTTATATCTTATTTCTTCATCATCATTTAATTTTTTAAGTTCTTCATTTTCTAATTGTTCAATATCTTTTTTTGTTTTTTCTTTAGCCTTTTCAAAATCATCATTAAATTGTTGTAAGGTTAATTCTTTTCTTTCATTATGGGTTAAATACTTATAAGGATCCCAATTTTTTAATAAATCAATAGACATAATTAATTTTAAAAAAATTGAATTTTAAAAAGTTATTTTTTTAAATTATATATTATTGTATTATATTATATTATTGTATTATAAAATGTCATATGATATTAAAAAACAAAATGAAGATTACATTAATAAAAAATATATTATAGATTTAATAAATAATCACATAACTAATATAAATAATAATATTAATGAAGATATTATTAATAATTATAAAAATAATAATAATATAAAATTTACAATGACATTTGATATATTATGTAATAATATCAAGAAAAAAATAACTGATAATATAGATATTATATTTGATAAATCAAAAAATAATTTAGTATTTAAATATGATGATAATGTTTTAAATGAAATATATAATAATTATAATAATTATAATGATTATGATTATGAAAAGAAATGTTATAATGAATATTTTTATGAATATAGAAATTTGGTTTGTAATGAATCAATAAATAATTATAAATATTCATTAGCCAAATCAAATAAAATTATTCATTTAGATAATTCAAAAGATGTTGTATATATTAATAAGATTGATCAAGATATATTAAAAATTTATGGTAATGATATTAATAAAAATATTTATTATCATAAAAAGAAATTATCTATTATAAATAGTAATATAAAATATCTTTATATTAATTATTCTGATATAGATACATTATATATTATTAATTGTCCAAATTTATTATATGTAAGTATTGGTAATATTAATTTAAATAAATTATATATTTATCAATGTCCGAATATATTATATTTGGATGGTAAAGGAAATAATTTAACAAGTTTAAATTTAAATGCATTGAAACATTTAGTTATATTAGATTTAAGAAATAATCAATTAGAGAAATTAAAAATTGATCAAATATTAAATCTAAAAGTATTAAATGTAAAAAATAATTCATTAGATGAATTAAATATAAATAATAATTTAAAAATATTACATTGTGAGAATAATAAAAATAAATTAAAAGTTAATAATGAAAATTTATATGTTTATACATATTAAAAAGATTTATTAAAATCTAATTTACATGTTTTATTTATTTATTTAAATAAATAAAATTATAATAAAATATTAAACTTGAGAAACAAAATATTTATTAACATTTTCAGATTTATTAAAATCTCTATAAGTTGTATTATCTACAGTCCAAGGTGAAGCAGAAGAAAACATTGTTTTAAAAATATCAGAAGGTAAATTATCATAATATTCTTGATCTAAAAATTTTTTAGGAACATATCTATAAATATATTTAGGTTGAGATTGATATTTAATAGATATAATTGAACTTAATAAAATTAATATTGAAATAAATAAAAATAATATAATAATAATTAATACTAAATATTCCATAATAATAAATTAATATATATTAATTATATAAAAATATTTTATTTAATAATATAAAATTAAATTATCAATATATAAAAATGAAATTATTAACTTCTCAATCAATTAAAATAAAAGATGAATTAATAAATTTTATTAAATTAATAATAATTATTACATTAGCATTAATAATTTATGTATTAATTAAAAAATTTATTAATTGTAATTTATTTAATTATTATTATTATAATTTCAATTATGGACATTATATTAAACCAATATTAAAAATATTATTCATTGTATTATTAATTTTATTATTTATTAAATTTTAAAAAAATGATTATAAATATATTATTATATATATATAGTAAAAATATTATGGATTTAAATTTTGATTTAATTTATAATATTAACAAATTAGAAAACATAATTAATCCAAAAGAAGAAAAAGAAGAAATAGAAAATACTCATAAATGTAATTATATATGTGATAATTCAGGATTATATGTTTGTACAATATGTGGAGAAATAAATTATGAAATGACGAAAATAAGTGATGGAATAGATAATGAAAAAACCAATTCATATCATCCAATAGATAATACAGAAACAATAAAATTAAAAGGAATAAAAAATAAACAATTAAATAATTTAGCAACAAGATATAATACAACAATAGATTATGAAAAGAAAGAATTATTTAAAATAATGAATGAAATAAATAAATATTGTACAGATTTAGGAATACAAAAGAATATAGCAGATGATGCACAATTAATTTATCAAAATGTTATTAAAATTATTAAAAATGATAAATCAAATAAATTTATTAAAGCAAGAGGTCGAAATAATGGAGGATTAAAAGGTGCATGTATATATTATGCATGTTTAAAGAATGGAATATTATTAACAATATCAAAAATAGCTAAATCAATTGATGATTTAAAACAATCATATATACATAAAGAATGTAGAATAATAAATAAATTAATAGAAAATTATCCAGAATTAAAAAGATTTATCCCTATTACATGTTTTTATTATCCATATGATTATTTACAAACAATGGTTAGATGTTTTAATATAACTAAAAAATCTGATATTAATAATATTAAAAAGATGTTATTATATATTCAATATGACAAATTAATACCTAATCATAATCCATTAAGTCAAGCATTATCAGTATGTTTAGTATATTTAGTTTATAAAGGATATATGAAACCTAATTTTGCAAAAAAAGATATAGCAAAATATTTTGCAATAAGTCAACCAACAGTATGTTCAGCATATAAAGAATTACAAGCGAAACAATCCAAAATATTAAATTATTGTTTAAATCATACAGAAGAAGAAATTAATGAATATTTTAAAAAATCAGATAATTATTTAGATGAAAATTTAGTAAATGAATTAAGAAATAAAATGATGAATATTAATAGATATGATATCCCTTTAAATATGGATTATATTAAATCATTAATTTAAATCATAATTTTTAAATCATAATTTAAAATATTTTTATTTTTTTAAAAAAATAAAAAAAATTGAATTTATAAATATTAAATATTATTTATATTATTTTTATAAAATGGATAATTTAAATTCAAATAATTTTAAAATAGTTTTAATACCTAGTAATATTGAACCAGTAGATAGAAGAATTATTAAATTTGATTTTGATGTTATTTTTGTTGATAAAAATAAACAAAAAGTAAAAATATAAAAAATAAATAAATATAACTATATTTTTAATAATTTTAAAATTATTAAAATTATATCTTTTTTTAATAGTATTATTAATAAATATTATTAATTTAACTATTTTTTTAAAATATAAAATAAAAATAAAAAATTGATAAAATAAAATTTTATATTAAAAACATATTCTAATAAACGATTTATATAATATGTCAAGTAGATATACAAATTCTGATGACACAGAAAATACAGAAAGTTTAACAAATGAAGAAGAAAATACATCTACATCAGAAGATAATGAAAAAGATCGTTTAACAGATAATTCATCTGAAGATAATTCAAGTGAAGATAATACATCTGATGAAGAAGAAAATGAAGAAGAAAGTTCAGATGAAGAACCAGAAGAATTAATTATTAAAGATAATAAAAAACCAATTACACAAAAATTATCTCCAAAATATTTAAAAGTTAAATTTTCTAAATCAAAAGATAAAAATACATCATTAGATAAATTATATAATCAATTTATTAAATTATTAAACAGTTCTTTATATGATAAAAATAAAGATAATAAAGAATTAATTACTAATCAAAGAGTTAGTTCACCATCTGGTGCTTATATTATTCCTGATGATAAATATGATGAATTTTTAACTTTATATGCTTCAATTGTAGAAAATGAAGAATATATTAATAATGCTGAAAAATTTATGAAATATAAATTAAATATTGGAGAAAGACAATGTGAAGTTGGCCCATTATTAATTGATTTAGATTTCAAATATAAAGAATTACCAAATAATGTAAGTAGAATATATCATATGAATGATTTATTAAATAAAGTTATGGATATTATAGAAAATAAATTAAAATATTATTTTATAATAGATAAATATGATATTAATGGTTTATTATTTGAAAAACCAACACCAACAAAAATAGAAAAAGAAGTAAAAGATAAAGATGGTAATATTAAAAAAGAAACATATTTTAAAGATGGTGTACATATTGTTTATGATTTACCAATAAAGAAGGTTGATAGACATTTCTTATATAGATTAACATTACAAGAAATAAATATAACAGGATTATTTAATAATTTACCAACTGATGATACACCAGAAACAATATTAGATGAATCAACAATTAGTAGAAATTGTTGGATGATGTATGGTTCAACTAAAATAGAAAAAGATAAAACAGGTAAAATACATATTAGACCACAATATAAATTAACTCAAACAAGAAGTGTTTATGATTTATTATCTGTAAAACAATTAAGTGTTAGAAAATATAAATATGCATCTCCTTTAGAAGTAAAAGATGAAATATATGATGAATATTTAATAAAATTAAATAATATTTCAATATTAAAACGAGAAGGTTTAATAAAATCTAAAACTCCTGCTTTAGTTGATAATAAATTAAATGAAACTATTTCAACTGAAATTAATACTTTATGTTCTGCTGATTATAAATTTACTAATGAAGAACAAGAAAGAATTGAATGGGCTAGATGTTTATTAAAAATTATTAATCCCAAACGTGCAGATAATTATCAAGATTGGTTATATATTGGTTGGGCATTACATAATACACATACAAGTTTATTTGAAGATTATATAAATTGGTCTAAACAATCAATTAATTATAATGAAGAAGAATGTTTAAAAAATTGGAAAACATGTAAATCTAGAGGTAAGGTTTGTAGTATTAAAACTTTAGAATTATATGCACAAAGAGATAATCCTAAAGAATATGATAACTTATTTAATGATATTTATCAAGATATTATTGAAAAAGCTTTAGAAGGTGGAACTATACAAAAAGAATCAATGATTCCATTTACTAAATTTGGTAATTTATATTTAGCTGTTTCAGAATCATTAAAAAAGAGAAGTCAATTAATTATTTATCGATTTAATGGTAAAAGATGGATTATTGATCAAAATGGTAGACATTTAATTCCCCAAATTCAACGTTGTCAAACAATATTAGAAAAAAGAAAAGCAAAATTTATTAATGATTATATTGCATCAAAATCAGAGCAAGCCATGAATACAGCAGAAGAAAAATTAACAAAAGAATTTAATAATAAAATTAATGAATTAAATAAAGAAAAGAATAAAAAAGTTAAAGATATTGATAATAAATATGATAAAACTATTCAATCATTAAATAAAAAGATTAATGAATCAACTAATAGTAAGAATATAACTAAATATTCAGAAGAAGTTAATGATTTATTAAGTAAAAAAGATGAAGAAATTAATAAAATTAATGAAGAATATAAAAAATTAGCTAAACAATATGAAATTCAATTAAATCAAAATAAAAAAGATTTAAAGAAAAATAAAACTATGGATGATAAAGATTTTAATAAAAAGAAAAATAAATATCAAAAAGTTATTAATGATTTTGATAATATTGCTGATTTAAATAATGGTATTGTTAAACAATTTTTAATTAAAACACAAATTAGTTTAGATAAATTTAATAAATTAATGGATCAAAAGAAAAATTTATTAGGTGTTAAAAATGGTATTATTGATTTAGATAGTGCTAATTGTTTTAGAGAGGGAAATCCTAGTGATTTTGTATCTTTATCTATGGGTTGTAAATATAATCCTAATTTAACTTGGGAAAGTGAATATGTTAAAAAATTCTTAAATTATATTTATTCATTACAATTAAAAAAAGAAAATGCAGAATATTTATTAAGAGTATTAGGTTCTTGTTTATATGGTCGTAATGATGATAATAAAATTTTCTTCTTTTATGGTAAAGGTAGTAATGGTAAATCTGGTTTAATGAAATTTTTAACTAAATTATTTACTTCTAATTATTGTACAATATCTAATTATAGTATGTTAACTCAAAAGAAAGGTAAAAGTGCTGATGCATCGCCTGATATGATTAGATTAAAACATAAAAGATTGGTAGTTATGGATGAAGCAAATAATACTGATTTAATACAAACTGCAATTATGAAAAGATTAACAGGTAATGATACTATTGTTGCAAGAGGTTTATTTGAAGATGAATCAGAATTTGATCCACAATTTAAAATTATTATTACATGTAATGATATGCCACCTTTTGATAATGCTGATTTTAGTGTTAGTCGTAGGGTTGTTAAATTTAATTTTGATGTTAAATTTGTTAATCCTAAAGAAAAAAGGAAAGAAGATTTTGAATCTAATGAACGTGAAGCTGATCCTGATATTGAAAAATATTTATTAACTGATGAAATGTTAGAAGCTGGTTTATGGGTATTAGTTCAAAAATATAAAGAATATAAAAATATTGGTTATAAACCTCCTGAAGATGTTCAATTATCTACTAGAGATTATAAAATTGAAGGTAATAAATATTTACAATTCTTGAAATATTATTATACTAATGATACTGAAAATAATAATAAAGATGGTATTAATGTTAATGATATGTATAAAAATTATAAAAAATATTGTACAAGTAATGATATTTTTAATAAAATTAATAAAAATGAATTTATTCATCAATTAGAATTATTATCCACTGATAAAGAAATTCTTAGTTTTGAAGTTGTTAAAGATAATAGGAATACATTTGTTAAAGGTTTAATTGCGTATACTTATGATAGTGAATATTCTGTTAATAGTAATTATTCTAATACTACTACACCTAGTAATGCAATTGAAGAATTAAATGAAAAATTTAATAATGATACTAAAAGTGAAGAATTAAATAATAATAAAAAATCTGATAAAGATAAAGATTCTAAAAGTGAAACAAATGTTAAATTAAATAAATAAAATAAAATTAATAAATAAACAAATGTTAAATTAAATAAATAAAATAAAATTAATAAATAAACAAATGTTAAATTAAATAAATAAAATAAAATTAATAAATAAACAAATAAAAATATTTTTTTAATAATTTATTTAAATAAATTATTAATAATTAATCGAATATTCATAAATATAATTATATTCATTCATCATACCATTTCCTCTATATTTTAATAATTTAAATTCTTTATTTATTGGTTTATTACTGATAATTTTAAATATTGATTGATTTCTTAAATAATTTGATAATCCTTTTATTATTTCTTCTTTATATTTTTCATCTTCTAAATATATTATATTTATTTTATAGGTTAATGTATTATACATTATATATTCTCCTAATATAAATCCACATGTTTTATTATTATCAGTTAATATAATTAATTCATTATCTTCTTTATTTAAAAATGTAATAATATCTGTTTTATTTAATTTAGAATATTTTGATATTAATGATATTAAATTATTAATATTATAAATTTTATTCAATAAATATCTATTATAAATTGAAATCATTTTAATTTTATATATTATTAATTATAAAAAAATTTTTTATTATATATTTTTTTCATTTTCTTCTTTCATCTCCTTTAATTGCTTTTCTAATGAAATAATTTTATTATTATATTTTTCATCAATATTTTCATTACATTTTATAAATATTAAATTATTATATCTTTCTTCTGATAATTCTTTTTTAATATTTTTATATTCTTCTTGTGATTTTATTAAATCTTCTTTATATTCTTTATTAATATTCATAAAATTTAATTTTGATAAATATAATTTTATTATTTCTTCAAAATATGGATGAATATTATAATCTGATTCTTTTACCTTTAATATATCTAAAGGTTTATTTGTTGTTTTATCAATTAATATTTCATCATAATTAATAAATTTCATTTTATATTTTTTACAAAACTGTTTATTTAAATTATTTAAATACATTCTACAATTATTTCTAAAATCATATGAAAATATTAAATCTCTTAAATTTTTTGGAATTTGTTTTAATATTTCTTCATCAACAATTGGATATAAATATAAACTATGAATAACTTCTTCATCTTTTAACATTAATGGACAAATTGAAAATATAACTTTTTTATTATTCATAATATTTTTTAAACTTAATAAAAATTTACAATATCTTTCACTTGATTCTTCTAAAAATGTTTTAATATTATAATTATCTTTTACAAACATTTCATAATACATTGAAAATAATATTTCTGCTTGACCAAATATAAAACATACATATTTTATTCCTTTATTAATTTTATTAACATTTATTATATTATATAATGTATTATAATCTTCAGTATCTATTTTTGATATACCTCTCATAGTTTTACCTTTAAATTTTTTTAATAATAAATTATCATCTTTTATTAATGTAAATGGACCAATAAAACTATCTCCAAATATTATATTCATTATAAATTTATATATTTATAATTATATTATTGTATAATCAATTTTTTTATATTATTAAAAAATGAAATATAATAATTTTATTTAATAATTATATATATATGAAAAGATAAATGATAATTATTTTATTAAAAAAGATATGCAATCTTTACAATATGATGAAATAATTGAAGATGACAGTAATATTAATTATGAAAATAAAAATTATAAATCTTCTTCTGAAACATTAATGACTATGAATAATAAATATAATAATTTATTAAATACAAGATATCATTTAAGATTATTACAAAAAAAGAAAATGAAACCTAAAAAAAGTTATGGAATTATTGCATTAAAAACAGATGATATTAAATTATATAATTTGATTAATGAATTTTTAAGTAATATTAAAAAAAGTTTATATATTCATAATGGTTTAAAATGTAATAGTATTAATAATATTAAAAATTTTATTCATATTAAAGAAAATTTAAGATTTTTATTAATTTCTAAAAAATTCTCCTATGCATATTATGATTTTATTCATAGTAAATATAATCTTTGTCAAAATGGTAAAATCGCTAAATTATTAAATGAAATGTCTCAAAGTGAATTTGATAGTATATTAACTAAATCTTATAAAGATTTATGGAATACATTACATACTACTAGAACTTTTTTTCCTGAAAGTGAAAAGAAATTTAATGAAGTTAGAAAAAAAATTAAAGCTAATGATTTATTATTAAATAAAGATCATTTCTTATATCCTGAATGGGAATTTCCTAAAGGTGCTAAAAATGAAGATGATATTGATGATATTAATACAGCTATTAGAGAATTTAAAGAAGAAACTAATTTAAATGATAATGATTTTATTGTATATAGTAATATATCTCCTATAATAGAAAATTTTATTGGATCTGATGAAAATAATTATACTTATTATTATTATATTGCTTTAATTAATCCTAATGTTATTATTGATAAAAAATATACTCTTGAAAGTGATAATATTGGTTTTTATTCTTATGATACAGCTTATAATTATTTTAATAGACCTGTTCAATGTGAAAGAAGAAGAATATTAGAATGTATATTTAATGATATTATTAATTGGTTAAATAAAAAAGTTAGTTTATAATTTTTATTTATTATTTAATTTATTAAATAATATTAAAAAAATTGATCGATATTAATTATTGATTATAATTATATAATAATAATAACAACAAACTTTTTTTTGATTGTTTATAGCGATTTTATTATGGCTAAGCGTTTTACTCAAGCTTTCGAAGCTACAAGTTCAGACTCTAAACCTTTTTGTAGTCTTGAGAAATTTCCTAATCTTACTTTGCATCTTTTGTCTAGACCTTTACGAGATTGGAATGAAGAACAAGTAGGATTTAAAGTAGTTCAAAATCGTAATTTTGAATTCTTTGATGTGGATTATGATTATGATTTTGAAGATGTTTTAAAGGCTGGAGTTAGTTCTGATCCTCTTGAAAGAAAAGCCGCATCTATGATCAGTGAAATGATTATGGATGATCCTAAAGAATTTAAAATGGCTTATTACAAACTCTTTCATTATAAATTTGATTGGACAATGAATTCTGTTTTTTGTAAATATCAAATTTTGCATCTTATTAATCCTAAAGTCCCTGATTGTTGTTTTAAAGAATGTAGGCATAAACATATGGATGATTTCTTATTATCCACCATTATTGGGTATCTTACTTATGATTTTAAAGGTCATGAACGCATTTTCGGATGTATTCATTGTTTTTATAATTATGAGTTTGGATATAATGTTTTATGGCTAAATGTTTTAGAGGATTTCTACGACATGTTCGAAGAAAATTCATTTGAACATTGTGTTACAAAGCGTTTTTACGATGATGTAATGCCAGCTTTATTTCCTATAATATCAGATAAAGAATTAGGTGAATATGATGAGTTGATATTGGAATTATGTGATTATATTGGTGATGAGTCGGATTATTACGATGAATTACTAGTAGCCATGTTTGAACAATATCAAGATGAAGAAGAAGATCAGAACGAGGATAATACTCAATATTAAGATTAAATATAAATCATTATATGGGTTTTATCCTAACGAGTAGTATGAAGTAAGAACTTCTTAACCGAACTCCCACAGGGAGAGTAGGGCGTAAATCTCGGGGTTTTA